TTATCTTAAGATAGTAGCTAGCATACAGGATAATAATACTCATGAGTTAAACCCTGAACTATGTCCTGTAAAAACAATTATCCAAGCATTAAAAGATAATCCAGTTTATCCGGAGCTAGGAGACAATGTAGATATTAGTTTTGACATAATAAAGAACATGCCTAAAGCTTAATAACAAATATACTAGAGTATAGCTATATCCTTAGATAGGATATAGCTATACTCTAGTATCGATGACAACATAAATTGTAGCATTTTTATGTTGTTACAGACTATGCTCTGTATCTTATTAAGAAAGGAGCGTTATTATAATGTTCATTCAAGTGCTAATGTACTTAAACGCAATAATTAGTTTTATAGCATCTGTTATAACTATTATTTTGTTTATTAAACGTACATAACAAAGAGAGACCTTATGGTCTCTCTAGAGTGAATCTTTTATAATCGTCTGTTAGTTTAGTAATAAACGTACTAGAGCATAGCTATATCCTTAGATAGGATATAGCTATGCTCTAGTATTGCTAACAACATAAGATTACTACAAATTATGTTGTTATGGATAATCTCCATATCTTATAAGAAAGGAGATAAATATTAATACTTCTTCGTAAAAGTTACTCATTAATAGAGTTAAATAATCCTATAGTATATATACATTAAAAACTAGAGACCTAGCTATAGAGAGTTATTCTCTATAGCTAGGTCTCTATATGCTGTAGAAGTATGTTCAACCTCATACTTCTAACGGTTACTAAATTTTTTAGAAAGGAGTAAAATAAATGCTCATCTATACAGACATTATAATGTTTGTATAACAACATCTACATTATATTTAACTTCTAGTTGATTATAGTCGTTAATAATTAATACTTTATCTAAACTTAATCTAGTATTCTTATCTTCTATATATATTAACTCAGAATTAGCATTATCTATACCGGTTATCTTAACGCTAAGAACATCAGAACCTAGTTCTTTCATTATAGCTGTTCTTATTTCTGCTAGTGAGATCTTATCATTTTCGAAATATTTATCTAAGATAAATCCTATTTTATCTTTAATATTCTCAAACTCTACAGATGTTAACTTAAATTCAGTATTCTGGTTATAATAAATTGTTACCTTAGGACTAACTATTGATTTTAAACCATAGATAATATTGTTTATTCTAACTCTAATAGGCAATACAGTCTTATAAGATTTATACCATAGGTTAGTATTCTCTAACAGTTTATCATTCCTTGTTGGTAATATCTTTAACATGTATTCATTAAGTTGATCTATACACATTAAGTTATGTTTACTATAAGCTGGGTTAGTAGCTAAGTAGAACTCATAATCTAGCATTAAAATATCTAAATGTCTTATAACACCACCCATATCGTCTATGATAGGTAATCCTTTTTCATTTAGTATCACATCTCCTTTACGATGCAGGATAACATGTTCTCCCTTTTCGTTTAGAACTTTATCGCCTTTCTCATGCAGGAGTTTCATAGTTACTGAATTATCAGTTACTGTAGCTATCAATCCAGTTATAGGATCTTTCTCATACTCGTCTTGTTCGTAGTAAGCATAAACATCTTCTTTATATCTTAAGTATTTACGTTCTGTATAACTAACAGCTATTCTAGACCAAATGCTTTCAATCTTTTTACCGAATGTTAATGTCATTGTTTCTTTATTAATAACAACTATTTTCCTATTTTCGAATGTTAATTCAGAAACTAAGAAGTTCTTAGGATCCTCTACACTAGTATCTGTAGTATAGATATAGAAACTAATGTTAGTGATTAGTTCAGAATAGTTACTATAGGTAGTAGCTTCACCATTTGTTATAACCAATCTATCAACTTCTGATATGTACATAGGCGTCTCTATAAAGAACCTATAAACATTATCTGTACTATCATAAGTACCTTTAATAAAGAGTTTATTTTTAGTTACAAGATCTATAGCTGCTACCATATGTAGTTCAGCTGTATCGATAGCTTCTGCTTCAGCATTTTTAAGAATATTCAATACTATTTCAAAACCATCATGATGTTTATAAGTAGTATATTGGTTTGTATTACAACGTACTTCTATTTCCTTATTTGTTCCTACGATTCTCATATCTGTTAATGTAGGTCTATCTAAATCATAGACTCTAGCTGTGCTAAAGTTCTTGGTTTTACTAATGATATAGTAATAAGGGTTAGTAAAGAACTTAGCTTCTCTAAAGTAAGTTGTTTTATCGTCATTAGTTAATAACTTAATAGCATCCATTTGTTCTTTAGAAACGATTTCAGTTTGACTATTATAAGATTTAAATATAGTATTAGATTTAACTATAAAAGCATCTTCGTAAAACCCGATCTGTGGATGGTTAATAAATCTTTCTAGCATAACATCGACTGTATTGAAATAAACATCCTGTAATGCTCTTATAACAGTAGATGGTGTTTTATCTAAGTTTCTCATAGCTACATAACTTCTACCAGTTAGAACATCCGAATCTTTCATAATTCTAAAACCATCTAGTTGGTTATTATAAGAAAGTTGGTAGTCTGTTATAGGTAGGTTCTGATCACCTTTAGTATTAAAAATAATAGCATTTCTTAGTTCGTTAAAGTTTAATCCAGACGAACCATTAGCTATAACTCCTCTAGAACCTAATATAATATTAATGTTAGGAGATACAGCTGTTGAGCTATTCTTACCCGTTTTACCTAGTACTATAGAGAAATCCGAAGTTAAAGCATCTACTAAAGGTAAATAAATGTTTCCTTTAGTTTCATAAAGGTCTATGTAGATCGTACCAGAGATTTTATTATGTAAGAAATAAGTATCTGGAATATGAACTCTTAGCGCTTCTAAAATTAATTTCTCTGTAACATCATTATCTATAATGTTAATGTAAGCTGTTGGTGTATAAGGATCTAAATACTCGTCGTTAAAACCTAAAGGTAATTTAACAGGAACACCACCAGTATTAGCATTATCATAGGCTACATAGACATAAGAGAATTTATTATCTATGGACTTAAAAGGAATGTTCTTAGTAAATCCTTCAGAAGCTACTACCGCATAGTTATAATTACTTACTGTAAGTTGTTGTACTTTAGTTTCGAAAAAGACATAAGGATGTCCTTGTTCATCTTGCGCTATAGTAGAAACAATGATACCGATATCTGTTAATGCTAATGGGTTATCAGGGTTAGGTTGCATCTCTACAAAAGATACTCCATTATCATAAACTCTAATTACTATATCATTAAGGATAGTAAGATCTGTATTATATACAGTTATCTTAGTTAGTTCTGGTATAGTCATCTCTACATATTTAGCATCTTTAGGTCTATAACCATTTGATAGTATATCTGTAACTGATATTCTAAACAATAGATCTACAGAACCTGGTTTAGAAACTAATCCTTCTATTTCATCATCACTAAGATGATGGCTAATATCTTTTCTTGTTAATGCTAAGTTAGGATATTTTGCTCTCATGATTCCAATAGTTTCATTAGCAGAGTTAGCTGTGGTTATAGCTGTTGCTTCTAATAACATAGTAAATGGATTAGTAGCTGAAGTAAGAACTACTTCATTTTTATCAACTTTATCTATTAGATCTAATATTTTCTTTTGTGCCATTTCTGGGTTATGAACGTATTTTTCTAATTCCTTACGCTCTAATATCTTAGTCTCGCTCATACGTTACTCCTTATTCTCTTTCTTCAGCATCTCATATTTCTCAACAGCTTCAGCAGCTTCTGGTTTAGTACTATCTACCAACCAACAAAGTTCATTTGTATCAAGATCTATATAAGGTATTAACAATCCGTTAAATAAAGGTTGGTATACTTTTTCTATCTTTAGAAAGTTACTACTCACTAACTTCAATGTTCCTTTTAATGCTTCATCTCTTAGTGTTGGATTAAAAATAAACACTGTTTCGTTAAACTCTTGTAAAAGTACTGGATCGAAATATATAGCACCATTACATCTAAAACGAACAGTAAGATCTTTTCTTCCTGTGTTAAGAGGCTGCTCTTTGGTATAGTTAGCATAATCAGAAGTTGGTATACTTATAGGTATAGCTGCACCACAAGCTGCTATCTTACTTACATATTTTCCAGTATAGTCTGTTATGATTCTGTATATTCTTGTATTATAGTCCATTTCATTTTCTACTATGAAATCAGGATATGGGTTAGCCATACCTTCTAATACTAATGTAGTATATTTTTCCCAAGTATAGAAAAGTTGTGTTATAGGATCTTCTTGAGTATTATAGAATGTAGCATCTAAATCAAACTCTTGATAATATTCCATTACGCCATCTACAACAGATTGAACTTCTTTACGAACACCTTCTGGGGAAGTTCTTGTTGGAACAACTAAATCAGGCCATCCTGATAAAGATGTTATATTATTCGTTAATATAGGTATAAAAGGATTTGTATTATCAATATGATATGATCTTCCTAATTCAGATGGTTTAGAATATAACCTAGGATCTAATGTTGCTCTTACCCAAGTTGATAAAGATTTTTCATCTCTAGTAAGAAGATTGAATAGCAATCTTGTTCGCATGCAGTTATGGGCCGAAAGATTCAGCTGTGGTCTAGTAAAGAAAACATAACCGTTTCTATCCATATTAGGAGGAGTAGCTTGTAATCCACCTCCATGATAGAAACCTCTTAAGTTATTAGAAATAGAACTATCTCTACTTCCTATAGTAGACCCATATGCAAATATATTATCTAAGTTACCGAAATTTTGTAAAACTTCGTTTCTTTTCATTATTATTTACCTCCATATGGTAGGGCTTGAAATCATCAAAGAGCCTATCTGGACAGGGCTTATCTGATTTTTAATAACCTATATAAGGAGCATTTTATGGCAATTCAAGTTATGCCTGTAGTAGCTGGTATGAAGCTGCTCAAAGACTATTTAGATGCTGGAAGTACTAATAAAACTGATAAGTTCGTAAATAGCAAGTTTAAAACAACTGGTTCTATAACTAAATTACTTAAAACACTGATAGTAGAACCTACTATTATTGTATCTGAAGAAGCTAGAAATAGTAAAGCTTTCGATCAAGCTGTTAGTGTGTCTTTAGATATTTTTTCAAGTTTCTATATGCAAGCATTCCAAATCCTAACACAACTTAATGGTAAATCTTCTGTAGAAGCTATTGACATTTTAAGCACTAATAACTATAAAACAACAGATCTTCTTAAGATAGCGGCTAGTAAAGCAGGAAGTAGCGGTTTAAGTTATGCAGCAACTGTAGCTGGTATGTCTCTATCTACAGAATCTCTTAAAGAACCTAAAACTTTAAATCAGCTTGATTTTTCATCGCCTTCTATATACTTTAACTCAGAAGCTGAACATGGTACTTTAAAGGATGTTTACGCTAGAGATAGTGGAACAGGCCAAGGTTTAGCTAGCGCTTGCGTTAAGAGTCTTATGCTATCTATAAATAGAACAGATGACGAAGGTAAGAAAGAATCTATTCAAATTCCTATTACTATAGCTTGTACTATAAGAACAGTTTTCCAAAAAGAGCTTCTTAAAGTAGTTGAAAATAAATCTAGTAATTTCAGTTGGGCAAGCAGATGGATGGAATATCGATCTGGTGGTATAACACTAGGTGATTTCTTATTCTGCAGTGATCTTATTAAAGAATATAAGAAGAATCGTTTAGATAAAGCGTCTCAGCTTCTTGGAGAACTAGCAGAACAAAAGAGTTCTATGTATGCTAGAAAGCAGTTAACACATCTAGCTGGCGCTGAGGCATCTTATAACACTGTTATTCTTTCAGAGCTAGACGCTGAATACATTTCAAAAGCATTTAAGAAAGACATTACTTCTTATAATGGTAAACAAGATTATTTAGAGGCTATGAACGCTCATAACTTAACTATCCTAGATGAAGATAATGAAAGATGCCAGATTTATATCTCAGATCTACAAAATAGTATAGATATTGGTTATAATAAACTAATGAAATCTAATAACAGTAATAAAGATGGTGCTATGCTAGAGATGATGAAATACTTCATGGCTAATAAAACACCTACATTCTAAATTGAGGAGAAATTATAAATGTTAAGTTTACAAGAGATATATAATAATGTATTAAGTCTTTTTCCCGGTAATAAGTTTGCTAAGATACAAACTACTACTTTAGATCTACTAGATAGTATAGAAGAGGATATTAGAGAAGATCTTCTTCCTTCTTTAGATCTTATGTTAGATAATCCAATAGTACTTAAAGCTTCTGAGAAAACTAACTTCTATAGGTTAGTTAAAGATAGTCTTAAATGCCATAGTCTCGAATCACTATTAAAAGATTTCGAATACTATGTAAATGATTTTGTTAAGAATATAGATAAAGTAGAGAATTTAGTTAAAGCTAATCTTAATAACTCTATTAATGCTAAGACTATGACTTTCAAACAGTATTCTACTTATCGTTTAGTAGAGGATACTAAATCTAATATCCTAGTGATAATGAAACTTCTTTATCTCCTTATTAGAGATGAAAAGAATTCAGTATTACCACAAAAACAAGTTATTAAGACTTTGAAAGCTTTACCAGAACTTAAGAATAAAGTATTGAATAAACCATCTGTTAAGAAAGCTATTGACGAAATAACATCTATGGCATCTGAATCAGTATTTGATGGTGTGTCTTCTGGCGCTCCTGAAGCTTCAGTTCTTTCTGATGTTAGAAAACCAGCTATATCTGGATTCATAGGTCACCCTGTACTTCTTATTAGACAATATCTAGTAGAGTTAGAGTTTAAACGTTTAGATTATCTTAAAAATATACGTAACAGCATAGAACTAAGACTATTAGAACTTAAAACTCAAATAGCTGGTGGTGATGTTGATCCTAAACTTCAAGGTCAGATTGAATATTACGAAGATCAATTAGCTTCTATAGACGCTAAAATAGAAAAAATGGAAACTATAGATTAAGGAGAATGACGATATGAGTTTAAATAAATTAGTTAATAAACTTAATCTTAATAATGAAATGTTCGTACCTAAAATAGAAGGATGTAATTGCGAAGAGGGTGAACCTGAACTTTTAGATCCTACTAAAGTTAATAAAACTGTAGATGGTATCGTAGATGATCTAAATGATATTGAAGAAGCTGACACTATAGTAGAAGATGTACAAACATTTCTTAAAGAAAGAGATCCTATCTTAGATCAAGATAGCACTACTAAAGACATTCCTTTAGAAGAGCAAATCATAGTACAAGAGAAACTAAGAGAAGTACTTAGAGTAACTGGATTAACATTGACCAATTCTCTTAATAAAGAGAGTTTAGGTAGTGTAGAGTCTTACTATATGAATATAGAAGGACTTAAAGAAGTTATGTCTAATATAGGAGAAGTTGTTAAGAGTATTTGGGATAAAATAGTAGAAGCTCTTAAAAGTTTATTCAAAGAGTTAGGCGCTTTACTACCTACTAAAATGAATAGAATAGATGCTGCTGTTAAAGCATTAGAAGAATACAGAAATCATAATTTTACTACTTCTGATATAGCAACATTAGAGTATAACTTTGAACAAACTTATTTAGATAAATACATAGCTGTTAGTAACCTATTCGCTAATCAAGACAGATTAGGTTATTTTAAATCTATGGATAAATTTGCTAATGAAATAGAAGGATATTTTAGGAACGTTAAATCTGGTAAAACAGATGATCTTAATACAATTCTTACTACTAAAAACCCTGATATACAACTTAAACTTTCTAAAGAAGCACAAAGTATTTTAAGAAGCTATAAGTTCTTATTTAGCATTAAGACACATTATAAATCTATAAGAGCAAGTTATGCTGATGTCTATTCTGATAATGAAGTAAAAATTAGTACCGATACTAAAGATGATGCATTTAAGAAATATGCTTTAGATTTTAATGTTGGACATCTTATACATAGACTAAAAGTCGATAAAGAGTGTTTAAAATATAGTCAAGAGTTTATAAGTAAGCTTAAAACAACAGCTGAAGGAATATCTAAAGTTGTTGATGAAAATACTACTAAAAATAGACTTAGTGATTTCAAGGGTACTTTAAGTAAACTATTTAAAGTATTGTTCGTAGACTATTCTGCGTTGTCTAACGATCTAATCAGTTTCGACCTAGCAACAGCTAAGATACTACTTAAGTATTTTAAACGTATTCAACGTTAAAAGAAAAAAAAAATAAATGACAGAGAGAACATTATGTTCTCTCTGTTTTTGTCTTATTTATGCAACAAGACGTTTAAGTTGGTAGTTTAACCAACTAAGGTACGGAAGATTATCTTCTATAATCTTTATCTGATCGATAGGTTTATCTTTGAAGGTTTTAATCTTATTGATAATCCCATTTACACGATCAAATAGATCGATAGTAGCATTAGGGCATCTTGGTAGACGCGACTTAATGTTATCTATCGTCTGGTTATACACCTCAATTGTGTTAACCTGATTTACAAATGGTAAATCCATACTATATCCTTTCCGAGGATAACATATATCAACTACTAGAACTCGACCATGAGTTCTAGTAGTTGATGTTTTTATTATTCTCTAATTTATTTTAAAATAGGCTAGTCCTATCTTAAGACTTCTTATAAAAGAAATCTTAACGTAAGACTACCCCTAGACAATCTCTAGGGGTGTGTATTAACAATAGTGACTACCCAACCATAGTAGGTAGGTAGATACTATCGCGATAAGATTCGCGATAGTATCTAGCCTTTTGAGTCTCAAATGTTGTTGATACTCAGTTCGATAAACCTTATCGAATTTATCTTCTTTACCAAGCAGTATATTAAGTATTATAGTATATAATGCGTACCACAATATGACCCATAACAGAAACCAGCCTGCTGCTGTAGCTTCCCAAAGATTATCTAGCAGAGTATTTACCATTTTTGATATCCTCTAACATTAGCTCAGATGCTATAATAGCGCTCTGAGTGACGGTTACACTAACGTCTCTTTTAAGACTATCGGTATCGCTAGTTGCGCCATAAAAAATGCCAGTTAGGCCTAGCGTTATTACAAACACTAAGCCCAAGATTGAAATTGAAATATTTTCCCTAATTGTTGTCATTGTTATTTCCTTATTGTTTTAAAGTTAAAGTTCATGGTGATAAACACACCATTGCTATACCAAGGTTCGCTTTGAACCACCAACTCTTTACTAAATAAATCTACTATTTCATTCTTCATACTTAGAGAACGAAATACTGATAAGATCTCATTAGCGCCTCTAGGTCGTAATGCCTTTATAAAAGAAAGATAACTTTTATTCGCTACGAAACCACATTTACTATGTGTGTATCTTTCTATTATTACATCTATCTCTTCTCGATAGTATCTTCTTAGGTTATCGCAGAATTCAATAGCGCAGTTGTAAATCGCATCGCGCTCTAATGTATTATAACATTCCATTTCATCTAGGATATTTTTTAACATTATATTTAACGTATAGCCATACGTATTAACATCAAATATCGCTTCTGATATTCTTACGTATCTAGGGAGATGTCTGCCCTTGACATCCCTAGGAAACTTTTCGTATACGTTATATACACGATCGATAAAAGTTTTTATTGCTGTATTTAGAACTTCTTCTGGTTTTACACTTTTTAATTTTAGCATTATAGGTACCTCTCTAATTTAGTTTTTACGTCATCGTTAGATACCATGATATATTCACATCCTTTAACATACGATGGACTTACAGCTGTTTCATAAAGTGCTATAGCTCTATAACGTTTGAATTCATGTACAAACCAAGCTTCGTCATCAACATTTATTATGTAAAGTGTTTTACTATCAGTATCTAGAATAGCAAGACTATTTTCTTTCCATGTTACTACCGACGAAAACCCTACTAAACCATCTTTCGTATAGTCAGTTGTAGTAATTCTAAGAGCGTTACCTTCTCTAGTAGTTGCACTTTCGATTGCAACAGTTCTGCCATCTTTAAATTTACTTAAGAAAGCTTCAGGGGTATGAAACTTAACTTGCTCGCAGTATCCACATTTGATAGACGCTGGATCTAAGTCTATAACTCGGTTGTTACTCTCTAAAAGAGCTACTAGGTCTTGTCTACTTGGTGTATTGTTTACGGTAATCATTTTATCCTCCTTATACAATTTTTAGATCAGCATGATTAGGCTGTGGTTAGCTATTCATATAGCAACAGTGATTGATACCTAATATAAGAATACCTTAATACTCTTATATTAAGTTAGTAGAGCCCTAAAGACTCTACTGTATCATATTAAGCAACTAGTCGCTTTAATTGATAATTTAATCTTGAAAGATAATATAAATTATCTTCTATAAATTTGTTTTGTTCAACTGGTGAATGTTTAAGTTTATCTACTGTATTAGAGATAAAATTTATTCGTTTGAACAAATCAACGCCAGCATTAACACATTTTGGTAAACGTGTTTTAATACTACTCATAGTTTCCTCGTACATTGTACGAGTACTTGGAGTACCAAATGGCATATCCATCTTGACCTCCTTTCCAGGACTTAAGATGTAACAACAGTAGAAGAGTTCACGCTCTTCTACTGTTGTATTTTTCTTTTATCCTTAAAATAAGAAGCATATGTATACGCTTCTTATATGTATAATATATAACTGAAATTTTTTCAGTTTGACGATCATATTGATTTTACAAACTTCACAAGCACTTTGACATAGATAGTAAGCATTTAGCTTACTATCTATGTTTTTGTGTTAGCTGATCCTATAGCTTATAGCTATACTGATGAATAAAATAAGGAGACTATGAATGGGTAATTTAATATTCCGAGATAGTAAAACTACTCGTACTAAAACATTAATTATGCCTACTCCAGAAGATGACATAGTTTTAACCCTTCCTGATGAGTCCGGTATACTTGCGACTACTAATACCTTAGGTCAAAAACTTATTACTAAAGAATCTGCTGGTTTAATATCCAATATTCTTAAACCTAATATAAACGAAAATAACGGTGGTATCAAAACCCCAGAAGCACATAACGAACCACTCTTAAGAGCGTCTTATAAAACTACTTCTACTTTTAAAGGCAAATTAGAATATACAGAATGGATAGCTGCTTCTGATTTTGCTTTCAAAAACATAGTAGATAGAACTACTCTTTTAGAACATAAAGATAAATGGTTACCTAATGTAAGTACTCCAAGTACTAAAGTTTTTGTTAAGTATAGATTTCATTCTCAACAACTACGTTCGCCTTGGTCAGATGCTTTAGTCTATACTACACCAGGTTATGGAGTAGAACCATTTACAATAGCTATTACAGCTGGTACTATGTCACCTGCTATTATAGCTTCAAGGTTTAGAGCTTTCGGAGAGAACCTCATAGGTCCGATTAACCACACTGCTACTTCTTGGAAAATTTACGAAAATAATAAAGTAATTTATCAAAGTCTTGCTAATACTACTGATAGGCTTAAACATATAGTACCATATGGTATTTTAAAATCTGATACCGAATATAAAGTAGAAGTATTTTTCCATACCGATAACAGAACGTTTTCAACTTCTAGATCTGTCTTCAAAATGTTTACTACTCCAAATATTTATATCGCTACTCCTTATGTTAAGTATAAATATAATGGTGGTAACCATACATTAGAAGGTTCTGAATATACTATAGTAGGAAGTTCTGAAAGTCATGTTAGTACATATTGGGAGCTTTATAGAATAGAGAATGGAACTAAGAAGTTAATATATAAGAAAGAGAAAGATACTAATAATTTAACTATCTTATCTATTACTTCTATGCTATTCGGAAGAGGGTTAAGTTATGAAGTTACTATGGGTTATAATAGTGAAAACATTAGTTCTAAGAGAGCTACTATAACATTTAAACCAGTAGATGACCTTTCTGATCCTATAACTTTAAGAGTAGAAGAAGATACCGATAAACTTCCTATATTAAAAATAAGTAAATTTCATGTTCTTGGGCATACTGATAATATTAAACATTTTGCTTTAAGGATAAGAAATACTGGAACTAATAAAGATGTTGTAGAGAAGTTGATTACAGTACCTAATACTTATAACCAAGACATAGTTAAGAAATTAACTCCTGATGAATATATAAGTTGGTTTGGCGCTAGAACAGATATTTTAAATGCTTTACCATATTTTGAAATAAGTGGTTACTATGTTGGAGAAAAGTTTAATAGTCCAATGGGTAAAGATAACCTATTACCAACCATAGAACTAAGAAGTAGTTTTAACATAGATGCTAGAGACCATACTTATGTTAAAATAACGCCAACTACCAATACAGGTACTGCTACTTGGCTACATCCTACTAAGAAAATATTTACATTAAGTAAAGGACATTTAGTAGACCCTATAGAAATAGTTACAACCGATAGTAGTATAACATTAGGAACTGCTCAGAATCTCCAATATGGTAAATTATATAGGATAGCTGTTAAAGTTGAAACTGAGATAGGCACTATTAATGCGGGTGAAACTAATTTCCAGCTATATCAAGGTAAAATAACAGAACCTACTGTTAGTGCTAAATGGGATATAGAAGGAGTAAGTCAGCCTAGATTACATGTTGCTGGTAATGCTTATGTCTATGATAAACCAGAAATACCTGGTAGTGGTCATAAAGAAACTATTATTAGAGTGTTAAAAGGTGATGAAGTAATATTAGAAACTACAGACACTCGAAACGCGGGTACTTGGGTAGCCCTACCTAAGAGTAAGTTCCCTAAACTAGATTGGAATACTACATATACTATAGAGATGGAATATGTAGCTGATAATGGAGTAAGAAGTCCTAAAGGTAAATTAGAATATAGCTTACCTGTTAAACCAGCGGTAGCAGTAGGTATACCGACCGTAGTACCTGTTCTAGACGATAATAAACTTACTCTAACAGCTAGTGGTTGGAGTATAACAGGTGTTGAAGATAAATCTCATAAAGCAACTGATTGGTATCTTTATGAAAATAATATTATGATATGGTCAGATCTTAATAATACTGAAAGATTAACATCTATAGAAGTACCTAGTGCTATTTTAGAATATGGTCATACTTATGAAGCAAGAGTAGCTTTTATTGGAATGGATAATATTAAAAGTGATTTAGGTATTAAAACAGTTACTATGCTATCTTCGCTTGTTCTTAACTTTATTAAGAATATTGAGACAAATAGAAACTTTTATGCACCAGCTGTCTGGTTTGACGAGAATATGTATACGATGATGAACTTTGAAACTGGCAAATTTATAGTTGCCGATAGATGGGGAGTGCATCATGGACGATACACTACAGCTGTAGATCTCATCTTTCTCGGTAAGCAAGTTAATATCGATAGACAATGTTCACCTGGTAATAGTGCGGGGTATCCTGACAGCGTTAATAACTCATTTAGTATAGAAATACCGGAGTTCAAATTAACAAAACAGGATATAGCTTATCTACTCGAAAATCTTGATATTACTTACTATAGTAATACAAATAACCGCGGAATTGATGGTTATTACGCAGTCCATAAGCTTTCTGTTGAAGAACCATGGATTATAACTGGATCCACAGACCATTGGAGTGGCGATACTACTAGACGTATTGTAGTTCCAGCTTATCTTAAAAATAAACCTAAAAGAAAAGAGTGGCGTGAGTGGGCTTATGAGTTATACGCAGTCAACGGTAGAATAAACGAAGACCTAGTATTTGAATATAACTTTAACCTTAACGCAACAACATGCCAGCCACCTGCTGGTTATGCTGATGGTTTCAAACTTATTAAACTTACGTGGCATGACCAATGGTCTAATATTCCTGAGTATGTATTCCCAGAAAACACAACACAATTCAATCTTGTTGGTAGTGGTAGACGTACTGGTGGTAACACCCACTATATGAAGTTTGGTGTTCCTGGAAGAGAAGGACCTAACTATGCTAATACATCTCGCGACGGTCGTAAGAGCATTAAGCTAACTTGTGGTGGCTATGTTTTAGCCTAAAAATAAAAATATACTATAGTAGAGTAAGAGAATATTCTCTTACTCTACTATCATTTTTAATACAAATAGAAATAATGTATAAACAGCTAATAATAAGATAATCCAGAATATAGTTACACTAATATCTATAACCCCTCCTAACCAATCTTTCTTATCCCCTTTACCATTTAACCCATCTTTATAAGCTTTATCTAGCTCTTCTTTTAAAGAACTATAAGGCCTACCTTTATCGTAGAATACGCCTTCTCTATATTCTAATGTATTCATAAAGTTATAATAGGTATCGTTCTTATATCCCATGTTCTACCTTCCTTGTTTAAGTCAAAAATAAAATAGAAGTACTTAGAGTAGCATATGCTACTCTAAGTACTATTTTTTCTTAACTTTTAACTTTCTTTTAGTCTTTAAAGATCGTTTATATTTATCGACCATGTAGCTAAAAACTTTATTAGATAAGTTAGGTTTATTCATAATCCCGAAGGGGTTTATTTTATCACCAGCGTTATTTCTAAATGTCTGATCTTCTATGTCATAGTATATACCATACAGTCTAGAATTACCTCTCCACATTTAATATCCTTTAAGCTTTAAATACTATAGAGAACTCTAAAATAAGAGTTCTCTATAGTTCGTGTATTTACCACTTTTTACTTCGTAACCCTTCTAAGCGATTTCTTCTTCTTTCTTCTTCACTCTTATGGGTATCTAAAGTAGCTAGAACAACAACTGCTCCTATAATAAAGACTAAAGTGTCTATGATAAACTCCATTAGTTTAGCTCCTTAATGCTACTTTACTAGTTTAAAGATTTCATTAACTATGTAAAATGCTAATCCACAAATAATAACTATTCTAATAGCATATTGTGCTTTAGTCCATTTACAATATTCATTTTGCCTTTGGTTCATAGCGTCTTTAATACGCTTTTCCATTTCACAAAAATCGCCATCTGTCATTTTTAACTCCTATTTATCGTATGTTAACATAACATCAACACTAAATTTGTAGTCACCCTGTTCTTTTGTTGTAACATTAGTTGGTGTTATCCGATTAAGAACATATCGATTTATAAACTTATTTTTAGTTTTAGTCTTAATGTTCTTAACAGGTATCTTAACATCGTTATAAGTTACGTTTTTACTAGGGCATATAATTACCACATTAAAACCACAACTAGCTAATTCCTTTCTGATGTAAGAATCAACTTTTTCGTCAGTAAGCTCTGACAACATTTGAAAAGGATCTGTTGTATCTACTATGTTCTTAGTATTATCCATATTAACTCCTTATGGTTTAGTCATCCCAGTTAACAGAACCTAGATCAACGTTCATATCTAAATTACCCTTAGCATACTCAGTAGCATTCTCTTCGAAGAACATCGTTTTACTTTCAACCTCTCCGCCCTTAAGATGGTCTAACATTAGTTTTCTTAATGGGTTATCTTTAAGATCTACAACAGGGTAAAGTAACGGTAGTTTTAAATTTTTACAAACACTGTTAGCTTGTGATTCTATAAACACCCTGATAGTGTGGTCTGAAAACCCTAATATTCCTTTAGTAACATAAGTTGTCCATCTTATTTCAGCTTCGCACATATGTTTAATCATACGATGTGCTTTCTCAACAACTTCTTCTGGTATAATCCCATTAAAGGTTTCTTTAACAGCAGTATTAAAGATATTTTGGAATAATGGTACATGACTAAGAGTCTCGTCGCCGTTTCCTTTGTATTAATGTTTATTCGTTAGATAAACATAGACTTTTCAGTCTTCTATACATTACTGTATAGAGTAGACTATATCTTCATCCTTCTTATCTAAATATTAGATAAGTTAGGAGCCCTTCCGTTTCGGACAGACTTCTGCCCTACTCTACTCGGTTCTACATAACATATCACTATGCTACTTATCCTTTCGATAGTCGTTTGACATTTTGTTTGCTAATTTCCAGCTTTTACCAGCTCTAACACGTGACATAACCGATGGGTCTAAATTATATTTATCAGCCACAGCCTTATTTGTAGAAGTTTTAAGTTCTTCTATAATTTTAAGTTGTGTATCAATATCTATACTGCTTCGATTAGTATCTTTATATTCTAGTTTTTTGTTAGAGTTCGGTAATTCAACGTCTTTAAAATTTTCCCATACTTTTGGCCAGCGCTTCTTGTGTCTTATTAACGAAACGTATCTATCATGAAGTCCGTATTTATTTGCAATATCACTATTGCTTTTACCGGCTATCATATCTGTAATAATGTTAGTAACATCATCTTCATTAACTTTTGCAAGATGCGACTGTGAACCATATTTTGGTTTCCATAACTCCATCTTAGTGGCGTGGTTGCGATTTTCTTCGAGAGTTACCCATTCTAAATTATCAATGTTGTTATTCTGTTTATTACCATCTATGTGGTTAACCATTGGTTTGTTTTCCGGATTAGGTATAAGAGTACTAGCAACCAGACGATGAACTGATTTGGTATGCGTCTTACCAGCACTATCAGTAAGTGTTACTCTTTTATATCCGGTCCAAAACTTGCCTTGTTTTAATTCTATTCTTCGAGGCTTAGCACCAGCTATATTGTTCTTAGTAACATAACGTCTTTGATTAGAAAAAACGCGGCCTTTATCATCTACTGTATATCCGGGAAAATTATTTATTTCTTTTTCCATACATAATCCTTATAATAATATGATCATGTAAGGATGAAAATTAGCATTTTTAGTAAAGGATTGTCCTATAGTTAGGAGTTCCCCTTTTTAGGAAAGGTATCAACTAGTTAGTAACTAGAAGCTATGTATTACTACATAGGGAGACTATTAAGCGGCGAGACTTAATTGGTCAATCTCCTTAATCATGGCACTCGATCCCGGCATGTATTGCTCGATGGAATAGAAGAATACGAATCCACCGGGAAAAACCAGTTCCTCAAGCACTTGATTAGCTACGAACGCTAACAATAGATCTTTTTCGGTTGGTGTAGTACCCTGATAAAGAATATTGTACATATCAGCAACTGCTTTATTTTTTAGGAATAATTCTTCGTCATGTTTATAAAGCTCGTAGATTCTATTTGTATCTTGACAAATATCTTCTGCCATTACAGCGTAGCTCTCCGCATGCCTAGCTTCTTCTAGCGCTTGATGTGATAGACAAGCATTAACAACAGGCGATGTTACGTATTGATTAATACTATCCATTAGCTGGTTGGTTTGTATAGAATCATTCGTAATAAGTTGGGATAGAACTAAATCATAACCTCTCTTTATCTCTTCAGGAAGTTTAGAATAGTTAACTTTATCTTTACTTATATTGATCTGTCTTGGAAACCACGTACGATCTTCCATGTTTTTATATAGTGGATATGCCCACGAATGAGGACATTGGTTATACGAAATGATGCCGTTCGGGTTACCACCAATAATTTTAGCGTCTTCTAGTTTTTCCGCTGAATCGTAGTTGTAAATAGCCTTTTTAGTTGCTAGTTTTACAGACATTGTTTCTCCTTAGATTTAAATTTAAGATGTTCATCTTATTTAAAGAATATATAATTATAAAAAAGTGAAATAAAAAATAAGTATCTGTAAGATTAATCTTACAGATACTCTAACTTTATTAGTTTTCGCAACCACTACAAACGATACCGCCTTTACCTGTAATAGCACTATCGTTCTTTTTAGCCTTAGATCTAAAATAGTATAATGTTTTTAACCCTTTACTGTGCGCTCTTATTATTAACTTAATAATATCCATAGCAGATACAGGTCTACCAGTTTCCATATAGTCAGTAGCATCTATATATAGACTTTGTGAAATAGACATATCTACAAATTTTTGTCTTACAGCGTTAGTATCTATAAGAACTTTTTGATCTATTTCAAAAGCGTTTTTATAATACGCGATATTATCAATATTAAGATTAGGAGCCATAACTTTATAGTTGCCTAGTTTAGAAATCTCAACAGTTTCTTTAGCGTAAATAGGTTCGCAACTAGCAACACTACCAGCGAATAAACTAGTACTAGTGTTAGGTGCAATAGCCATACGATAAGCATTACGGATACCAGGCACAGCTTCGCATGATCCTCTTTCTTTAGCTAGTTCTATAGAAGTTTCTTTAAGAGTATTAGAAATAGTTCCGTATAACTCTTTAATAACTTCTATATGTTCTGGAGAACCATAATGAATTTGTCTAGTTGCAATATACTCAGCTTCGCCTATGGTGCCGCAACCAAAACTTCTCATGGCTTTCTGCGTTTTCTCGGCTCGTTCAGAATGATACTCAGTTACGTCAATTACATCATCTAGGAACCTAGCTGCTAATTTAGAAGTATTAGCTAAATCCTCTATAGACTCTACTCTACTTAAGTTAATAGAACCAAGGTTACAAACAGCTGTTCGATTTTCATCTGTAGGCATTGTTATCTCTACACAGTTACCTGTTAAAATACCGTTAAACATTAATCTATGTCTAGTTGGTTCATTACCACAATACGTAGCTTCTACGACGCCATTATCTTCAATAGCAGATACTCTAATACTATCGTAAACATTACCTTCGTTATCGTAATATTTATAAATTTTAGTATTAGGCTGTAAATCTACTGTTCTAACTTCAACTTCATTACCATCTATATCTATATACCACTTATGATATTCAGTAGCGTTAATAACAGAACCATTAGTTAGTTTAACAGTTAAAAGTTTTGAGCTATCTGATGTTTTAGCTAATGTAGTTAACGACCATTTATTACCATTCCAGCATTCTGTTTCGGTTATACCAGAATCTACTAATTCTTTTATTGGTTTATTACCATAATCTTTAGTTAGAATAAGAGTGTCTCCAGATACGCATAAATTGCTACTTCTTATTATACCTAAATGTTTATGTTCATGTGCTCTATTTACAGTATCTTTAAAGAACCAAAATAGTTTACCTTCAGTTACCCAGTTATACATCATTTTACTAACTAGATCTGCTATTTCTATTTGTTTAGTATTAGGATTAAATTTCCTTTTGCCGTTTAAGAAATCATCCTCTGCTTGAAGATAATGTTTCTCAAATTCTTCTCCCCAAGTTTCTGAAAGTTCAGGAACATCTTTAGGATCAAATAGAGTCCATTTAGAGTTTTCTTTAATTCTTTTAATAAATAAGTCAGATGCTGAAACAGCATAGAATAAATCTTGACCTCTTCTTCTCTCTTCGCCACTTCTTTTACACATATCTAAGAAATCTGGGAAATCAATGCACCATGATTCCATATATATAGCGAAGGCTCCAGCGCGTTTCACTTACATTCTACTTAGTTCGTTATTCTAAGTACGCTTATTTATAAGCTGCTTATACTTTCGTATAAGGTTAGACTATCTCACTATCCTAACTTAATAGGATACACCCCATTTCCCTTTAAACCTACTGGTACCACTTGGCGGTAGACCTATATGTTCTAATATAGGATTTACTAGTCGTTGAAGATTCCAAAATATCTTTTATTTTATATGTTTCCAAATTTTATTATGTCTTATCATGCTTACTATTGTTGGTCCAACTGGAAATAGTTCTGCAATTTGCTTATTTGTGTTTGTTTCGCATAAGTCTTTAATTTGTTTAGCTTCTTCTTCAGTTAGTTTTGCTCTATGGTTTTTACTACCAGTCATTGCTAAACTTATCTTTTTATCAGATTCTACTCTAAGACCAATTCTCACAGCATGGATTGCGTTTTCTTTATTAGTAACCCATTCTAAGTTACTCACATCGTTATTTTGTTTATTACCGTCTATATGGTTAACTTGTGGTTTATTTTCTGGATTAGGAATAAAAGTTTCCGCAACAATCCGATGTATTGTTTTTGTTTTCTTATTTTCTAAACAAACATGTGGATATCCCTTGTGATTTAAACTAGATTTGATCGCCTCGCGTCTGCGTATGTGTATTACTGTTCCGTTATTGGATACAGCATGAGGTTTAGAATATTCTAATTGTTTAAATCCCATAGGTATATTTTTCTCGTATATATTATATACTTTATGCTTTATCTTTTTAGCTTGGTCGCGTGATAGCCCATATGTTTCCTTTAAATAATCGTACGACATATGAATATCTCTAATAAAGTCTTGTTCTTTACCAGCAATTCGTTTACTTAACGTAATATCATTTGGAATATTTTCGAATAAAATATTATTTTGGCTTTCCTGCTGATTACCCATTTCTTGTCCTTATTGATTAATTTCAAGATATTTAGGGTTTTCCAGCAATTAAAGGTGTTTTCTATAGTTAGTTACCTAACTAAGCGGCAAACTCTCTACCGTTTTGATCCACTGCTAATGCTATATCATTTAGGATTTTAATAAAAGGAATTGCACCGCCTGCAGCATTTATTCTATGTCCAATTGTGCTACCTAATGAACGTAGGCGTGTTACGTCAACACCCCAACCACCCATATTAACCTATTAGTTTCCTAATAAGACAGACTATATCTTTATTTATACTTTTATAAATATTCTGTATTTCCAGTCTAAAACTGTATGCCTATATGTTCTAATATAGGTCTTACTAGTCGTTGAACGTTCTTCCTATGGAAGCTTCGCTGCTGATTATCCAATACTTAGAATTGTCACACTTTGGTATCTAAGTCTCTAAGGAGTTTCCAGCAATTAACAGAATTTATAGTTGGCAGTGATGTTTACCAACTTTTGAACCCATAGCCACTTCTTTATAACTATCGAAAATAGAATCTGATGTATCTGCTATTGAAGTTAAGAAACAACTAGCAGTACTACCCTTTTGTACTCTACCATTCGATTGTATTGGAGTAGCTGGTATGAATTTAAGATCGGATATAACTTTATAAAATTGTGTTGCCCAATATACTTTATCTGTTTCGTGTTGTGCGACAAACATAGATATACCCATAATCATATGCTGTGGTAATTCTATTAGCTCGCCTAAGTCTATAAGAAGATAGCGATCTTTTAAGACACGATAACCTGGGTAATTAAATAATAAATCTTTATTACCATCAATTACGTTGTTTAGTTCTTCAATTTCTTCTTTAGTATATTTATTTACAAAATCTGATAAAATATTTTTAGCTCTATCTAGATACATTTGTAATGTTACATGTTTATAAACATCACCACTTTCTTTAACTTTATAAGTTTCTTTAATAGTATGGTAAATATCGTAAAAGCCCAATCTCGCAGCTACGAATCCCCAGTTTGGTTTATCTAAAGAGATTTTATTATGCGCAGTATTAATAAGAGCTTTCTGTATATCAGATGTATGTATTCCATCTGTGAATAATATGCTTGCTGATAACTCTAGTTCTTCATAACTAGTTCCTTCTAACCCTTCGCAAGCAGGTACTGTTTGTTTTCGAATATTAGCTATATCTAGCTCTTCTAACCTACCGTCTCTTTTCGTTACTTTCATAACGCACACTCCTTATTTTTTAATATAGATTTTTGATTTCTAAACTATTACACCTTATGATATAAATCGTTTTTTCTTAAGGTGGATCAGCAAAAGAAAGAAATAAAAAAGAGACTACTAAGAGTACTGAAAAGTACTCTTAATAGTTGTTATTTTGCATATTTTTCTATATACATAAGTAAGCCATACACTCTTTTATAGGTAATGGATATCTTTGTTTCGATTTAGAAGTATCTAGAATCTCATTATAGAACATTGTTGCTATTTCATATTTGGCTTTCTTTAGTTGTTCTTTAAGTATTTCGTCTATATAACGATTAATATTACTCGTTATAACTTTACTTCTAGCAATTACTATATCAGTTGGTAGTAAACTAGTTTCAGTATCCGAACTTAAAACTTGATAAGCATTTAGTTTATTATAAAGATCATTATAGAACTGAACCTGTTTACTAGTGTTTAGGTTAAATACCTCTACTATATCAAGTTGTGTTTTAACATCGCTATAGACTATACGAAGTATTTCAACTAGTAATTCTTTACGTACCTTGTTAACTATGTTAAGGCTACGTAAGAATAAGTTATAACTATCAATATTAGATATTCCAGGTATCTCTTTATAACATATAGTATAAAGTTTACGTTCAAATTGAAAGTTAAGTTTAACATCAGTGTTATCCACATTAACAACTATAATGCCGTTATACTTACCAAAGAAGTATAGTAATGGATCTTTTAATAGATTATCGAACATACTGTCAAATGCTAGTCTAAACTCCGCTTTAACTTTATTAAATGTTAATAGCGATTCTACCATAGCTTGAGTAGTTAATGGTTCTCTAACAGTAGCTATCGCTATTCTTAAGGCTTTATTAACTTCAGTAACTTTCTTTACTTCGTCTTCATTAAGCGGAGCTTTATGCCCGCTTATGATATCCTGAAACCTTTTTATGTTATTTTCCACATCTTCCATTAACTTACTCATTTGCTTCCTTTAGTAATTTATTTAGTCTGTCTGTTAAAACCCTAACTTCTTCTTCCTCGTGTAAGATATTTTCTATCATACGTTTGAAAACTGTTAAGATCTCTTCTAGGTCTTTATTTAATTCTTCTTCTACGAAGTTATTAAAAATAACCACGGTTTTACTAAACGTAGATATAATATCATCATTTACCATAGGGCAAGTTAATAACTTACTATTTAACAAAATACCTTCGATACTACGATAAAGACGCAAAATACCGAGTTCATATTTTGGCATAGCATCTTCTATAGTAAATATATTTTTACCTACTTGTTTTTCTGCTTCTTCTGCAGCACTTACGAACCCTTTATTCGCTTTTATAGCTAACGCTCTAAATAGCTGTATCAGATAGTCTCGAACAGTTTTATAGTTTTCATTACCTCGGCTTTTGCGTATTAGGGTCGAATCGTACAAAGCATGGTAAATAAACAATGTGTACGCAGTATGAGAATCCATTAACTCTTCTGCAGCATAAGGTAATGCTGTATCTATACCGCCATATTTAATATAGTCTAATTGGCCATAACCTCCGAATAAAAACTCCATAGGATTTTCGAAAAAGTCTTCTCTTATTTTCTCTATCATTTCTAAAGAAGCATAAGGAATTTGTATTTCTTCAGGAGGATTGAGTTTCACTTGTTCTTCGGTATATGCATCTTTATAGATACGTAAGACAACATCGAAGCTAGGTAGGTTAGTTATAGTATGGGTTCTATATTCGAATCCCTTACCTATCTGTGTTGTAAAACGTTTAGGTATTATACCAGTATCGGTTAAAGCTTCTCTAAGTTCTTCTTTAGAGAATTTACCATTTACTTCGTTTTTGATCATCTCTGCTAAAGTAATAGGTTTAAATCCTAATTCTGTAAAATACATAATATCTACAGCTGTAAATAAACCGAGATTCTCTCTACCGTCTATTAGGTAATCTTCTAGGTAATCTCTAAACCTACTCATAAGCTTAGCAAATTTCTTACCTACGTATTGGCCTTTAAGATTTAAAGTTACATTTATATTTTCCATAAGTTATTCTCCTTCTATTTTATTAGATCTAGTAGTTGGTATAAGATAACTATCGCCTCTAGTATCTATTATTAACGTATAAGTAAATGAATCTATATCTTGTTTCAGTATTTTACATCTAACGCCATTGAACAAATAGTAGATTTCTTCGTTACCTACTTTGATTGGTTTACCTATAATCTTATAAACATCTTCTATAACCTTAGGCATACAAAGATAGGTATAGAAAACAGAAGCTAAATTATAAACAAATTTATCTATTAGTTTATAATCATCACTGCTTAAGACTCTAGAAACCGTTTTCTCCATAGGGACGTCATTACTAATGTCTATAGAAATTTCTCTACCTAAAGCGAATATTTCGTTTCTTATTTGTAGTATATGATCATAGCTATAACGACCTTCTACTACTTTAGTTTTTAGTATTTCCATGGTCTTTTTCCTTTCCTTTTTCTAGCATATCCATTTGTTCTTTATGTATCATATCTAATACGCTTTTAGATTCTGCTAATCTATCTAAAGCGGCTTCGATCTCTTTCTCAGCTTTTAATAGCTCTTCTTTATTTCTAACATAACCTAAATATACAATATTATACCAAATGTTTAAAATAGTAATTGCTGTTATAAAGAATGCTGACCACTTAATGTAAATAAAAGCGGTAGGAGTAAGTTGAGCAGCAGATTCAAATCCCGCTACAAAGCATAAACAACATAACGTACTAATACCTAGAACATACGTAATTCTAACGTCTTCTAAACAACTTTTGATTGCTTTTTTCATTTTAGTTCTCCTTTTAATACTTTCTCTATTAGACTATCATAACCTTCGCCTGTTTTACTAGCTTCGTAAAGTTCAAAAAGGCTTCTGGTATTAGTTTTATCTGTTAAGATATTCCAAATGTTATTCTTAAGATCTTTAAGATGATCAATGTCAAATACTTTATAACGATCTACTTGATTCAGAATGTTAATAATAGCTAAAGCATCTGCTTCTGAAATATATACATTCGTGTTAGCAGATGGACTAGCTTGGTTACAAACATCCGCAATAAGTCTAACATAAATACGTCTTAAAGCTGAAGCTAAACTAACTAATGTAGTCATAGGTTGGAAACCTTGAGTAGTGTGAACACCTATAAGTTCTTTAGCTTTCTCTTCTATTAAGAAACCTTTATCGTTTCTACCTAGAAGCCTATTAGCTGTTAGAACGGTAGTGTCGCCTTGTTTGCCTATAGGCCATACCCAATCCACTAAACGGTTATAAGCTTCTTCGGTAGCAAATACAGAGTTAGTATTGAATATCTTGTATTCAGTAGTTGCATGTTTTGGGTTAACAGACTGAGACTGTTTGAGCGTATGGGATTTAGAATCTATATTTCTAGATCCGCCTTTTGGTTTAAACTGCGTATTTTGGTACATAGGTACCTCCTTGTAAATGAATTGAACCTTTATTTATAGATACTGGTTCTATATAAAGAATATATACCTAATAAAAAATAAAGTATCTACAGATCGAGAATATTCTCGATCTGTAGATACAAATTAAAATATTATTGGCCATACTCATCACTAGTCATTCCTCTAGAACCGAGATTACCTCTAAGTTCTGGGGAAGGCGGATTAGCTTGTCCGTTTGTTCTTTCTATTGGATAAAACTTGCCTTGATCTTCAGGATGTTGGGTTATGGCTCCGGTATTTGGGTCAACACGAAATGCAGTATATTGTTCTTTAATCTCTCTGAAAGCTCTAATACCAAAATCTATGGTTGTTCTAACTAGAATCATATCGTATGGTTCAGGTTTCATAACTATATTGTTATCTAACTGTGGAAATACTGTATTAGTTTTAAAAGTAAAGTAAGCTACAGTACCTTTACATTGGAATTGATAGCCGCAAGTGTCTTCCCGTAATAACTTATCTATAGGTCTAAACTCGTTTAACACTCCTTCTGATAAAGGTATGTTAGGCAATTCTACAAACGAACTATTTATAGAGCCTTTTCGATAATAAACTCTTGGTACTCTGTGCTTACTTAAACTTGCGCCTCTTTTTTGGTCTAGTAAAATAGTAGATACGTTATTATAAGCCATATTACTCAAATTGATATTATACAAAGTAATGTCATTCGAACTATGACTCTTAAGTTTAAAGTTTGGTCCAAAGTACTTATTAAACTTATATATCTTAACAGCAAGTACTAATTGGTCGGTGCTTGGTAATGGCAATTTACCTTTATATACTTCTAATTCCATAGTGTCAGGAGTTAGAACTTGTATATTTGCTAAGCAAAGTTTATATATGTTAGCAGTGTGTTTAAGATAAACATTATTAGTTCCGTCTTTAAACTTAAACTCTGTTACCATATATTCTTCTGCACTATAACCAGCTTTTTTAGGTTCTAATACGTGTAACAACTGAACACTTGCTCCATTTCTAGATACATAGTTCATAGCTATCTTGTTAGTGTTATTGAGTGTTACTAAAAAGTTAGCCATTGGGTCACTCCCTTGGTTAGAATTATAAACACTATTACGCTTAGAAGCTGTCATTGCTATGTATGGCATAGCAGTCGATGTGGCAGGATAATGTGCCCATTTGAAATCAGTTTTACCAACTTCGTCTAACTCATTAGGTGTGAATGGTGCAGGCGTTACAGTTCTAAACCAGTTACTAGGAACAGTTTTTAAGTTAGTTAAACGTCTAGCACTATCTTCGGTACCTGTAAATATAAAGTTACCACAGTCATAAGTAGTTTTCATTTCGGCTAGCTGCGTGTTATTAACCATAGCTCCGTTCATCATGAACTGCCCAACTATCTGATTTGCGGGTTTACCAGTTTTAGCTTGTAGTTCTTCTAAATTTCCGCTAAGTAATAATGGAAAAATAGGTAAATCGGTTGCATAAGCTAAAGGCTGATCATTCCATTCATAACTACAGTTATGTTTATACCACATTGGATAAACATCGGTAGCCTCATGTCCATAAAGATGACTACTTAGTTTATTTATGTTATGTGCTATCGCTAGAGTGTTTGTTAGCGCAATACTATCCGCTGCTGTGTATTTAGCAGGGTTATTATCTACTTTTCGCATTAATGTACTAAAGTCACCTTGTAGTTCTTCTAAGAAAGGAGCAGTATATTTAAACGCTTTAGATACTAGCCCTAGATTATCAAGATATTTATAATCTATAGTTTTTCCATTATCTAATGTTTTAGATTCACCTTGAACGTCTCCATCTATAGTTACCGCATATTTAAATATTACACCATATTTACTATTGGCTAAATAAAAACCATTTATACATCTAGTTAAAACACTGCCGTCTTTCATCACTATAGTTAACACTAACTCAACACCACCATATTTATCTTCGATACCAGTCATACCGCTTAGCATGTTTGTTAAGTTTAGGTCTTTAATACCTTTACTAGTATCTATATACCCGTTATATATTCGCTTATAAACAGAGTATAACACGTTATTCTTGTTATTCGGCAATGCGGTTATATCGCTGGCTTCTATCTTACGGATATGAACTAACGTATCGGCTGTTAACGGATCATGATTCGGTACAGCTACATCAAACTCTTCGAAATGATCATAGTTACCTGTTACAGAGCCTATCTTAGCTAAGGTAGTTCCTACTGATCGCTCTAATACCCATTTCTCACGTTCTTTAAGACCAGATTCTACTTTATCAGCTGGAATGTCATCTGTAAACATAATAAAAGATGTACTAATGTAATCTATCTTATCTTTACTGTAATCGTTGTTAAATTGTAACCCCAATACCTGCTCAGTAACTTTAAATTCATCTGGTCCATTTTCATCGCTTAGGAATATATAACCATGGAAAGTAACGTTTAATCCTGTTTTAGGTAGTGGGCCACCTTCGCCGCCACCTGGAGGCGGAGTAGTCGGTTTAGTACCAGGTGCGTAAATAACACTACCATCTGGATTAACAGTATGAACAAATGATTTCGCTTTATTAGATAATAAAGGTGCATTTGCATTTGCTTCAAATTTAAAGACTGTATTTTGGTCTTCTTCGTGATAAGTTATTTCGCCATTCGCTCTATTTACTCTATAGTAAACTATATCGTAAAAGTTCAAGTACGCGTACCAAAACATAACAGCAACCATGTCATAAGGCATCGTCTTATAGAACGTACTAGCTACTTTATTATTCCTAGGGAACAAAACATGCATATACGTAGATCGCTTAGCACAATTATATCCACCTTCATTAACTGTTACGTAGCCATATTCAGTATTCATATACAATGGATGTAGATTATAAGGTGGTTTCTTATAAGGTTGCATGCTTATCCACTGTGAATTTTCTACACCATATCTATAATATACAGCTAAAGGTTGTATATTAGGATAGTAAGATCTATTAGCAGCACCTGCATTAACTAATGGGGACTTAAAGGTATCTATACCTCTTGTCAATGGCTCTACTAAAGCAAATACATCTGATCCATATAATGCTTTATCTGCATATGGTGTAAATTTATGCATATATAAAGTTTTAACTACATTTTTGGTATCAGGTGGTAACTCGTCTTTTACACTCGCTGCTAATGCAGCTGGTTTATTGTCCATTGGTCCCCATATTAGATGTTCAGCCTTTATCCCACTTTGTTGGTTAACAACTGCTTCTTTAGTCCAATCTGGTATAACTTTCTTATAAGTATCTATTTTACCATCTCTAAACTCTATAGTAAATGTTATTTCTTCTCCAATAGATAACCCCTTTCCAACTTGTGGTAGTTTATCACCTTTAGTAAATAGTTTCTTAAAGACTTCTGTTAGTTTATCTACATATATACCCATCCATCCATTAGGGGATACTGGATTATTAGATAATGCCCAACTTTTGATATGCGGTAATTCTGGTGTTGATGCTGCACCATTACTAACCCATTGATACATTTCTACTTTAGCCGTTTCTAAATTTAACTTATCATATGTGTCTTTATAGTAAACAACTTTTTGTCTATCTGCTATCGATTGCAAATTAGTATTATCTATCCATCTATTAGAGTCGGTAATGTCTTTTATATTAAACAAAGACGCTGTAGTAGGATTGGTATTAAGAGTAGTTACTAAATACGGAGCTGGCGATAGCACACCAATACTAAGATCTTTAGCATTATTCGAAGTAGCAAAGTATTGTGTTTTATATCTATCATTACCACTTGTATTAATACCAGATATACTAGTAATCCTTCTGCTTACTTTTATAGTCTTAATAAGGCCTCTGTTAACAACATAAGTTCCTTTTTTAGGATTATCTTTATTACTATGTAAAAGTAGTGTTGGTAAATATGGAAACGCTAATTCTTGCTGATGCCAGTTATAAGTTGTATTCTGTAAAAGACCATTAACTAGATCTGTTAAACTGTTAAAAGTTGTGTCTCTATGAGGAACAATACCAGCTTCACTACTTTTGAACGCATTAGTAAATGGATAAAAGAAATGAAAACTTAAAAAGTCTCCTAATGGATAGTTAACAATGCCAACTGGTTCTAATATCGTATTGTAGCTATTAGGCACAATTTCTACTTTTGGTTTAGGAGGTATGACTATATCTTTAGATTTATCGTAAGCTACGAAAACTTTCTCGCAATAACAATAATCTTTAAAATAACTATTATGGAATGGTCTAAACCAGACCTTAGCTTTATAAAGTTTATTATGTTCCAACTGTACAGAATTATTAGTAGCTTTAATAGCGCCTAAAAGAGTGTTACTATTTATAATGCCACCTCTAAAAGAAGCTTCAAAATTAGGAACTAATGTTTCTGTTTTATCATCGTTAATCTTATAGAGTTTAAGTACTAAACCTACTTCAGGATTAGTAGGATGGAAAGCTAAATTATCTTTAGGGTTCTTAAAGGCTATAGGATTATTATTCTCTTTAGCGTATAGCCAAGAAGCATCTAGTAATAACCCAAATCCGGCTCCGTTATAATTAACGTATTCTAATGTTGGTGTTCCATATGGAGAATTCCTCTTAACACCATTTTCTATAGATACTATAGGATAATGATCGCTATTAACTTTACTTAAACCAATATCGCCATTTAGATATTCTGTAGTGGTCATACCAAAACAGTTTGATTTCCTACTATCGGTATTAAACGGTAATGGTATACTATTAATATACGTTTTCTCAATATGTATAGTTTTAGATTTAAGATCATTATCAGTACCATACGAACTAGGAATATCATTAACAGTATAAGTTGTATCTAAAGCATAATTAGCTCCTGGTCTAATAGTGTATTTTAGGCTAGCCTCGTTCATTTCGTCCGCTGAATGTACTAAATATCTAATATATAAATACCAGTTACTATCTTCTTGCTTAATCGTTAATGTTAAACAATCTGGGTCCATATCTTTTAAAGCTTTATAAGTATCATAGCTAAGTATTTTACTAAATAAATTGCTAGGAACTGGATTATTAACGTCTACTCCAGAATCCAACGGAAATTCTCTTGTGTTAATATGTGCATAGTCATTACTTTGTTTGCTAACATCTATAGTAAAGAACGAACCAACAGAGTTTACAGCATTAGTACCTGCTTCTCTAACTCTTGTTGTTGTGTTAAAGTAAAGTCTACTTATTGGATACTTAATAGCAATATGATTTTGTAAATCGGTTGTTACAGTATTACATAATGTTTTTATTTGGCTAGGTGAAATAACCGTACCAGAAGCTACTGTAGTTGGTCTAATACGTATTCTAAATGTATTAGCGAATCTCCAGTTTACATTATCTATAGTTTCTGTACTAACATATTCTATCGGATAAAACTTTTCTGGTGTTATCTTATTATAGAATGTAGTTCTACCCACTTCACTTTCTGTACCTTCGATAGATATGATTTTAGCTTCTACTGTATATGTATTATCGAAGACATAATTCGATAAAGCAAGTTTACTGTTAATTATAGTTTCTTTCTTATCAGTTGGAGTAATATAATTATATAGAACATTACCATTCGGATGTTTTACAACCCAATGAGTTTTATCGTGTACAGGGTTATCCACACCTGAAATAACGATTTCGTTTAGTATCTTAAATTTAATTTCCGATGGATTACCATTTGCATCATACTGTGTAATCTTAGCTTCTAGTTCTGGTTTAGTAATCTGAACTGGTGTTTTTGCGGGTGCCGTATAAATAGCTACGTTAGTTGGGCCAGTTTCTCCTAATGCATTTTTAAATGTTACCTCAACACGATAGGTTTTACCGTATTCAACTTGTCTATTAGCAGGGTTAGTACTATTGTATACTGTTGTATACGAGAGACCATCTTCTTGGTATTGTGGGCCATTTAAAACTACAGTCCCTCCGACCACAAAAGCATTAGTTTCTTGGCTATAAACCATATACTTAGCTTCTTTAAGATAGTTAGTATTATCTATAGGTTTATTATATCTATAAGCATCTGCTTTTATAGTAAGCTTTTGATAGTTCTTACCGGCATGCTCTCCCATCACTGTTATAGTAGAAGCGCCTATGATAGCTTTATCAAACTTAACTTTCTCTTCGAAGACTTTCCATCCTAAAGATGTTTTAGCGTTTATAGTAAAGGTATACTCTTTATTAAGTTCATATCCATTATTAGGTACGCTAATGATATGGTTATGGTCTCCTACTACTGGAGTGACTATTTTATCACCTCTTAATTCAGTCTTAAGTAGTGATAACCAACCCGGCATAGGGTTACTAGGATTAATACTATCATCCCTTACTACTCTAAACTTAAGATCGTCCCAACCAGTTCCTTCTCTTACTACTTTATAATTTAAATCTATATTAGATTGGTATGTAGCTTCGAATATATCGCTATTGAATTTATTACCTATTAAATAACCAGTTAACTTTAACGGATCTTTCTTCCAAATATTTTCATCATTTAGCATATTAAGATATTGATCAACACTTAAAGTAAATTCCATATTCTCGTTATATTTACCGTTAAACCAATTTAATTTGTCATTAGTACTTCTATTAGGATAATAGGTTTTAATAACAAATCCTTTAACCTGGTCAACTTCATTCTCTACGTAAAATTTACTTAATTTTAATATAGGTGTCTTATTAGCACTAGTACCAAAATTTGCAGTTATTGGTAATACAGTACCTTGACTAGTTTGGAATCTTAATGTAACTTCTTTAGAAGATAATGTTGCTGAATGATAAACTAATTTAACACTATATTTACCTTTAGTTGTAACAAACATAGTAATATCATATTGGTTACTCGTATTCGTTGTTGTATTTAATAGCCTATTAGTAAAAACATCTCTTAGTTCCCATACTGCTCTAACTAAAGTTTGGCTAGCATCGGAACTTTCGAATGGGCTTGCTTTTATAATATGTCTATTATTTTCTACAACATAACTTAACGATGGTCTATTAATATAAGCACTGTTAGTTAGAAACTTTCTAGCATATGGAGTACTATTTTCGTATTTAGCTATATCAGTATGTAACGTAGCCTGAACATAATATTCCATCTCAGGAGTTAAAATATTAGCAGGTATCTTATAAGACATTTTATTAGTGGTGTCTTTAATAGATTCGACTACTTTATTACCTAAGCTATCTCCATTCGCTTCATAAACTACCCAGGTTGTGCTAACATGGTTAGCACCTACAGCATCTCCATATACTTCAAAAGCAGATATAGAACATACTGGTGTTAATGTATTCTCTTGTACTGTAATATCGAATGGTTTAATTCCGCCATTTACGGTATTAGCTTCTATAGTATCACTCCATGGTGAATACATGTCGTTAGAAGCAAATCTATATTTTACATATAGTTTAAAATTTGGTACACTAGTATTAGGTTTCCATTTCTCTTTATGTATAGGTAATATAGATTTATCTACTATATTTTTCATAGTTGCATCTGAATAAGCAACCCATTCGGTTTTAGTATGTTTACCTAAAAAACCTGGAGCTGGTCTATAAGTTGCTATCTTAAAATAACCATCCCAACTAGTAGCTGTTACACCGCCATTATTCTCTCTTATATCAGGTTTCAGGATGAAAAGAAGATGTTGGTTGTTATTAGCATTTTTCTCGTCTATTTTCTTTTTAGCTAAAAGATCAGTAGCTAAGATTCCTGGTTCTTTAGGTAAGTTAAGAACTATGTCATCTTCAGTATGTGTAAATACTAAAGATTTTCTCTTATTCTTTATGCTATCTAAGAACTTAATTTTAGGCATAGCTATCTCCTTATAATTTTTGTAATCAACCCCTAGATTCTCTAGGGAAAATCGTCACGGAACAGCTGTTTTGTGATGGTAAGGCTAGTCCTTACTTTAATCCTTACAGAAAGGAATGTAAAGATGGGTAAAATTGTTTTAACCGACAGTAAAACTACCAAAAAGAAAAACCTGTTATTAACACATACCTACGAAGATATAACGCTTAATCTTCCTGGTAAAGAAGGTGAGCTTGTTTCTGATAATAATATAGCTAGACATATTCAAAAAGTTGAAATAAGTAATGACGTTAATAAGATCTTAAAACCAGATATTACCGAAAATAATGGTGGTATAACTAATGAAGAATCTTGGGGTAGGGCAGTAAGAATAGCAAGTTACAAAACTTCTATGTTTTTCGTAGGTAAGCACACCGCTACAGAATGGGAAGCCTACGGAGATAAAGATATGAAATCTCCTCTTGATAAATCTTCGAACCCTGAAGATAAAGAAGCTTGGTGGGCTAATGTTCCAGAAGATGGTAAACATGTATTTATTCGTTATAGATTTAGATCCGGAGATATAGTTTCGCCATGGAGTGACCTCTTACATTATCTAACACCATCTTATGGTGTTAGAACTATAAGACTTTCTATAAATAATGACAGTTTAACACCTACTATAACTGCTTCAAAATTTACACCGTTTGGGGAAGAGAGAGTCGGCAAGATAGAACATCGTTCTACAGACTGGAGAATAAAAGATTCAGCAGGATTAATAGTTTTTGAATCTTTAGTAGATATTAATAACTTATCTTCTTTAACACTTAAAGAAGGTATCCTAAAAGTTAATTCTGAATATACAGTAGAAGTAGCTTATAATACTAATAATGGTAGGGTACCGGTTAGTAGAGTTAGTAGATTAAAATGGAGAACAGTAGATATTTATATCGTTAAACCAGAATTAAGCTATAGCGTAGATTCTGGTAAACACGTTATAACAGGAACTCCATTTACATTAGTAAACGATCCTGATATTCATAGAGCTACTAGCTGGAAAGTTACTGCAGTAACCGAGGCACAAGGTAGAGTAGTTCGTTATAATGTAAATAGAGGAGTTACTAACTTAACTAAGTTAGATATAACACCTTATCTTTTAGGTACTGGTATACCACATATTATAGAATGTACTTACCATAGTACTAAATATGATTCTGGTAAAGCTATTCTTAAAGTCGTACCTAAAAAAGTGAATGTGGTACCAACTGTATTTACTTTTGAAGAGTTAGATACTAAATATGGTAAATTAAAATTTAGCACATTTGAAATACTAGATAAAGTAGATAAAGTTAAGGGTATCGTTTACCGAGTTGTCGATAATAACTATAATATAGAAAGAGAAAATAGTATAGACCATACTAACGATGGTAAATACAGAGTACCTTTAGAGATTCCTATACATTTTAGTAAAATTCTAAAATGGCTAGACGGAAATAATACTTACTATAGTAGAAACTCTAGTAAAGATAGAAGCTTTACTATTACTGCTTATATTATCGGAGAAAAGTATAATACAGAGATTTTGAAAACGATTTATAAACCTACTATAGAAATAGTAGCAGATCCATCTATAGATGCTTTAGATCTTAACAATACTAGATTTTACCTTAAAAACTATACTCCTAATATACAATGGTCAAAATGTCTTGGTATAACATTCAGTGTTTATGATAAGAATACTAATACTCTTATATTCACTAAGAAAATAGATGGTGATGAGAATGTTAGTTATACTTCTACTTTAGAAGATAATCTAAAATATAATGTTGATTATCTACTAGAAGTTACATTACATACTAACATAGGTAAGATAGTTTTAGCTCCTAAAGAATTTTATGTTCCATTAGGATTCATAGCTTCTCCAGAACCTACTGTAGAAGTAACACCTGTTAATGATAATATACTTAAGTTAAAACTTAAAAGAGGGTCTTATAATTATACACCGTTAACAAGAACTGGTAAAGCTAATAAGACTATTACTTTTAAGATCTTGGATAATGAAACTAATAAAGTTCTTGATACGATAACATTAACAAATCCTAACCCAGTAGATGGTGTAGACGATAGTAATGAAACATGGCATACTATAGAGAAAACCTATAGGAAAGAAACTGGTATAACATATAATAAACATTATAATATCGAAGCAGTTTATACAGCTGTTAATGGTGTTACTAGTCCAGTTACTATACGAAATTTTGAAATAGGTAATAGACCAGACGTTATTATAGGTACACCTGAATTAAAAGTTGAAAACTATAATGATAATAACATTAGGGTTACAGTAACTAACCAATTCGCTGTTAGCGGTCTAGAGGATAAATCGCATAAAGCGACTTCATGGGTCGTTAAAGAGAATAATAGTGTAGTATGGGCTTCAGTAGCTGATGAAACTAATCTTTCTGTTATAGAGTTTGGTCCAGGTACTTCTAGAGACTTTATGGATATTACTAAAACATATACATTAGAAGTCCAGTGGGTTGCTTCAGATGGAACTAGTGGGCCTATAGCGAGAACTGAGATCATTGGCTTATCTAGCGATGAAGTTTATATTAAGAAAGTTTTCGAAGGTACTGAAACACCAAATAGACTTAATATTGAATATCAAATAGTTACTGGCCAGGGCGTTAGTGATACCGTATATTATGGTGGGCGATATAAAGAAAAGTTTATAAAATTTGGTACCGGAGATCGTATACAAGTTCTTGGTAGAGCTAGATTAGATACAACACCTATAACAGATTGGCAAACTGTTGTTAACGCAGTTAGAACCATTAGAAGAAGAGATTAAGGATATAACATGGTATTTAAGAAATTTATTCCTATGATGGAATGCTCTAATACGTCTGGCACAGCTGAAGACATAGCTAGTGTTCTAGAAGGTAGTCGTCAGTATACAACTGGATGGAAAAGTAGTATAGGTATGGCCACTACGTCTACAGACAGTACTGGAGCAAAGCAGTACTATTATAATGCTGCTAGAGTTGTTATAAATGGTAAAGCGGTTACTAACTGGGTAAACTCACCGCTTATGCAGTATAGATTTACATCGTCTAATAACAATAATAATAACCGTGGGTAACTAACATATAGGAGAAGATATGGAGTCCATAGATAATAAACCAAAAGAGGATCTTATGGAAACTTATCAAAAAGAACGTAAACGTATTATAGAACGTCTAGAGGTTTTTAAACATGAAGATAACTTTCGTAATCAGAATAAGTTTAAGCATCTTAAAGATCGTTTATTAGCCGCCGATAGAGTTCTTTCTGGTAAATACGATAAAGAAGATCTTTTAACAAAAGACATTTACAATATGATATGGGGTGTTACTCCTGAAAACATTGATATGTATCAAGTTGAGCGTTATACAGAAGGTACACCCCTTAACTTAGTCTTTAATAAATTACCTTTTGAAGAAATGAAACATTTACAAGAATACGCAAAGGATGAACTTAAAATCTATTTCGATTTCATATTAGAAACTGAACCTAAGTTCGATCCTCTTGTGGAGAAAGCACAATAAAGGTTATTTATGTACAAGTCTGTTCAATCACTTGTTTTCGTTCCTAATAGCTACTGCAACTTCGGTTGTAAGTATTGCTATTTAGGTAAACTAACCGATAACAAAACTGATTATTCTAATGTAAATGAAGATTTAAAAACTGTATTAGCGAAATATGAAGAAGCTAAAATCCTAGTAGATGATATTTGTTTTCATGGTGCTGAGATAACGACCTTATCTCGCACCATTTTAGACAAATTATTTTTAACTTGTCAAGAGTATTATAACTCTCATGCTTTAGAAATCAAAACACTTTCTAAAAGAAACTCTTTTATTTCTATTAAGACTAATCTTTATCGCTATGATACACTAGCTGATCTGTTTACAAAATATAATGTTTCAGTATCTGCTTCTGTGGATTTACCATTTAGCCACCATAGGAAGTTTAGAGTCTTTAAAGATGGTTCAGATACTTTCGATAAAGTTTATAAGAACCTTTTACTTCTTAATAAGAACACTAATGGAAATTTCGTAGTATCTTGTACTATAGGTAAATATGCTCTAGATCATATAGACGAATTTATATCGGATATAGAGCATCTAGACTCTGTAGGTATAGATGTATGTAAGAACTTCTATATTATGTTTATTTACGATAGTGCTTATTCTAAAGTTAAAACAGGTATGACAGATGAAGAACAAGGAATATTCTACGATAAACTTTTAGAACATTTTAAAGGCACTAAGTTTGAGAAAGCAATTTACTATAGTTGGTTTAGAGAGTTTCCAGTAGGTTACTGTACTAATGAAATTAACTGTAGTGAAAGCAACTATTTAATACAAAAGAATGGTGATGTTTATCCATGTCATAGAGGTCAAGCAGTTCCTGAGCTTAAGTTCGGTAATGTTTATCAAGAGTCTTTAGAAGACATTACTAAAACTGCTATTAAAACTATGGCTACTTATGAAGATAATAATATTCCTTTACATAATGATTGTTTAACCTGTGATTGGTTTCATTTGTGTAATATGGGATGCCCTATTTCTAGGAGAGACATAAACTATAATAAGTCATATACTTGTACGGTACAAAGAAAGCTTTATGAATCGCAACCTAATAGATTCGCTAAAGATCCTTTAGCTGCGGCTATGTCTAGAGATACCTATATTAAAACTATGATGCCTACTTACTATTACCATAGTAATGTTAGTAAGTTAATGAAAAATAATATGGAATTTTACGACCCTAAGAATAGCTTAGAATCTATTATACAGAGAGATGATAAGTTAATAGAATTGTATACTCCTGGTAATATTAAACTTCTAATTAATGGAGAAATGATAGATCTATTCTCTAGTTTAATTTACGATAAAGAGATGTCCGTATCTTTAAAAGAAACTGATGATCTTAAATTACTTATAAGTAAATCTTATATAGAGATTAATAAACTAGAAGATGATAAAATACTATTAATGTTACTGTCTAAAGATATGGTGACTTATGGAGATGAACAACGTAATAAGATGCAACATCTTAAGCATATTGAAATATCTTTTAAAGAAGTTATCGAAACAGTAGATAGTTATATAATAGATTTTAAACCTATTTTAGAAAATATAAAAGATTTTATACCTAGAGATGATATGTGGTACCAGTTTTTTATAACAACAAATGGTGCTAGAAAATATCATTATGAAAAACAATCTAAAAACGGTTTTTATCATATAGAAACATTGAACTTACCGTTCCATAGTTTCTTTTTTAATTATAAATAAGTAGATAGTAAGAGTCTATAGACTCTTACTATCTACTCTCTTTTTGCTTAGCTGATTTACATATATACTAATATAAGGAGTATGATTATGGAACCAGAAGTTCTAGAAACCGATAATCCAACTACTGAGAATACTATAGATCCACTAACTCTTCCTGTTGAAGATCTTATACATTATGAAGAAGAAGTAAACGAACTTTATAACCTTTCTAAGACAGCTGATAAACTTGGGGATATAATTCAAGAAGGTAATGAGGTTGGTGAAGATGTTTATGAGAAAATAGAAGCAGCTAAGAAAACTCTAGAAGAGAAAGCTGATGATATAGATCCTTTAGATACTGTTATAACTCAAGAGTCAATACGTACTTTACGTAAACGTTTAGGTATGGAAGATGTATCTGCTAATTTCAATTTTGAAGATGCTACTTCTAATCCTACATTAGCGACTACTATGAATATAGAAGGTCTTAGAGAAATAGCTAACACTGTTCTACAAGGTGTTCAAGAAGCTTGGAAGAAACTAGTAGAGTTTGCTAAAGCTATCTATAAGAAATTAACAACTGTCGTTAAGGATGATACTGCTAAAATAAAAGCATTAAAGGCTAAACTAGATGATCCTAATTTTAACTTTGAGAAAAGACTAGAGGCTAAATATGAGAAGTTAGAGTCTGAAGCTGCTAGTATAGAAAGATTAGAAGCGGCTGTTGATGCTATAGACGATGTTTCTAAACATCCATTATATAATTCTCTAATAGATTTATTTACATACGATTGCTTAGGTGGTTCTGAATATCTTAAGAAATTAAATGTTATGTTAGAAACATTACCAAATGCATTAGCCAAACTAACAGATTTAATTAAACCAGATGTTACTGTAGAAGAGCTCGGAATTACATTAGAAACAGTATTTGCTAAAGCTATATCAGCTACTAATGATATTAAAGTAATAAGTAATATTAGAAAGGCTATAGAAGCTAGCGCTTATGGAGAAAAACACCCATTAAGTAATGTTTGCTTATTAGCACCTAAGTCTGCTACAGAGTTTGTTTATGTAGCTACGGCTAAAGATGGTGATAAAATTGTTTATAAAAATCAATCTGAATTAGATATTAAAGAAGCCGATATTAAACGTATAAGAAATATTGATACGTTAGCAACAGATACTTCTAAAGCACTTTCTATTATTAACCTAGAGCAAACAAATAGAATCTATAAAACATTATTAACAGCTACTGATCTTGTTACTAGAAAGATAAATGTTATTACCACTAAGCATGAGCTATCTGACGAAGCTAAAAGAGTTATTAGGCAAATTATGTTTATAAATAGTACTATACTCAGAATGCCTAAAGAAGCTTTTGATACTTATAGATTAATCTTTAAAAGAGCTAAAATCATAGCATCCCTTTAATAAGATATGTAGAGATAGAACCAAGTTAAGGTTCTATCTCTATACTTTTTATTTTATTGTTTAGAAGCCTGTAGAGCTTCAGTTGTCTGATTTAAACCCCCTATATACAAGGAGAACTTGATGAAACTTAGTGATTTTACTGGCACTAAGAAGCTCAATCTCGAAGAGCTTGAAGTGTCTATAGATACAGAAATAGAAGAACCAGAACAACCAAGTTTTGATACTGGACCTAAGATAGCAGATATTTATAATAGAATTATGGAAAGAGAAGCTCAGAACGAAGCTACTGAAGCTAAAAGAATTGCTTATATTATGGATCCTATCATTACTAATTCTTTAACAGCTAAAGCAGCTACTGAAGCATCAACTTTCAATACTTCTGTTTCTAATTTTAAAGATAAGTTAGATAATATAGCTATCATAACTTCTCAAATGTTAGAGATCGTTCGTAAGTATCAACTAGAACCAGAAACTATAGAAGCTTCTGATGTTCAAGAGTTTAAAGATAAATTAGTAGTCCTTAATGCTATGCTAAATAAAGACTATGTAGTTTCTACAGAAGATACTTTCGAAGGCTATGTAGAGATGATGACTAAAGTTCTAACTAACGTAGCTACTGATATAGATAGCTTGCGTTCAGAGTTAGCTACTTTAATTTCTAAAGTAGTTTCAGAACTTAATGGCCTTAAAGTAGAGAAGTATAAAGAGATAGTTGCTAAGACTGTTAATGATCTTAAGAAACAACCAGCTAAAATAGTTACTATAGCAGATCATCTTATAGAAGCTGTTAACAAGATGGAAGATGTGACTGAAGAAAAACTTATAGAGCATATTAAACATCATGAGTATATTATCTCTGGAGCTACTGAAGTTCAAGGCACTATGGAAGATAACATAAGTAACGATACTGGTCTTAGAGAAGAAGACATTACTAAGATAGTAGGTGCCGTTATGGCTTATGTTAATATCTGTAGGAATAATCCAGTAGCTATGTTAGCTCTTAACGATGGTAACCTTACTGAAACATTAAATGCTTTTGCTACAGTAACATTACCAAAATTAAATGTTGTTTATAAAGCTATTTTAGAACTATTAGACCAAGAGAGTTTTGAGAATGAGATAGCTTCTGAAAATGATCTTGAGAAAGCTAAAGCTAGCGTTAATAAGTTCCTATGCGATTTTGCTACTTATTCTGGTACAGAAGATGAATGTTCTTTCTTACACTGGGAAAAAGGTTGCTATAAAGTAGAAGATGAAGTTATCCTTAAAGAAGAGTATAGTTCTTCTAGAGTTCCTAAGATAGACTATGAAAGATTAACATCTATTTCAACACTTATGAATACGGTTGTTACACCTAGTTCAACATTAGTAGCATTCCCAGAGACTTTGATTCAATTACTTAAATCAAAAGCTTTCGAAGTTGACGATACTAAACAGTTAATGTCTGTGAACGTAGCGTTAGGAACTATATTAGGATTAACAGGGCTCTATAGAGATGAAGTACTTTATGGAATCTATGGATTACAAAAATCTCTATCTGAAATAGGACTAGCTTACTTTAACTTAGTAACAGTCTTAGGAGGGAAAAAATGAAGTTAGGACAGAAATATAAAATAGAAAAACCTAAAACAGAAGAAGAGTTAGTTCTAAGTGCAGAAGGTCTAACTGATATAATGTTTGGAGATAAAGTAAACCAAGAAGGTTTATGGCAAGCGTTTAAAGATGCTCTTAAAAAGGAATGGGAAGGTCTTAAGGAGGGTATGGATAAATGGAAACATCGTAATGATCCTAAAACATATACCGAAGAACGTCTTACTCAAGCAGGAAAAGATAAACTTAAAAAAGAACTTCTATCTAAGCAAAAACAAATTGTAGATTACTTAAAAAAGAATAAGCTTGTTAAAGATATTGATCCTGTTAAAATAAACTTTACTCCTGTTAATTATAAAAAAGATCAGTATGACGAGTATAATGATATGTGGACAATGTATAAATTAGACATAAACTATGTTCCAGATGAATTTATATTCTTAGTTGGATATTTAGACATTATACAACATGATGAAGATGAAAATTGGGATCCGACCGATTTCTATACTGATATAAGACACGAAGGATTCGAGTTTAACGAAGAAGCTGAAACTTCTGACGGTATGATAGGTATTACGATTAAAAAAGACTTTTTCGTTAAAGATAAAGATTATTTTATATACAACTCTGGCGGTAGTGTTAACCAAGAAGGTATACTAGAGACAATAAAGGGGTGGTTCGGAAAGAAAGAAGAAACCCCTAACGAAATTACCTATACTTTAGGAAAGCGCGCTAAAATTGGTCTATTAGATAAAAAAGATTTTAGTAAAGCTTATTGTTTCCCTACGAATAATCTATTTCCTTATATATATAATTATCTTTTTAAAAATCCAGCAGATGTTAAAAAATATGTAATGGGTGTAGCAGATAACTTTAATAGGCTTATTGCTTTAACAGGTAAACCTGGTGTTGTAGACCCAGTAAAGGTTTCAAAAGCTTTAAAAGATGTTAACCAGTTTTTAAATCCGCGGGTGGTAAGAAAGAGTACATCTGATAATATAATTTATGGTTTAAGCGACACCTTTATAGATATTAAAGAAAAGGCGTTCCATATTAATACAGCTGCGATGTCAATCGATATGAGAAATGGTATAGACGGTAAATACCCTATAGTATATCTAGATACTGAATACGCACAACAAATAGATAGACTAGAAATGGAACTAAACCCATCATGGTTAGCTCCGTATAGTAATTATCTAGACCCAAGTGTTATCAAAGTTTTAATAAACGATTATAAACAATATAAGGAAACATATTTAAAACTAGATAAGAAAATACCAATGGAAACTAGAAGAGGGTTTACTTATACATTGCCAGAAGTTTATAGTGCTACTGATCAAACTGATGACATTATGTGGAATGAAACGTTAGTAAATGCTATGGGACAAATGGTAGACGCAGTAGAGTTTATAGAAGATATGGTAGATGCTATAGCGGAATTATCTATTGTAGACGATAATCTAGTTCAAGAACTAATATCAGAATATAATCTTAAGAAGGCATAGTTATGAAAATAAATAAACCTAATTTAAATACAGAATCTATAGAAGATCTAGTTACTGATGCTCAGTCTGGAGAACTTCCTACTGCTACTGATCCAGCAGAACTTGAAGCTCCAACTGAAGTTATCTTAAATCCTATTGACGCAGATCAAGCTATAGAGATTTCTAATAATAACCCTAAGACAGAAGATCTTGAAGGTCTTACAGCTTATGAACAAGTTACTAAAATAGCTTCTGATATAGACGAGAATATTCTTTCTGAACAAGATGTTTCTGGTATTTCAGATCGTATTGCTTCATTAGGAGAAAACCAACCTCTTGATAAAGTTATTCGTTACTCTTCAGAAGCTCTTAAGATAGTTTATCATAAGCTAGGTATTAAACCTCTTACTATATCTAAAGAAGATATAGACAATAGTCCAACCGAAGCATTAGCTGTTATCGATTCTGAAGTTCAGATGCTACAAGATAAAGCTAATACAGATACTTGGGCAACTATTAAAGAAGATTGTGGTAACATAGTTAAGCTTATAGACGCTGCTATAGACACTATCCAGGCTAAAGAGTCTGATAAAGAACGAGCTTTAGAACTTCTTGATAAAGGTGTTCTTAAAGATAATAGTGTTGACCTTTCTAATATTCTAGAGTATGTAGGTTCATTACGTTATTTCTTACCAGAAGATAAAGAAGGTAATCTCTATAATTTTGTAGCTCTACTTACAGATATTTTGGATATTGATAGTCCTAAATTATCATCTACTGATAACACTATATTGGGAGCTATTAATAAAAGCAATGAAGGTTCAACATCTACAGCTAAAGCTCACATCTTAGAAGCTATAGCTACTGATCCTCTTAACGTTAAACTTAAACAGATAGTAGCAGAACAACCTAAACTAGCTGATTATGCTTTATACGGTAAAATAACCGGATTAAATAAAATCAAAGTTCTTTTCAATAACGATTGTAAAGATGTTGAAGTTCCTTCTACTTATATTACATTTGCTGTTACAGGTGACGCTAACCAACAAGAACTATTTAGAACATCAGTAGCTTCATCTCTTAAGAACTTCTCTAAACGTTTTGTAAATACTTTTAGTATCTATAAGAAGAAATATGAAATGCTAGAAAATATTCTTAAACCATTAGCTTATGATATTGTTTCTGAACAAGATCAGACTAAGCGAGAAGAGATGTCGGAAGTACTTAAACTTGTTAAGTATTACTATATAGGATTCGTTAAGAATAGAATAGTAGATAAACTTAATGCTTATCAAGCTCTAATAGAAATACCTATTTTAACACTTAACGAAAAAGGAGAATAACGTTATGGAACAATTTACTTTAAATAATATTTCAGCTACAGAGTTCCTAGAGAAACGTTATGTCCTAGGCGATAAGTATTACGACTCTTATGTAGCACCTTATTATAAACTACTTTCTGATTATCTTAATGTAGGGCCAGATGCTAATAATATTTTTAAGTCTAAAGAGGATATGGAAACTTTCTATAGCCTCTTCTATGCTACATACCATTTTGTTGTTAGTGATCTGGTTTACTTAATGACTAATCCTAATAAGACAGAACATAATAGAGAAGCTAATCTTAAGAGTAGCGATGGTTCATTAGCTAACCTATTGAACATGTTACTGCATTCTAGAACACTATTAGAACCATCTACTAAACTTTTTCTAGAAGACCTTTATGATCTTCTATATAGAAATAGAAAAGTAGCTGTTAATCAACATAGTTGGATATTAACTAAGCCAATTAGAGATTACAGAATAGGTACTCAAGGTTTAGAGTTAAGACTAGATAAAGAAAGAGACACTTATCTTAAACGTTTAGATCTTAAAGATAAGAAACCATGGAATGATGTAGCTAGACTATTTGATGTTCTAGGCTTACAACATAGCTTAGGTGTTTTACATGTATTAATAGCTATTTGGATCAATAACTATCTATATGGACATACAGCTGTTCTAGATGGTTTGATTAAGACTATGAGAACATGGAGAGTTATACCAGTTGGTATAGGATTCGTAGGATTTAAAGTTAACGGTGGTACTGGAGCAGGTGGAACCGGTGGTGGTACACCTCCTGGTGGAGTTACCCCTCCAGGCGGAACACCTACACCACCTCCAGGTGGCGGTGGTACACCAGGCGGAACTCCGGGTGGTACAACTATTAATACACAAATTATTATCCCATTCGCTACAACCCCAACTCCACCAGTTGGTTAAGTATAGGAGAACACCAGTATGAAAACTAAAATGATGCTATATGGGTTAGAGTCTAGTATAGATAACCCGCTTGATATCATACTCGGTGATGATATTAAAAGAGTGTTAGGTATCGGAGTTGATACCTACACTGTCTATAATACGGAAGCTCATGACGTTTTAGATAGAGCAGGACTAGGCGGATCTCGTAATAACAATACGATAGCTTCTGAATACATACACATAGAGTCTACAGAGGAACCAGAAGAAGATTCTGGTACTATGATGCATCCTGAGCGTTATACTGATTTTAATATCTTTTGGGATAATGAGATTGGTGTACGTATAGGAACTTTACGCTATAAACGTAAAAAGACTATCAACTTTACTTATTACTCGCAGTCTAAAGCTACTATAACAGCTATGATCGAGAAAATAAGAGCTTTCGACATTATGAATACTGCTCGTAAGAAACATAAACTTGAATATCATTTTGATGTTCCAGTAGATGCTTTACATTTTATTAACCATGTTAGAGAACTTAAGAATAAACGTTTAGAAAAAGAAGAACAATTAGACCTTCCAGATTATATTAATAAATGGTCTATACAGAAGATAAGTAGAAATAATACGACTTCTAATACTCCTTATAAGTTTAATTTATCTGTTAGAGAAAATGTTTATGATGTTTATTCTATTCCTACTACTGATACTTATAATATAGAAAAAGAAGAAGTAGGAGAGGTTAGTTATTGGAAATTTACATTAACATTCGATGTTTGGTATCAGAAACCAACTATGTTAATTTTAGATTATCCTGTTTTAATATGGAATACTCCTATAGGAGCTAAATACTCTAAAGTAGCAGCTAGGCCTGAAGTACGTTGTCCAGCGCAAGGTACTCCTGATCTTATGTATAGGGGATTATATTATATTGGTAAACCTAATGCTGGATATAAAGGATTTGGTTACCAACAGAAACTAGTTATTCCTTTAGTGGATGATTTTGATAACTTCCCTTATAATAATAGATTCGCTAACGTTTGTAGTATGCTAATTGTTGTAGACAATAAAGATCCTTACGAAGTAGCTAATATTAAACATTTACCACATTATGGGATAAAAGAAGGTTTTCTTAAATACTTACTATCAGAACCATCTGAAGTTACTGTTGAATATAAGAACTTATTTAACATTCAACTTTATAAGAATGGAGTTCTTGATTATAAGAATAAAATCTCTTTAGACAAAGAGGGGAATCTTACTACTGAATTTCCTATGGATATTAAATCTACTTATAGGATAATAATAAGAGTATTAAGAGATCTAGATTATCTAGATGAAAAGTCTTTGAAGAGATTACATAAATATGTACAAACAGAGATGTTATGCATAAACAAAGAACGTAAAGAGAAACTAGCTGAAATGGAAAAGAAAAAATTACTAGATAAACCACATAGGAAACTAGAGTTATACTATGTTGATGAGTTTGGTAATATCTTAGATCCTGAAGGTTATGTTTGTTATACCGATGGTACTAGAGTAACTGTTAAAGCAACAGATAAATAAAAAATAAAATATAGACTGTTAGAACTCTATTGAGTTCTAACAGTTATTTTTACGTACTATGTACGCACGGATGGTTTTAATACCGTAGAGAGTTTTTGTTTTAACTCGTCTAGCATAAGCCATGCTTGGATCATGTCTTTAGACATTTTATTCCTTTCCGGTTGTTCGTGCAACCTGAATAAACTAAGTAGAGAGAACTAGGGTAATTCCTAGTTCTCTCTACTATTTAAATAATATGTTGCTAAATATAAATAGACACCTTACATAAGAGATTGCTCTTATGTAAGGTGTCTATATGCCAAGTAAGGTTAGTAAATGATATCAGTTAGTCTGGAGGATTAAATCCTCCAGCATTAAAATGTTTTATAGAAAAGATATATAGCTATAATATCCGCTATTAAACTTATTAACTTAAGTGCTAAGTCAATATTAACTGACATAATTATAACTCCTTTCTTAATAAATATTAAGATTAGAATTACTAACCACACATTAATTTTGGCCAATTAATGTCAGTTATACGAGAGTATCTACGTAAGCTTATTAAAGCTTACGTAGATACTCTATGTATGTTTTGTTACGTGACCTTAGGGTACAGAGTACTCTAATACAACTTATTTCATAAAGGACAAGTACCATGGCTACAACAACGCAAATTATTTGTAAGCTAACTGATACTACCACTAGTACAGTCGTCTATGAATCAGACGTCACTGGACAAGTAAATGGTATTATTATACCTAAAGGTAAAGTAGAAGCTGATAAAGTATATAAGATAGAATTATTCCAAAATACACCTGAGAATGCATCAGATTTTAAACTACAGCTTTCAGGTACATTTAACACTACAGCATGGAAAATAGAACATCCAACAACTATACCATGGTCTGCTATCAGTGGAGCTCCTGATACTTCTGTTTTCCTTAATAGAACAGAAGCCAAGAACTTTGCTAGTAAAGAAGATCTTAAGAATAAAGTTGAGCTATCAACATTTGACGAACTTAAAGAAGAAGTTGAGAAATTAAAAACTGGTGGTTCGGGCGGAGGAGCCGGAGGAGGAGCTACTGGTGGTAATGTAGATACTAATAAAGTTAAAGAAATTATTAAAGACGTTACCTATACTAAAGAGTTATTAGATAAAAAATTTCAAGAGGTAGGTGGTCTTGCGGGTGGAGACCAATACGCTACTCTTAAAAAATTAAGAGAATGGCTAAAACCGGCTGGTATCAATATACCACTAACAAAAGAAGAGTATGATGCTATGGGCTGGAGAGGGCATAGCAAGATTAACATTCTGTTTAAACTTTGGCAAGGTGGTAGTTACGGACCGGGATTAAGAGGTGTTGTTATAACTCTAGAAAAATTAGGTAAGATATTTGTTAAATATGCATCAAAAGCAGATGATAGTCAAGGTAAGGATAAATATGTTGTTATTTTAGCAAATCAAGATTATACCCAACAAGTTAATGGACCAGCTCCAACTATTCCGCCTGGGTATGCTCCTGACGGTATGTCAACATTTAAAGCAATCGTTCATGGTGTCGGAACATATGATAATGGTAACTACTATTTGCCGTATCTCCCGTTAATGAATAGGAGCGCCGAGGCTAACGTCACACCATGGTATTACTTTATGGGAACGACAAGCACAACAACTTTAACATTTACCATAGACTGCCCTGATAGAGTAGTTTCAGTTAGCGCTATGGGTGGTGATTCTGACCGTGTTTCTTCTAAAGCTGAATTGTCAATAGCTTACGACGAACTTAAAGTTATGGATAAAGAAGAAAGAACTTTTGCAAATGCTACAGATAAAAAACTATGGACAGTTACTAACCCAGAATAATATAAAGGACGAGTATGAGAGCTCTTGTAGAATTAAATACACTTTTAGAGAGTGAAATTAAAGCACTAGTACAAGATAATGTTTACCAATATTTTACTAGCGTTGATTTAGATACTAACTTATTTACTTATTATAATGGAACTAAAGATGATGTTTATCAACTAGTAGGTGCTGGGGATGATGCTAAGCTTACTGAGTTCTATATTGTTAACTACGATTTCCAGAACTATGACTTCATGGTTATGGATAGTGATAATATTAGTCGTATTGGTAATATATTAACAGAACCATATGGACTTAAGATAGATACCTATCAAATACCTATTATTACTAATACCCATGCACTATCGTTCTATTCAGATACTAAATCTCGTGTAGACGAGTTTATTAATAAAATGACTTCGAGACCATCTGTAATAAGAAATAATATTAGTTTAACATTTACTATGCCAGAGAACGCTAAAACGTTCTTAAGACACTATCTTAACCTTATTAATATAACACAGGGTACTACCCTAAGTATGAAAGAATGGATAGAAGGTCTAGGTGATTTTAGAGTAGTAGAAGATGGACCAACTTATGATATTCAGTTTACAGCTGCTTGCGAAATTGAAATAAGCTTTGGTTCAGGAAGCGAAGTAGAAGAATTGTCGAACGGAATGTCTAGAACTGTATTTGACGTAAGTTATAAACTAACTAGACCTAACATTCTTATGTTAGAATACCCTATTATGATTAACAATAAACAACTCGATAATAGGTTAATAGGTTTTAGATCTACCTATGTGGATGATCCTCGTCAAGTAGGTGACCCAAGAAGATTATTTAAACTAGGCCATACGTTCGAAGCATATCGTGGTTTACCAACTATGAACTTTGTTAAGTCACCTCCGGTAGATGATCATTCTATGCAATATGATCCTGATTATATTACTGTAGCTAGTATTCTTTTACAAATCGATAAAACTAAACCTAAAACATTAGGTAACTTATTCGAATTTACCGACTTTGATTTTCTAGAACCATATCATAAGTTCTTGAAAGATAATATGAATACTTTACTATCTGGTAACTTATTTAAGATAAAGGTATTTAAAGGGGAAGAAGAGTTAACTAATGTAAGTTTTAGTAGTAACGGTAACTTAGTAAGTACTACTGTATTAGATATTAGCGCTTTCTATCGTGTTTATATCGGATTAAGAAGAGATTATGATTCATTACCAGATGCTATTAAAACCTCTTTAGAAAATTCTCTTAAACCTTATGTTTTAGAGTTTGTTAATGATCGTAAACATGAACAAAGTAACCTATATACATTTAGTAAACCAGGTGGGCCTACACGTACATATACGATAGATCATGTTGGTAACGTTGTTGACTCGACTTTAGAGGTTTGCTATAGTAATGGTGATCCTATATCATCTAGAAAAGATGATATGTTCTATGCTGAATGGTATCGACCTAGTGAAGACTCTATGGGTAGTTTAATAACACAGCCTTCTTTTGAAGTACCTAAAAAGTATTTTTCTAATACAAAACCTATGGAAATAGACGGAGATTGGATACTCTATAAGGGTGTTCAAATGCATAAGTCTATTATTAATAAGAACAATGTACCGCCTACAACATGGTCAACAGCATTAGATGCTAAAGAATCTGATTTTAAAATTAATACAGTTGGATTAGATCTTTACGTTTGGGATAAAACCATAGCTCCAACAGCTAACCCTAAATATGAAAATCCAAATAGTAACTTACTTAATGCTTATAATGCTCTTGCATTAGAGAATAATAAGTCTGATCAGTTAGCTAATGCTCGTTACATTATTATTAACTCTAATTATTATAAACTAGAAGAATATGTTATTTATTCTCCTACTAATAAAGACGAAACTGGGGTTAGTCTTGTAAGTGAAAACGTAGAAATACAACCATCTAGAATGGCTATCTTCGTTAAGAATGGAACTATATATCTTAACTTTGGTCTTAATAAACGTATGGCTAAAATAAAGATTGAACCTATAGCACCTTCTAAACTTAGTAAGCATGGTATAGATGGTCTAGACGAAGTTCTTTTACGTTCTGCTAAATTACCTAGGTTAACTATAACGGGTTTAGATCCTATACTAACTAACAAACCACTTAAAGAAGGTTGGCATGCTGTAGGTTATGCAGGTGAACATGACTATGTATTTAGTCCACCAGAATGGAACCCAGTTTCTCCGCACTTTATGATACATAAAACGTCTATGGATTTTGAAACTCCTAACTCGTTTATGGTAGACACTATGAACTTGATACCATCTTCTAGGGTATCTTTAGTAGATAGTTCAACTCTTAAGTTCTATGCTTGGGATACATCTAAAGTACGTATTAAGAACCCTCCGATCAGAAACACAATTGGAGATATAATTTCAACTGTTCAGAATACTGAAATAGAAACTGGTAAGACTACTGATAAAGTAGCTATAAACGGCAGAATATATAAGATTAAAGAGAAATCAGTTACTGATACTATTCCTTTTAACCTAGTAGATCTTCCATTGTTTACTATAGGTACTGATACTGAACGTGTGTTCCCTAATAGAAGTATGTTAATCTTAGAGTCTAATGGTTCTGAAATAACAGCTTACATCTATGGTAGTGTTAAGAGTAAAATGTTAAAACTAGTATTAGAAAATACTCCGGTTAAAACAGAAAGTAATTTAGCAAATGCTATTAAAACTTTTAAAACAGATCCATTACCAAATCTTATATTAAGTGTTCCTACTTCTGTAAACGCATTAACAAGTTATAATGCTCCTTACTATATAGAGCTAATCTATGCTAAGGTTATAGTAGGTGAAGCGGTTAAAGAGAATGAAGATCAAGTAGAACCTGAATTACCAGATGGACCTGAGATTATAGACGAAGAGATCTGGAGAAAATATAAGAGACATGTTCTTATACATAAGTCCTCTATGAACAGAAGGAATAGACCAGTTCATGCTGATATGCCTGCCATGGATGCTTTGATAGCAGAATATCCTTGGTTACCTAATGCTAAAGAGGATTGGTATTTCTTTAAACCTAAGAATAGACAAGCTATCTTAGATCTTAAGTTCAATACAGGTATAGCCGATGGGTTTAAATACGATACTTTCATATTTAGTGTTGGTACATGGAGACATGAAGATCCTAGTAGTGTAGTTGTTGAAGGCGATAAAGAGAAAATTAATCTTGGTTTATATCAGTATTTAGCTATTAACGACTATTATTATAAAGACTTCACCATGTACATGCGCTCGCAGTACGAAGCTCCTTATAAAAACTTTGATCCTAATGACCCTAGGATTATGAATAAACAGCCATTTATAATCGTTAAGACAACTGAAGAAGATATTAATATAGAAATGTCATTTGGTATATCAGGTTACTATTTCTATATCAAGGCTAAACGTATTAAACCAGAAGAACTAAATAAGCAACGTCTAACAGAAGATAACCTATATCTACTTAGAAGTACAGCTAAAGCCCAAGATATGTTAAAGCTAGTTATTGATCCTAGTTTCGAACATATAACTAAAGATGGTAAAACTTATCAGAATGGTTATTTACTTAATGATTTAGAATTAGTAACTATTCCTCAAGGTGAGAATATCATTTGGAGAGAAAAACTAGCTAATCGTAAATACCTCCATAAAGGCGTTATGAACAAGAATGATACTCCTAAGACTCCAGAATCAACATCTGCTGAAAGCGATAGCGTATTACCAGAAGTTAATGATAAATTTAGAAAACCTTTAAAATGGTACATGTGGAGACGCAAGGATATAACAGATTTTGACATAGTTCCTTTTATGCCAGAAACGTTTAAATTTGATATTTTAACATATGTTAAAAGTGCTTGTGTAGGAAGTAATAAAATAGCTACAGGGTATTATGACATTCTAAGTAAATTCCATTATATAACATTCCCTAGAAAGAGTGATGGTAAAGATGTTATATATAAGTTAAAATATATAAACTGCATATCAACAGAGTATCCTCATAATCCTAATACACCAGCGGTAACTTTAGAGAGACCATTTATTAAGTTTACAAATGTAACTCAAACTGGTGCAACAGATCCTGCTGATCGTAAAGAGAAGGGTACGCTACATGGTTATATAGGATTTGGACCTCAAAACCTATATATAGATTTTGGTTTTTATGCTTTAGCGGCTGATGAAACACATGCTAAACTAGCAGATAGTAATGATGATCTTAAAACCCTAGAAGAAGGTGGCGTTACTAACGTATTGAAGTTAAAGTTAAACCTTCATCACGCTGATTATCCGCAAGAATTGAAGACAAATAGTATACCATTTAGCGATAAAACTGCGTTTGCTATAGAGGATGTTGACTTAATAGAAATTAGACCTAACCCTAATAAATGGGTCCCACTACATGAAGCAGGCCTATATGGGCATAGAAAGCAAGTTAACCCATTAAACGACCCGGCCACTATGATAGGCGGAGATTTAATATCTCATTATGATAAAATAAAGAATGCAAATTTAGTTAATCTTAAGTTCTATTCGTGGAAGACAACTTCAGATGATGAGGCTGCTAGTATATATTCGGATTATAAAGATGTTTTCTTAAGAAAAACTTATGACTTTGATATATTTACAGCAGTTAAAGATGCTTTTCCAGGTGGATTAAATCCTAGTGATGATAAATTCTATGCTATTAAATCGGAATCAATATTAAATGTTGATTATGTTAGTTATTATGGATATTGGTATAAAATTCGAAATATAAAAATTAAACCAAGAACACAGTTATATACTATGCAAAATGAACCTAATACTATATTTTATTGTCAAGATAGACCGTATATCGCAACTGAGACAGTAAACTATGATGAACATACTGGAGATCTTGAAACACTTAAGTTAACATGTCATTTCGGTATAGACGATCATGAGTTAATGTTCTCTTTAATACCAATAACAGATACCGATACACTTGGTTTACAGAAAGTTACAGACCCTATTACTAGAGCTGCTGAGGATAAAGATCTTAAAGTTCTTGTTTTAGGATTAGATCCTACTATAGAAGCTAAAGATTTTAAAGCCACTGTTAATGCTAGTAGGCAGGTACAAGTAGTATCTGAGATGAAATATACTGTTAGCTTAGAATCTGCTAAAATCATTACAGTTCCTAAGACTGATAAAGAGGTTTGGAGAAAATATAAAGAACGTTCTTTCGTACACAGAACGATCATGAACAAAAACAATAACCCAGAAACAGAACATATGGCTAAAATTAAAAATAGTATATATCCTGGATTTGGTATTGATGTTTATACATGGTTACATCGCGAAACGAATATGGAATTACCTAATGCAGATTATAAATATACAGGCAGTTGGTCTGGATTTACATATACGACGTTAGCACGTGATGTTAGTAGAGGAACGTTTAATACAGAGACTTTTGAAGGTAGAAGTGTTCAAGTTGCTAAACCTGATTCAAATGGTCTTATAGATGGTGCGATATTTAATAACTTCGTTTATAAAACATATAAGTTAATTTATTACTCATCTGGTTATAAAGATAAAGATAATTTAACTTATGCAAGTTATCCTAATAAATCAGGTATGAAATATTCTATATATAGTTACCCAGAACAACCAAACGTAGAGTATCTAAGATTAGATCTTTATAATGGTCTTGAAGAACCTTCTTTAACATTATTACTACATCCTATAACAAATGTTGATGGTATTGGTAGTACTAAAGCTGATCTTATTAAGACTCCTTTAGACGTTAGAAGAACAAGATATATAGAAATTGATTCTCCTACTATATCAGGACCTATCGTTTGTAACTTTGTAGGTAATAAACCAACAACTACTATAGACGATAAAGTTAATGAATTAGGATGGTATCCTCTTAATAACGTTAAAGTATTAGAGAGAGCAGCAGATACTGTAATCTGGAGATTACTAGGTAATAACTATTTCCATAGGACAGTTATGAACTATGCTAATAATCCTGAAACAGACTATATGGAATGGTATGCTACGATAGATCCAGTCCCATTTGTCACCCCTTTCCCAGGAACTGATGATACCGTAGCTTATTATGGATACGATAAAACAAAACTGGATAGAAGCGCAATTCCTTTAGCTGCACCAGCAAAAGATAGCAACTGGATACCTCGTATTAATAACGCAATAAGTAATGGAACATGGAATGAAATATGTTTTGTTTACTTTAGGAATTGTGGCTATAAAGTCAAATCTAAAACATTATTAGATCATAATACGACTGGTAATGATCAGTTAGCTCCGAATTGTACAGCGGTAACGCTTAAAGAAGTTGGTGAAGATCTACACATTGATGTATATTCTGCAGAATTACATAAATCGATTAACTTTGTTTGTGAAGTTCAGTTAGAGTCTACATGGCAAGCGTTTAAAGATAAAACCCAACTATTTAAAACAGGTTTAACAGGCTACTATCTATATCTTAATGGTGGCTTAGATACTAGATACTTTAAATTTGATAAAACAGGAAAACCAACAGTACATATTAAACCAGGTGTATACCATATACAAACTTGCGATTTTGGTGCAGTCAAAGACACTAGAACAGATTGGATACATCTAGATAGCTACCAAGATAAAAATATCTATGTTAGTAAATATGCAACTCAACCTCATGTACAGCCTAAAGCTAATGATGCTATTGAGATTATTAAACGCCTAAGTTACCAACCTAGTGTTAAAGAAGAAGAGAAACTTTATGTTTATAATCTACCTAAGATGAAAGCAGCTCCATCTCATCTACCGATACCAGATAACGTAGGTAACCAAGCTACTGTTATGAAATCTTATTTCGAGAAGTCTAAAGAATGGGAAACTAAGTATATCCTACTGAAAGATTCTTTATATAAGGCTAAGATAACTGTTAGCGAGAAAACATGGGAAGAAGATAACACTGTTATACCAAGTATGGTAGTTGATCCTACTAATCCGGATTTAAAAGTAGCACCAAGTGGTACTGTCTTTATAGGCGACGATAGCGTTAATGAGAATAAACTCTATATGTTCTTACATCGTAACCAACCTATCTATACTTTTGAGTTAGAATATGTTAAAGAGCTTAACTGGGGTAACCCACAAGTATTCCAAGAGTTCCTTTATGAATATGGAACTAGTAAAACTGTTTTAACTTGTGTACATACAGCTCTTTTAGGTAAAGCTACTGGTGGTAAGAAATTTAATAAAGGACTATTCCAATTCTATTCTCTAACAGAGATAGGTAAGGACAGAATCCCTAAAATAACCCTTAGTCAAGATCCAGGTATGCAAGTAGATTTTGAGAATTATAAAATTTATCATCCTTTAGTAGGTGGTAAACCTATTACAGATCCTAGTGTACCTAAAGATGTTATTATTGCAGATAGAAGAGATAAAGATGGTGTTCCATACTTTGAATTATCTCCATATACTGTAAATATTAAAGGTGTTAAAGATAATGTAACTAGAGTAACTCTTACTGTTAAAGACGAAGATAATAATGTAGTTTATACTTATGATCAAGCTCCAGTTGGTGATATCCATGGTAAACCATATACGATTAAACCAACAGTAGAAGAAATACTCAAAATGTTTAAAGATGGTAATCCATTACAAAGTAAAACATTTACAGTTACTGGTAAATACACTGGTGTTGTTAAAGAAGCTCCATTTAACGAAACTAAGATTACTTATAACTTTACTATAGGCGATCCTAAGTATAAAGTAGATAGAGTAACTTTAAATAAACCTAGAGTATGGGTAGATGGTATTCATGGTGCCAATAGTGGTAATGCTTTCTTAGCTTTTGAATATGTTACTTACCATTTAGTTATGTTAGATAAGAAGACTGGTTCTTATAAGACTGTATTAAACATGAAAACTAAGGATTATTATAACTATACAGAACTAGCGCCTAAAACCCCATTATCAGAGGATGTTAAATATACATTACAAGGTGTCGTTAAGTATAAATACTTAGATCCGATTAAGGTTCCTCCTGTTGTCTTTATTAAGAATAGTGCAACTATTACGAAACCTATTATCTATTTAAGTAAAATATCTAGAGTTAACGATAAGAGACTTGATATAGAAGTCTATACATCTGATATGACTGTAAAAGATGCAGGTGCTGTAAGTTATAACTACGTTACTACAAAATGGAGAGTTAAAGAGAAAGCTACTAACAAAGTTATTTACGAAGCTGACGTTAATCAACTAGGCGCTGTTGTAGCATTTAGAGGATTTGAAAGTAACGCTGTTCCTACTAATAGAGATAATCTAGATCTTAAGTATAATACAGATTATATTATAGAAGCTGCTTTTGTAGCTGATCCTATCTTAGAATCCGAATATGGAAGCTTAGAAGTTAAAACAGGTGAACCTTTAACACCTATAGTTAAACCTATGCCTGTTACTGTAGTAAGAAACTTTAACGAAGAGCAAAACATTAGAGAGATTAAAGCTAGTATAGATCCAGCTGAGTTTGAGGTTAAATATAAAGTTGACCAAAGACATACAGCGACTAGCTGGAAACTAATGCATGGTAGTACAGTTCTTAAAGAAATAACAAAGAGCACTTCTAAAAAGACAGAGATTAAATTTGTTTCTGGTCAAGACGGAGTTCCTGAGTTAATTTATACTAAGGCTTATTACGTATATGCTAAAGTATATAGTGGTAATGATGAGTCAGAATGGAGTTATGCATATTCTGCACCAAGTATAGACCCTTATAAGGTTCCTGTAAGGCATGATTATGAACATCCAACTATGGAAATCATTGGTTCTACAGCTACTTCTATAACAGCTAAGATAAATCACCCAGGTGAAGGTCCGTATGATTATTGGGCATTCCATGTTACTGGCGCTGATATTGATGGCAACGGTAATATAACTACGAAAGTATTTAAGTCTACTGATGGTCCTATTATGACTATTGATAACTTGATACCAGATAATGATTATAAGTTCAGTGGTATAGTCTATTTTAAATCAGGTGTAACTAAAGGTGGTACATCATTCCCAGCTACATCTACTTATGGTTCCCAAGAGATTATTGGTACTACTAAACATCAGGATGAAATCTATCGTGAGATCAAACGTGTTTATGAGAATGCTGATAATCCTAATAAGATCACTAACATCTCGTGGTGGGGTATGGAATCTAAGTTCTTACCGGTTTCATATAGACAACATTGGGAGTTAAGGTTAGATAATAAAGATGGTAGAGTAGTACAATATAAAGTTGAACCTATCGCAGGGCAATATTGGACATGGGCTTATTTAGAGCTTCCAGAATACGATAGAGAATATTGTTTAGCCGGTTGGATGGAATTCGTTAATAATGGTAAGTCTGAAAACAGAGCAGTTTCTCAACGTGTTTATAAAACATTTAAATCTGCTAAGTTAGACTTTGCTATTATAGGTGGCGGTATTACATCAGAAGGCTATGATACTATTTCTAACCCGCAAACTGATGAAGGTTCTATTGCGTTCATGAAGAGGTTATTCCCTAAACGTAAGATGCATACTTCATTTACGATGTATCGTTGTAAGGTAAAAATAGCCGATAAGTGGTGGCGTTATATAGCCGACATTAAATGGATGGTTACTTATCCTAATGATCCTGAGAATAAAGATCGCGGATGGATAGAACTACCTCCAGTTGGTAATGGCGATATAAAAGAACAAATATGGACTTATGTTCCATATGGTACAACAGTTGATGATGCTGGTAAACAATATACTAACACTGGTAGCATCAAACTTGTTATTACGTTAACTAATGGTGCCCAGAACACTATAACTTATTGGTAATAAGAGTTAAGGATAAGAGTATAAGAGGCTTAATAACCTCTTATACTCTTATCGTCTTTTTCTAACTAGTTCTAACTAGTTCGGGTGACTTATATATTAAGGAGAATCACAATATGAATCCTAATGAATTACGAATACTACCTATTGAAATTGGTGTTAGTATAGATAATCTTGCTCTCTCTGTTACGGCATCTGAGATGAAACTATCAGAAGAGTCTAATATTAAACATATAGCAACTGATTGGTATCTTATCGAAGCAGTTACTGGCCAGACTATAGAAAATAGTCTAGGGTCTAAGAGTTTAAATAGATGGGAATTAAAAAATCTTAAACCAAGTACTGGTTATAAATTAAGAGTAATTTATCATACAGATGATAAAGTTCTTACAGAAGCTATAGGAGAGAAATTCTTTAATACTCCTATAGTACAGATTAAACAGCCAGATTTTGATATAGTTATGAACGATAATAATACGAAAGTTTCTATTGGTTTATCAACTACTTATACTATTGTTAATAGTGATGAAGAACATATAGCTACTACCTATATTATTAGAGATACTGAAGGTAAAGTTCTTTATGAAAAATATAGAGACACTGGACATTTAACATCTTTCAATATCACACCTTATGTAACTTCTAATAAAGGTTATTTCATAGAGATTAGCTTACATTCTGAAAACTACGATAGTCCTAGAAAGATTAAGTATATTAAAACTCCAATTTATGTACCTGGTGAACCATTCGACATGGATTTTAGCGTTTATGTAGATGATACACTTATTCCCTCTGTAAGAGGAGTATTAAATAGTGTTGAAGAGAAAACAGTACAAAGGGTTAATCTTAAAATCTATAGAAGAGGTTACCCTAAAGAAGATATACTTATATTCAATCGTTATGTTAAACAGTTTGAAGATAAGAAAACAACTGAATTAGACAATACATTTGAAATAGTCCTATCTGAAGAGAATATGCTAGATATTCTTAGGTTCCAACAAGAAGATAAAATGGGATTGTGGGTACATCCATGGGTGTTTACTCTAGACGTTTATTTTACAGATGGTTCTAGAGCTTCTAGTAAACCTGTTTATAAAAGAGTTCCTTTACGTGGTAAACCAGGCAGAGTAGAAATAATTAGAACTGATATACCTACTTTTAAACTAGTAGAAACTGAATTAGGTTCTACTTGGGATAAACTAGAGAAAGTAACTTGGATAGTAATTAATGCTTATGGAGAAAAAGTTCTTGAAGAGACTCGTTTCGGTACAGACCAAACGTTTAGTCTTGAACCTTATGTTCTTAAAGGTGAGTTAGTTAAAGGGCTATTCTATTATGTACAGGCTGTTATAACTACATCAGCAGGATTATCTTTAGTAGCTAGAACAGGTAATGAAAAATACGGTAGAATAGATCGTAAAGGTTTACCATTTGTTATGGAGAACCTTAAAATAAAAGAACCTTATGTTAGAGTAACAGATATTGAAACAGTAGATCAAAATCTTTTCAATGTGCATCTTAAGTTTTCTAAGTTTGAAGTTAACCATAATCCTTATGGTAAAGTATTAGAACATAAACATACTACTATAAGACTATATGATGTTACTCAATCTCTTTATAATAGTAACATTAAGGCTAAATTAGTTTATGAATCAACTTTAGATCCAATACGTTCTCTAGTATTAGTACGCTCTAAAGAGATAGCTCCGGAGTTTTCTCTAGATGCTACCAACTTAGGTATCTATTATAATAGAGAATATCGTATAGATGTTTGTTATGTAGCTGATAATGGTTTAGTATCTGCTATAGGTTCTGAGATCTTTAAAACACCTAAGATTCCAACAACACTAGTATCTACTCCAGTGGTTAAAGAAAGCTATATTATGCCTACTGGAGAAATACATCTTATAGTTGCTGAACTAGATGAATCTAAAGTTTCTATAAAGAATAATTCTGAAGATACTATAGAATCCACTACATTTACCCTATATAAAGGTAAAGAAGTTATCTATACTAAAGTAGCTACTTATGATAAGTTTAAATTTGCTATTAAAGATTTTGATAATGGTCTTATAGGCAGATTAGAACCAGGTGTTGAGTATTGGTTAGAAATCCAATATAAAACCAAAGGTAATATAGTTAGCCCAGTAACATCTGTTAGATACATCGTAGGTGAAAACACTAATAAAGAGTTAGGTATTGTTAAAACTTATGTTAACGGTAAAAGAGCATGCTTTAGGTTTAATAACCTACCAGAAGATACTGAATATACTTTAAGTAAAGATAATCTTATTATAAGCGATAAAATAGTTGGTAACACTTTAAATCTCTTTAACTTATATCCTAATAGTGAATACACTCTTAAAGTATTGGATAAAGAATTAATATTTACCACTGATAAAGATGCTTATTATAGTGCAGAAGAGTTGAAACTAATGAATGCTAGATGGGAACTAGAGTATGATAAGTTCTTTAGAGGTAATTATCTTAGAACCTATATTACTCCAAGCATAGCACATTATAAAGTTAAAGATCCTTTACTAACAGATCTTATACGTTATAAGCGTGTTAGTATACATCTATCAGAATCTAATAGTAATCCTATATTCGATATGATATTCGATACTAAATTAATTAATAACGCTTCTATCTTAGAAGGAATAAATACTCTTAATTTCTTTACTAAAGAGAGATTCTATATTAAGGTTCAGTTAGGTCTTAGTAAAAGAGTTTGGTTAGAAGCTAAAACAGTTGAATTCTTAGTAGAAGAGTTTGATAAAGAAAAGTTTGTAGATCAGTTCATATGGGAACAAGATGATTATGAATATCTTGACAAACCTATTTTAGATTCTGTAGATAACAAAGATGATGTTATGTACCCAGATTCTTATAAAGCTAAAGATCGTGTTCTTAAACTAGTCGTTACTATGCCTAAGCAGTTTATGGAATATGTAGAACGTTTAGATATTTATTATAATACTAAATACGGTCCTTATTTCGTTAGTAGCTATCAATCAGCTGATAAACCTACTAAGAACTATAAAGGAGAATCATTGTTCTTCTTACTACCTTATAATGACAATATCTTATATTCAGACTTTAGAGATCTAACTTCCGTTATTTCTACTAAGCCTGTTAACTTAGTTAAGATGATTACATTTAAAGATGGTAGTGTTCTAACATTTTAATATTTATACTAGTACATAGAAGGGAATTTTATATCCCTTCTATGTACTAGTCTTTTAGTTCCATGACCTATAGGTAAAGTACTGTTTTACCTATGATTTTTACAAGAAAAGGATAGGAGGTTCTTATGTCTTTACAAGACCTTAAACCCGATAATCAAGTTTCTTATATTCAGGGTGGTAGAAAACTTGGAGTCTATAATGGTGATGTTAAAACAGGTACTTATATAGATATCCATGGACATTTTATCAATGCTGATGGTTTTGCTTTAGACGAGAACGGTTATATTATGTTCGATAAAGAAGGTAAACCAATCATGGGAGATACACCATCTTATATACCTATAGATAAATATCAGGAAGATGGTATCCCTTGGCTATCTGAATATGAAAAACGTAAAAGAGAACCACGTAAGATAGGTGGCCCTACAGCTACTTCCGATACTTTACTACTTACATGTTATTTCGATATTTTTAATATTAAGTTAGATGTTCCAGATGAACTTATTTTAGGCCCAACAGCTTTCTATAAGTGTTGGAAACATTATATGTTCACATGTAAAACAGTACAAGTCATGTGGGGTAATGTTTTTAGAACAGGTGATATATAAGGAGTTAAAATTATGGCTGTTTATAATGTTCCTTATGGGGAAAATAACAGAAAAGATGATTATCTAGCGAATGTCGAAAGGTTTCGTACTAAAGATGAATTACAAACATCAGTACGATTCCACGACGAAATTCCTTTAGATAATATTAAACAATATATAAAAGGTATGCCTTGGGAAGTTGACTATTATAACCAGATAGGAGATATTAACGATATAGATCTTGTACCGGATAGTAAACTTTCAGTAGGTAGTCAGAAGTATAATAGAATACAAAAGTTAAGGATCTTTATAGATAGGGCTTTAGATCAAGCTGCTGTTAAAGATCTTAAAGTCTCTGGTATAATCAATGCTAACTTCAGGCCTAGAAAATATGATGTTTTCATAGCTACATTAATGGGCGGTAGAATAGCACTTTTTAAAGTTGCAGATGTTCGTATGGAACATTATAACTTACATCCTGTGTATGCTGTTGATTTTGAAATAGTTAGTTTTTTAGAAGATAACGATAATCTTTATAATACTTTAGTAGGTAAGACTATCGGTAATTACGTTTATAATAAAGACTATAATCGTAATAATGCTGATGTTATTCTTACTAAACAAGAGTTCGCTTTAATAGAAGATGTTAAAGATGCTATAGAAGATATAACAGACTATTATTTTAGAACATTCATAGACCCAGATACTAAACTACTTAAATTACCATCTACTTCTGCTATAAATTATGTAGACCAAGAGTTAGGTAAGTTTTGTAGAAGAGTATTCAGTGTTATGGATTATCCTATGTTAACAGAGATGCAAACTGTTGACTATGATATGGATAAGACTGTTCGTTATACTATATGGGATGTTATCTTAGAACGTAATATGAAGTTACTTAGAAGAGCTGAACCTTTCTTAGGCTTCATACCTTCTCCTATACCTAAATCAAATTTCAACAGCATTCATGCTTACTTTATGAATATTGATTATATAGTAGATAAAATAGAAACTAACCATACTATTTTAGGTGTTGAAGATACCTCTACTTATCCAGATCTAGGACAAGATAAATTTCCTATTCTTAATGCTGTTAGAGAAGATGATAATAAACACATTATCAAAGCAGCTAAAGCATGGGATGAATTTATTCCACAGTTAGATTTCAATGTTAAGAAGACGGTATCAGGAGAAGGCGTAACTACGCCTGTTAAAGAAGTTCTATATGGTAAAGAACCAGAAGTTCCTAAACCAGAACCTAAGTTCCAATTAGATAATCTTAATACTCTTATTGGTAATAAAGTAGAGAAAGAAGATAAGACAACTGATGAACCTAGCAGACCTATAGATCGTAAGATACCAGATATAAGAGCTACTAAACAATATAAAAGACAAAAGGATAAATAATGTACTTAAATCTTAAAGAGAAATTAATCTTATTTTGGATAGCTATCTTTACTATTATCTCTGGATTCTTCGGTTTGATTAGTTTGGCTATTGGTTTCGTAGGTATGTCTATACTTTATTACTCTGATAAAGCTAAAGAGAAGATAGTTAATTTAATACGAGGTGAGAAATGTCAATAGCCTATGATACCACTCCCATTATAGAAGTTAAAGAACTTAGACATGATTACATTCTGATTAACTTTCACCATGTTAGTGAACAAGATCATGCCGATGATTTAGATTGGATTAAAGTAACTTGGTCAACGGGAGATAGTATTACTACATCAGAAAGAACTGCTTCTATAGGTTCTTCTGGTATAGCTGGTACTAAAGTAAAAGTTGAAGTTATTTATGTCTACAATGATCTAGAAACAGTTCCAGCTACTTTAGAAATAGATGTTCCTGAGGTTCCTCTGGATCCTGAATTATCAGTTGATACTAACTCTGAAGATTATCTTAACATACCACAGACTAATCTATTTATAGACTCTAAACGTCTTATGTATGCTGATGAGAAAGGTAAGTTAACTAAAGTTATTTTACCATCAGATCCACATATAGAAGAGATTAAGAAACTAATACCAGAATCTAAATGGAAATACCTTAATGAACGTTTAGTAACGAATCCTGATGATAGTAATACTTTAGTAGACTTATTTACTGGTTTAGTAGTAAATCAAGAACTTAATGTAGTTAGTAAAGTAGACGATGTTGAAGAGAAAATCAAACTTCTTAAAGAAGCTTGGTTACATAAATTAGATAATCCTGATAAACTTCCTGATCTCCCTAAACCAGAAGAGAAAGAAGATGAGAATGCTCTTAAGACTTATGTTTTAGGTAGACAGTTCTATGCTGGTAACCTTGTTAAAATGACTATGTTCGAAAAAGAGGTTACTAAGTATATCCAAGGTAAACAACTAGATATAAATATCCTTATGGACTTCTATAAAGAATTTCCAAGTTGGAGTACTGTAGAGAAATATTATAAACTACCTATCTTGGTAGTTATGCTTAAGGATTATATAGCTAGCGTTAGAACGGAGATCTAACATGTTGTTAAATAAATACGAATTAAGAAAGAATCCACCTGGTAAAGTCGTTAATAGTAAATTAGAATTACCATTACCAGATCGTAGTTATTTTTGTTATGCTCCTCAAATCTCTTTATACACTGAAGACCAACTTAAATACTTCGGAGTACCTCAAGAGGGTTATGTAGATGATTTAGGTAATGCTAATCTTAATAAGATGATACTTGTTAAATGGACTATATCCGAAATGCTAGATGCTTATATTAACGGTTATCGAGTCTCTTTAGAGAATCGTAGTGATGTTATTAAAATAACAGAAGCTATTGACGAGTATTTTGAACAGGTTAATAACATACTAGATGTAGGCGATGGTAGGAAATATAATTTTGACGAACGTTTAGAAGCACTAGATGGTTTTAATAGGAGTATCTATACTCTTAACTATGGAACTATTGCAGCAAGAAGAGAAGAGATTATTAAGAAAGCTTCTTTAAAAGATATGGCTCCAAATGTTGTATTCCAAGAGTTACGTCAAATACCTATCATAGAGAGAAAAGACGGTTTACCAGATAATGTACCTATTAATAAATATTCAGATCGTTCTGTAACTCGGCCTGTAGTTGGTAATCCTCTAGCTCCAGTATATGAGCAAGAACCTACGTTTGATTTCAATAGGAACTATGAAACAAGATTTAGAGATCCTAATGAACGTCGTATAGCTGCTGAATATGAAAAAGCCAAGAATAAACTTGGTGATATATAAATCATAAGGAATAGAAAATGCATATAGAAAAGAAATCTAGCTGCCCTATAATTAATAACCTTAAGGGAGCTATAGAAACAGTTAAAACAATAGAATCTTATCTTAACGATCCTAAACAAACTATCCAAGATGAGATAGCTAAGATCTCTTATGGTAAGAACTCTTTAGACGAAGTTAAACTAAGGAACTTAGAGAAAGGTCTTAATTCAGATCTTACCTATCATGTTGCTACTAGCCTTGGTAAGAAAGAACTTGCTGATGCTCTATCTTTTAGAATAGAAGAGATTAAGAAACATTTTAAATCTAAGTTTACTAAGATAAGAAACAACAGTAAGATCTTGAACAATGCTCTTAAAGCTCTAGATGAGAACTTTAATAACGGTGCTATAGAGACTAGATGGGCTGCTATTAACTCTAGCCAACTCTACCGTAATACTTTCTTACAAAGACTAGAAAGGGATTTTGAACCATCGCTTAGAGGTATTCAATATAGAATAGATTTCAATATTGACACTAAGAAATTACTTATCATTCTTAAAGTCTTTATAGATAAACTACTAGAGAAACAATCTGTTAATAAACTACTTGAAGTTAATACAACTATTAAGAATCTTCTTGATCTTACACAAGATCTAGAACATATGGAAGTTGTTGTACCGCAAGATGCTCTAGATGAACAGAAAGTTCCTGCTGAGTCAAGAACATTCCAAATAGAAGTACCTATCTTAACTAAAGAAGATACTGGTAAACTTATTAGAGAAGTTGCCCTTAAGATAGAGAACCTAGATGATGTTTCTGTAGATATTTTAGCTGCTATTGATTCTCTTAGAGAACCTTTAGAGAAATACTATCAGAAGTCAACTGGTGATATTAATGTTATTTCAGATGTTCTTGTTAATGGTTATACTTCTATAGTAGAAGAAACACTACCAAGAATTCAAACAGCTATAGATAATATCACTTTAGAGTTTATAGATACACATACTACAACAGAAGCATTCCATAATAGAATCACTAACTATCTTAATGTTCTTATAAGGATTATAGATATTGAAAATTTTATGTCTACATTAGCATATGAAGTTACTTCTGATGTAGCTAAAGACTTTAGCGATTATCTAGCTCTTTATAACCTTTATACATTGATTTTACTGTATGGTGTAACTTCCAATACTAAACCTAAAGTAGATAGACCAGAAGCTTAAATTAAGAGGAATATAGAAGATGAGTACTAATAAGATTATACAAGGTGGGTTATTAGATCTAGATGTTGAAATGGTAATCAATAACCCTAAGGCACCTAAAGGTTCTTATACTTATGAAGCTGTGCTCTCTTCTCCTAAACTCGATTATAATATTCCTATGTTAAGGAACTTAGAATGGAAGAGAGATTTTAACAATGGTACATGTGAAGATCTAAGATTGATTTTCGTTATGGACTCTGCTGTCTATAGGAACTTTATTCATCAGCATCAAGATCATCTTGAAGTTACTATAAATAAAAAGAATGCTGATCTTATAGTGGATAGTACAAGATATAAATTCATTATTCTTAATAGTTCTGCTAAGAATAGAAAAGAACTTATGAATACTTTAACAGATAGTCAGCTTAGTTCTTTCGTACCTATGGAAATAGAAGGCCAATGCGTTGATCAAGACTTTTACTCTTTAGACGATATTACTATAGAAGGTGTTTATAAGAACCAAGATGTTAAAACTGTTATAAGTACTGAAATGCTTCATAACTTAGCTAGAATAGAATATGGAGCAGGTAAACCAGAAGTTTCTTTAGATATTATAGAACCTGATAATACTAATAAATACGGACATATCTTAGTGCCTACGGGAACTAGATTATTAGAGTTACCAATATTATTACAGAATGGCGATAGCTATGGTGTTTATAATGGTGGTATGGGAGTATTTATACAGAAGTATAAAAAGAAGAAATATATATTCGTTTATCCTCTTAATGATATTAAACAATATGATACTAGAGAAGATAAACTAATGTTAATGAGATCTATTAACCCTAGAGTAGGTACATCATACCCAACTTATCTTATAGATGGTAAAGTACTTAAAATCATTCCTTCTCCAGAATATAAATCTTTAGAGAATGAACAGAATGAACTTATTAAACACGGTAATAGCATTTCTTATTCAAATCCTGATAACGTTTATAAATCCTATAGGAAGATAGAGAACGGAAGTACTCTTAAGGGTAATAAGAAAACTAACGTAACTACTATAAGTACTAAGGATATGAAAGATGGTTCTAATAGAACTACCTATATAGGTACTGTTAATAACGTGTATCGTTATAGAAGTTCTGTTATTATTAATACATTATCTATCTTTAGTTTTGATTGGTATGGATCTGATATAGATCTTATCTATCCTGGTATGCCAGTTATGTTAATTTTAGAACATAAAGATAATGGACTAATAAAGTTAAAAGGTAATGTACAATCGGTAGCACAAATGTATGCTAATGATTATAAAGAAACACACGGAACTATAAACATAGCAGTTCAATCTCCAGAGGTATTTATGGATATGAACGAATATGAGGATAGCGGACTTAAAAGCAAATAAAAAAGAAGATACAGTATACATAGAGAACATTCTCTATGTATACTGTTAATATTATTATTTAATGTGTAGTTTAGACTCTACGAAGAACTCACGTTCTTTGTGTTCACTTTTTTACCTATATTAAAACCCTCTACAGGCCTATGATAGCCCATTACGCGACTATAAACAACGCACTTTGTACGCTGGCTTTCTAAGTTAGCTAATATCTCTTGATCCGACATATTAGCAACTGATTGAGTTTCTACCATCTCTTCTCCTTGTATAAGATTATCTTATGTAATAACTTTCAACATATTTTACTTTAGCGCCATCTTCAGGATCTGGTACTATGCCTAATGAAGACGTATATACCGTTCCTTTATATTCTAAGTCTACTATAATAGTTAATACGTTATCTGGTATAGTGATTTGTTTAAAGAACTCTCTAGCAAGTACCCTAGACAGCATTGTATGGAACAACTCTCTATTAGCTTGCTCTATAAAGTCTTTAGAAGAACCCGATAACTCTTCTACTAGTTTAAGAATCTCTTCTACTAGTTCAGTATGGTTCTCTGCTAAATACTGAAATCTATTTACTTGTTTAAAACTTACCATAGACCCTCCGTATCATCTTGTCTAGCTTTTACTTTAACTGGTTGTACCTCTGGAGCTACAGTAGTACTCTTTTTAGCTTTCACTGGTTCATAACCATGTTGATAACGTTTAAAGATTTCAACCCATCTTTCTCTAGCTTCTATATTAGAATCACTAACACAGTTATTGAATTTAGAAAGAACTTCACTTATGAATCTATCACCACATGCTGGCATATAGTTACACTCTTGATTATATTTAAAAGGAATATCTCCTATAGTTATACCTTTAAAAGCAGCATTAACTTTATCATAGTCAACAGTAGGCTGTCCATATAAAGCCGGAACATTATATAGTACTTTAGTATTGTCTTCATCGTCTACAACACTAACTTCTCTTTTACCGCCTGCTGTTAGTTCCATCCATTTCTTAAATGCTGGTGAACCTAAAGCATTCTTATCTTGATTATCTTTAGCTAACGCTACGAATAACCCTAAATAACCATATACAAAATTAGATTCTGTTATTTTGCTTATAAGAGCATTATCGGATATTTTCATATTCTTAGTAACAACATCTATATACTTTTCTGTTGCCTCTTTAAAGTCTTCCCTAAAGATATTGTCTTTATCTTTAATTCTTATCATATTAGATTCCTTTTATCAATATTCAATATCGTAACGATATTTTTCAATCAGTTTAGTTTCAAACTCTATGATACCAGATTTTCTACCTCTGATAGCTCGTGTAAGTTTATATTCTTCGAAATTTCGTACACATGTAACATCAATGTTAATATTGACTATACCATCTCCCATTTCTTTAACTTCTATAATAGGAGTAACTTTCTCGAAGAACTCTCCATAGAGTCTTTCTATATCGGATTTAATAGCATCTGAAAGTCTTTCAGGATTAGTCTCTGTTTGTAAAGTATATTTTAAGGATATTATCTTACCACGGAAGATATTAGATTGCGAATAATCGGAAGCTTGATAGTACTCCCATAGTTTAGACATTTGAGATAATGGTGTTGTATCCCAACCATCTACTGTTAACGTAGGTATAACAGGTGTCATATTAGAACTCCTTGTCTTGTAATCAGGAATTTGTAAATAGCTTATTAATATATGAATATAATCTGTTCTAATCTTATATTCAACTACATGAATTTTTCCTAATTGTGATCATAGCGTAAGGTAAAACTTACGCTATGTTTTTTATATTCCGTTAATAAATGAATACAGTTAAGAGAATTGTATTCAAGATGATTCTTTCCTTTTAGTAAAATACAATAATTTTCAGTATGCATTCTAGAGTAATATCTAGAGTGCATATTTTTATTTCGTTAGTTAATAGTATGAATACTTAAAGAGACTTAACCCTTTAAGATTCAAAAACCAATATATCGAATTTGGTATATGTTCTAGAACAAAAGAAGATAGATTAGAGAGTAATACTCTCTAATCTATCTTTCTATATTTTCTGCTGGTATAATATCTTTTATACTAAGATCTAAAGAGTATTTATTTCTATAGTATCCTAATGCTGCCGAATAAACAACATAATAAACTCTATCTGGAACCATGGTATCGTTCCAGTTAGCCATTGTTATACCATTATTACGTTCGAAATTATAGATACCAGTAATAGTCGTATTACCGAACCTATAGAAGTTACAAAACTTACTTTTACCGGCATTAAAAGCACTTTTAAATTTCATCTTAGAAATAAATAATGGAGTATCCCATTTATTACCAAAAGGAGCTAATGCCTCTACTTGTAAAGCAAAAGCTAATGATAATCGAGCTGGGTTAATATATGTTAACACATTAAGATTATTAACAGGTATTTGGCCATTTAACGCTTCTTTAACTTTATCCGAGAATAACTTCCTAAACTCGTCTAAATGATGTGTATAGATCTCAACACCGCAAGCACCCATATGTCCAGCTGCTTTAATAACTATATCAGGTCTTAATGCTTTAATATCTTGTAAGATACTTAATAAGTTAACATCTAATATATTTCTTCCAGATCCCATAAGGATAGTATTGTCTTTATTAGCTCTGAAAACGATAGTCGGTCTATTATAAGTTTCACCCACTTGAGAGGCTACTGGACCTGCTATACCATAGTCAGTTACAATATCAACCACAATACCAAATACATCTGACATATCAGGATAAAGCTCATCAACTTTTGCTATAGCTTGTGCAACTACTTCACGTTGATTAGTTTTCCTTCTATTATTCTCTTGGTTAGCATAAACAAGAAATCTTTCTATAGACTCTGGATCTTCTATAAACCCTCTAAAAACAGTTCTTTCCGTAGAACATCTATTACCAGAGTTAAAGAACGGTCCTATAGACCAAGAAATGTTTTTATCTTTAGGAACCTTAGGAAGACTTAACATCTTCTCTAGCTTAATAAAAGAAGGGTCTTCTCTTTTAGCTAGTTGTCTCATACCCACAATATACATAGCTCTATTGTGTATATTATTCAATGGCATTTGATCTACAACAGTTGAAATACCTACATAAGGTAAAAGAGAATAAAGTTCTTTCTCATCTCTTCTTAAAGCTTTATGAATAGCAGAACAAAGATTGAAGCCAACATGACAACCAGAAATACCTCTAAAAACCATATGATCTTCTCTCATAGGGTTAATAAATCCTAACACATTTCTAGCCCTAGTTCCGTCTGGACATTCATGGTGATCTGTAACTAATGTTAATATATTACCTTGATTTTTAAGAATAGTATAGCTTTCGTCGTTTAAACTCATTTTGTTCAGTATGGTTCGTTACTCCATACCCGGGATGTTACCCAGCTCTAACTTTCACTAGAGATCAGACTATATCACTACGTTAAAGCGTAGTCCCACATTTCGATTTAAGGGGTTCTCACCCACCCACTCGGGCCCTACTCCTGTTGTGCATTTAGACCTGCACTAAAGGATAGTCGTTGAAGCCACTCCATATACATTATGTACTTAGGAGCTTCCTTGCGCCGGTTACCCATTGTAGCATACGATAGCGTTTTTACTATGCCATTATGAATCATTACTCTAATGGTATACTAGTCTATTTCTAGCTAGTAGTAGTATCTATCATCTTTAGGGCTTTCCCGCAGTTAGAAGGATTTCTAAAAGAGTTAATTCTCTTTTAGGGCAGTTAATGTTAAATAATTAGTTAAATCCTTAGGTCTTAGTGTTGGATCAAGTTTCAAATTTTCTATTAATTCTACAAAATTCCTATAAAACACATTGTTATGTTTATATTGCCAATAATAAGATATAAAATTAATTAACAATTTTTCAATATTGTCTTTATTTTTATAAGATATTCTTAGTAATGGTATGTCGTATATTTTTGCGAATTTATTTTTTAATTCATCGCGCGTCTGAACGGTTTTAAAGTATTCTAACCCACCCCATGCTTCAATTGGAACAAAATGTTGAATACCATCAAACTCTATTAATAAGTTCAGTTTTGGTAAATAGAAATCATACCGAAGTTTTAACCCTCTTGTTTTAAACATCGGTAGTCTATATTGCCTAATATACTCAATTTTATTTAATACCAAAAATTGTTTTATTATTTCTTCGCTGGTGCTTCCACAACATTTAGTGCATGCTATAAGACGTCGCCTTTTCCTTAATAACTCATACGGTAGTGCGCTAAATTCACCATGGATCGGGCATATTAAAGTAATTGGAGTGCTCCCATTAACATAAATAACTTTGCTATAATCAACAGTATCGCCAAATTTATTTTTTAATTTATCTAAAAATACATTTTCCGGTATACGTTTGCGTTCAATTGAACATAATAAACAGATATCTTTTTTATACTCTGTTTTCGGCACCCAATTAACTCTCTGTATGCCATGTTGCGGACATTCAAATGTTATTATACGTTTTTGATAACGGGTTTTTGTCTTCTTACTTATAATCCATACTCTATCTATTTTATTCTTAAATGTATACATAGGGTATAGTCGTTTATACATAGCTATAATTTCATCGTCACACACTATTGGCGTTTTATTTGCTCTGTTTTTATTACAAATAATACTTGCGCATTTTGGGCAACTACCCCCTAGCACTAAAGCATTGGTATTGTCACGATTATAAATATGTGTTTTAGCTAGAACAGTAAAATCACCATGCACTGGACAATTAACTGTTATTTTCGAGCGAATGTTGATAAATTTTGTTTTAGTATAATCATATGCATTATTATGTATACTAATTGCGCGTTTTAAAAATTCTTCTTTTGATAACTTGACTGCCACGTAAGCCCTTTTAAATAAAAATAATCATTTAAAATTTTTTACCATGGTCTAAGGTTATGATTAAAGCTATCTTCTCTTCTCTATTCATATCGAGTATTTCTTGCGTATATTCTTTATTAAAACCATTACCATTTTTTCTTTGGTTAGGTAATGCTTCTACATATTCATATTTTAGAATATTGTTAAAGTATTTAAAAACAGTTATACCAGATGTAAGTCCATCACAGTCATAGTCACAAGCTATCAAAATCTTTTTCTTATCTTCCATTAACTTTATTATATGTTCAACCACAATAAGATCTGAGTATTTATCTAATTCAAACTGTAAATCTACTTTAGGATAAATATATTGTTTTCTAAGAGAAGCTAAAGATTCATTATCTGTATTAAACGTACTTTCATAATCATAAACTTTATCACCATTCTCTATTGTCTTTTTAATATTAATATCGTAAAACTCTTTTATCCAGTCTTTTTTTTCTCCAGTATATGTTATACCATATCTGGATAATGCTTCTTGATTTATTTCCATGGTAATATCCTTTCTCTTAATACCGTTTTGTCTGATTTTAAAGTACATTGTACTGTATACAAGGAACCTTATGAGAATTTTAAAGTTAATAAATAATAAAATTGAGCCAGTAGAAGCCATAGCTCAATTTAACAAAAAGAAAGATAATAAAGACGGTAAGTTTGGATATACTATCCAACACGGTTCTTTTGGTAATGATCTATGGACTATTAAAACTTATTTGCACACTAGGCATTTCCCAGTTGGTAAACCTGGTAGTAAACTTAAACTAGATGAAGATAAATATACTTTCAGTGCTATCCATAAAGATGGTAAGCCTGTTAAAGACCAAAGAGGTAATAATATCTATATTATAAGTAAGGATCAAAACTTCTATAACTTAGATACTATCATTTTATTCTGGAATCTCCCTATCATACCTAACTCTGTTACAAGTTATGCATTATTCGGTTCTGCTAGAATGATAGCAGAAGGAACTCATGGCGTATTCCATGTTGATAATGTTATTAAAGTACCAGCTCCTGTTTTAGAGATAACTGGTAGTTGTACATTAGAATGTTATGCTGATGATATTGCTAATAATGTTAGAATAACACAAACCATAACATATGATAGTGCATCTGATCGATGGGAAGCACAACCTAAGAAAACTGAACCATTAAAAGGATAAGAGATGTTAATAAGCGAAGGTAGAACATTTGGAACTGTCTCTTCTAATGTTACAAAACAAAAAGGCGGTTTCTACTGTGCTGGTGAAAGAACTGTAGTCATTGGTTCTACTAGCAAGAAAATAGATAAGAAACTTAAGTATAATCCAAATATGTCTGTTGCAGAACAAGCTTATTTAGAACTACTTAAACAATATCAACGTTAAGGAGATAGTCGTGTACCGTAATGTCAATGACCTTATAGAGAATGAGTTCTATAGGGTTAAAGTAGATAAGAAATTTTACGATAAATTAGAACACTATCTTAAAGATCTTAAATATAAATCTGCTGGTACCGATAATAGTGAATTCCTAGGAAGTAACCTCCTGGGAGTTCACAAGTTTTCTTTTAGTCGGTATGACGATAGAGATTTCTTTAAGAACCTTCTCTATGCTGATGAAAGTAGATATGAAAGAGCCTTTAAGATGTTAGAAGGTGTTAATGCTAATTTCAAAGTTAGTAGTAACCATACTTATCTTACATGTGTTATTCTAATGCATCTTACTTATAACAGTAACTTAGATAATAAAACTAAGTTAGAAGTAGTTAAAGATCTTTTTATGGTTATAGCTTATAAATCATTTGGATCTATATATAATCATTTCTTTAAATATCCTGCAGATCCTGCTATAGCTAAAATAGTCTTTGAAGAATTGAATAATAAATACCTTCTTAAGAAAGCTGGTAATTGGCAAGGAGTATTTGATTATCGTTCTGAAGATGTTCTCCCTGGAGGCATATTCGAAGAACGTATTAAAAATCTAACTGTTGAAAATCTAGTAGATGTTGTTAATGGTATTTATAATAGATTTAAAGATATTATCAAGAACCTATACGTTATATACCTAGATGTTCTTAAGAAGAATGAAAAGATCTTAGCAACTTCTAAAATAGTAACTACTGGTGAAACTGATGAAAGAGAAGAAGAATTCGGAGACTCTATAGGTGGAAATAGAAAATATATTGTCTATATTAAATCTATAATCAATAGAGAAGAAGATTTTGTAGATGGTGATTTACTTTATGTAGTACAAACCATTTTACCAACTTGTAGATCTGATAAGTTAGAACAATTTGTATCTGGTTTAACAAAACTTCCATATCCAGAAGATACAAGAAGAGACTATATAGAAAAGATATTAACTTCTAGTTTTAGCTATCTTGTAACTAAAGGTATCCTAGGTGATTATGATAAAAAGATATTCGTTTGTCTTAAACACTTAAAAGGCTATTGGATGGCTGGTAATATGAAAGATAAAGAAGCCAAAGAAGCTAAAGACATGGCAAACGAGTTAGCATATGGAGTACTTATGACTCCTAATAGAACTATGATTCCAGCTATAGCTATTGGTTTTATTTTATATATTTTCCTTAAAGCTATAAAAGGGTTTAAAAATTAATTGATTCTTAATCTTACCTCCTTTCCTAAGAAAAAGAATCGAACTAATCACTATTAACTCCTTTTAGTGTTAAATAAAATAAGAACGTAACAGAGAGTAGATGGCTATGCCATCTACTCTCTGTTATCTAATAAGTCTTCTAACTGATCATCGGTTAGACCTATAATATAAGAAGGAAGTTCTAACTTAAGTGTTATATAGATTTCGTCTTCTATAGCAGCTTCGTATTCCATATCTTCAAAAGCAGATTGGAGTAACTTATAGAACTCTTCAACTGGAGTTAGTTTTTGTCTTTCATTAGCTGTAGCTAGTGATTTAACTATGAAATCTATTTTATCTAATACGTACTCACCAGCTTGAGTATCTAAGATATTATAGATTTTATCCATAGTACTATCAGTTACTTTATATGTAGCTAATTTGGACTTGATGGTATCTAAGTCATTGGTAATAAGACCAATGTCTGTATCATCATTTTCTGGATACCCGTTTAAAGGTATAACTAAATTGGTTTCTAACATTTTTAGTTCTTGCATACTAAGTCCTGTAAGATTGATATATATTTAAGTTTGTTCTTCATAGTTAATGTAACTGTTATATTGTCGAATATATTTACAGTAACATCTGCTCTATAGAACATATCAGCTAGAGTATCAAGAGCTTCTTGAGTACGTTCATTATGAATGTGCTCATCTCTTTCTTCTAGATAAATATCGTTATGATAACCTTCTATCTCCCTCTTAGCTGCTTTATAGAATTTAAGAATACGAGTCATAATGACAGCTAGCTCATATGCATATGTTCCCTCTGCATAGTCTTCTACGTCAACAGGTATATTCTCATTTACATTAGAAAGAACAGATAGAAATTCACCTATCTTACCTTCTATATATTCCTCTTTATGAGGAATATAATTAGATACTGTGCACTCTGCTACGAGTTTTAAAATCTGTTCCATGTTTTTCCTTTATGAAATTGTTTTTAATTTCTAACGTTAGTGTTTTACCATCTAAAGTAAATGTAGGTGGATTAGTTGTTATAATCTTCTCTACTTTATTAAAGATAAGTATTAAGTACTGGATTAATGTTCCTAAATCATTCCTATATTTAAAACTATACATAATATCTCTTATGTTTTCACACTTAGGAGATAACGGAGGAACACGTTTACTTCTGTTAACATACTTTATGCATTCTTTATTACAATAGTCGACTATAGCAAGATAGAAATCTGCTATAAAGTCAGTTCTTATGTAAATGAATGTTGAGTTCTTATTAGCGTTATATAGACCGATCTCATAGAGCTTATGAATAAACTGATCGAAATCTAGTTTAATAAGTTCTAATGGAATATTCTCGTTTTCAAACGTAACAGTATGTTTTATCACTTTGTAGTTAATAGCAGTTTCAGAAGTTAACATATCTAGGTCCTTAATGGTTATCTATTGGTCTTCACTTGGTTTGGTTACTATAGGCTCAGAAGTTGGTAAAATAGAAATATAGAAATAATCATCTACAATGTTTATAAAGTAATGACCATTATCTATAAGATTTATTATTTTATCTTCTAAATCTATATGGGACGCAAACTGGGACGCAAGTTGTTCCATGGTATCACGTAGTTCACTATCAGTATCGGATAGCGTATCTATGTTCTTAGTAACGAAATCTATAAACCCAGGATAAGTATCGAGACCGTTTCTTTTAGCCAAGATATTATCTCTAACGGAAATTTCATAGCCTTTAATTACTTGTTTAACTAAACGTAGCATGAAATAATGCGCTGCGTTATACTCTTCCATAGGTTTAGACTCTAAATACTTATTAAGAACATGTGTTAAAGCCCAAGTATCTGACTTATCTTTCATCTTTTCTTTAAGCCAATGAACATCACCTAGATGTTGAATAGTAGTTTTAAGTACGTTATAGTCTCTTACTCTATGTGTACAAAAAACTTTACTAGTTATACCATGCACATTAACTATAGAAAGATAGTCTTGAGAAGGTATATCTAAAACCAACTGAGGAAATTCCCTTAGATCCATAACTTAACTCCTTATACAATTTTCTTAAGATATAGTTTAAAACCAGATAATGGATAATGTCTTAACTTAAGTAGTATAGACTCTATAACATATTTAGCTTCCATACTTACATGGTTACCTAAAAGATATGTTTGTCTAACACTATTAAGTTTCCAAGCGAATAGATACTTACCTTGGTTAAGTAATGTTTTCTTACATACAGCGAGACTTAATTCTCTTAGTCTATCAAGAAGTTCGACTAGTTCTCCATCGTCTATACGATGATATAACATTTCATCTAGAAAAGGAACTGGTCCTGTTTTAAATATACGTTCCAAAATTAACTTACGTAAGTTATCATCTGCTAATGTATCTCTATAATATTGAAAGTCCCTATTTTCATTAAGCGCCTGTATTCTACAGGACAAAGCCTCTAAAGTAAGTGTAAAACTACCAGAGAAGTGGTTGATAAAGACTGCTAAGTTGTTTCTGAATCCGTATGGATACATTGTGTTCTCCTTTTAATGTGTTTACTAATTAAAGAATATATAATCGAATAGTAATGAGGTTATAAAGCGATTATCACTCTATATATAGGCATAGAATATAGGCGAGGTAAAAAAGAAGCATAGAGTAGAGTTATCCTCTACTCTACGCTCTTATGATGCTAGTCTTAGATTTTCTAAGATCTCGATAGAATGTTTAAGCTTATTCTCTTTACATTCTTTTTCATAGACTTCGAACTCATGTTGATAATAAACAATCGTTCGTAGAACTGTAAATAAGGCTCGAATATAACTAAGATTAAATTTAATATAGCCATATAGGTCTAACTTTAACATCCGCTGTTTCGCTTGCACAAATGAATCCATTAGAAGTGTTAATACAAACACAACTCTTTTCATTCTTTTATATTTTAGATAGCGTGTTCTAAGTATGTCTAATTTTGCAACATACTTATGTAATAGAAACAATATGATGTTTATAACCATAGTATGCTCCTTATTTTATAATAGACTCAGCTAAAAACAGAAAAAATAAAAGATATAGCTAGCAGTCCACAATGGACTGCTAGTATATTTTAATCGAGCGTAAATGTAACTTCAGTAGCTACATCTGAAGTAGTGTAGCCATTAATACGGTAGTACTTATACGTACCACTGTTGAGAAGATCAAAAAGTTCATCTACGTCATCGGCACCAAATGTGTCTATTATATGTTCAACACTAGAAATGATATCATAGCTTAGATCTTTAATTGGAGACCTATTAGCACATGTAGCACCTGTTATATAGTTTTTAAGTACTATGCATAGATGGTAAACTTTATAGTCATTTAGTATGTCATTTACACCTGGTAGAGTTTTTAACCCCACACCACCTACTCTAACTGCTTGATCTAGGATCGTTCCTAGTTCAACCGGGAATTTAAATGTCTTAGTTATCATTGCAAAGCCTTTCTTTTATCTAATGTACCAATCACTACTAGCATATTTAGCTAGTGGAGCTATTATATGGTTTGGTGCGTAGTAAGACTCAAAGTCTTTTTCTACTACTTCATTACTATTCTTTCTAGTAAATACAGGAACACTAGCTATAGTATTAACTGGTTTACTTTGGTGGTTAATACCGATGATTAGATGTGACGCATTTTCTACGCCCTCATCATCTTCGATAGGTATATACCCAACTTTAGCACCATCTGCTGTAGTAACTTTGCGGAACATAGTAGCACCGTCGAAGCCAACATAACATTGTTTATTATAAGCCATTATATCGTTTTTATTAGTAGCGATAATCGTATCCAAATGTTCGAAGAAGAGTATATACTCTTTATCGGTAACGTCTATTATATACATAGGTTGTTTGTACTCGATATGTCCTCTTTTAGAAGTACCATTATAAGTACTATACATACCTTCTTTCTGATCGTATAGTGGTTTCAAGAGCACAAACTCTCTACTGCTATTAGGATCTATGTCTTCTGAAAATAATTTAACAGCAAGACCTTTAAAAGCCATTTTCTTTATTTCATCCCAGCCTATTCTCCAAGCTTTAAAAACCCAGATTCTACTAGGACATACTATCCTAACATGTTCTCCATTATTAGGGATCATACTGGTTTCTATTGCGAAACCACCTATTAAACTACTTCTCGATTTTTGAGCAATCTTTTGGTTTTGCTCAACCTCTTCTATCCAAGGTTTATTTATATAGACCTTCAGAGGTCTTACGTTGAACTGATACATATTGTTTCTCCTTTTAATAAATACTTTAGAAACACGGGATGCCTCCCACCTCATGGTTAATGAATGACCTAAGCAGCTTGCTACTTAGGTTTAAAATATCTAGAATTTTATATTTATTGGAAGTATTTTATTTCCTTCGCAATACGTTCTAGTGTGGGTACAAGAGAAGTCTTATAAGTGTCGAACATCTCTTTAGTACCTTTCTCTTTAATAGCAAGTAAATCTTCTTTAATATTTTTCAATATCATTGACAATTTACCACTATTCAGAGACGTAGTGTTAAAGACGTTATCTTTACAATACGTATATAGATCGTTAAAGCGTTCAGTATACGACTGTCTAGTAAGGCCTAACACAGGACTAGCCGGTGGTGGCATATTAACCTCCTTTCCAAGGGCCTAAGACATACAGCTACTACTAGAGTTCTGCCGGAACTCTAGTAGTAGTTATTTTATATCCTATCCTCTAAGCTAGTAAGAACGTATGTCTATACGTTCTCTATATTGATATTTCCAGATATAATCTGGAAACATGGATATAGAAGAACCTTTATGGCTCTTCTATATTGATAATATATAACTGTAAAAAAATGACTTTGACAGTGTAAAATAAAATAAATATAGAGCACACAGTAGCGTTTTGCTACTGTGTGTTTTTCTATTTTATTTCTCATTATTTATAAAAACTAGATAATGTAGCGTAAAGCCCCTATACATTACATATGTTATATTAAAGCACCACGATGGAAATACGTCGGGATTAATAGCCATATCTACTTTATTATCAGCTAGCGAGCCTAATGCGTCTAAAACTTCGAACAGCTTTTTTAGGAAATATTTCCAACGCTCATTAAGCTGATTATGATTATCGCGGCTATATACGAAAATTGCCGCTAGTTTATTAAAATCAAATTTCATATACGTTTCAAATACGGAGCCTGGTAATATAACACCCTTAAATAGTACATTATTCACTTTGTTAAATAAGTAACAATGACATATGGCACTTATTAGTGCTTGCATTCTGAGTTCTTCATCCTTGCTATTAAACTCTTTATCCGAAAAATGCGCAGTTATATTAGTCACTGCTGTATCTAGAAAATAGTTATTGGCATTACCGAAGTATACTTGTTCCATAACCTTATATTCATCTGTAACTTTGAAGTCCATTTTCTCTACTAACATACTTAGTGCATTACCAACGCTACCTGTTTGTAGGTCACCTAGTAGTCTCTCTGCCTTCTTAAGAACGTCTTGTTCTAATACTGAAAATTCCATTTGTTTCTCCTTATAGTAAAAATATAATAAGTAACTAAGGATTAATAATCCTTAGTTACCTAACTGTTGTTTTAATCGAAATATCTAGCTAAATCATTAGCTAGGGTTGGAGTCATTACATTATCTGTAGTTGCTTCTGGATCTAACTCTATAAAGTCTTCCCCAAGCTTAAATACTAAAGGTTCATTATTTACTATACCTGTTTCAGTTTTAAAAGCTTTATCACCACGTTTAACTTTAACATTCAACACGTCAAAGCCTATACCTTGATCTGGTGTTAGTTTAAACATGACTTTAACTTTAGTTCCAATTTTATCTTGGAACTTAGGTAGATCGAAGTAAGTAACCTTTTCTAGGTTACTAAACACATCTGTAGATATCGCTAAGAGCTCGTGACTCATTTCTTTCCTTTCTTAGGTTTTGGTTTATTCATAACTTTAGGTGGGTTACACTTAAGACATCGTAAATACGTACCGCCGTCTCTAGATGGAACTATCTGTTGCCAATTACCGCACTTAGGACATTTTTCATCTGATATTGGATACTTAGTTAGGAACTTGCAATCTGGATAACCAGAACAACTATAGTAAGCTCCAAACCTTCCTTCTCTTTTAACTAGTCCTTTACCGCAGTTAGGGCATTTACCAGCCTCATGAGTTATTTCAACTTCCTGATGTTCTACGTATTTGCATTTAGGATAACCAGAACAAGCTTTAAATTCACCATTCTTACCTGTTCTTATAACAAGTTCATGTTCCTTACATTTAGGGCACATTTCACCAGTAGATTTAGCTTCTGGTCTCTCAGAAGGTACCTCTTTAAACGCTTTATCTATCTTAGCTAATAATGGAGTACAATAACCATTAAGAACTGTATTCATATCAGTTTTACCTAATGCTATATCGTCCAGTTTAGATTCCATATTAGAAGTGAATTTATCGTCCACAACATCTTCGAAATACTTTTCTAAGAAGCTAGATAATTTCTCTCCTGTTTCTGTTATCTTCATAGCTTTACCTTCTGTCTTAACATATTGTTTCTTAAGTAGAAGGTTGATAGTGGCAGCATAAGTAGACGGTCTTCCTATACCAAGTTCTTCCATAGTTTTAACTAAAGAAGCAGCATTATAGCGAGCAGGTGGTTCAGTTTGTTTCTCTTCAAGTTTAACTTCTTGTATAGTTATCTCAGAGCCTATTTCATAAGGAGGTAAGATAATGTCTTCAGTAGTTTTATCTTTAAGTTTAGTCCAACCATCAAAAAGAACTTTACGTCCTACTATCTTAATAACGTTTTCATTACCATTAATAAGAACAGTTTGATTCTCAAGTTGAGAATCCGACATTTGACACATCATAGTTCTATTATAGATCAACTTATAAACTTTAAATTGTTCTGGTTCTAAGAACTTCTTAGCGTCTTCCAATGTAAATGTTATGTCAGTAACACGTATAGCTTCGTGAGCTTCTTGGGCGCCTTTAGTTTTATTTTCATAGACTCTAGGTTCTGAGTGTAAATACTCTTTACCATGATCTTTAAGTATTTGATTCCTTATAGCTTTAACTGCTTCATCAGCAAGGTTAAGACTATCGGTTCTCATATACGTTATAACACCTTTACGACCATGAGGAGTATCAACACCCTCATAAAGCTTCTGTGCTATAGACATAACTTTAGTTGGGTCATAACCAAGTTCTGTAGAAGCCGCCTGTTGTAATGTTGTAGTCTTAAAAGGTGGTTGTGGTTTATAAGAAGCTTTCTTACTAGAAATGTCAGCTACTTTAAATTTATCTTTCTCTATAGAGGCTTTAATATCAGAAGCTTGTTGTTTATCCTGTAAACACTGTTTAGTTATCTTTAGGTCTTTATGGGACACTAAAGAAGCTGGAGTATCTTTACGAACAGTTATAGGTAGTTCGTAATACGTTACAGGAACGAACTTCGTAATTTCTTTCTCTCTATCATTAACTAATTTCAAAACAGCAGATTGTACTCTACCAGCTGATAGTTTACCAGCTATTTTTCTATTAACTAACGGAGATAGTCTATAACCAACTATCCTATCTAAGATCCTTCTAGTTTCTTGTGCTTCAACTGCATGCATATTAAGTTTACGAGGGTTCTCTAATGCTTTCAAAATAGCAGATTTAGTAATCTCGTGGAATACTATTCTATCATAGCTTAAAGGATCTCCTCCTAATATTGATGCTATATGATAACCAATCGCTTCTCCTTCTCGGTCTTCGTCTGACGCTAAATAAACTTTACCAGTTTTTCTAGCTTCATCTTTTATCTCGGAGACGATATGTTTATGATCTGGTGTTATTTCATAGTGTGGTATGAATTTACCATTCTCTATCTTAACTCCCAGTGTATAAGAGGGTAGATCTCGTATATGACCTTTAGAAGCAAGTACTACTGCGTTATCCACAAACTTGGATATAGTTTTAGCTTTCGCAGGCGACTCTACGATAATGAGTTTATCGTATTTCATATTTTGATCCTTATGTTATTAATTTATGTTTAACTTCACCCTATCAAATCATAGGTATAGTTCAGGATGTGTTTCTTTACTAACATCCATTAATTTATCCAACCAGTCTTGAGTTAGTGCTGTTCTTTCTAAATAGCCATCCAGAATCTCATCATCTCTTATAATACCAGAACCATATAACGGAATAGGTACAATACCGAATGGTGGATAAAAACGGATTGGCTTCTTAAGTACGTTAAATTTCTCTAAAGGATCATGAGCTACTACTGCTTCGAAATAGATTTCACCTTTATTATTATCGAACATCTTTTCAACAGAGACTAGAACATCCTCGTGTCTTGTTGTTTTAACCATAACTTTATTAGTAGGTCTCTCTAGTTTAGATAAATCAAAAGAAACAAACTCTTCTTGTCCGTATTTAATTGGTCTCACTACCGCGTACAACATTTAATTTCTCCTATATATTATTTTTAAAATGATTTTTTACCATATTCAATCTTAACTTTAAACTTACCTGTAACATCTCTATAAGTATGTTCCTTATCGTTAATGTCGATAAGACAATCAGGTGTTAAGTTAATTTTGATATAAGTATTACCAGCTCTTTCAGCTTGTTGTTTCTGAGCCCTATATTCATAGTCGCTATCGTTAATCGTTAAATCAACATCTAAGTAAGCTTCTTCTATGTCGTCTTTTAGCTTAATCTTATCAGCATTTTCAGCATTAGGCTCGACTGGTACTGGTTTTTGCTTAGGTCGTTTAGGAGCATCAAAATCTCCAAATATATCAATAGGTCCATTATTCAACATAGGACCAGAAGACATTTGGAAAATATCCTTATCTGTTATCTTAATAATATTAATACCATCTGATATTAATATAGGCTCTAATGTTAAAGATACCCTATCATCGTCTATTCTAGAAACAGAAATAGGTTTATATTGTTCTTTAGCTTTTAAGACTTTAAGATTCAACATTTCTACTAACCAAGTTAGATCCCATCTACCAGAACGTTTAGCTTCTTCTACTAACGTAGCTAATTGATCAAAATTGAATTTGTTATTAACCATATTAAGTTTAAGAAGATCTTTTAAGAACTCATTTGGAACATTATGATCTTTACAGAAATCCGAAATAACAGAGTTCTCTAGTCTATCAAATTCAAAATGGTAACGAATCCTTTCTGGTCGATTAAGAATAAATCTTTGTATATAACCAGTATCGTTTTCTGTTAATACAAACATTCTTCTTTTATTATGGTCAGAGAGAAGTGTTAACATCATCTGTTGATCGTAGTGGCTAAACAACTTACCAAACTCGTCTATCATGATTACACATTTATCTAATTTAGATAAATATTGTATTAACTCTGGAGAACCTTCTATTTCAGAAACTACAATAGCTTCTATAGGCTCCGGGCTAATATCGTGCGTTTCAACCGCAGCATTAATTAGCAGTTTAGCTAAAAGGCTTTTACCAGCTCCAGCGCTTCCAGTACATAATACCGATGCTCTACCATTTGGTGCTGCAAACACACTCCAAATATAACGAACTTTTTCTACTATGTTACCATAAATTTTATCTGGTAAAACAAACTTATCTGTTAGATAAATAGCAAGACCATAAACTGGTTTGTCTTTATCGTTAGACGTATTTACAACACGATAAATCATGAGTTTTCCTTCCTTAACGCTTTATAGTATTCAGTAGGTTGTACTATCCTAAACTCCGGTTTCTCTTTTAACATAGAAGTTACATCAAAAGCGAAATACTTAATACTACCTAATTCACCTCTAACCATATTTTTACCAAGAAAACGAATTTCTTTTAGAAAAGTCGTTTGTTTAGTATAACCATTAACAAGAGTTAATGTTAAACCTGTTAAAGTTCCATTCAGGTCTATGCGTAATAAGAAACTATCTGATATCTTAAACTGTTTAACTAAAGGCTCGTAAACATAGTTTATTCTTCTAGATTCTCTAGAAGTGTGTTTTTTATTTACAACTTGTAATGGAATAAACTCTAATTCTTTATAAGTCTTAAGAGTTTGAACAGCATAGACATAAGTCTTCTCTTTTCTAGTATACATAATGATCCTTTCTAATGTTAGTTACTATATAAATAATATATAACCGAATGATAATGAGGTTAATCAGAATATAAAGAAAAAAAAAATAGAGAGCAAATATGCTCTCTAGTAACCGATGTTTTTGTCTTGCTCTATAGCAGAACGTATTCTAAAGTAATCAAAATCTGCAGTGTTTCGATTACCAACAAACGCTATAAGCTCATGCGCTGTTTCGTAAATAGTTCCAAGTACTTGTCTAGGAACGCAAAACTTAAACTCTATAAACGCTTGTCTAACAAGATAAAGCTCTTCATATTTAACTTTATATATTATATTAAGATTGAAATCATAATACAATGTAAAGTCATCTGCACATACGATAGTCTTATTGCCATAGCGTCGATTATCGTTTATCTTAAGATCATACTTATAAGCTGTTAGTCCATCCGAAGTTATAAACTCTTCTTTATATACTTTAATATATTTACGAGGTTTAAACATATACCAACCTTGAAAATCCTTAAAGACAGGATAGAACCTTGATGGTCTTTCGTCTGATGCTTCGTGTAATGGGAAGACTATATGTCCTTCTCTTATACGAACGCATAACTCATTAACATCTGTAACTATATCTATTACCATTTGCTCTCCTTAATAGATCCTCAGAGAGTTATCTAATTTTTTATTTAGATAACTCTCTTGAGGTTATTATAACGGATTTAATAATCCAGTTATAGGGTTAAACGTTCTTAAACCTGTAGAAGCTTTAACCAACCTCTTAAGTGTTAAGTTCGTAACATCATTAGTTTGCGTTCTCGAATCATAAACGGGAACGCTTTTAAATACATCAGGATGTTTAAATTTCGTATTAGCTTTAAACACCTCTAACATATTACTAATATTATCTCGTAACATATTGGTACCTCCTTTCCAGGAGCATAACATATGACTACTGATAGGATACTTGCCTGTATCCTATCAGTAGTATTTTATATGCTATTCCCAAAGATGGGTTATATGCATTATTACTAATACATATACATACAGATACATTATAGTATCTGTATGTATATGTACATTAATTTTATTTTAGGAGTGACAGAGAGTCAACTCGGGTTGGCTCTCTATTATGCGTTTTGAGACGTTATGTCTTCTATTAGTTGTTGCAGTTCTTCAGGTAGTTCTTCATCGAGTTGCTTATACGCAAGATAACCTAAAGCTGATATACCAGCAACAACAATAACAGTTAGTACTTTATTTTCTTTTATCCATTTGAACATGTATTTTCCTTTATATTGATTTAGTTTAAGAAATATAAAGACTCTCTGTCACTCTCTATATTTAGAATATACAACTGAAAAGAAATGACTTTGACATCTAATTTTCATTCTTATTTAAATAACATATTAAGACTACTAGCTAACTATATAGTTAGCTAGTAGTCTATTAGTATCAGCGAAGGACATTTAGATAGTACTCTTCGAGTTTCTTACCATGTAAGAAATCAGCTCTGTTAAAATCGATAAGTTTAGTAACTTGCTCAAGTTTACCAGTAGCTAGACACTCTTTGAATATACCTAGTGTCGTAATAATATAAACGAAATCTTGATACTCAGCTTCTGACCCACCGAATGCTTCGCCATAAGCAAATACCGAAGTCACCGTTAAAGATGAATCCTGATATTTGCTAAATAGTAGCATCAATATTTCGATTTGTAGCATAGCTACATAAGTATCGGTATTATCTAATACCTTTCTAAATACGTCATATAGTCCTTTTACTTGTTGACCATATTTCTCAGGGTTCTTAATATAAGTACCACCTTGAGTAGCAACATCAAACTCTTTAAAAGTCTCTATGATAGATTTATAACTAACATGAGCCTCTTCTGAGATTCTTTCTAGTTTTCTATCTACAGTAAGATCGTTGTCAGTTAGAATAGCTTTAACAACATCGAATGATGCATCACTATCTTTCTTCTTACTCTCTTCGTATTTATCTTTAGCTTTAGCAGCTGCCTTAGGTTCTTCTTTAACAGGAGCTTCAACCGGTTTTTCAGCTACTGTCTCTTCAGTCACTTCTTTCGTAACTTCTTGTGCTACCTCTTCAGTAGTTTCATTTACTTCATTGGTAACATCTTTTTTAGATGGTTTTTCTTTAGCCATTCTAAGTTCTCCTTATTATACGTATAAAATGTAGGGTCAGTCATACGACTGCCCTACTAATTACCAAATATCTTCTAAGTCTTCAGTAACTTCTACAGCTATTGGTTCTGGCTTACTCTCTACAACTGGTTCTTGTTTAACTTCTGGTTGTTTAGGAGATTCAACAGTAGCACTATTACCGCCAGTAGAAGTTAAGAAGTTCTTAAGATCTTCTACGAATTTATCAGAACCTACGTTACAAATAGATATATTACATTTATTCGCTACTTGCATAGGATAAACTGTATTACCAGCATTCTGTATTTTGAAGTTCTTACTAAATGAAGTGCAACCATCTTCAGTATAGATAAGAAGTAAATTAACAGGTTCGTCACAATCTTTACCTAGAAGAGTTTGAGTTGTTCTAGATGTTATACAACGCACAAAATCTGATTGTTCTAAGAAGTTCTTTCTAATGCCACAAGAAACTTCATAACTTATTCTAGTTGGTGTTTCAGATGCTACCATAAAGGCTTGTGAAGCACCTTTAGCTTTAGCCCATAATTTAAATAGTTTAACTCTAGCATTACCTAAACTTCTGATAGCCTCATCACCTTTAGACTTTGGATCGTCAGATGAGAAGTAAGTATAACCTTGATTAAAAAGAGTTGTAGCAACTTTCTTAAGTAGTTCAAGTTTTTCATCTGTTATTTTTCCATTATCATAATATGTAAATGTTTTATCACTAGTAGCTTTGAATTTTAATTTGCTAGGATCCTTAGCTACAATATTTTTATCCTCATAAAGCCTAGGACCTTTAGAACCAGAATTATAGTTATTACTCTTAGTTTCTTTCTTAGGCTCAACAGTAGTTCCAGAAGCTAATGCTTCGTCTAAATCAAAATCTTCCATTCGGTCAACTCCTTTTAATTTTACTCATATACTCGTCCTTATAATCCAAAATAACACTATCAGGACCATAGATATTATCAGCGTCTACCCACGCTACGGTTGTTTTATCAAGTTTATCAAGAGATAAACAACATTTCTCTTCAGTTCTACCGCCTTTAAGAGCAGTAGCTAACATATAGATAGGATCTTTACCCTCCAAATTTCTACCAAATGAACCCATAGGTAAATGTATCATAGCATTATATGTTATTTCATTATCGAATGCTATGTAACCAGTTAAACAAGCATCACCCGGTAGCGTATAAGAGAACTCTAAGTACTTATAGATCCAAGTATATTTACTTAACACTAGTTTACCAGATTCTCCAGATTCAGTAGGTGTGCATTTCTTAACAAGAACAGTAGGATATTCTGGAGATATACCTAGTTCTATTCTATCTCCATTATCTGTAGTGTAATCTGCAAAGAGAACTTTATCTCCTACTAATATAGGGTGCATAACATCATTCTTAATAACGAATCTTATGCGCTGATACCAATCTACTATACGCTCTTTATTGTCAGGAGTATTCAATACTCTAGGAATATGTATAAAGTGCCTAGATATTAAATACAATTGTCTTAATGTATGTGTACCTATAGCATACTTAAGTGTATCTTCAGGATCATATCTAACTTCTAGTGTTATCTTATAAGTATCAATATCTACTATCATAGGCATAAGGAATACTGGTATGTTACTACCGTTAAAAGAAAACAACGTAATTCTATTAAATTCCTTATTGATATAACTATCTGTTAATGGTATTCTATAGTAAACATCATTTGGCCCTACTAGACCAAATTTAATAGCATCACTAAGATTACCATTAGTAGATCCAAAGATCGTTCTTAACTGTGTTAATAGAGAGTTAATAGGTGTTGCGCTATTAACAACCACTAGAAGATCTCTATAAGCAATAATAGTTACATTATCTAAACCACTAGTATCGACTAGCGGTAATGACTTATCTTGTTTATGTCTAAACCTTAACATTCGTTCTCCTTATTGCAACATGGCTATAGGGTCGGACTTAACAAGTTTCTTAACAGAAGTATGCATTTTCTTCAAACTGTTAGTCATAAGTACAGAAGAAATATCAGTAGCTAAGATAGTAGCACCTTTACGATAGTTAGCAAGGTTATCGCCAGCACAAACAGCACATATAGTGCCATCAGTTTTTCTACAATACTGTGGTGAACGTATATAGATAGTTTTACCTATATATTTACTACCGTCTGTTATCTTCTCTATCTTATTACCATTCTGTACAAATCTACCAATAAGTTTTTCTGCCATGTCTTTTGTAACATGTAATTCTTTAAATATTTTACTACCACAATCACCGTCTGAAATAAGAACACCTGATGTAGCTCTTAATAAGTTCTTAGCAGCTACACCACCATTCTTAGTCTCATTACCACGAGAATAAGAACCAGCTCTTGAACTATTATATATCATAGTTAGCTGCTCTATATCCTTAGGATAGCCTTCTAGTAGACTATTAAACACTAGAGAAGGTGTAGCAGCACTATCTTCCGAGAAACCAGCGTCAGTACCAAAAGCTAAGTATTGTTTAGCTCTAGCATTGTCTTTTACTTTACCAGATGTTATAATACCTACTGTAGGATCACCTTCTAAGTATTCAGTATCTTTAGCTTTTAATAAGTTCTGGAACTCAATAACTAATACCATATTCTTAACCCAGTTCTTACCATATTTCTTATCGAACTCGGTCATTAGTTCTTTCTTATAAGCAACGATACCTGGAGGTGGCGTCATAGTTTTCTCAGTTGCAGAAACTGTTGTTATTCTGCTTAATGCTTGTAAAAGAGAAGTACTATCTACGAAGCCTATATACTCTTGTACGCTTATAACATCTTTCTTCAATGCTTCACAAACTAGATTCTCTAATGTTTTAGTATCGATCATATTATCATTAACATATGGTATTTTACCTCCAAAGTTATATACTAAACAAACATAGTTTATTATTGCTTTACCTACTGTAGTTTCTACAGAAGTAGCTATGTTAGGTAAATCAGCGTTAAAAAGAGTTATAGCTTCTTTTATAGTAAGTAGAGGTTGGTCTGTTATTTTACCCATAACTTCTTCGTATTTGTTATCTATCTTAACGAAGTATTTCTTATTCTCTACTTTATAATAGTCATTACTATTTTGTAATGGTATTGTCATGGTAGTATAAAAGAACTTCAAGGTTGTTAATAATTCGTTTTTGATAGCATAACGAAAATATTCGTTAACGTTTATCATTTTTTATCCTTTAATTAAGGCTAGGTAATCTAATATCCTTGGGACTACATAGTTCATAGCTTGATGATACTCTATGTTCTTAAGACCTTTGAAATTGATAATATCTAATAAGGTTTCTTCGCCTGTTATAGGCCTATCAGAGCTTAGATAGTTAGCAGCTACTATTTCTAATGCTATAGAGTCAAAATCGTTAAGATAACGATCTAAGTTAGCATATAGCGTATCTAAATAAGAGTCTAGGTAATATGGTTCATAACCAAAGTATAAAACATCTTTAACAGAATATGTTGTCATAAAGTTAGAGGTTACGTCTACTAATGGCTGTACCTTAAGAACATCTTGATTATTTATATCTTCTAGTCCTCTATGTATTTTAGCTTTATAGAACACATATAAATGTCCGAACCAATCATCCGATATTTCGTTAATATAATCGTAAACATAAGATTCACCAACTGTAGTGAACTGTGAGATCATAGTTACGAATCTTTCTATATTATCATTATCGTTCTCTATAGTATAAAGTAACTCTTCTGCTGTTGGTATGTCAACGTTATATAGATATACTAAAGCATTGAGAAAATCTGAATATTCGAATATATCTAATTCACTGTTATTAAGGGTTATACCATAAAGGCCTAGATAATGGTCTATAGAACGTTTTATATAGATTTCAATGTTATTCTTAGCATCATCATTACTAGTAGAAGTCGAAATGAGATCAAGACATCTTTGTTCTAGTTTATCTACGTAAAATTTATCATGGTTAATATAGTGTTCATTAAGCGCTGTAAAAGCTTGAAATATATCTACTATTTTAACAGTATTCTCTTTATAGATATCCTCTATGAACTCCATAAATTCCATATTCATTTCGTAAGATAAATCGGATAAAGCTGTATCCATTTTTGGCTCCTTATATATGCTGTACAGGGCTAAATAACCCTGAGGTCACTGAAGTTTCCTAATAATTATAATAATAAGAGTAGAGTAGAGAGAAATAATCTCTCTACTCTACTATCTAACACTAAATACTGAACTATCTAAGAACTCAAAATCACAAATGCCTTTATAACATTGTCCTATCATTTTGATAGCTTCTTCATTAACGAACTTGTTATCTATAGAACCTTCGAAAATACAAGGAGCATATACTTTAAGATTAATAAGATCTCCCATATCATTTTCAGATACATTCTCAGTTACTCTTCTTAACCATTTCATAGCATCATAGCTAACAATTAATCCTATTTTATCTAACATCCAAGATTTCTCAATTTCTGTTATCTTCCTATTAATCGTTATAATGTTAACATTAGGAAGTAGTTTACTAACAGATGCTAAAACGATTTCTTGTTCTTCCCTAGTAAAATCATAAGGATAGGTATTAAGATATACTGTTGTTTCTATATCTTGTTTAGCTATAGTAACTATATCGTTAAAGTACTCTAAGATAACTAAGTTAACTAATGTTTCTGGTGCTTTAGATAAAATGTCCTTACTTCTTTTACTATAGAAGTAATGAAAAATCTTACTAGATAAAGTACCAAAGTTATCTCTTAGTCTTAATTTATATTTACTAGGTTTAAAGTTAATATCGTATTGACCATTACCAGTTAAACCCAGTATCATAATAGCCCTAGTATCAAAGAGACTATCTAAATCGGTATAAACTGCTTTTATTTTACTTCTCGGTTTCTTCATCGTTTATTCTCTTTCAAATTAGTAATCTCTTTGTTAGCTTCGAACATAGCATTAGATTCTTCCCTAGCAAAATACTTACAACGTTTTAATATAGTCTCTATTAAATTAGGGTTCATCTTAATGAACTTATCAAAAGTTATACCGGTATACTTTAGAACTCCTGATTCGTTATACTGTCTTAAGTATTCTGGTGCCATATCGAATCCAGAACCTGTTAACTCTTCTTTATAAAGTATATCACCAGCTATTTCCATAAGGTTTTTATCATAAGTAGCTTTACAATATACCCTATCAAAAGTTGTTGTTATAAGTATTTGAGCTTCTATAGCATTTAGCTTTTTCTTAGAACGTTTAATATCTTCTACTAGTTTAAAATACGGAGATGCTGAACGGAATGGGTTCTCTAATAGATAGTAACCCCATGGTTTAACATCTGGGTCCTCTAGTCGGCCGCTTGCTAGACTAGCTGCTGTGCGGCCAGGTCGAAAAAAAGCGTATCTGCTTGTATAGGTACGATCTCTCTTAACCTTTCAGTAAGATGGACTTGCTGATCAGCATCTCTACCAGCTGCTTTACATTTAGGACAAGTAAATGCTGGGAAACCTACAATAGCTAAAGAAGCATCTTCGATATATTTCAAAGTCGATTCTAGGAAATTAGTTATATGTTCGTCAGATTTACTATAGGTAGCTAGAGCTTGAGTAATTAATTCTCTATCTGTTAGTTTTCTACCTCTAATAGAAATATAATCTACGTAAGAGTTATAAGTACCTAGTCTTAAAAGATACTTAACACTATTAACAGTATCTTCTTTTTCAGCTTCTGTAGTATCATCTGTTAAAGAATCTTTAACTAGTTCTGTTATATTAAATACCCAACCTAAACCTTCTGTAATAAACTCTGCTATAGTAGGCATCTTATAGAATATTTTAATTTCTTCTACAGTATCATCCTCACCGTCTGTACTAATGTTATAAGAACGATCTTTAACATAATTAAGAACTTGCTCTTGATACCATTTAACCTGGTCTAACGTAACTCTATTAGAAGCTGTAATTTCCATCTGTTTGATCATAGGTTTTAATACTCGTTTAGTATCTACCCAAAGCAATCTAGCTGGATCTACTTTAGCCTTAATGCTGAAATCACAAAGAGGTTTACCATCTGCTGATAATCTACCTGAGTTAACACAGTTCGTATACATATCAACGCCTGATGCTGATATAGCGGTTTGAACAGCTAAATAAATCAAGTTAAGATCTAAGACTGAAATATACTGTCTTATATCAGTATTATCAATATCTATATCTAGTGTTGTGCTATCGATAAGGCTTACGAACATATCTAAGAAATGTTTATGTAAAATACAACTATCATTACTAAACGATAACCCTAAAGTATCTTTACCTGCTTCCATTTTATCTTTAGCTATTTTATTATGTAACATTATCATACGTTCAGCAGTTGGGGGCGATATAACAACTCTAAAACCTGAATGCCATAATGGAACGTTAGCTTTTTCACCTGCACCTAGTTTAGACATAAACTGCGCTAGTAGTAATGATTGTGAAATATTATCGCCTTTAATATCGTCTGCTGACAACGTTCGTAGGTTAATATTCTTTTCACCTTCTTTTACTTTATTCGTAAAACCAGATGTATTAACACGTTCTACAAAAGCATTCATCTTAGGTGCCGGATGATAACGTAAACCATAATTATAGATACTAAAAGTATTTATATTATTTTCTGTAAAATTACTTTCATTAGCAGTATCTATATTACCGTAAGCAACATACATATTAGTAAGATCAGTACTTGTTATACCTGGAAAATATATTCTAGGTTTTTCATTATCTCCTACTGTTACAGCTTCAGTAGCTGTTATAACTTTAGGTTCTTTCTTATAGACATCTAAAACATCTCTTACTGGTTCTGCTGGTTTAGTAACTGCCTCTTCTTTAGATTCTTCATTAGGAACAGAACCCTCATATTCATTAGTTACTTCAACATCAGGAACTTCAAGATCTAATAGATCATCTTTTTTAGTTTTGTTTTTCGCCATTTGCACACTCCTTCATACCTTCAGCCAGTTCTACCATAGCTTGATTTTCTGTTGTTTTAACAGATGAAGCAAGATCTTGGATAACGTTCATTATCTCTTTAGAAACTTGGAACTGAACAGCTAATTCTGGTAATACTTTAGAACCTATTTCAGATACTAAAGTCTGCTCGTTCATATACTCCATAACTAAAGTAGAAACTTTACTCATCTCTGCTTCTGATTTACAAATACCTTTCTGATAAAGGAACACACCATTAGCATCTTTCTTAATTTCATTATTTTCATCTACCTTAGAGTGTAATTTAATAAGGTTAAGAAGTTGAGTTAGGTGTTCTTCTAGTAGTTTATAGAAACCAGCATAAGTTTCTTTACATTTGAAATCTTCTAATCTTTCTGGATATGTTTTAGCCATTTCAGACACTAGTTTTTCATAGTTACCTAATGTACCCATAATACCTTGTGCTAGTGAAATTAGAACATCCCAGGTTATGACTTCTTTATTCTGGTCATAATTTTTCTTAGCTCTATGCTTAGCTCTTTTTGTACTTTGTTTAGTACCCATATTAATTCTCCTTATATATGTTAAATAGTCAGTAATTGAAAGCAAAAAAATAAAGTAAGACCTCTCTAGAGATACTAAATATCTCTAGAGAGGACTGTTACCATACTTATTTTTTATTTTGCTTACTTAATAGAAGCGATATAAGAGTTTGAAATAAACTCTTGTAAAAGCTTTACACGGTAAGCAACATCATTAGCATATTTTTCACCTGCAGTAGAATTTATACCTGCGTTTCCAGCGTTATAAGAAGCAACCATTTTCTTATAGTTACCCTTATGTCGCTTATGCCAATATTTCAACTCTTCAAGCGCAAATCTCATACTGACTTCTTCATCTTTAGTAAGATATTCGATTAGTATGTCTTTGGACGCTTTATCCTTTAAATCAACATTGACTATCTTGTTTTCTCTTAAAAACCCAACAGCAGACGTCAATAGGATCTGATGTGATCCATATGACCCATGTTTGCCATCGTTCTGGTTAACTTTGTTCTTGCCAAAAGAACTCTCTTTCCACGCAATCGCGGCTAGCGTATAGCCTAAATTGTGTTCTTTCCCAGTTTCAAGACTGTACATAAGTACAGCATATTGTTGTGGGGTTAAAGTTTCTAATTCTTCCTTATAGGTTTTACCATATAGGTTACTAACTATTAGTAAAGAAATTAGAAATGTACTTAATATTCTTAGCATATGTTTCTCCTTAGTCTAAGTATGGTAAATACAATGAGCTAAGTCACTAATGTAGCGACTTAGTTCTAACAAAAGAACCTATAATCAGCTTGCTAACCATAGGTCAGTATTGTTTGTTTAGAACATTACTATAGATTGAGATTAAGCAACTAACATTGCTACATCTTTCCAAAGACAACGTTCAAACTCTTTTTTGTTGCTGGCGTTTTGATAAGACCATTCGATATATTCAAGTAGCCGATACTTTCTTATATCTCTTTCGTCTCTCAAACGCCATGAGTCTTTGAGACCCTTAGTCAACATTTGCTGAAACGTCATTTTGACCTCCTAACCAGGACCATAAGATAAGTAACTACCACTAGAGTTCTAGCGGAACTCTAGTGGTAGCATTTTTATGTCCTATTCCCTAATATAAAGAGAGTTTACGTATTATACGGATATACTCTCTACATATTTAGAATATATAACTGTAATAAAATGACTTTGACACTCGTTACGCTTATGTCGCCTAGACGTTTAAAGTAAAATAAAAAGAAAGCAGTATAAGCTAAGGGATAGCCCCCTTAGCTTATACGTTTAAATGTTGTTATGGTTTTATCTACTAAACTTAGATACACATTCCATATACCAATAGTCATTACTATGGCTATTATACAAGTCCAGATAGCTAACGGTGTATATGTTTTAGCTATAACTGCTTCTAAAAAGAAATTGTATCCTAATAGATATATAACACCTAACCATAGCGCTAAAGCAACTATAGATAATATTGTTATTATAAATTTTAACATCTTAATACCCCACATGTTTCTGTAGTTCTTTCATGTTCTCTTTATACATCGCTTGGAGTTGTTTATGCCATCTCTCAAGTTCGTAATATCTAGTCTTCCATTTAAGATATTTATTCTTAAATTTTTCTCTTTCCGTTATTATAGCTTCTACTTGTTCTCTAGTAGTCATGTCCATATTTTCTAAATTAATAGGACTCTCTATAACGGTTTTCTTTTCCTTTTCTTTATCGCACATAGTTAACCCCTCCTATACGAAACAAGAGTGTATCTTGTTAGCATACCTATTTACTACATCTATTACATCGTCTGATGCTCCTAGAGGTATGTGTAAAATAGTATCACTATTCTTAAAGACAACTATAAGATCAAATGGTTCATAGTTTATTTCTAATTTCTCTTCGCTTACCTGTTTATCGGCATCATAAAGGTTATGTTCTATCTCTAGTATATTCTTCCTAGATTTAAAATTGATAAACCTTTTAAGTTTGTTATCTTTAACCCAAGGCATTATATGGTAGGATGTAACCATATCACAGTTACAATTAAAAGCGTATACATCGTATAAATTATCAAGAGTTTCTCTATACACATGAGCTGGTATTGTTCCTTCTGGTAGTTTATGTTTCTGAATAAGATGTTCACGTAGTTGCTCTGCTGAGGAGATGGTAATAACTTTCATAGTCATTCCTTTCTAATAAAATAAAATAACCCATAAGGGTGTGATTTCTCACACCCTTATGGTAGCTGTTGCAAACCCTAATAGTTTATCTACTAGCGTTTTATCCGCAGTTTCTACTGGGATATGAAGAATAGTATGGAACATATCTCCATATAGCACAAGTAGATCACCTGGTTGGTAACCTAATATTGAGTTTTCGTTCTCTACACGATAGATATCTTGGTATAAAGCACTATTCATATAGAGTCGGTCTTCTTCCCAGAAGAACTTATATTTAGCCATCTTAGGATTACGAGTATGTTTCTCATAAGCCCAAGATATCTCTAGTTCGTTCCTATTGCTAAAAGCTACTACCCTAAAATCACTTTTTAGCGACAGCTTGTTAGTATTTACGAACTTGTTGAAAACGCGTGTTTGATGTATAGTTAAGATTTCCATCTTAAACTCCTTTGTTTAGAATTTAGTTACAACTACTACTAATCATAACTTCTATTCAGTTGGATCTATACCAGCTATTATTCTACGCTTGATATATTCCCATGTACTACGTACATCTTCTTGTTGCTCTAAATCTAAACTTGAGTTATCATCTGTATCTGAAATATATTCAGTACTGTACATCATATCGTCGTCACCTTCTTCTAAGATACCGTCCATAACTTCACCGTATCTTACCCTATCCTCGTAAGGCATCAATTGATCTTTCTGATACCCATAATTAAAACCAGCTATGAGGCCTTCATCGTATGCTCTAGCTACATATGGAGATGCCATAATGTACTGTTGCATAAGTTTACCAACTGATATATCATCATTATTAATCAAATAGACCATAATGTCTAAATTATCAGCTGGATGTAAGTTGGTTATCTCATTTGCTAATTGTAAATAAGCATCAGATTGATAATACTGATTAAGTTCTTGCATATAGTTACCGAATACTCCTGAATAAGCGGCATCCATTTGCATTGTACCTAGATTTCCAATACCTCCAGTATCAACTGTTGCGTGGTAGAGGGTACTTAGATCGCCCCTAGGAATATTTACGATTCTCATATACTTATTTCCTTTCTAACCTTACTATATAAAGAATATATAACCGAAAAATGATGAGATTATTTAAAGAACTTAGCTAATGCTAACGCTGCTTGTTGAGTCTCTTTTTGTACCCAGTTTTTCCAATCATCACTGCCACCTCTTTCTCTAAGGAAGTTAAGCCATGTGAACTCGTGTTCCCAAGCAGCTAAGATAGTTTCTTTATAACGCATTTCTAAGACAGCTCTTTGGAATATTTCTCTAGGATATTTAAGAGCTTCTAATAGACCCATTAGATCAGCTGTTGGGATACTTAACATAGCTATAACAAAACTGTTATAATGTTTAGTAGCATCTAAAGTATCTCTTAGTTTATAGTAAGCTGCTTTAACGCCTGAATCTAAAAGAACTGCTCTTCGTTCTTCTATATCAGTATTCCTTATTCTTTCTACTATATCCTCTGGAACCCAATAGTTACCTTTATTAAGTCTAACTACTCTATCAGATCTAGATTCTTTAGAAAGCATAGTATGCGTAACAACATGGTTAAATACAAACATAGGTATTTGCATTTTGAAGACTCTGAATCCTTTACATATTTCGTTATAAGGAATATCTTCATAAGCTATATCAGCTTTTAACATAGCTCTTAGGTTAGTTTTACAAATATAAAGATCACGATCCATATGCTCTATAAAAGAAAATTTAGCTACTCTAGTAAAGAATTTATCTAAATCCATAGTAACAATATTCTCTTCTCTAACTTCTCCTGACTTTAGATACATTAGAGCTTTATTACCATGTATTCTAAAATTGAAATACACCGGTATAAATTCGATAGGGCGGCTACTTGTGTGTAATGCACCTTCTTTAAGTAAGTGTTTATATCTAGCCTCCGGATTTTTAGACTCATCCTGGCCCCTACTAATACTTGCCATAGCACTGGCAAATGACAGGCGTGCTTCTTCGGAACTATTTGCTCGTTCAGCTTCAAATGTAAAATCTATAACATACCCATTTATAGGATCTTCAAATCCTTTTATGTCGTATATAACCTGTTTTCTTTCTTCCATTTTATTCTCCTTGTTCGCAAATTAAGCTTAATGTTTTTATTAATACATATTTGTTATTGATCGTTAGTATTAAAGCTTGTTTATTCTTAACTATCTTATTAGTTCTAAATAATTCTTTAATTTGTCCTATAGCATCCTCTAAAATAAACCACAACATATTCCTAGTTACATAACTATTAGATTTGATTACGCTTTTTAACATACCTTCGTTAAAGTTATCTAACACGGTTTTATAGTCCGACCCTATAACTTCTTCTATATAAGAGACTAAAAGCTTACAGACTGATGTTATAGCGTATTCTTTAATATTTGTTATATTAGCATTAGCAAAATGATCTAATTGGTAATATAAACCTACTAGCCTATCTGGGTGACCATCTTTATCCCTATGGTTAAACTCTTTTAAGGTGTTTAAACTATATACCCATGAATTTTTAAAGCACTTTAATAATTCTTCTCTTATAGCATTTTTATCGCCTACTGAAATATTAACATATGGTATTTTACTTTCTATATCATCATAGGTTACTATTAGTCTTTTACTAATATATGCTGTTTCTAAAAAATTAGCCATACTATCCACAAGTTGTGATTGACCCACTTTAGCTCTATCACATGTACCGCAAGGAAGTTTATGTATCTCCATATGTGTTCCTTAATGAAAAAAATAAATAGGGAGGGTTATTGAGACCCTCTCTAACAATTACATTCTTACCGAAGATTGATTCTCAAGTTTAGATAACCGGTCCTCAAGCTCTTTGATTTTATCTTCTGTAATTTGGACATATCCAGCTAATAAATGCGATAACGCACCTAAAGCATGAACATCGTCCCATCTATATATGTTACTATCTTGAAAAATCGTTATTAGTGCTTCTGGTAATCTACCTTTAAGAGCTTGATAACCAAAGTCGTTAACACGCTGCTTTAAAAGATAACCTTCAGGATCTTCAGACGGTAACCATAACGCATCTTCCTCATATTGTTCTTTAAGAGTTTGTATCTCTTGCTCATTAGGATGGAACATTGGACTTCTCTTCTCTATCTTCATTAGGTCTAAGAGCTAGTTTTATATTTACCCATCCATTCTCTGGGTTAAATTCGATATTATACATTTTAGATCGAATATACTCGTTAATATCGAAAATTGAAACCAGTTCTTCAACGTTTTCACGTTCATCATAGACAGTCACGTTTATTAAATTATAAAAAGTAACGCCATCTACTTCCATGTGGTTATATTCTAAATCTAACATAAACATACTAGATGTAGCATCGCTTAAGAAATGTAGTCTAATCACTTTAAGATCGCTTATCTTTGTATATTCAAATACGTCTTGTAATTCTACAGAAGTTGTAAATATATAATCAGTAAGAGAAAAAGTGTTACTAATAGTATTAAATGGGACATAGATATGCTTCCAATCGGATTGATCCGCTCTATCGTTAAAATATTTAGTTAATTCCTCTTTAGTCTTAGGAATAAAAGTAGGGTTAATTTCTATAGCACCTCTATCTATAAGGTGTTTAATATCCACTGTTGCTGTAACTACCATGTTATTTCCTTTCTATAATAAAATAAGATAGAGTAAGAGAACTAAGTCCCTTACTCTATCGATTAGCTTATAAGCTCACGTAGGATCGTATCCTTTTCAGGGTGATCATGTTGAGCTTTAAGATATTCCAGCATAATATTATTAGCTGGGCCTAATAATGTTAGATTGCCACAAATTTCATATGGGGATTTGCCCGGGATATTGAAATGTGGGGCAAAGTTTTTGTATAACTCGCGCATGCGATTATCTAACATATAAATCGCGTTTAGCTCTCTAAATTATAACGGTTATCCAATAACCTATCAAATTTTCAGACTATATCATTATCTAATCTTTATTAGATAGCTTACGTTTCCATACATAATCCTTTAGTATGTATGCTTATATGTTCTAATATAAGTCTTACTAGTCGTTGAAGCCACTCCATATACATTAAGTACTTAGGAGCTTCCTTGCGTCGGTTGTCCTATGATAACGGTCTTTTTACTATGCCTACTGACTAAATTACGTCGTAGGTATTAACATCTATTTCTAGCGTTAAGTAGTAACTGTTATTTTCAGGAGTTTCCCGCAGTTAGTATGCTTTATTTCAAACTGCGACGGGAGGCAGTTTTTCAGGCGACAAGCCACTTATCGCCGTCATAGTCCGTTTACATTCTATATAGATCGCTACTCTATATACGCTAATAAAAGCAGCTTATACTTTCGTATAAGACTCGGCTATATCTTTATCTTAACTATATTAAGATATCCCCTGTTTCCACCCTACTTAGGATGTATGCCGTATGGCCAACTACGGTCTTACTAGTCTGTGAACGTTACCTTAGCTAACTAAGGTCTTCGCTGCTGATTGTCCAATACTTAGAATTGTTACACTTCGGTATCTAAGTCTCTAAGGAGTTTCCAGCAATTAAAGGGATTCTAATTAACTAATTACTTAGTTAAAGGGCTTGTTAAATATGTTAATGAATTGTATTGTTTAATTATATCACCCACCGGAGTAGATGGGTCTATAAATACGACTTTTGATAATCTATTTATAGTTTGATATAATACGCCATTATATTCGTATGGAAATAATTTATGGATAAAATTAGCTATTATATTAGGTATGTCGTCCGCTTGGTCATACTTTATAACAAGTAAAGGGATATTTAGTTTCTTTAAGAAGTTTTCTTTATATCGATCCCGTTCTTGGGTTTCTCTAAATTTATCTTCTCCGCCGAAATACTCCACCATGTCATAATGTTGTCGACCATGAAACTCTATTACAATATTTAAAGTAGGAAGATAAAAATCATATCTATATCTGTTATTATCTCCAAAGTGTTTAATAGAGTATTCCTTCTCATAAGGGATTTTAACTTTATCTAAATATCTACCTATTAAATTTTCGCCAACAGATGCATTACATTTATTACAACCTGCACCACGCCTTAAAGATTCTATACTGTTTTTAACAAAACCATGTACAGGACAGCCTATTATACATTTACCATCTTTACGGGTATATTTGGTTCTTGATAAATCATATTTATCTCCGTATAGATCTCGTATAACGTTTTTAAACTCTTCAGTTGTCATTTGGTATTTACCACTGCACTTAGGGCAATTGTCGCCGTCCATATGTTTTGCTGGTTGCTGTCTAAATTCTCCATGTATAGGACATATAATAGTTACATGTTGCTTACGTGTTGCGCCATCTCCTAATACAACTTTAGAGTAGTCATACTTATCGCCATGTACGGCTCTAGATTTCTCTATAAACGCATCTAATGTTAAACGTCGTTTATTAGCGATAGTTATTATTTTACACTCTGGGCACCCATGACCAACTGTCATATGTAAACCAGCCGCTTGTTCAAATTGACCGTGAATCGGACATATGATAGTAACCTTTTTATCGTTACGTTCATATTTAACCAGAGAGTAGTCGTATTTGTTATTATGCACAATATTACTTCTACGTATAAATTCTTCTGTAGTAAAGAACATATTTTCATATTGGCATTTAGGACACCCATTGCCTTTTAGGTGGTTTCCTCGGTCTTGATAGAATATACCGTGTTTTTTACAAATGATAGGTATTTTATCAGACCCTTTATGTGTTGGTATAAACTCCGCTAATAAACTATAGTCATATTTATCACCATGCACTTTAATAGCTTTTTCTATATACTGCTCTGGTGGCATAACTCTTTTTAGGTTAGCAGCTTCAAAAGCACAATCTGGACAACCCTCGCCTCTAAGGTGGATGCATGCAGTAATAAACCGTCTACCGTGCCTAGGGCAAACTATTTCAACTGCTTTATTTGCATCAATATAGTTTAAAAATTGATATCCAAATTTATTTCCGTGTTTCTCTTTTGCTAATTTAAGAAAACGTAATGTCTTCTTATCCATGTCCCTTCTCTAACATTTTATCTCCTTTTTACTCCGTATTATTTTTCATTAACTTTAGTATTTATTAAAAACACTGAGCCAAACCGTTGGGGGCCTTACATATGAGCTGCGAAAAAGCTAGGCAGTTATCCTTAATGTCTTTCTTAAAGCTTTTAATGGTTAACCATTGAGCGCTTCCGGCGAGCAAACTTGGGTTCCGGTGTAAAATCATCTTATATTCACCATCTTTTGCTTCCCTTAAAAGTTCATCTCCAATATCTGCAATTTCTTGGTCAAACTTTTTCGCTGCAGTATAAATCTTCTTGCTAGCTTCTCTATAACTGTATTTACCAGTTGCCATAAGTTTATTTAAGACGTGTGGTCTAAATACTGAAATTAAAGCGCTCCAAGGTACCTCTACTTCGTTATACTTATGTTTTCCTGGCCTTGATACAATTACCGATCTACTAGTAAAAGATGATCTCGCAGAATACACGTGCTTTCTGAGCACGCCTGTTTTCTTAGCCAAATATCCCTTAATGTAGAACTCTGGCATATCTCCTAATGTACACACCGCTTTAGCAGTAGCCTTATCATAGTCTACTATATCCGCTGTATTGTCATTAGCAACTCTCATCCACATCGATGCTATATCGAATACCTCTGCAAATCCCGTATCTACAAATTTACCTTTACTTGTTTTCGTAACTGCAAATAGTACGTTATTGATCATCGGTAGATATTCTGACATCAATATGTCTTGTTTAGTATCCCACATCTCCAATAGCTGCATAACTCTCTTCGCTTTACCATCATGACGGTAAGAAGTGATCCCAGATACATAAGTTAAAATATTTCTTATGTTCTTGATAAAATTGAGATAACTTCGATCATTATGTAAAACGTTCCTAGCTATAGATATACAAATATTACCTTTAGTTCTTGGCGTATTAGTAACACCAGTAAGATATGGTATATCTTTTTGTAATAGGTTATTAAGCATGTAGTAGAAAGTAGGGTTAAGGAACGGAAGTTCTTTAGCGAATGATTTAGCCCAAACTACAGGATCATATTGAACTGTATTAGCCATAGTTCCGCATTTAGGACAATAAACGCCCTGATAGAACTCACCATGGAGATGACCGCATTTACATTTAGGAAGGATGTTAATGCTATCTCCCTCATATTCAGTAACCATAGCCCGATAGAACTCTTTAGCATGGTTATAATCGAAGATGGAGTAGTTATTGAGTATAAACTTATCATTCGGTATAGAATGGTAATACTCATCGAGTGAAATTAACTTTTGTTTAATTGCCATATAGTAACTCCTTGTGTAAAAAATGTAGATTTAAATAAAGAGAGGTAGGTATGTAACCTACCTCTCTACTTTTTACGTTAGTAAGAGTTAACTATTAGCGGTAGTACATACCATAGCTGTTATAGTTAACTACACCATTAGCACCGATGCCTGGAGCTACGTTGTAGATTAGGCTTGAACCGAAGCCTTGATCTAGAGCATAACCAGCCATAGAAGCTAGTTGTGCTGTATTGAATCCAGCTGTTGGCATAGCGAAGCTATTATCAACCTGAGTGATTAGGCCTGCTTGCTGTACTGTGCTGATAAGGTGTTTGATAAATCCTGGATCTAGGATGATGCGAGATGTTTTACCATCGATAGACGCGTCTGGGATGTAGTTAGCAAGAAGCTCTACTTTCTCGTTGAACGCATTTGCGTTATTTTGTGCTATAGAACCGAAGTACATATTTGTAGCAACAGTATCTTCTAGCTTAGTGATAGATAGGAATTTCTCAAACTCAAGATCTCTAATATCTCTCTCTTCTTTCTTAGTAGTATAAGTACCAGAAGGAATGATGGTCTTAGAGAATACGATGTTTTCGATATGACCGAAGTTGTTACCAGTTAGAATGTTAGCAGCCTCTGAGATCTCTTTACGAGCATCTTGATACTCTTGCGCCCATACGAATGGAGCTAGAGCATTAGCACCTTCGCTATATGCTGTAACATCAAGAGTAATGATCGGAGAAGAGTAAGAGAACAAACGATCGATAGCTATAGCGCGATCAGCTGGTTGATAAGCGGCATCTAGAACATTGATAGCTTCGAACTTAGGTGTTTTATTACCTGTGTTAACTTCATGAGTTAGTAGGTTATAAAGACCAGGATGTTTATCCTCTGTCATAGTGTCCATAACAACTTTGATATATTGTTTCTGAGCACCAACTAGCGCACCTGCTAGAATACCTAGAAGTGCAGAAGCACCATCAGCTACATAACTTCTGATGTTAGTGATAACGATGTGTGGAGCGATCTCCCACTCTGGAAGCTGTTGGCCACGAGCATCGATTCTTGGGCCTCTGAAGATCGGATAACCAGTTATATAACCAGAAGTTTGAACTAGTTTCTTATCTAGAGATATTCTGTTAACAGAACGAATTTGGTTATTCTTGTTGTTATCTTTTAGCTCGATAGTAGCTGTGAAATCTGCTTTGATTGGATTATCATAGCGATCTTTAATATAACCCTCTTTATGAGTCTCGATAGAGTACTTGAAAGAGCTATTGCCGATGAAAGATTTCAAAGCTGGGATTGAAAGACCTTTTTGGTTAACTGTGTTAACATCAGTAGCGATAGCATTAGCAGATGTTAGAGCAACTTGCTCGATAACTTTTAGTGGGTCGAGATGATATGGGAATACGATACCATCTAGAGCTATTGGAGTATAACTTTCTAGAGACTCTTTAACTTCTCTTTCGATTCTATCACGAGCTATAGAGTGTAGAACTGTATCGATAGCATCTGCATAAGTATAAAGCTCTTCTGCTCCAAAACCTTTATCAGATTTAGCTATCTCAGCTGTTCTTAGTGTCTCTTTAGCTGTTAGAGATTTTCTACCAGTACCTGCTAGTAGGTTGATAGTATATCTAAATTTGCTATTCTCTTTATCAAGATTATAGAATACTAGAGAACTATAAGCTAGTTCAGTATTAACATCTTTATCAAGAACTAGAACTTTAACTTCGCTTCTACCGATAGCTTTAAGGCAAGCTTCTGCTTTCTCTTTAAGCTCAGCTAGGTTAGTAGCAATACCGCCTTGTTGTGCTAGGTTAGTAATACCTAGACCGCCTAAGATGCCGTTAGTGTAAGTTGGTTTAGAAGCTGCTTCAGAAGCATTTCCGTTATTAACCAAATTATCTACGTTGAACTCACGACTATTTCTTACCATTGGTAAACTCCTTGTGTTAAATCTTTAATTAAAAATTTGTGTTAGAACCATATATAAGTTTCAGATAGAAATCACATACTATAATAATAAGTTAACATTATAATGTAATGTCTAGTATCCGCCAATACTAGCTATACAATATCTTGTTAAAATAAATATTATAAGTAAGTAAGATCATCTTACATTCATACACGCTCTATATAAATAATATATAACCAAAAATAAATAGGATATATATTATCAGCCTATGATACTAGTTTTTCATCATCTACTTACTTAGGGGTTTCCTAAGTAAGTAGACATAAATTTTGTATCATATATAAGAAAGTATATTTAAAAAACTTAAAAACTGTATTGTTCGCTGATTTCAAGAGTAGATAGGGAGTTATAGATATGCTAGAGTTATTTAGTAGAAAGTTACCACCTATATTCCAAGGTATAACAGTTAATCAAGATTTAAAATTTATAAGAGAATATTATAATAGTGTAATAGATAAAGTAATGTCATTTAGGGAAGAACATATATGGTTCGTTAAAGGAGAACATATATTAAATAGGTTCCTTAAACAGTTCTTAAGACCAGAAGGATTTAACGACTTAGACTATTTTAAAATGGTAGATAAATACTCAGAGAGTATAACAAGAGAATTACAGTTTAGTAGTAAATACAATACAGGAGTATTCCATTTTAACAATATGTATAAAGGAAGTACTGAAGCTTACTATGTTAAGAAAGGACTAATAGATCTGTCTACAGTAAGTACTGAATGGAAAAACTTTAGACCATTGAAGGTTATTTATACCGATAATAAAAGTATTGATATAGATGTATCTGATATGATGTATAGTAAAGAAGTTCGTTTCATATTCGAGATAGATGTATTCCAGCTACTATTCCATTTTAAATACTGGGTAGAGCGTAGAAACTTTAACGATTTAGATAGTAGTACCGAAAGTTATTTAGGTTGTTTTCTATTACCTTCTATATTAGGAAGTTATTTAGATTATAGCTGTTGGAATATCTTTAGTAAACTAGTGACTGATAAGAGTTTTGAGCCTAACTTCTACAATAGGTTACCATTTAGCGTAACGGATTATAGCAAAAGATTGAGTAAAGGTTATTTAGAATACGTAGAGCGTTATAGAGGAACTAAAAATAGTTATGATAAGATACTAGAGAACGTTCCTATGGTAACTGGCGGTAACGCTGTAAGATTTTTACAACTAGGAGATGGTTTCTATACTAGACAAGTACTCTGGCTACCATTACTAAGCAGAATGGGCTGTTTTGTAACATTATTAGAACTAACTGGACATAATGGTATTATAGCTAATACTGATATAACAAGTAAAGTTAAACGTTATATAAGACAGTTATTGAACTATGAGAACTTATTACCTAGTAACACTCCTAAACATATAGAAAGAGAGTTCTACTATCTTATGTTTAGAATAGAGCATTTAGTAGATTAAAAAGTATGTATCAGAGTAGAGGAATATTCCTCTACTCTGATACTTCTTTATCCATTATTTCTTTATAAGCTTCAAGGTTAGCTACAGGATCTTCTAACAGGTCAAGAACTTCATCATCTGTAAGTTCGTCTGTTGAAATGGTTCCATTAGCTATTCCTTTATTCTCAACTACTTCTTGAAATGTTTCATCGTCTATAACTATAGAGGACTGAACATCATCTTGTATAATCTTTATTTCTTCTACTGCTTTATTTAACATAGCAGCCTCCTTAGTTTTGGTTTGGGTATTCTTTTAATTCTAGAAAATCTGCATTAGCAAACCTAGAATACATAGATTCGAAATGGCATACTAAAATAATTTGGTTAAAGTTGTGAGAAAGTACACGATCTATAACATCATAAGCGTTAACACGATGCTCAGGATCCATAGTTCTACCAAATTCATCTAGTATAAGAGGAAAACCTTGTAAGCCAAGATACTTAATAAAGATGATCTTGAAAGCTAGGTTAACTATCTCTTGCATAGAAGAAGATAGTTTAGAAATATCCTCTATAGTTTCATCATGGTTAACCTTAACTTTAAACTTATAGTTAAGGTCATTAGTTTCATCAACTTCACATGGAAGTAACTCCATGTTATAACTCCATACAGAGTTAATGATACTATTCATTTCAGATAGATAAGTATTAAGAAAACTATTGATAGATTTAGCTATCAAACCACCATCTGGAGATAAGACATCTAACATCTTAGTAAGAACATCTAGTTTAACTTTATTATCGTTAATAGTCTTCTGTAAAGATTCTATAATACCGTTATTAGTATCAGAATCTGAAATCTTCTTTTGTATAATAGATAGTTGTAATTTAAGGTTACCTATCTGGTTAAGAAGGATTTCATTACTTTTAGTTTCCATAAGGTATTTATACTCTTTAGCTTTATAGTCTTGAAACTCTGTTATCTCTTTAACAACCGATTTAACCATGTTTTCTGTTGTTATATACAGCTTAATATTTTCTATAGATTTAAGAGTTTTAGATTTACGTACAAGTAGTTCTTCTATCTCTTTTTCTAAAGAGGATATAGAGTTAATACCTAGTTCTTGTGCTAGCTTAGTAGCTTCTTCTTGTATCTTAAGTTTATCTTCTAAAGACTTAAGTTCTTGTTTCTTCTTTTCATAGTCTTTAAACATTTCAACAGTTACCCTAGCTTTATTAAGAAGCGTTAAGATACCTTCAGATTGAATATCTAAAAGATCCTTTAGAAAAGGTTTCAGTATAGGTTCTGAAAGAAGCTGATTAAGCTTATCTAAATATTCTAACTTAGTAGTTATACGTTTATTAAGTTCTGTTAACTCTTTAAGAATAGTATAACGTTCTTTAAGCTCTTTCTCTATAGGAGCTACTTTATTCTTAAGTAAGTTAACTTGGTGTAAAGAGCTATGATGAAACTTATGATTACAGTTAGGACATGAAACGTCAATCTCTTTACTATTAGCCTCTAACTCCTTAATAGAGTTATTAAGACCTACATAGGTACCTTTAAGGTTATTGAAAACTGTTTTAAGTTCTTCAAACTTAGTTTGGTTTTCTAATAGTTCTTTTCTAGAACCAATATCTTTAAACTCTGGATTAAGAATAACGTCTAAGAGAGTTTTAGCGGATTCAGTTACTGAAATCAGTTTATTAGACACTAACTCTGAAGTACCTTCTATAAGATCTTTAGGAAGGATATTAGCAAGTGTTTCTAAAGTCTTCTTATAGTTACCTATAACCCCTTTAAGCTCTATTAGATTATCTTTAGAATTAAGTATCTCTAAGGTTTTGATAGCTTTAGACTTCTTATCAAGTTCTTTAGAGATATTATCTAAATCAGATTCTAATTTACCTAATTTAACTTTCGCTATTTCAGTCGTTATATCTTCTAGTTTAGAAGTTTCATAAACAAGAGATTGGTATTTAGAATAGCGATTAAATATATCTTCTATTGCAGAGTTATCCTTAAACCTATTACCAGGATCCTGAGTAGTAACTAATGATTGTGACATTTTAAGTATGGTCTTATCTAAGTTTTCTACTTGTGTTCTAAGTAACTTGATCTCTTCTTTATCTATAACAGAACCTGTTTTCTTTATAAGATCTTCTTGTAAGATCTTTATAGAGCCTAATATATCTCTAGCCCTTGTTTTAAGGTTATTCCAAACCTTAATAGAAAATGTGTAATCTATAGGCGATAACATAGTGAACCAATGTTTCCTAATACTAGGAGACATAGTAGTAAGATTATCGATCCCTAATAAGATATTAAACATAGGTAATGTTAATTTAAAATGTTCTTCTACTAGCTGTTTTTGAACAACACCTGTACCGCCAGGGTTAAGTTCATTACCGTTAAGAAGGAAGCTGTGCTTCCCTTTAGCTACATAACCAGAAGAGATAATATATTCATTATCTCCTACTTGGTATTCAATCAGTTTATAACCATCTTCTCTATAGTCTTTTTTAAGATCAGCTGGTAATGGATTAAGCTGGGATAAAAGACTAGATTTACCCATTCCATTTGCCCATGCTATGATGGTTATATTACTATCTGGAGTATATACGAAATGTTCTACACCTGATAGAAAGAAACGTTTGAACTTATGAAGAACTAGCTTCTTAAGTACCATATACACTCCTTAGTATTTTATTTTAAGGGAAGTAAGTTAATACTTTATAATGTGTATCAAGCTTATATCTACCCTCTTTTAACTCTTTTGATCCCATAAAAGAAAAAGTAAGATGATCAAGCTCTTTTAGCTTATTACCAACTGGTGCTCCTAATATATCGCCTTGATATGTATTAGTATCTGGGTTATAAGATAATGTTAAATAACCATACTCTCTATTAGCCCCATTTTGGAACCTATAAGAACAAGTGACATAACACTTCTTAAATTGACTAATAATATTAGACGGAATATCTATAGTAAGAACATCTTGTTTATGCGGATACTTAGAATACTGATTCTCTAGGTTTTGTAATAACTTAATATTACTAACATCTATTAGGTCCGATCCTATATCCTGCTTAAGTAAAAACTCGTTGGTAATGTCTATAGAACACATAAGAAATCTCCTTATACATAATGATATTCACTCATGATTAGATATTAATAATATAGAGAAGAGAGAACAACTAAGTTCTCTCTTCTCTACTTATGTTATTTAACGATGATCTGCTATAACCATACCAGTTAATATAGCTGTTGAAAGTGAACCATCATTAGCTTCTAGTTCATCTCTAGCATCTTTTGCTTCTCTTTCAGAGTCGTCTAATCGCTCTTGAAGATCTTCTATAGTTTCTTTTAATTTGTTTATGGTAGCTTGATATTGCCGGACTTGCTCATTATGATCTTCTCTTATTTTATTTAGTAACGCATTCTGTTCTTCCTGGTTATCTAACTCTATCCTATGTTTGTTAATATCTATAATAGAATTAGCAAAGTTTAATAACGTTATAAGTCTATCGGCATTTTTAGATTCTAAATGTGGGTAGTCTTCTAAAAATTTACTTATACGGTTACTAGCACTAATAGCATGTTTATAATTTACTTTATAAGCATTAAAAGTTTTAAAGTTAGGTATCTGACATAGATCGTCAATAAGCTTTGTAAATTCATCATTAGCTATTTTAATTAATCTTTCGTCCTCTCTTCGCTTTTCTTCTAATATTTCTAGTTCTGATAAAACTCTTTTTGCCTCATCTTTAAAATCAAAAAGATCTTTATAAGTCTTAATAGGTAAATCATCATATGATGTAATAGATAAAGCTGTTGCGCCCATAATCTTAGTAGAAGGATCATATGTATTTATCTTTTTTACTAACTGTAAAAGTTCATCCTGTTCGTATAAACATTCAAAGCAAGCATCTGCTATACTAGTCTCTATTAGACTAAGATCATTTCTTCTACCGGCTACAATAGCATCAGTAACCGATCTACGTGCTGCTTCAAGATTATCCATCGTCTTTTTATATTCTTCTTCTCTTTTTCGATTTTTATTAGCTTCAGTTGGAAGATTATCCGCGATAGTTTCAACAGCAGCCTTACCACCTTTATATATAGTTTTAACACCCCAACCTAAAACATCTAATGTTATATCAAATGCTGATTTATTATAAATACTCATTATGCATCCTTTAAATATTTTTTATATATGTACGCAGCTCCAAGACCTATACCAGCGGTGACAATAGTTGTGCCTATATCTCTTAGAACACCAGTCCAGAAAGCTACACTAGTTGGGTCTGTTCTTGACTTAGATTCACTTTCAATAGCTTCGTTATTTTTCTTTATATAGTCGATTCTATTCTCTAAATAAGCTTTTATCTTAGTTAGCCTATCTTGATCATCTAGAGTATTAAAAAGTTCTATCTCTTCTTTAGATAGAGTACTTTCATTTTTGTTATAGTTATTATTAACACCTGTAAACTTAGTAACAACATTAGCAATCTTCCCTATGTTCTCGATAATACTCGTTACGTCCTTTAAACTAATACTTGTATTTGCCATTTTGAACTCCTCAATTCTTATTCAGAAGAGATATGGTATATTTTAAATTAAAAAAAGAACAGAACTACTATAAAGTAGTTCTGCTACATTTTAGAAGAAATTTTTAGCGGGAGGTAAACATAAGAAAAAAATTCTTTCGGAGATCCGATTTGGCAAAACAGATGTTATGAAAAAACTTATATTTACCTCATGTTATTATTAGTAATCTAAATAAAAAAAAAATAAGGACAAGTACTGGTCATTACTTCCAGTACTTGCCTATAGTGTGTAATGAATATGGATCGTTCCCTGGGTACTTGAACCATATGTAAGACGGTATGCACAACCCGACGCAAGTGATTCGTATATATCACCGCAGTGCGTATACTTAATCTACTCTACGTCTGTCTATGTGCATAGACCCACCATTGTTACTCTCCAACAGCCCTATTCATGTCGGTACCTCGTGTACAGCTGTGATTAGGGATCACAGTGTACATGTTACGTAACACCCACATACATACCGCTTATCATATATAGATTATTGTTTCAATTTTAAAATATTACCAACTTTAGAACTATAATCGTTAGGATAATCTTTCTCCAAGATTCTTTCTATCTGATCACCAACCCAAGGATCTTTAAGATCTATTTTACCAGATCTTAGTATCTCTAGTACTCGTTTATGATAGATTAAACAAGCTAAGAGATTCCTAGTTGGATCTAGACCAGGTCCTTCAAACTCGCAATAGAGTTCTGGTATTTTAGGCATAACAGGAACTTTAACTTCTTGTACTTCTGTTCTAGTTATATACTTTACAACTGGTTCAGGTTGGTATTTAGTACAACCTGTTAAACAAAATATAGCAAAAGCAGCTATCAAAATACCTATTATGATTTTCATAGCAACAACACCTTTAGAATATTCATGTTTATAATCTAAAGGTGGTAATGGTCTATCTTCTTCTACAGGATAGCCATATTCAACAGTTTTTTTATAACTGGTTTTCTTATATGTTTTCATCATCATACCCTCTTACTAACAATGGTATACCTATCCATACTAGAACTTCAGTAAGGATAAATAAAGAAATAGCAAATACGTTAAGTATAATAGTTCCTAGATCAGGATTAGGAATATGGAAGAAATCTATAATAAGATTAACAACGATAGCTCCTAAAAAGATCATACTTAAATATCTTATTCCAAAGATAGTAAACACATCTAGAGGAGAATATTTACGTCTATTAAAGGTCTTCATATTTTAACCTTCCTATAGCTTTATTAGCTTCTTGATATTCTTCACACGTTACTTCATCTTTCTTCTTAGACTTAATAACTTCATTTACGTATTTAACAACAACTTCAGGTTTCTTATTTTTCCATTTTTCAACTTCATCAACTAGAGCTTGCTCATTAACCTTAAGACGATCTATAGCGTCATTGGTGTTATTGATAGCTGTCTTAAGATTATTCTTATCGAACTCTAGAGAAGCTATTTGAACTTCTGCTATAGTCTTATTATGCTCATAATCTTTAATAAGCAAACGCTGATACTCTACATATCCTTCTCTTTCCTTAATATCAGATTTAAGAGAATATACATAACCGAAATGGTACAGAACTAATAATAAAATAATAAAAGCCGGTAACCAAGTTTTGTAATTACTCATTAGGTATTTACCGATAGTAACCCACATATTGTACTCCTTTTGTTAATTTAATCACACATTAATCCCAAGTCTATACTTGTAGGAAGAATGATGTCGGTATATTTCCATCCGATTCAGTAGGACCATCGAAACTTTCTATGTCCTCTAGGTTATTGACCAATCTAGAATCTTTAGAGGTTTTATCTAAACTACCTAATAAGTTAAGATAATAGATAACATCTACATGAAGAACATGTAACTCTAAGGTTTTAATATTTAAAACAACTTGATGATTTGGTTTTCGAACGGTTATAGATAAAGGTTCGGTTTGTTCGCGAACTGTTTTAACAGTATGACCTTTAAAAGAAAGCTCTATCGTATCAACAGTATACGTAGTTGATTTACCAGTTGTTACACTATCAACCAGAATGATCTTAGTCCCTTTTTGGCCTACATTACCATTATCGTTATAACCAAAAGTAGCTGTAATGCCTTCTGTTAATACTTTAAAGGTTTTTTCGTTATAGCCTTTATTGTAAAACTTAATAGCATCTTTAAATTGCTGTTTGGTTGCCATAAGGTTTCTCCTTTTTCAATTTGTTATACTATATATAGTATATACTTCCTATATAAATAATATACTATTAAAATAAAATGACTTAGACCTTATTTATTAGATATAATAAGATTAAGAGAATACACTTAGATAAAAGGAATTGTATTATGACACAGAATGAATATAATAAGCTTAATGAAGCACTTAAAGAGTATAGTAAAGCTTATTACGAAGGTAAGCCAGTAATAACGGATTTTGAGTATGATAACTTAGTAAAACAAATTAAAGAATACGAAAAAGATCATTTAGCTAGTAACGATAGTATAACGAAAGTTATAGGTACAAGCAGTCTTAATAATAAAATAGAACATATCGAGAAGATGTATAGTATGGAAGACCTATTTTCTCTAGAAGAAGTTAATACTTGGTTAACTAGAAAAAACATAGATAATTTGTTCTATGTTATGCCTAAATATGATGGATGTTCATTAACATTAACATATGTTAATGGTAAATTATCTACAGCTGTTACTAGAGGTGATGGTTATAGAGGGGAAGATATTACTTTTAATGTTAAATATATAAGAGATATTCCAGCTTATATAAGTCATAAAGGTAAGATAGAAATACGTGGTGAAATTGTTATACCTAAAACTAAATTTGAAGAGCTTAATCTTAAGAGAATAGAGAATGATCTACCAACATTTAGTAACCCTAGAAACTTAGCCTCTGGTTCTATAAGGGTAAAGAACGAAAACATAGAAGATAGATGGCTAACATTCGTTCCTTGGGGTTTAGGTTATAACGAACTTAATATAAGAACCTATAATGAAGAATTAGCCTGGTTAAAAGAAAATGGATTTACATATGATAGCTATGGTCAACTAGTAGACATAAACAGTGTTATAGAAAGATGCTCGTTATTAGAAGAACATAGAGACGATCTTAAATACCAACTAGATGGCGCTGTTATTAAAGTTAATAGCGTAATGGGCTTTAAAGAATTAGGATTTACAGAAAAATATCCTAGAGGTATCGTAGCTTATAAATTTAAAGCAGTTGAAGTAGTTACAGAACTACTTGATGTAAAATGGCAAGTAGGTAAATCTGGTGTTGTTACTCCAGTAGGCGTTCTGAAACCAATAGAGATTTCAGGTTCTATAGTAAGTAACGTTACTTTACATAATATGAATTACATAAGAACTATGGAATTGAAAATAGGGGATATTATAAGTATGATCAAATCGGGAGATGTTATACCTAAACTTTCTAATGTTTATAAAGGTAGAAGAACTGGTAAAGAACATCCTATAGTAGAGATTACTCAATGTCCGTCTTGTAATTCAGAATTATTTATAGATGGCGCTTATAGAGTTTGTGCTAATGAAGATTGTCCCAGTAAGAACATCGGTAAACTAATTCACTTTGGTAGCAAGAAAGCTTTAAATATTAATGGTCTTGGAGATAAAGTAGTTGAACAGCTTTATAATAATGGATTAGTAAAAGAGTATAAAGATCTTTATAAATTAACAATAGAAGATTTACAAACTCTAGATGGGTTTAGTACTTTAAAAGCTAATAACCTTATTAATGCTATAGAAGCAAGTAAGGGTATAGAACTTCATAAGTTTATATACGCTCTTAATATAGATGGAATTGGAGAAACTGGTGGTAAAGTGTTAAGTAACTATGGTAACACTTGGTATAATACTCCTAGTAACTTATTAGCAAATAGTAAATTAGATATAAGAGCTATAGAAGGATTTACTAGATACATAAGTAAAAATAAATCTATGGTTATAGAACTTATGGAAATAGTACAACCTAGCTTTAAAAAAATTGAAGTAGGCAATATAGTTTGTTGTATTACTGGAACTTTAAGTATCTCTAGAGATGCTATGATAGAGAAATTAAATAAGCTAGGTATAGAAGTTAAGAACTCTGTAACTAAAGAGACGAAATTTCTTATAGTAGGTGAAGATCCTGGTGCTAGTAAACTAAATAAAGCTAAACAACTAGGAATCAAGATAGTTTCTGAAAATGAGGCTTTAGATAATATGTAATAATATATGACGTATAGTATAGGTTACCATGATTAAAATTCGGCTATCCTTATACAAGCCTATACTATGCGTTAATAACTTTTTCTCTTTTGCCATCGTTAGTATAGTTTATGCCTTTTGCCTATACTAACGACTCCTTGAGAGATGAGGTTAGCGTTTGTGTTAATACCATATATAGAAGATGGGATGTAGAGAGAGTCTTAATAGACTCTCTCTACATCATCTTTTATTTTTTACAGTACTATACTGTAGAATGGTGGAATCTATGAATCCTGGGATTTTCCTAGTGGTTCTAATATTAAAGAAAGGAGATGTGATAGCATGATCGTTTTTACTCTTGAAAAATTCGTAGCTAATGGTGGTACTGCTACTCAGACAGGAACTACTTTTACTTTAGCTAAAGACGATAAGTTTACGGATATAGTCCATACTGAACGTATTGACGCTCCTGCTGATTTTCATAAGTTCATTTACGAACCTATGTTGATACCAGACAGAAACTACTATATCAAAGCTAGACGTCATTTCACAGAGTCTAACCTAGACCATGATACGCCATCGAAGATAGTAAGATTTGATAAAACCAGATCTGAAGCACTTATCTTTAATAGAGACAACATCATAGAGAAGCCTTGGGTAACAGTCAACGAGAAAGAGTTGACTAATGATGACTCAAAGACCTTTACTATAAGCACCTCAGCTTTTAAAGCTAATATGTCAGGTCATGAGTATACCCATTGGATTATCACAGATGGTAACGACCAAGTAGTCTTTACATCCTTAGAAGACAGGATAAATAAGACTAAAATAGTTGTTACGAAAACTCCTGTTATGACTTCTAAGACTAAACTGAAAGTGCATGTTATACATGCTTCATCAGTAGGTATAGAATCAGAAGTTGCAATAGCGATAGTTGATCTACAACGATACAACTACGAGATAGTCTCTAGAACAGAAGATATACCTTCAGGCGTTAATTACGATTTAACGTTACGTAGGTTAAATAAAAATGCTAACATGAATATCTCTAAGATAGAAGTAGTAAAACCGGATACTAAAACTATCTTATACAGTGTTACTAACACTGAAGAGAAGACCTCTCTAACATTTAGTCTTCCTTGGTATCTGTTTAGGCATAATAGCATGGTACAGGTTATCATCACAGCTCTAGACACTAAAAATGGTGTAGGTCATAACATCGTTAACCTATATACTTCTAGTGCTACAATTAAAGAACTAGAAGATCCATCGTTTAAATATAGTCACAAGTTTAAACTACTTGGTAAAACTTCTGAAGCAGACTATGCTGAAGCAGCTTATACTATGGAAACGCCAGATGGTTACATCCCTATGCCTGTTAATAACAGCACTCAGCTGTTTAAATTTAAATTTGAAAACGACAAATTAGTCAATACTGGAGAACCGCTTAAAGGTATCAGTCTTTTAAGTGTGAACAACAGCTATACGTTTGTCAAATACACCGAAAATAACTTATTAGTTATTGATGGTTGGAGAGATATGGTAGGTACTGATAAAGAGCCAGTGTTCCTAATATATCGACATAATGTACATACTGATACATATGATCTTCTCTCCATGATAGAACACCCAGAGGGTGACAAAAACACTGCTGCTCGAACTGGTTCATTTGCACAACTTACTGAAACAACGTTTGCTTATCTACCTGTATATGGTACTAAACTATATAAGCTAGATATAACAACTAGTAAGTGCACGGTACTTGAAGAGTTAGTTTCTCCGAATAAAGGAGCTGACAAATTCAAATGGTTCCTAAGACTTCCTAACCAACGTCTATTAGTACAACATGGTGATGAACCTTATGCTTATAAATATGAAATTATGAAAATGCTATTTGAGAAAGGACCATCGATAGATCCACTTAGTTTTGTAAAAACTGAGTCAGCTAGTAGATTCCTTCCGAATGGTGATAACTTGATCTACAAAACAAAACATAATGCTACTGATACCGATCCTAGTTTAGTAGTTCTAAGTTACAGAGAAGGTAAATATAAACTAACAGGTGAAACTTTAACCGCTGGTGAGTTCCCTAATGGTTCTATATTGTTGTTAAGTAACGAAGTTATCCTTACTAAACGTAAAAATAATGGGCCTGGTAATCAGGACACTTATATTACGTATAAGTATTTCTAATCAATTTAAAATTAATATAAGGAGAGTAAAATGGCTGGATTATTTACAATCGGCGCTACACCTAGGTTTACTCCATTAGGTGCTAATGATAAATCTGCTAGACCACTTCCTGTAGATCCATCAGAGCGTCCAAGTCACTTACCTAAATTTTACTTCTTTGCTGCCCAAGGCACAATGAAGGATCAAATTATCAGTGGTGCTGCTGCTAGGAACCTATATGGTTCTGAAACCTTTGACGAACATGGTAAGTTCTTTAAACACACTACCAAGTTCTTAATCGGTTGTACTGGTGCTGGACAACAAGTTATGGCTCAAAGACTATTGCCTTCTGACATTGGTCCAAGATCTAACTTAAGTCTATATGCTGACCTACTAGAAGCAGAGATACCTAACTATAAAAGAACCTCTACAGGTGATATTGTTAAAGACGTTAGCGGCGTTCCTGTAGTTGACGATGCTAAACCTACTATTAAAGGGTACTATGTTAAATTTGTAACTGACTATAACAGTGCTGAAGAGCCAACACAAGCCGGTCTTCTAACATCTAAACCAGGTGTTATGATGCAAACTGTTACAACTATGGTAGACGATCCAAATGGCGAGACTGAAGAAGTTGATGTTCATACTGGTAAATATAGACTAGTAAAAGTAGGAACAGGTAAATTCGATACTGTATGGGAAGATAACCCAAATCCTACCAAAGAAGAGCTAACAGCTGTCGAGTATAAACCAAAGATTAAAGCTAAATTTGAAGCTGCTGAAGCTGATAATAATGGCGATATAGAGTTTACGGAAGTAACTATCAAATGGGATAAAATAGCTTCTATTCAAGATCTAGAAGATAAATCTAAAGCTACTGATGATACATTAGAGACTTATGGGGATATCTATATAGATACTATCCACACTTGGACAGAATCAGGTGGTGTTTATACACCAGCTACTGTTGAAGGTGGTGAGCTTAACGATCCTGATGTCGTTGCTAAACTTAAAGCTATGGATGCTATGGCTGCATTGCAAACGCCTAACGTTGCATTTAGCGAGAAGAAGCTAGATCAATATCCTTGGAGTGCAATGAAAATCGTTGCTAAACCAGAAACGTTTGCAGAGCTAGATGCTTCTAACTATAAAGATCAGATCGATAAAGTGACTGCTACTATCTATAGTAACCTAAAGACTTCTAAACAAGTCGAGATTATGGAAGATAAGCTAGAAGAGATTATCGAGAAGAAAACACAGATTAAGAAAGTACCAGTAACTAAAGAAGTTACTTCTACAATGTACCCAATTATGGAATGGCGTGCTAAAGATTATGGTAAGGCATATGACAACTACGGTTTCAGTATTAATAGCCCTTTCCTAAATGAGTTCAATAAGGTCCTTGCTAAAGCTACTAAGAAATATCCTTATAGCTTCAGTATCTATACTAGACCAAATGAGAAATCTTCTGGTACAGTATTTAGATCATTGTATGGCGAGAATGAGGTTGAAGTATTACTATCTTCAGCTCCAGTTATCGATCCATCTCTAGAGCAAAGAAGAGATCTTCTTAACGTATTCAAATCAGAGTACTACAACGAGAAAGATCCTATTAAACCTTATAAACCATTTGCATTCCTAGATCCATATATCTACGATAAAAATATCGATCTTGTTCTTAAGAAATTCCTAGAGACTGAGAAAGAAGCTATTAGTTTCGAGCCTTCTCTATACCCAGCTGATAACGCTTATGCTAAGAACATTGATTGGTACGACTTTACAGGATTAAATAAAGAGGATCTAGAAGATCAATTCGGTTTGATTAACCCATTCACTTGCAAAACAAGTAAGAATGTTAAACTTCAAACTGTAAGACTATCAGAAGAGAGACCTAAACTACGTGATAACCTTAAAGAGGTTAACATGTCTGTTAATAAACCAATCTTCTTGCAAGGTGGTTCAGACGGTACTCTAGACGATGCTCACTTTGAAGAAGCTATTAAGCTTGAACTAGCTAAATATGCTGATCCTGATAGTGAACTACAAGAACTAGCATATGCTATCGAAAGTTGTATTTGGGATAGTGGATTCTCTCTAGACGTTAAGAAAGAGTTAATCAATATTATCTCTATAAGAAAAGATACGATGGTATGTCTTGGTACTCATACTGTAGACGGTTCTAACCCACTACCTACTTCTAAAGCTAGAGCAGTTGCTACCGCACTTGAAGCTAGATTGAAATTGAACCCTGAGTCTACATATTATGGTACATCAGTTGCTAGAGGTATTATCGTTCTAGGTGCTGGTGAGTTAAGTACTGAAGAGACTGGTGTTACATACCCATTAACTTATGATCTAATGGTTAAGACAGCAAGATTTGCTGGTGCAGGTAATGGTAAATGGAAACGTGAGTATCTATTCGACCATGGTGAGAACGCTGTTATTAGAACAATGAAAAACATTGTTCCAGAGTTTATCCCAACAACTATGAGACCAGTACTATGGAACGCTAACACTATCTATCCACAAAGATATGATAGAGAGAACTATTTCTTCCCTGCGCTACAGACAGTATTTGCAAATGATACTTCTGTTCTTAATAACTACTTTACTATACTAGCACTATGCGATGTTACTAAAGTTGGTTTCGACGTATGGAAGAACTTTACAGGCGTTATAAGTTTAACAGAGTCTGAGTTCAAAGAGCAAGTTGAAAGCTATGCTACTCAACTTCTATCTGGTAAATATGCTAGAATCATCAACGTTACTCCTGAATGTAGGATAACAGATGCTGATAAAGCTCGTGGTTATAGCTACCAGTTGATCTTTAAACTATCTGCTAACAACATGAAAACAGTTTGTATCTATACTACAGAAGTATATAGAGCAGGCGAAGAACTTAAATAAGGAGATAACTCATGAGCGCACGATTAGTAGACGCTATCTACGATAGCACAGAAGTGAATGCTGGAGTTTCTCCAGCACTGGATCTTAACTATGGCGGTATGATGGGTGTTACACCTCGCTATGGTTTCTTCGATCCTAATAGTGGTAAATACTATGGAGAGTGGATATCTGCTACTCCATACGTAAGAGAGAACGTTCTTCCTGTATTGCTAACCCATCCTAAATTTATGGATTGGCTACCGAACAGAGAAAGATGGCTTGGTATGTGCAAAGCAGTATTTGAGACTGAAGCACAATCTATTACTGGTCTAAGAGGTGCACTAACTGTTGACACTGATAGCACTAGTGTAGGTGGCGCAGGTGCTCAATTCGAAGTACCTACCAATGTTACTTTAGAACAAACATCACTAAGCTATACATTTAAAGAGAGAATGGGTAGACCATTTAACAAATTCTTCTCTTTCTGGATTGAATATGGTATCATGGACCCACATACGAAAGTAGCTAAGTCTATGAAGTTCCTTAAAGACCCAACAAGCAATGAAGAGTTTAAAATGTATACTCCTGATTTCTACACAGCAACTGTATTGTTTATAGAGCCTTCTAACAACAATACGACTGTAGAGAAAGCTTGGTTAGTATTTAATATCTTCCCTAAGTCAGCTGGTGCTTACGAAGGTTCTAGAGATATTACAACTGCTAAAGCTACTGAAGAGATCACTATTGATTTCGCAGGTATCGGTATTCATACTGATGCTGTCCATAACCTTGCTAAAGCTATTATGCCTAAACTTGTTTCTCTATATGAGCAACCTGATATGCATATGACTCTACCTGTAGCAGGATTCGATCCTAGTATTAAGGATAACGATACTGCACATAGTACAGATAGAAAACAAGGCAATGGTGAGCTTGAGTGGGATACACATCCTTCTGCTTAAAAGAAAAATAAAATATAAGATAGAGAGTAACCATATGGTTACTCTCTATCTTTTTGATGTTTTAACGATTGCTTCTTAACGATTACTTCTTAGCACCTAGAAGAGCTGCAGTTAGATCTTCTTTTAGAGATGCTACATGAGATTTAGGAATTGTACTATCTTTAATTTTGATAGACAAACCGGTAACACGATAGTCTTTACCTGTTAGGCTATTCTTACCAGTTACTTCTCTTGTGATAGCAGCTTGGATTTTACCATTTCTACCGAATGGAGTATCTACGATAACGCCCTTAAGGTCTTTCTTACCTTTTAGAGTAGCTTTAGCGAAATCAGCGATTGCTGTTGTAGCTGCTTCTGCATATGCTTTCTCAAAGTTCTTAACGATTTTATAATCGCTGTCTTTGATACCAGCTTCTTTAAGAGCTGCTTTGAAGATGTCGCCATCTGTATAGCGATACTTATTAACGCCTTTAGCGTCGTCTTGTTTTATAAGTTCGAATTTAGCATTCTCGAACTTAATCTCAGTTGCGGTCTTCTCCATGGGGAGCCTCCTGTTAAGTTAAATAAGTTTTGAACGTTTTTGATCAATAACTCAATGCATATACATTATTTTAAAAATAATGACCACTACATGCAGGTCCTGAAGCATCTGTATCAGATTTCCCTAGAAGATACGATTGCAATCACCATGTAATGTTATATACTTAAGCTAAATACATCTACGTTCTATATAAAGAATATATAACTCAAATTTATTCAGATCATATGTTAACAAGGTACTACAGACATAAAGCCCATAGTACCTTGTTAAACATTTATATATAACGGTTATATTATGTAGTAGTTATCAACCTAGAGTCTTATAGACTCTAGGGATACGTTTATAAGTATTTGATTATGAAGTCTATGATACCCATTATAGAATATAATAGAACTATGTAATCGTAAAACGTATTAGGTTTTATGATAACAATCATAATATTTCACCTACTTTCTTGTTAGATAACAATAACAGTTGGTACCCGTTATAACCAGTAATCTGGTCATTTAACAAGAAGAGATACTAGACCATAGGTAAGGAATTAATCCTTACCTATGGTCTAGTTTTTATTCCTTTAGATGTTTACTATATATGATTAATAATCAACATTTACAACCCTCAATTCGTTATTGATTATTAATTCGAATTTTAGTTCCCCTAAAAATACTTACTATAGAGTCTAAAAGCTCTATAGTAAGTATTTTTATTGTTCGCTGATTATATACATATAAGGAGCTGATATGTCTGTCGGTGTAAAAAAAGTAACAACACAACTATTAGACCTATCTATTAAAAATAACTTTGAATCCGTTAAAGATGGTACTGGTAAACCATTAGCAGAAGGTGAAGGCGAATTATCTCCTTTTGGGGAATTAGGTAGTACGATTACTAACCTTGTTAATAAAATTAAATCTGTAGTTAATAATATTTTATCTGCTATAGGTAATGTAATTAAATCTGTAAGTAAATTTATAGGCAAAATAATGTCTGCTATAGCAGGAGCTATTAAAGCAGCTTTAAAATATGTTATGGGATTATTAGGTATTCCATTAGATGCTTTAAGTAATATAGCTAAGAAAGTCTTTAAATATATTAAATCAGCACTAGGTGTTCTAGGAGGTTGGTTAAAGGATATACTAGGTCTAGGATCTAATGCTGGTAATATAAAAGATAGAGCAGGATTAGCTATTTCTGATATAGCTAAAACAGGATTACTAGCTGGTTTGTTAGCATACTTTAGAAATGACTCTAGAGGACTTAAGAATGCTACTAATAAACTTCTTAAAGAGTTTGGTATAGAAGACGTTACTAGAGGCTATAATAAGCTCTTTAGTCACGGTTCTTATGGTAGAGACTACTATGATAGCTACTACGGGTTAAACTCTCTCTATAAGGATTCTAAAGACGCTAAAATCTATAGACATCTTTATAATAGCGGAAGAAGTAAGAAAGGTTTCTTTTCTAAGTTAAAACTAGATACTTTAGATAGTGTATTTGAAAGATTTAAGTTCTTAGGGTTATCAGGAGCTACAGCTAGAGACTTAATAGAGTTAAGTAATATTAACGATTTAGATAGGTTATTGCCTAGAAACAAAAGAAGAATAAACTATAATAGTGATTATACTACGTTATCTAAAAAGAAGAGAACAGAATACTCTAACGTAGAGAAATTAAATATTATAAGAAAATCATCTGGTTTATTAAAACATGATGAAGAAACTTTCGATAGATATACTGGTGATGGTATTATTAACGATTTTGCTTCTAGAAATAGAATAGGCGAGGCTTTTGAAAGAAGATATGGCATAGATAATGGAACAATATTCGAGAGATTTACTTATAATGGTGAAAGGCCTAATATAGAGAAACCGTTAAACTTTAGAAATGAAAAGTACGAACCATCTGTGTTGGCAGACCAAAGTAAAGAAACAGAGATAGAGAAGATAGCAACTACATTGGGTGTAGAGAACGTAACACTTAGTCAACCTTTAACATATGCTGAGCATAAAGGATTTACTAAAGAGAAAACGGTTAATACGAAAGTAGAAAAAATCTTTAAACCTAGTAAAGCTAAAGAACTGCATTTTACATTTTAAAAAGAAGATATAGAGTATAGAACATAGTGTTCTATACTCTATATCATTATTATTGTGCTCTGACTGAAGCGCCAGGTAAAGAAGTAGTTAAGTTACCTTGTGCTGTAAATAATGACAATGGGCCATTAAGTACAGAACCGATAGCAGAACCTACACGAGAAGGACTAACTACTGAGTATAAGTTAGCTCTAGCTCTAGCTAGCCTCATACCTAGTTTATTCAAAGCATATTTATCTGTTTGTATATCACGACCAGCTAAAGTGGCTAAATAACGTCCCATAGGAGAAGCATCGTCCATACCGAATTTAAATAGATCTGAGAAAACACCTTTAGTTATAGGTGCTGTAACTAAGGTACTAAAATCAGTTACGGTAAAACTAACATCGACACCTAATGGTTTCCTTGTTTTAGTAAATGGTAAGTTAGTAGTACCTCTAGTAATGCTTAAAGAAGTGATCATACCTAGTTTAATATTCTGAACACCTTGTGAGGTTACAGAACAAAGGAAAGGTGATGTATAAGAACTTTTACCTGTTGATAGTGGTAAAGCGCCGGCTATAAGCATACAAAGAGGTATACCTATAGATTGCATCCTAGAGAAATCATTACCATAAACACAAGCTAGTTTAGTATTGTAAGTAACAGTAGGAAAACTAGCAGAACTATCACCCCAACGTTTAGGAATATCAACATAAGCATCTCCAAATACAGTTGCTAATACGTTAGAAAGACCCATACTAATACCATTAGCGCCGCCCATAAGAAGTTCTTTAACTCCCGACATAATAGCGCCAGTATCTACAGGGCCGCCGACATTACCACCAGAGAAGTTAAATTTCATATCTTGCGCTCCAGAAGCAACAGACTTTAATAAACCTCCAGTTTCAATATCTCTTACATCATTAGAAAATGATTCTGTTAATGTACCTACATAATCAACTTGGAAGATAGCAGATAACCCACCGTCGTGAATAACACTACTAGTAGTATCTACAAACTGATCTATCCAAGATCGTTCTTCGGTATTTTTACCATTACGTAAATTAAAATTATGTACAAATCCCTCTGTAGTTGACGAACGTCTTTTAATATCCTCCGTGCTACCGAAAGCAGTATTTTGTGCATTCGCTATTTGAGCATCTATATCATTATCAGATTTTTCACCGCTTTGCACAAATGGATTTTTCGGACTATCCCATTCTGGTCTTTCTTTAATAGCTTTATCTAAATAATCTTGAAATGTTGCTATACCACTCGATTGTAAAGCATTAGCAGATTCTCTAACATCATCGTAGATATTCTCAGAACCATCTGGAATAGCTAACATAGCTCCGTAATCATTTGCTATAGGAACACCAGTACTTCCTTCTTGTTCAGATAGTTGTTTTTGTTTCCTTCTTAAAAAATCTCTATAAGCAGCTTGTGGTCCTGACATAATAGCAAAAATATCTAAATACCCTGTTTTACTATTAAAGATTTGACCGCCTAACATATCTGCTATCATTTGTAATTCATCTTTATCTAACTGTGCGTAAAACCCAGCATCATGAACTTCTTGTTGAATATTATTTATAGATCTATTCTCTATAATAGGAGCGATTAGTTTTAATTCGGTAGCTAGTTGTGTAGTTAAGTTACTTACAGTACTCCAATAAGTATGCATAGTAGGACGCATATAGTAATAGTCAAAAGCGTTATCCATATTAAGAAACCCAACTAAAGCCTTAGTTGCCCATACTATAGCTGTTGTCCATGGAAAACAAGCGAACACCGCAAAACCACCTATAGCACTACCTATATTATATAATGTAGGTTTTCTACCAGTGTTAGCTACTATAACGTCTCCGTAGTCTATAGCAGACATAAAGAAATCTATCAGACCATTAAACTTCTTAGTACCGAATGTTAAGAATACTAAATTAACGTTATCGTCTATAGCTTCTGAGTAATACCTACCTAATGACATTTCGCTATCAGATCCAGTAGGTTGTGTAGACATAAATGGTCTGTCAGGACTTAACGTAGGATTATATCTAGGTCTTATATCAGCATATCTAGTCCATTGTGGCTTAGGATTACAAGCTAAGTGGCCTCCTAACCTAGTGTTACTGTATTTAAAACTGGCAGTACTAAAAAACCTACCGTTTATTAATCTCTCTGTACTTAATTCTTTATTAGTTATATTAAATCTAGTTCTTACCCAATCTAAGTCTAATACTTTTTCTCTATTTGTTTGTATAAATGTATCAATAGTATTAACATCTTCGCTAATACTTTTAGCTTGGTCTACTCTTACGTAGTTCCTGAGGATATATCCTCGTTCGTCAAAAGCCATATTAGCTCCTTAAAAATATATCACATAGGTATCTGGTTAAGATACCCAGATACCTATGTTTTCGTTTTACCAATTAAGAACTCTATTAACAGGTTTCTTACTGAATTGTCTCTTAAGAGTATCTCTAATTTCTATAAGATCAGCAGACTCTTGGTTAACACCAGTATCAACACTCATAGTGTTAATATCAGACTCTTTGATCTCTAGAGTTAGTAAGTTACTTACACTCTCGGTATTAATGTTCTTTTCATTAAGCATATCGAAAGTATTAGCGTTATTGATACCAGGTTCTGTTACCCAATCCCAAGTTAAAATAGCGGAAGTATGTTTAACTAATATACCATTAACAACTTCATCTTTACTAAGACTACGCACGCTAAAAGCTACGTTTCTATCTGGATTATTAAGAGCCTCTTCTAAGAATACTCCTTTAGGACCAGATGGCTTAATAAGACCTTCTACTATAACAACGTTACCATGATTACCCATCATATTGACTTTATCATTAGTAAGTTTGAATTGTACGTCTTTGATATGGAAAGCGATATTACTCATATCGTAACCAGCATTCCTATTAATAAACTCTGGCATAGTCATGCCAGGTTTAAACTTAGGATGGTCCATCTCACCAAGTAGATAACCTTTCTTTAATCTTCTCCAAAAGAAGCTATTAGGGTTATTAACTAACTCTTGAACACCTTTATAGGTATAGAATGCTTTACTACTATTAAATACATTAAAAGCACCTAATCTTACTCTATAATAACCATCAGCGGTTTTTTCTATCTTAGCACTCTCTGTAGGTTTATAACTAGCAGCATTAAGTACTATTTTAAAATTATCATAATCCATATTATGTCCTTAATAATTTACTTATATCAGAAGATGTTTCTTCATTCTCAACGAGAGCAGAAGCTAGTCCGTCTTTAAAATAGTTACCAATTAATTTACTAGCAGTGTCTCTAAAGCTTTGAACATCAGCTAGTTTAGTATAGACTACCTTCTGTGTGAATATATCTTCTCTTTTAGTTAAAATGTCTTTATACGGTCTTAATCCTGTTTTATCTTTACTTATAAGGCTACTAAGAAGCTCAAAACCTACAGGGTCATTACCTACGTTACTTCCAGCATATTTCTTACTATTAAGAAATATATTAGCAATATCTTCATAGTTCATATACCAAGGTATCTTACCGTTATTATAGAACTCATCTAGGATATTGAACATGATACTAGTATCTTGTACTAGTTGATTATTTACTATAACAGTACTGTCTTTATTAAACTTCAACATGATATAGCTCTTATTAGAATCTGGTAAATCTTTAATATTTATCATAGAGATTTTATCAGGTTGAAATGTTTGGAAAACAGGATCATTCGTTATAGCATAGTTATCGTTTTTATCTGCTATACAATAGTAAGAGATAAGATTAGTTATCTTATCTAAAGAGCATAGACCTTTAGAAGTAAATCTCTCTGGGAAAATTATTCTAATCTCATCTGTAGCTATAGTTTGATCTCCTACTATCTTTAGAGATTTAACAACCTCTTTAGGATTTCTTTTCCAAGTACTTACATCTAAAGTATCTGCCATCTTTTTTTTACCTCGTTACTGTATTTTAAATATCTTAGTCTTAGACATAAAGAAATCGATAACTAGTTCTGTTAGTACAAAACTAATAATATCATCAACATTCTTATCAGAATCTTGAGCTAAGTATTTCTCACATAGTTTAATAAACTTATAATAATTAGTAGTGTCGAATAATAGACCGGCTACAAGTTCAATACCTATGGTCTCTATACATTCAAGATCATCGTCTAATCTAATAGATAGTAATTTATCACGTACTTTATCTGCAAGAACAGGAATATTATCTCCATAAGAACAATAAGCTAAAAGCTCATTAGGCATCTCTCTAAGAACCTCTTCTAGACTACGCACATAAATGTCAATAAGTCTATTCCTTCTATGGATAGGATTCTCAACTTGAGTACCTGTTACATAAGTATCCCATAGTTTAATAAGCTCTTGTTTATTAGCTAAGAAAATATCCTTGGTAGTATCCCCAGGAACTTTACTATTCTTATCTTTTATAGAATAACCATAGATAGCATCTACTATACCCATTTCATTATCACAACTATCGAAAACTGGTTTAAGAACATAGATCGTATAAGGATCATTCTTCTTAGTACCAAGATACAATTTATTAATAGAAATATATTGTTCATAAGCATCAATAGCGGCAAATAGATAAGCTTCTAGTTTCCAAATGATATTATCTAGCTGTCTAGCATTAAGAGTTAAAGTAGCTAATTTTTCATTCTTAAGATAAGTAGCTATAAACCAAGCTTTCAATATCTCTTCAGCATAGAAAATACACTCTTCTTTATCTAGAACGCTATTAGCAAGGTTAATATACTCTACTGGATTTTTAAGATCATTAGCTGTAAATAGATTTTTAATATGTCTATTAATACCAGCTTCAGGATGTGTAATAATATCAAGTTCTACTACAGGAAGTTCAACATCTATATTTCTAATCTCTGTGTAGTTGATAGGATCTTGAAATAAGTTAAGATCTTTAGCTTCCTTAAGAAGATCAGGAAGATCTAACTCAACAACATTGAATTTACTAGCAGATGTAGGTTCTCCAGAGCTTAGATAAAGTTTAGCATGGTCTATAAAAGAAACTAACTGACCTTTAAAATCGTTCTTATAAAGATTAACCTCTGATTGTAGAGCATTAGCAACTTTTTGTACTACTAACTCAAAATCCTGACCTTGACCATCAGCAGGTATTATGTTAAGAACAGAAAGACCCTTTTCAACGCTGAAATCTATAGATCTACCGCTATTAACTAAATTTCTAGCTAGCTCTTCTAAACTAGCATTATTTTCTAATTTACTATAAACTTCGTACATATGATTATCCTTTTATATTATCGCTAATTCTATTTACAGCTATATCTATTAGCATAGGAATAGAAACTTCAGGATCTATTTTCTTAAGAATATTACCTTCATCATTATTAGTAGCATAAAGAACTGTTTCAACTGCTAAGTTAGCTATTTTAATTAATTGTTCATTAGCCTGAACTACATCGTTCATCTTCATCTCCTTGTGTGTAGGGGGTTTTTAATCAAAGAACCGACCTACTAGAGCGATAAAAGCATAGAGACTAGAGAGATATTATTCTCTCTAGTCTCTATGTTACATTTTGTAAAACGGAAAAAAGTTATGCCATATTAAGCTGATTGCGAGGTGGACTCAATATGGAACAAGTAAGATTAGGTTCGATAATAAATTTACGAGCTTGTTTATTATCATATATAATTAAATATGTCAAACTGAAAAAATTCCAGTTATATATTATACATATAGAAGAACTTATAGCGTTCTTCTTTTTAACTTTTAGGAACAACATAAAAAATCTAGTAACAGAGTACGGACGTGTACTCTGTTACTAGTCATATGTTACTCCTAGGAAAGGAGAAAATATGGATGGTATAAAATACCAAACACCCAATATTAAGCTTCTAAATACTGAAGCTGAAAGTTTCGTGCAAAGTATTATGGATACATTACCTGTAAATTTACAAATAATGTTTCGTAATAAATTGACTCCTATAGTACAACAGCTTCTTAATGAAGCTAAGAGTACTATAGGTACGAAACAAGAAATAGATAAAACTGATAAGCAATCAGTTCTATCTGGTGTTGCTGAGTACGGATATAAAATTCAAAGTTATATATCCGAAAGGCTTATGAATGCATTTAAGTATGCATTTAAAAATATGACATAATTGTCATATATAGGTATCTAGCATAAAGCTAGATACCTTCTTATTTCTATTTTTTATTTTTATGTTAATACAATATTTTTCTAGATCGATGACTAATATATTAAAAGGAAATGAATATGACATATACAATTCCACCTATTAACACTAAAGGAATATTTATATTTCATCCTCCATATGCAGATGATGTTAATATAAATAAAAAAGAGTATGAAGTTGTAGAGATAAGGAAAATAAAGGCACTACACGATGATGGTTTAGACCCGCTTAACTCTATCTATATTAAAGCTGGTTTAACTAAAGATGATTTCATAGACGACTTAGATAAAAATATACCTATTGTTACATTATCAGTAGACGGCGAACAATATCTTTATGTTCCAGCTGATAGAATAAAAGAAACTCCAGCTGTTATCGGTTATACAGCAACAGAAAGGTTATTAACTTTATCATTAGGTTTAGTACCTGATAATATTAACTTAGATCTTCTATATAAGAATATAGCAACATTAGTACATGATACTATATCTATTAAACCAGATGTTACAGAACAACCAGGCGGGCCAACAGTTTTAATGTCTAACGAAGATTACGATAAATACACTAAGATGATGTCAGCTCAAGCTAGATCTAATAATAAATCTTGGAGAGTAAGATACGAGGAGATGGAACAGCTTTATAAAACACAAAAAGTTAAAGTAGCTGAAATAGAAAAGATCTTACAGAGATTTATGTCTGCTAATCAGAAGCCTAAACCATAAATATATAAGACTATAGAGAGTAACATTAAGTTACTCTCTATAGTCTATCTTTTTATCCTAACATACCTATCATAGTAGATGTAAATTGTGTCATCTTTCTACTATCGTTTAGTACGCCTATTTTACCCCATACTTTAAGATACTCTTTATATAGTTCTTCTGCATCAGCATAACTATCTACAATCTCTTTAAAGCCAGGTATTTCATGTCCTGCGTATATATGTCCAACATCTAGCTGTATTCTTAATTTATTATAGATATAACGTTTAATACCTAATGTTATTAAATTTGCTACATGTGGATAATAGCTAGGTTGAATATTCTCTAAGTTAGCATTATTACTTAAATTAACTTTAAGTATACCATATCTTACGAATGGTGGATATGCTTCTATAAGAATCTTATTCTCGCCTACTAACTCCATTCTAGCTGTTTGAACAACAGAAGCTCTATCAACAACCGACATTAATTTAGCGCCTTCAGTAACTAGTGGTGATATACAGTTTCCATAGCTATCTAAACCATTATTATGTCCGTTTAAGTAACCACCCATTAATAAAGAATAAACAGCAACTATACTCTTATTATTTGTTAATGTTTTAGGTACTTCTATAATAAAAGAACCTAGTTGTTCATAAAGTGAAAAATCTGAAACAGCTACTGTATTACATAAACCTATGTTAATAAAAGCCATTTCTCCACCTAGAATATTCATATCTGTCATAATGATAGGTCGTATACAATCTATCATCATTCTCTCTTCCAATGATACTGGAGTACTACCTCGTTTCTGAGGAAATGCTAACTCCAATATTTCCATTGGTATATTCATTCTTATTACGTTGTTAAATGTATACTGTAAAGCATTCATTTTTACCCCTTAAGATTTCGTCTTATGATAGCATGTGGATCTATAAGAAGATCGTCATACTCATCTTTTATAATCTGTTCTATTTTAGCATTCTTAGTAGTATCAGCATATTCTTCACCTTCTACAACTGTATTAGGGATTATGTCTGGTTCTCCATTAGGAGCAACATAAAGTTTAGATTTTAACGAATCTGATACTGTATCTCTAATTATCTCTGTAGATTCATTAGGTCTTAAAGATATATTAGTTTTTAAACCTGCTTTCAGACCTCTATTACCTAGTTTTGTAGTTAGCTTAATAAACACTGGTTCCAATTTATCTAACATGCCTAAAACCCTTGGAGATAACCAACTTAATTTCTTTAATAGTTTCTTTAATAAATAAAATAGATATGGAATTACGAAACCTATTAAGATAACAATAGAAGAGAATAAGAACTCTCCCATAATGCTTCCACCGTCTTCATAATCGTCATATCTTTGTTCTGTGTATTGTCTAGGCAAACCAGTGTAAGAATTATAGCCATCTGGTTTATAACTCTTAGTAGGCATTTCATATTGAGTTCCTGAACCACTATGACCTGGAGACATTTCACCAGGCTGATAACTTGTGGTAGGATCATCATCATATGGCATAGTTCATACCTCCTATATTACCAATTTAAAAATTTATGTTTATACCCTTCCATATCATAGTCTTTAAGGTACATATCAAAATTAATCAACTGGTTTATAGATTCTAAGTTCATGGCTTCAGTCTCTTTGACATCTATAGCAGATTTATATCCTGTTATAGCTTCTACTTCTGAATTGAAGAAACTAATAATATCTAAATTTCTTTGGTTAATATTCGGTACACTACCTGTGTCTAACGAAGGAATATAAACGACTACTTGACTATCTTGTCCGACTCTCCAAGCTCTACTTATCGCTTGCTCGAAGATATACATTCTAAATGGTAAATCTAACGCTATGATAACATTAGCATTCGTTAATGGTACACCAGTAGAAAGAGATTTATAAGTAGTTACTAATGGATTAACATTCTTATCTTCTGTAAATCTCTTAACTTCTCTATTTAGATTTTTAGCAAACTCTCCATAGACTAACGCCATATTTTGTTTAAGGTTAGTTAGAACAGAACGAGCCGCTTCACAAACTTGGATATAGTTACTAAAGATAATCGTATCTTTTAATGTGCTATTAAGAAGTGCATTATAATCTAAATTAAGAGCAATGTCAACATGACACTGTATTCTAGCTCCCATAACGATTTTACCAAGACATTCACCTTGTATTTTTAACATAGGGTATTTTATCAACGTTTTAATATCATCCCATTGTTTAGCTAATTCCATAGGTAAGAAAGAACGAATTTCTTTCTCTATAGCAGTAGCTAAAGCCATCTCTTTAGAAATGAAACCTAACTGTTTCTTTTCATAAGCTTCTTGTATAATACTTACTAAATTTCTATATTGACTTATGGTATATTTAGTATGTTTATCAAAACCTTTATCTAGAGCTATTTGAATACAAAGTTCATAAACCTCTCTTGCTTTAGGAAGAGCTTTTTCAACATCATCTAGCCTTTTAGTTATAAACTCTCTCATCTTCTCTCTAATAACAGGTAATGTATAATCTTTACTGTTTTTAAGAGTAACAGGGATATAAGTTTTAACAACAGGTTCTAGATTAGTTTCTTTTTTCTCTATGACATAAGTCATCTCTGTATATCTACCTGGTAAGATAGATTTGAAGAAAGTATTAGGATTTGAATAAACAGAATAGAGTCTTGAGTATAGATCATTCTTAAGTCTACCATCTATAAACTTTGCCATATTAATAATCTCTGTACTATAACTCTTAATAGGAGTACCAGATAGTAAGAATAGGTTCTTAGTAAAAGAACGATCTACTATATCTTGTAACAAGATAGTACGTTTAGATTTAGTATCTGCAAAGTTATGAGATTCATCTACTATGATAGTTAGCTTAGGTCCTGCTATCTTAGGTAAAATACCATAAACTTGATCTAATGCTTCATAATGTATAAGAATGTATTTTTCATTATTATAAACCGCTGGAGACTTAGTAGTCCATACTTTATTTTTATTAGGTTCTTTATAAAGATTATCTTTACCAGGTAAAGATATCGATTTTAACCAAACTTTTTCTATAGTTGGTAATGGACAAATGATAAGAACTTTCTCAGAATGTAACATCTCCGCAAACGCTAGTGAAGAATAAGTTTTGCCAGTACCAGCGGCTGCTCCAATAGTTAAGCCTCTATAACCTGTTCTATACTTATATTCTTCATAATGATCAAATAGCTCTTGCTGATAATCAAATGGTGGAAATATAAATTTAGATTTAATCATAGCTGGATCTAGGCTATTATTTATATCGCGTTCTCTATTCTCTTCTGCTCTTGCTTCTAATATTCCAATTATCTTATGTATAGCTTTAACATTAACACCATACATAGGTCTTTTAATAGCGTCTTTAAACATCTCTATAACTTCGTATACGAATATAGAAGGAAAGACCATTTCTGTCATTCCTAATGTTGTAAAAATGTTATTAATGTTTTTCTCGCCATATCTGTTTAATAAGTTCTTAAACCCAGTCAACCCGACTATAGTATATACTTCTTTAATTTTATCATACCGAACATCGGTAACGAATAATCCTTCGAAAAATCCCATGGTTACCCTTTCTGAATAGCCGTAAATCACTAAAGATCCCCGGGAATCCTTATGGCTGAGCAAAAAATGACCTTAAAATAAAGGAGAATATATGGCTAATTTTGATAGCTTATACAAAAAAGTAGGTATAACAAAATTGATCCATTTTCTAGAGCCTTTAATAATTAAATCCGATAGTTTTACTTTTCCCGATAAAAGTATCTTATATTGGTTTAAACCTTCTGACGGCATAGAAACTCCTTCTAGAAATGTACCTTACCTTAACAAGACTAATAAAGTTAATGTTATGACACCTGTTAAATTTGGTAGTAAAGTAGAAGGAACGGTAAAAGAGACAAATGATGTTAAAGAAGCTTTTAAGATAATGAACAGAGAAGAAAAGAAATATAAGTTCTTTCCTCCTAATGTTATAGAGAATAAAGGCGATTTTCTTATCTATAACTATGGACTACTTAACTATATATATAGTTATGCTGGAGATCCTAGTTTAAATCTTATTAAGTATAATAACGTAGCTAATAGAATGCTAGATGATCTTAAGTCTATGAACGACTATAATAGATTTATATTAATAGAGCTACCTAATAAACTATTAAGTATGGGAGAGTTAGATAGTTTTGCTAATAAGCTAACACCTGGTAATATAAGTAGATTAGATAATAAATATTTTAACCTTATAGAACTATGGAAATGGTTAACTCCAGCTACTAAGAACACTAGTATCTTTAATAGGATAGCTAATACTAAACTAAATAAAACAACGTTATTACTCTCTATAGAGAATAGGGTAGTTATTATTAACTTAGAGTATCTATATGCGTTAGTAGAAGAATATAGTAATTCTCAATACGTTGTTAATACTGAAAGTACTGTAGACGAATTTCTAATGTTATTAGGAGCTACTAGCGTCAACTTAGAAACAGCTAGTTATGTTAAGAACAAATATAACTCTTCTGTTATAAGATATTTAATCTATATTATGTTATTTAAATTAGTAACTGGTAAACCAATAGATTTTAGTAAACTAGATGGTGAAAAAGTTAATGATATAGCTATTAAGAAAGCTATGACTATGGCTAAGAAAGTAGAGAAAGATAATAAACTCTCTATGAAAGATGTTCTTGACGCTTATATCCAAGAGACGAATGAAGATATTATATCTTTAGATATGGATACTTTTATACCAGAAACTTCTGATATAGATTTCGCTAAACTAGACGCTAGAGATGCTGATATTATTAGTAAAACTAATAAAACATTCTCTTCTATAGAAGAACTGAAAAAGTATAACTATAAAGACGATCTTAGACTTAAAACAATAGCAGAACTAGATTATCTTCTAGAGACTAAAGCTATTTCAAAATCTATGTACGAAAGTTATTTAGAAGCATTTAATAAACAGAATCAATTAGCTAACCCTTATTTACTAGGTAAAGACGGAGATGATATCGAAACTGCTTTAGATAGTAGTTTCGATAACTTCGAAATTAACGACATAGATGCTACTATAACATCTAATGTTATGATTTTCGACGAATCTGTAAATAAGAACTTAGTAGCTACTGCTGAAAGACAATATCTTAAAGAACAATTTAGGAAAGATATTATAAGGGTTGTTTATTCATTACAGAACCTAAATAATATTATACTAGATTATAATGTAAAAGAGAGTTTTGATATTACTGGTGGCGTAGAAGAGCATGAAGTACAAATCATGTCACTATCTGGTAAGAAAACAACATTAAGATTCGATATACCTTATATAGACGAATATGGTGTGTTTACTGTTAACGGAGTTGATTACTCTTTAAGAAAACTAAGAGCAGAATTACCAATAAGAAAGATAGATGCTACTACAGCTTTATTAACTTCTTATTATGGCAAAATGTTTATAGGTAAAGCATTCGAGGCTAATGATAGTAACATAGGAAGATGGGTATATAAATACTTAAGGAATAAAGAATCTGACAAGAATAAAAGATATGATCCTAAATGTAACTCTGTTATAGCATTAGGTGTTGATATTCCAGATGCCGATATTCCAGTGTTATATGCTCAAATAGCTTCATTTGTTAAAAGCTTTGATTATGGTAACTATAAGTTTAACTTTAACTACCATGAAAGAGATAGGTTACTTCCTGGTTATACCATGCCAGATATTGAGAAAACTGAAGTAAATAACAATGGTGTTATAGTTGGTACTGTTGGTGATAATTTCCTATTAATGGATTTTACTAATAACATTTACGAACTAAAAGGAAATAAAGCAGAGCTAATAGGAGATTTCTATAGCGTTGTTAATATAGACACTTCTGACATACCTATAGAGTTCGTAAGAGTTGGGATACTTAAGGAAGCAGTACCAGCGGTATTAATACTAAGTTATTATCTAGGATTAGAAAATTTACTTAAACTATTAAATACTAAATTTAGTTTAGAATCTGGTAGAGGTAAAGTAACTGAAAACCAATATGCTATTAAGTTTAAAGATAAAACATTAATAGTAGATAGAGATAATGGATTATCAGATTTAATAATCTCTGGGTTCTTAAGTATGAATAAACTATTAAAAGATATTCCATTAGATAGCTTTAATAGAAGAAGCGGTTATAATATCATATGGCATAAATACTTTAGTCTTTACAGTAATTTAAGTTCATCTGTTAAATATGTAAACGAAATTAACATATTAGAGACTATGTATATAGACCCTATGACCTCTAATCTTCTTAAACAGATAAAAGAACCTAATAACTTCCCTGCTTTAATTATTAGAGCTTGTGAAATGGTTATGGATAATAACTATAGACATCCTAACAATATTAACGATATGGTTCTTAAAGGGTATGAGAGAGTCGCTGGTATGATCTATAAGACATTAGTGTATGCTTATAAAGACTATGAGAATGCTAGTGCTTTTAGTAAAAGTAGAATCATCTTAGATCGTTATGCAGTTATGCAAAAGATAATGGGAGATAATAGTAAAATTACATTAGACGATTTGAACCCAATAGCGATGATTAAACAGAAAGAGGATACTACTTATCTAGGAGATGGTGGCAGAAATAAAGATGGTATGGTTAAACGAACAAGAGAGTTAAACCAAACCGAAATAGGTATAATCTCAGAATCTACTAAAGATAGTGGTTCTGTTGGCGTTACCGCACATATGTCTGCTAATCCTAATCTTGTATCTATTAACGGATTAATAGGTAACAATAAAGAAGCTGAGTTAAAATGGGAAAACATGCTAAGTACTCCAGGTATGTTATCACCATTTGGACTAACAGATGATGCGAAGAGGCTTGAGAAAGTTGGGTCTCTATAAACCTTTCTAATTGCTGGGACGCTTTAAAATGCCAATCAGCAGCGAAGACCTTATATAAGGTAACGTTCACAGACTAGTAAGACTATAGTCAGAATACTATAGCATACCGTAAGGGAAATGGAAGGATCCTATAGAAATATAGGATAAGATATAGTCGGGTCTTATACGAAAGTATAAGTGTATTGTCAACATTTTTAGCCGGAATAATATCTGCTGATATTAAGGAGGCGAAATGTTAAATTCAGAATATATTATTTATAATGGAATAAAGCTTTTTAATATTCCGGGCATTCCGGAGTATAAAATAGCAATGACAGGACAAGTATATAGCTTAATTAGTAATAAATTTATAAATCCTCGCAATACAAGCGGAAGAGGGTATTATAATTATATTTTATATACAAACGGGACACGTAAATTATATCCAAGGCATAGACTTTTATGTTTAACGTTTAAACCTATAGCTAACAGTGATAACATGCAAGTAGACCATATTAATGGTATTCCTGGTGATGATCGATTAGAAAATTTAGAATGGGTTACTGGAAAAGAAAACGTTAGGCGTTTCTGGGCAAAGCGTAAATTAAAACCACTATGTAAAATTGTGGTAAAAGATTTTATAACAAATAGCGTATCTACATATGACAATTATAAAATCGCTGCGCGAGCTCTTGGGTTACATAGATATGAGATCTTAAGAAGGTTACAACGAAAATTTGGTACACTATTTAAAGATTTCACTATGCTTAAATATGATACTGACGAACGCGATTTTCCCGCTATAAACAATTTAGAGGAAAAACGGCTGTTAGATCAGTTAGAGATAAAAGTTACGTTATATAACCATTTTACTAATAAGTACTATACCAATATAAATTGTAGTACAGCAGCAAAGATTATTGGAATTTCACCTAGTGTAATAACTACAAGATTCAATAACGGAAATTTAATATTTCCAAATGGATACGAAATAGTTTCCGGAGTGAATAAGACGATATCTAATCTTACTGAAGCTGAAAAAATACGTTTATATCTATCGACATATGGTAGCAGTCGTGCTGTTCTCGTTATCGATAATAAAGACTGCCCTAATATGACTAAAGTATTTAGAAGAGCAAAAGAAGCAGCAGAATATATTAATGTTTTTCCTGCTATTTTGAATACCCATCTTTTTAAACAAGGGCATGGGGAGTGTTTCTATAAAAACTTTTGGTTTATTTATATAGATAAGCTAAATGATTCTGAATTATTACAATACATCAGATTTAAAGATATTTATAAATCTGAAACATAAGCAACTTCTCTGCTATTATGAGTTCGCATATCATTGCAACTGATAACATGACAGCATCAAGAGTTTTAACAGGTTATGAAACGATCATACCTATTAAAGCAGGTCCTAAGTTTGTTGTTACAGCTGAAGAAGAGGGTACGGTAATTAAAGTTACTAAATCTGAATTAGCAGTTGAATATAAAACTAAAGGTAAAAAAGTATATAGATTATACTCATGGACATCTAAAGAGGAAGCTGGCTCTTGTTATACACATGAAATGGTTCCTAACTTTAAAGAAGGCGAGCTCTTTATTAAAGACGATTCTTTAGTCTATGATAAATTATTCTTCGAACCTTGCGTATTTAACCCAAGAAGAGTTCTTTATAAACAAGGTACTATGGTTAACGTCATGTTGTCCGAAGACCCACAAACATGGAACGACTCTATAGCTATTAGTAACGAATTACATACTGTATTAGGTACGACTTTAACTAAAGTTAAATCACATGTTATAGAGAAAGAAGATAACATTCTTAATCTAGTTGAAATAGGAACTAAAGTGGATCCTAATACTACATTATATACTGTAGTCAATAGTGATATTCCTATAGATAATACATTAGACGAAAAAGCATTAGCCATCCTAAGTGAACTAGCTGTAACATCTCCTAAAGCTAAAGTTAAAGGAACAGTAAGTAAGATTATTGTATTCTATAACTTTGATCCAGAAACTGCTAGTGAATCTATTAGAAAGCTGATAGAATATTCTGATAAAGTACTTATGAAAGCTACTGGATATTCTGGTAGAGTAGGATCAGGATATAGTATCCAAGGTAAACTACTAGAACCTAATAGTATAGAACTTAAAGTCTATATAGACGTTAAGGAAACTATGGGTACTGGAGATAAATGTATCGTTGGTAACCAGTTGAAATGTACGGTTGGTGAAGTATTCGATTACAAACTAACTACAGAATCTGGAGAAAAGATAGATGCAGTATTTAGTAACTTAAGTATATCAGCACGTATTGTTAATAGCCCTAACTTAATAGGTACTACAACAACGCTTCTAAAGAAAATAGAAGATGATGTTCTTAAGATGTACTTTGGATAAAAATAAAAAAGAACTATTGAACCTAGAGAACCTTAGTTAGGTTCTCTAGGTTTTTATATTATGTAGATGAGTAAATACTATTTAAAATAGTTAAACTCACGATACATTTGTTCAAGATTTAGAACTAATGAAGCTTTGTAGCGTTCAATAAGTTCTTTATCGCCATACTTTTCTAAAGTCTGCAGATCTTGTGATATGTTTCTTAGAACAATATCAGCTTTACCTACGTTAAGAGAGCGAGTCATTCGTATATCTTCTCGACATCTGTCATATAGGTAATTAAATCTATCAGACATGGATTGTTTAGTCAATCCTAAATCTAGGTGATTCATGTTCACCTCCTTTCCGAGCAAACTGGTAATTTGCTCTAAGATGAGTAATAGAGAGACAGTAGGAATAGTTCCTACTGTCTCTCTATATATTTAGAATATATAACTGTAATAAAATGACTTTGATAATGATTAAAAATAACTAGTCATAAGGATGTTACTCCTTATGACTAGTTTTATCGTTTATGATATCTAAAGACTGTTGACCTTCAACTGTTTTTGGTTCAGGGTTCAGATGTATAGCAGGTGCTTTATTTATTAGCATTCCATTCTTGCTATACAATATAATATGTTCCCTAGCCTCTATGACTACACTATCCTTAAACTTAACATAGACACTACCATTATCATCTACGTGGCAATAAGCTATTGCTTTAGCAAGATTTACTAAGTTAAGTAAATCATTCTCTGGTATATCTAATACATTTTTATTTGCTTTTTCTAATTGCATATTACGTTCCCACTTCCTGTTACTAAGACTCCGCCGCATGCGACAGCATCTCCTATTCTTACTATTCCTAGCCCATTGACGAAACTATTACTACTGTGACCTTTTGCTCTTCTTTCATGTACTGGAGAAGGAGATGGCGAACCATGAGGTTCTATAAGATCGTTATACCTATGAACTCCAATACCATTAACAAAAACATCTCCACTGCACTCTATAGTTTTCGTCGGAGGGAAACTACCATGCCCTGATGCTATATCAACATGGCTACCTCTTACTACTGGTGGCATCATGAACTCCTTATGTTCTTTAATATTCTCTTTGAAAATCTAGAAAATTTTCTAGCATATACTTTTTACCATGTCTAAAGATAGCGTGTCTAACTGGTATACCCTTAACAAAACTAACATTAGATTTAATATACTCTTCTAAGTATATCCTAGTATCTAAATCGTTATTACGTATAGCCATAATAGAAACATCTCCACTAACTTCTTCTTCCTTAAATGTTAGAGTACATTCTGCGGTTGTTAAAGTTTCTAACATAGTCTTATAAAGATCAAATGTTTCTACTTTATAATTCATCTTTAAAGTTTCTAAAGTTAATGGTGGCGTAGCGCCATCCTTACCTTCTATCTTAACTACTTCCCAAGTATAGTATTTCCTATGTACTTGAAATTCAAATGTTTTAGTAGCATCTCTATAACGACCTGTAGATCTCCAGTTAGAACCATCTAACTTGATTTTCTCTACAGGCATAAGATTATCTTTACAAGAAGGTTGATTATTCAATATTAGAATCTGACCAGAGATAACTCCATTATTATCTATGGTAAGATCTAAAGGAACATCTCCAGTAAGATACCATAGTCTATGTTCTTTAAAGAGCTTAGTTTCGGCTGTTTCTATCGTATGTTTATAAATATGGGTTTCCCAAGGATTCTTAGCATGGTACATACCAGATTGATTCGGTAATAACGCACCTGATAATATTGTGCATTCCATATCGAAACTCCTTTAGTTAATTTGTACTACAGCACCTTGGATAGTATATGTACCACCTGTTGTATTAGTAGTAGAACCTGATGTATTATAAGTACTTGAACCACCTACAGTAGTATCTGAGTTACCTCCTATAGCATGTTTTCTATTAGCACCTGTATTCATCGTTAAATTATTATCATGCGATATAGTTATATCCTGGTTGATACGTACATTAAGTTTACCTTCTGGAGAAAGTAGCTCAAAGTAGTTACCTTGCACATCTACTAACGTTACTTTACCTTCCTCTGTATTAATAACAAGATCATACGCAGAAGCTTCGCCATCATTATTAGCAGTATGGAGTACTAACTCTTTATTCTTAGTATCTACCATAAAGTAATAACCTTCTTCACCTTTAGCAACGTTAACATCAGATTGATTTTTATTAGAGAAGTAATAAATAACTTTCTCTTTCTTACGCATATTAATACCAGTGGAAGCCCAGAAGTATTCATCGTTGCCGCCTTGTTGAAAAAGATGAACCATTTCGCCTATAACAATATCCGGTGCTGTTAGCCTATTAGAGTTATAAAGGCCAATCCATTTAGCAGTAACTGATTTACTCTTATCTAAACTTAGATTAGTAGTGTTACCTTTAACGTCTTGATACTCTAAATTAATTTTCTCTTTTTCATTATAGTCGCCTTCTAAAGAAGGCATAGCTTCTACCATTGTTATTTCAAGGTCATAACTATCCTCAGGTTTATCCTTAACAGCTTGACCTATACCAACGTATCTAAAATTACTATTTAACGCTTCCATATGTTTCCTTTAACTATTAATATGGTCCTAATTCTGAAATCAACATATCAGAATGTTTATAAAATCCTATAGCTTCTAATACCGCATACATCATACCACAGTTATCTTTTACTATTCGTTTATAGTCAACGCATTCGAAGATTTCTTCTGGTAGACCTTTACCTTCAATAAGTAGTAATGGTGGTCTAAATGTTCCTATATTCTTCTTATTATATTTAACCATAGCTTTTCTTAAACGGTCAGCCAGTTCTTGATCTTTTAGATTGTCTATATAATCTTTCATTCTAGCTGGTGTATCTAAAGTTGTCGGTACCTTAAGAATCATGTACGTTGGTTCTGGAGCTGGCCCATACTTAGTAGCAAATACGTCTGTCCAAAGTAAATGATGGAAGAATGGTGTTAACTCTGGATGATCAGCATCTTTATAAGCCTTCTGATCTTTAATTTTATCTATAGATAGAACTGAAGTATCGGCTGCTTTAACTTTCGATATGATCTCTCTTTCAGTATCAGCAACTAACTTAACATAACCAAATATATCAAGTTTCTTACCTTCTCTTAATGTAGCGCGAATATCGTTAATCATACCATGACCAACATCTCTATACTGCTGTGATACGTTAGATGCTATAAGGTGTACTCCTTTAAGTTCTAACTTAGGCTTTTCAAATACGTTACCTTCTTTAACAGCAACATCTGCGAAATAGTGTTTACTAGCATTCATAGTTACGAAACTATTCCACATGAACTCGTTTTTCATCTTAAGAGATTCGAAACGTTCTAAATCAACATTCATGCTACCAGAGAGTATCTTAATGTAATGGTCCATAACCTGAGTTGCTATAGTCATAACAGAAGAGGCAATTGCTATAGGATTAGTAACAACATTAGATTTTGTATAATACCAATCTACCCACTCGTCATAAGTAGCACACGTACTATCTGTATCTGAAAGTACAATACATCTTCTCATAAGCTCTTTAATATAAGCGATATTAACAGGAGCTGTCTCTGTTACAAATAATATCCTTATAAGATCTTTATACTCTGTTAAAACTTCTGCTATATATTTTGCAGAAGAAGCTAAAGTATCCATAATATCAGAACCTACCATTTTAGAATAATCAACAGCCATACCTTTAATAAGATCTGAACAGATGTTATGTATATGGGATTGAATACCCTCTTGAACATTGTTAATATCATTAAGCTCTGTTTCAGGTGTTGTATAACCTGTTCTTGTTAAAGAGATCTCTTCTAGAAATTTAATAGTTAACTCTGGGTTATACTCTCTAAAATGATAAAGATCATTAGTATACATAGCAGCACCTAACTCTAACGGAGTTAGTTTCTCTATATAACTTCTAATGTATTCTATCTTAGCTGGAATATTCCAAAAGTATTCTGTAGATCTAACAATCATTCTCATAACACCATCTACATCAGGTGTTACTATATTATACTTCTTAAAAACTCTATCTAACTCTACAAAATCAGTATTTGTTAAAACACATGTTATATAGTTTATAACTGCTTCTGGAGTATTGAAAATCTTGTTACCAGATACTAAAGATTCAGTAACCGCATTACCTATAGAAGCAACACAACGTGTTGTTGAAGTTAAAGTATAATGTGCTGATGGATTATAAAGTATTGTACTTTTAGAAGCATAAGCACCTGATAACGAGTTATTAAAAATCTTACGAGTAGCTTGCATATTATTGTAATAAGCAGCTTTCTCAGCATCTCCAGTCTGTGTATAATAGAACATAAGTTTCTTATCTTCTTTTCTGGCTTTAATGTTAACATTAATAAATTCTGCGTGTAAAGATTTCTTAACAGACGGATGTATATAAGTTGTAAAAGATGGCACGATAACTTCTTTATTATCTTGTGCTGTCTGAATATAATCCATTAATGGAGTTTCATCTACAGACATATCACCATTCTCTGCTCTATGGTTAAATCTAACTATAGGGTCCTTAGGCTGGAATTTCTTCATCGTCTCTTTTATCATACTTGCTGCTGATTTTCTATCAACACCTTTCATTTTAGATATGAAGGTTATCGCTTGTTTAGCATACTCTTGTTTTGGGTTCATATGTACTAAATATTCGGGTGTAGGTTTCTTAAAAACGTACATATCTATCATGCTTAATATCTCCTTCTCGAATAATCATCGATTGACTAAATGGAGAACAAAAAATAAATAAAGATAGACAGAGAGTACTTAAGTACTCTCTGTCTACATCCTAGTATGTGTAATCTTACAGTTCTTAAATCCAAGTTCTGTAAGTTTATCAGCAACCATTGAAATATCTGTCGTATTAGCATTAGGTATCTCAATAACTAATTTTAATTGCTCTACCTCTACAACGCTATTACTATCTAAATATTCCCATGGTATAAGAACTGTTTGTTTATTAACACCTTCGAATAGTATATAAGTAAGATCTTCTACATTATACTCTTGTGTTAAATAACGTTTCATTTTTTCATGTAGTGTATAGATATCTCTATACGTCATAGCTTGACTAGCGGTTAGTATAGCTACAACTTTCATACTTCTATAAACACCGCCTAATTCTGTAGGCGAGAGTGTTACGAAGTCATATCGTTTATGCGGTTGTACCATATGTTATTCCTCTCTATTTTGAAAGTTCATGGTAAGAGTATCATGGTATATGAATGTTATATCCTGGATAGGAATATGATTAGCAACTATCATATCTCCATATTCTTCCATAGTCTCACGCAACAAAATAGCTAAGCCTGCTAAGTCAGCTGTCTTAAGACTAAGATTATAAGCGTCAAATGTTAACATTTTTAACTTATGTTTCATTTCTTCAATATCCATATCTAATTGTGCTCGTCTAGCAGCTGTTCTTATAATGTCTTCTATAAAGACAGCTACTTGACTACTATGTGCCATAGATAGAATATCCAATATTTCTAACATACGATTAGTAACTGGTAAAGAAACTAAATCTGGTTGATTATTCATCAGGACCTCCTGTCTCTATATCAGCTAAAGCTACTGGATCTAAACAGTTTAAGATAGTTCGCTCTAAAGCTGTTGGGCCGATAGCAATAACATCGTCTAAAGGAACAACAGCCATGGATACGGTTAACGATACTTCGTATTTAAATGTTCTTCTATACTCGTTAATATCCATAGAACGATATTCAGCTGGATCAGTTCTTCTCATATGCCATCGTATAGGAAGATACATAACTCCGTTATTATTTCTATCTAAACGATTATACATAGCTCCATTATCCCATCTTATATTATAACGTTTAAAAGCATTTAAGATAGCTTCTAGGGTTCTATCTAAATTACCATTAACGCTAAGATATTCCCAGGTCTCTCTACTAGTGACTCCTGGATAACCAAATGGGATATTATTAACCGTTACGAACTCGTCAAGTTGATCTAACTGTAAATCTTCTATAACAGTACCGTAATGATTAATAGTTCCATCCATATAAGACAATACATTCCTATGTGTCCATAAGACTGTATAATAATCCACAATAAACTTAAAGAGTAAATAGTTCTTCTGTTTATGTAATAAATTATTATGTTGTTCTATCTCTTCTACATACACGTCATATGCTTCTGTTAAATCAACTTCAGCTACTCCTAATCTAGCGGGACCTTGATAGTTTAGGTAAAACTGAGTTAAATATACACTTACGTAATCAGAAGGTACTATATCTGTTAATTTCATAACTTAACTCCTTAAGCCTAGTATTGTGAAACTTCTAATTTCAACTCATTTTCGGTTTCTACAACTTTTTCTACTTTTAATTCTTTATAAACAGGACCAAACTCTTTAGTTAGCTTATATTCTAACCAGTCTATAATCTCCATAAATTTAGTATTAAAATCGTCTTCCTTTATGATCTCAAAAAGCTGGATAGGATCTTTCTTAGATTCTAAACCAACTAAGAAATCTAAAGCCTTTACCATAATTTCGTTATATAGTTTAGCCTGTTTAAGTTTATCGGTAGAATAGTTAGCGATAATATGTGCCTCTAATGGACATCCGTGTATTATCCTATTCTGTAAACCCTTCTTATAAGGGCTCAGGTCTATGACTCGTGTTCTCATCCACACTCCTTTACTTTAAGGTCATCTTAGCCTTGCTTTTTAATAAAAGATAAGATAAGATGTTTACCTATCTTATAGTTAACTCTATGGAAAAGTATTAACTTCTCTTTCAAGTTGAAACTTAAAGAATACAATCGGAAATAATAATCTAGAACCGGGTTAAGCTTATAAGCCACCCAGTTCTCTATGATATTCCTGTAAGTTCTTAGGTTATATAACCTAAACTTATCGTCTATCCAATTTTGGGTACTAAACTCTGAAATGATCATTCTCGTTAATGTACCTACTGGATATTCGATACTATCGCCATGCATAAATCTTCCTGTTACGTATTTACTTACTACGTTCTCTAGTAAAGATTTTTCAATCGGATCAAACTCTATACCTACGTTAGGATAAATAATACCTAAGATAGCATTATTAAGATAGGGATCTTCTGTAACAGTATCTGAAGATAACATTATACTAAGCGGTTTAAAGTCTTTAGGGTCTTCTCCTAGTTCTCCTAGAAGCTGGTAGATGTCTTCTACAATCCCTGTATTAGTAGATTCTAAAACATCCATATAAGAGACCACTAGTTCATGTTTACTAAGCATGTATACTCCCTAGTAATCGATACAATAATTACCTTCTTTAACACTTGCATATGGTGGTATATGTAATACTGGTCGTTTAGACTCTTTATACCGATATGAAGCTATATCTCCTAATGTATAGACGTTAATATCATAGTTCTGAATATTGAATATTAGAACTTGGTTTATTAACATAGGCATATATGGAAAGAAGTAAATATCCCAAATTTCTTCTAAGAATTTTATAACATCAAGATGATACTCTTCTGGTATAATATCCATAAACTCATCTCTTAGTTCGTTTACTATATCTGTGCTATCTGAATACTGATATAGTTTCCAAGGTACAGAATTAATAGTATCTTGGTTTATTCTTTTATCTTGCTCTCTAAAGAGATTGAAGAAAATAGGATCTGACTCTTCTATAGCTTTACATCGAAAGTATTTGAAAAACATACTCCATGTGCAAACTAAAGGACTAATGTTAGTATCTCGTATATCATAATCACCTGTTATATGTTTAAACCTTCTAAATAGCGTTTCGATTTTAATAAATCTAACATCTATAGGAATAGTAAATAGATAACGGTAATCATCTTGTTTAATTTTAAAATTTCGTATTTCATTAAGTGGAATAGGATTTTGAAAATTAGCTTTCATTACCCACCTTCTCTATCACTATGATATTATCTACAGTATGATAGTTTTTATCAGCTCTAACTTCTATAGAAACATTAATATGTTCCCCATTAAGCTGATCACGATACTCTTGTAAAGCATTAAAAACTATATCACTACCGTATATACACACATTACTTAACCTATCAATATCGTATTTAGTAACACCTAAATAACGATTAAGCTCTGGGTATATTTTATCAACATTGAAACCAAAATCACCAAGGACTTCTTTAAACATATCACGCAGAATATTAGTGTTACTAAGATGCATAGACCGAGATCTATAATATGGTAACCCTATTAAAACTTCGTGAGGTAAATAAAGTCTTATTTTATCATGCGACATAAATCTCTCCCCCTATATAGTATCACGTATTTAACGCTATTCTAGAAGTTAATAATTACCGATAGAGATAGGAGCATTAATGCTCCTATCTCTATCACTCGCATATCTTAAAAGAACATATCTGTATCTTCGTCCATAGAAGCATGCACTGGTGCATCTATCATAGTAGACTTAAGATCGTTTTGTCTTTGAGCAGATGCCTCGTTTAACTTTGAAAGTTGGTTAATCTCTTCTTTCAATAAGCCAGATGAAGCTACGATATGTAATGGAAATGCATTCTCGCCAAACTTAGCGAATACATTCTCATGTACAACATTACCGATCTTATGGTGTAAGACATTCAAGTTGAATGCTACGTCTAGACCTGGTTTAGTTAGAGTTCTAGCTACAGTAGGTAAGCAGTACTCTGGAAGTTTAATATCGCCTACTCCCTTATGGAAAGATAGTGAATATAAACCTGCTGGAGTTTTAATACCTTTATAGTCTTGCTGGTTAATAAAGTTTGCCATGTCTGTAGAGTCTAGAGATTCATTATCCCCAGAAAGGAACAATGACATAACACCCATAACATTAGCGATACGTTCATTAGCTAGTTTCTCTCCAACTGTTTGAGACTTATCCATCTCTGCGTTATTTACATAGTAAGAGATAAGACACTTACCCTTACTAACTGCTTTATGGTTAAGAGTAGCTAATACTGCTTGTGTGTTACGTAGTTTAAGGGCATCACCTGAGTCTCCTATAATAACAGTGAAACATGGGATACCCTTTTCCATTAGAGCGTCAACTACACCTATAAGACCAGATCCGCCAGATCCACCAGAAGTACTAGCAATAACACATACGAATGTATTGGTCTCTTTCTTAGAAAGTTTAATGCTATCTAAGAAATCCGGTACGTTAGCTAATATTTCAGCCGCAATGCCCTGTCTATCGCCTCCTGCTCCGTTAATAACATTCTTATCGTTAGACACTAATCTCTTCGTCTGGTAGAAGGAACCAATCGGTTCAATATTGTCATAATTGTTTCTGCTGGTATCCATAAAGTGATACTCAACATCCGCAAAACCTTCACCTAGGTTCCTTAGATTTTTCAGGGCTTTATCCGTAGCGTTTATGCCTGCGCCACCTATCCCCAGTACTATTAATCTATTTGTTGCCATATATTAAGTCTCCTTAATTTTGATTTATTAAAATTCATCGTCTATTGAACAATTACGTATTTCATTCCTAAGACAATTCACAGCTAACTTAATAGCATCCCTCGTGTCATCCTCTACACAGTCGTCGACTATTTTCTGTAATAGATGGATAACATTTTCCATTTTACAACACTTTAAAATGTCGTCTTCGATTGTAGAACTACCATACATATCATCAGAGCAGTCGATATCCTCATACTCTACATCTACAGGTTGGTAGTCGTCCTCGTCGTAGTAACATACGCCATATATTTCCATATGCATTTCCTTATATTAAATTTTCATTAACGTTTAACAAATTTCTCTTGCATCTTTAGTTCCTTTTAAGTAATATATTTTAACAGAAGTAACTAACTTCTATTATATAAATAATATATAACTATACCGAAATGAGAAACTAAAAGATCATATATGGATCTATACTAAAATAGTATAGATCCTTAATTTTATTATTTTGCAGATAAATGCTTAAGAACAAAATCTAAAGTGTCGGTAGCAGCACTGTAAGAAAGTGTACCGTCTGGCATAATATAATAAGATTTTGAATTTAAAGCATCGTCAATTTCTTTCACCGCTTCTTTAGTTAAAATAGCATTGAAAGAAACAGTGTCGTAGACAACAACACCATTCTCCATAACAAACGTACAATATGGAGGGCATGTGATATCATAGGCTTCTGTAATACCTGGTAATGGAGTTACGTCTTGGATAAGTTGCCATTCGATAGTATCGTCAAGAACTATAGAGCTATACTTTTCCCAAAAGTATTCGCGTCTAAAGAATTTTGGATATTTCTCCATAATTTCCTTTATTATTGGCTTTTGAAAGCATCCTCCGTATTTAGGATGGCTTCTTTTAATAACATCCGACACTCTTGTAGAATTTTTTATATCTTGTTTTTTATTTAAGAATGTTCTAAGCTCTTGTAATCTTTCCAAAGGCAACATTGGGGTAAACTCAACTTCTTGCTTAGTTTCATATGCCTTATACATTTCTTCCAATTTATCGGCTTTAATATTGTTATAAAGAGTAAATTTGCCAATAGTGTTTTTAATACCGCCCATTAGGAACCTAACTGTATATTCTACCGTTCCTGTTTTTCTTGTAAATATACTTATTGCGGCAGACATACCAAGACTATATATTAACGCGCTTATTTCATAAGCAAGCTTTTGACTAGTTGTTGAGTATGCTAATCGCATATCTTTCATTTTAGAAATGCTTACTGTTCCATCAGTATCCATAAGACCATTTAAAAGCCCCCATCTGAAATCTTCAGATGTTTGCCCCCAGAACGCCGGCAATTGTTTATTTAACGCCCCATGACCTATATACTTTCTAAGCAACATAGCTATTGGCTCAAAATTCCATGTATGTTTACTGTGCGCATATATACCATTATCAAATTCATGTTCCTCGGCACGCGAATATACCTTACCGGAATACCCATAACTTGTTAATACTTCTTCTATTTTAGTTTTAATACCAGGATATATTGTAGCTAACATTATCGCTGTCAGGTCTGTTCTTTTACCATTCTCTGGCGGAAAGTTAACCCACCCATCGCCTATAATAGCACCAAATAAATAACCAAGATCTTTATCTAATTTATATAAATAGCCACCTGGTTCTTTTAAAGTATGTAAAATATTTTCAGGTTTAATATACTTATTATAAGCATCTTTTAATTTAGGTACTACCATACCTGGTTCAGGGTTGGTCCGAACATATTTTAAGCTACTATCAATAGTAACAATGCTATGATCATTACTACACTGTATTGAACCACCCTTATAAATTTTAACATTAAGCATCTGTAAATTCCTATGTACAGAATATGATACAGGATGCACCCATTTTGTTTTTCCATTCCAGACTGTTAAAACTTCAACACCGTTTGGTACCTTATAATAATCCGTATTACCTTCGGTTTTAATAAGTTTTCCTCTAGGAAAATCTTTAAGGTTAACTAATCCATTAGTGTATAATATAGATTTATTGTTTACTGGCATATTTTTGTTCTTTTGACTTTTAATATTATCAGTAAAAATAAAATTTTTTAGCCGTTTCGGAATTATACTGTTTTTAAACCTCGTATATATAAGACCGATTACAGAATCTCCATCATACGTTATCATTCTTTGCGCCTAGATCATTTAACGCAAACTGTCTTTAATAGACAGCTTATAGTTTCCTATAAGACTAGACTATATCTCTTACTTAAAGTAAGTAAGTTACTACATTTCGATTTAAGGGACTCTCACCCACCCACTAGGGCCCTACTCCTATTGCCGTTTATTTACCGGGGTCGGCTTAAAGGATAGTCGTTGAACTCAAATGTTTTACTAAACTAAATTTAGCATTCACATTCTTCGCTGCGTCGGTTGCCTACATATCTAATAGAGTTTTTACCATGCTATACACTTCCATTACTGGGTATAGTATTATAGTGTATTTCTACCTATAAGTGGTATCTATTAGCTTTAAGGGTTTCCCGCAATTAATAGTAAGTGACAATATGAATACTAGCTAACTAGCTAATATTTCGAATTCATCAGCCCCTAGCTTGCCCAAATGGCTTGTCGACGCCGAGATACTACCCATGAACTTTTCTCCGTCCACTGGATACTCTGGCAATTCCATAATTTCATTATCTATATATACCTTAACTCTTCTACCTATAACAGTTGATTTTAAATATACACCTGAAGGATAGATAGAACCTAAGTTAATGACTGGATAACGAGTTACCGTTGATTTTGCTTCTTTCGATACTTTAGCAACCGAAATATATATCAACTCTCCATAAGTTATTGGTCTAAGTTTACTAACGTTTACACCAGCTGGTATATTGTTAGTATCTTTAATAACATAAATCTCTTTCCCTCTATCTTCTACTAAAGCAATATAGTCATTTCCCATTTTAGCATAGTCATTCTTAATAACATCTTGTTTAAGCTTATTGAAAATGTTATTAAGACCTTGTGCTGTGGTCCATGCTTCTTTATCTTTAGAAGAAACTGATTTAAAAGTCGTTTTCATAGTCTTACTATCTATAACCGTTACGTTATTAGAAGCAGGCGTAGCAACACCGAATATGAAATACTTATTAACATTAAATATTGCTAAAGGTAAAATAGACTTTACAAATTGATAAAGACCTACTGTAGTATTGTTAAAAGAAATCTTATTAGGGTCTTTAAGATCTGAAACTACGTTAGGTAAAGCTGTAAGAACGTTACGTGTACCATCCATAATACCACGTGATGCCCATTTAGATTGCATAAAGCCACGTTTACCATCTATAAGATTCTTAATATAGAAGAAAATATCCATAGCTATAAGCTGGACTCGATAACGATAAGGATCAAACTGTGCTAGTTTATCTTCTTTTATAATGTTATTACGAATACCATTGACAGCCATGATCATCTTAGAATAGATGTTGTTAATTTCATCTTGTGTAGGGCGTCCTTTTGAATCCTCTTCTATATCTCTCATACCAGCTGGTAGAACATAAAAGTAACGAATAAGATTTTCAGGTCTAAGAGCTTTCTTAACAACTTTTATAGATACTGAACGAGATTTAACATTTCTAGAATCAAAATCTATTTTAGGTAATGTTCGCATAAAGAAATCAAAACCAGTTTCACCTTTAGGATCTTCTACAAGAGTTTTGAGCTCTTGACTATAACTAGCTTTGACTTTACCAGAAGCTACTTTATCGAAAATAGGATCTAAACCTATAAGTATCTTATAGGCAAAAGGATGTATAATATTCATCTTGAGATCTATATAACCTGGTTTAATAAAACGAGTTGCAGTATCTCTTTGCCCGAAGATTGTTTCTGAAAAAAGTCCTTTAGGATCATAAACTTTACTATTAGATTCGTATATAGCTAGCGATGTGACTTCTTGCATATCTCTAAGTTGTTCCGGCTTAATGGTAAGGAAATCAACATTAAAAAGTTTATCCACAAATGAAGCCATTTTTCCTCCTTATTATTAGGGATGTTAATCAAAAAAGCCCTGATATTCCTAGGGTTTTTGACTGATCTAGTGGGTAAGTTAAATAACTCTATAGATTTTAAATTAAAAAGATAAGGAGACGTCATGGCTAAAAAAGACGACTTTGAAGATATAGAAGATTTCGAAGATTTTGACTTTGACGATCTAGACGATGACTTTGAAGATGACGCTAGTAAAACAGCAAAATCTACTAAAGGAAAAAGTAAGAAAAGTAGTAGGAAAGCCATAGAAGAAACTATAAAAGATGCCTATGAAGCTGCTAAAGATAATATTAAGAGTAAGAAAGTTAAAGACCATGCTAAAAGAGTATTAGAAGCTAGTTTAAGTAATGATGCTAAAAGTTCTCTTAATGACTTACGCTATGAGCTTAGTAAGATGCAAGAAGAAGCTAATAAACAATTAGCTCCTTTAAAGAATAGCTTAGCAGGTATAAGTAAAACTTTATCAGATACTTTACCTAAAGGAAAGATAAGTAACCTATTTGAAACATTAAGTAAGAAACTTAAAAGCGAATCTAGTCTTGCTTATGCAGAACAAAAAGAAACTCTAGCAGATTTTAAAAATGCTTTTGAAAGTTCATTAGGAGATGTAGATAATAAGATAGCTGCATTAACTGGTCAACTTACTAGTAAGAATGCTAGGTTACAGAATGAAATAGCTAAACGTCAATATACAACATTGATGGCTATGAGGGAACAAGATAGAATATTCTATAATAAATCTCTAGAGCTGCAATGGAGAATGACAACTGGAATAGAAGAGAGTCTTAAATTCCAAAGAAGCCAATTTGAAACGTTTACTAAACAGTTTGAAGCTATCGTTAAAAATACTAGTCTACCAGAAGCTGTAAAATTACATAACAGCGAAGTAGCTGGTATGGTAATGAAACAAAAAGCATTTGGTACTCTAACAGAAAGTATATTTAAGAAAGTAAATCCATTAGAAGGTTTTACATTCGCTATAAATAGGAAACTAAGAGAAACGTTAATGGATGCTAGAGATAGTTCTAGCAACATGCAAGATCTACTTGGTATGGCTGGTGATTTTAGAGACATGCAAGAAATGGGTATGTCTAAAGGAACATTAGCTGGTGGGTTAGGAAGTGATCTTCTTTTAGGTTTACTATATGAAAAAATGGGTAGAGCTATTCCTAAGAATATAAGGAATAAACTATCCGGTAATATTATAGGTTTAGCTAGTAACCCTATGGATTACTTAAAGAGTATGAAAACTAAAGACCCTAAAGGTCTATTTGGTAAACTACTAAATAGAGGCGTTGAGGGTTTAGAAGGTATGGTACCTACTAACAATGCTTTTAATAATATAAAATTGAATAAAGCAGAGCTAGATAGCCAAGCATTATTCGACGGTAGAACATATAGTAGCATTAATACTGTAATACCGTTACTATTAAGTAAAATCCATAGTGAAGTTCATGGTTTAAGAACCGGTAAAAATGTTAGCGAGAATGACGAGTTAAGATTTGACGATAAAACCCAAACCTTTAAAACAGCTGGTATGTTAACAAAAGATATAAGATCCCATATAGCCGAAGACATGGTAAGTTATGCTAGGTCTAGAGCAACCAGTATGAAAAGAGAGGTTATAGAAAGACTTAAAGATTATTCAAGTCCTAATAAAGAAAGAATACTCAGTAACCTTGATAAATGGTTCATAAGCTATATAACGGAATATGGAGCTATATCTCCAGAAGCTATGGGAACTGCTAGGTTCTTAAAATTTGTACCTAATAACTTCCAACTAGAAGCTGCAGATTTATTTAAAGCATTTTTAACTAACTTAAGAACAGCAGGGTATTCTAAAGGTATTTACGACTTATTCCAAAGTTCTGGAGATTTTCTAAAAATGTCTCCCGCTATGATGCAAAAGTATGCAACTGGTATGAGTGGCGATCTTGCTATAAGAAGTGGGTTAATAAACGTAAATGGTCTTACTGGGGCTACTACTGTAAACGGTACTGGTATTAAAGATATATTTAAACATGCAACTAGAAGTAAAACATATAGCGTAAATAGTGATCTTTCTGACGACTATTTTGATTTTGGATTGGGACATGACTTTAAAGGCGGTTTAAAACATGATTGGAATAGTTTAAAATCTGGTATAAGAGGATTAAACTCTGGTTTACAACAAGGTTCATATGTTGGTGCATATGGAACAAACATGAGTTATAACCCAAGTATATCAGAAGCTGAACAAGCAGCCCAAAACTATAAGTTAAAGAGAGACGAGTTCATTAGGAAATTCGATATGGATCCTGAGAACGTTCAGCTTAAGAAAACTGATCCAGAGAGATACAATAAGAAACTAAGAAGAGCTTTAGAAAAATTCGATAGAGACCCTACTATTAAACGTATTTTAAGATACGTAAGAGAAGGTGCTGCTAATAGGATGGGTAAATTTACAGCTCCTATGTCTGGTATTAAGAATTTCTTTAACGATAAATACGTTAGAGGAACATCGTATGCTAAATCTAAATTTGATAAAGCATATACATATGGTAGTGACTTATTGAACTCTAACGGTATACCGGCTGGCGTTAACTTAGAGGATATTAGATTCTTTACACAGCATAAACTAGATGAAACTTTTAGCAAGTTAAATAGTGCTTATAACGAAACTAAGAATAATAAAGCTAAGATCATTAACGAAGCTAAAGAAAACATTATTTCTCAAGTTTCTAAGATTTTACCTAAAGAACAACTAGAAGCTGTTAAAGCATACGTTGCTGTTACAGATCCTAAAGAGATTTATCAAGAAGCTATAAATAAAACACAAGCTAGCATGGACGAAGGTAAAGAATATACCGAGTTAGCTTTAAGAGCTATACATGGCGATCAAGAAGCTATCCAAGAGATAAAGGACAGAGCAAGTGGTAGTGGTCAATCTGTTAAAGAGAAATTAGATAAACTTCAAGATGATTTATTAACTGCTACTAAAGAACTTAAAGATAAAGCTAAAGGTAAAGCTAGCGGTATCTATAACTCTATGAAAGATGAGATAGATGCTATTAAGAAAAAGAAACCATCTGAAAGAACTCTAGAAGAAAGAGAGAAACTTATAGATGCTAGAGTTGACAGACTATTCGAAGGTGTAAGTTCATTAGGAACATTCCTTAAGAATCCAACTGCTGGTATAAGTAAGCTACTATGGATGGGAGCTAAAGGAGCTATAAAAGCACCTTGGAAGTTCTGGAACTCTGGATTTGCTAAAGACAGTAGAAGTCTTGAAAGAAGAATGTACGGTAGGCTCTTTAAAGAAGGTATACCAGCTTTAGGTAGGGGCGCTATGTCTGGCTTAGGAGCATTAGGTTCTGGAATAGGTTCTTTAGGAGGTTTAGCTTGGAGTGGAATATCTGGTATTTGGGATAATCCTATTACTAAAGCTTTACGTAGAAAAGAGCGAAGAGCTTATGGTATGGCAGACGATAATCTATACGATGACAATGATCCAGATGCACCTAAAAATAAAAACTCTTGGTGGAATAGACTTAAGACTAAAGCTTCTGATAAGAAAGATTCTGCTAAAGATGTTAAAGCGCCTGAAAAGAAAGAAGGTTTCTTTAGTAAACTTAAAGGTTTATTAAAACCATTGCTCTTTGTAGTACCTGGAATACTTGGCGCTATAAGTACTGGTATTGGTAAAGTCGTATCTGGTATTGCAACAGTAGGCGGATTTATAACTTCTGGGTTCAGTATGCTATCTGGGCTATTAGGTAAAGTTATGGGTAGTGTAGTAGGCGGAGCTAAAGCTTTAGGTGGTGTAGCGCTTAAAGGAGCTACTAAAGTAGCTACTAAGGTAGCTGAATCTAAAGTAGGGCAAACTGTTGCTAAAACAGCAACTGAGGCCGTATCAACATTAAGTAAAACTTCTATAGCTAAGAAGATAACAGATATTCTAAAATCGTTTTCAGATCCTATAATGAAAAGACTAGGTAAAAAAGCTGGAGCTAAGTTCTTCGCTGGCGTAGCTGGCAAGATAGCCGCTAGAGCTATACCATTCTTAGGCTGGGGTTTATTACTTTATGATGCGGCTATGGCTATTAAGTACATGACTATAGACGGTCTTGATCTTAAATCTGCTGTATCTAAAGCTGTATTGGGATTTGATTTATTCAACGAGAATGATCCTGTTATTGACGAGAATGGTGAGCCTGTTAAGCCAGACGAACCAGAAGAGGTTATTCAGAGAGCTAAAGAAAAAGCACAAGATCCTTCTGTCTATATGGTAGATGGTAAGAATGTAAGTAAATCTGAACATGATAAAGCAGTTGAAGCTAATAAAGCCGCTATGGCCAATAACCAAACAGTACCACATAAGACATATGCTGAATATAACTTACCAAGTATTAAAGAAGATAGTGAAGCTAAGAAACTTTATTTAGACTTCTTAAACGCTTTCAATAAGTTAGATCCTGATGCTAGATCTCTTAAACTTAAAGCAGAGATGAAATCTGGAACAGTAGAGTTTGGAGATTTAGAAGATAAACGTTATTATAACCTAGGAGAACCAGCCGGTAACGTACTATGGGATTGTTTAAAATCTGAAACAGCTCTGGTAATGCGATATCCAACTGATGATGGATTTGAATATTGGCCAACTACTAGAGATGATTATATTAAGATACTTAAAAATCTTAAATCTGAAGCAGCTCTTAAAGCTGTAAAAGATGTTTCTGGAGAAACTGATCCTAGCTTAAGTAATCTTAAGATTACATACTATAACTGGTTAGATACTAAGATTAAACGCATCCAAGAGTCTATCATAATTAAAGCTGGAGAACAAAAGTCTAGCGGTGTTCTTGATATGCTTAAGAAGATACTAAATGCTGCATTCGGTAATACTAAGATAGATGTACCTAAAACAGACAGTAACCAACCTAGTAAACAACCTATGGATCAAGTTGTTAATAGGGATAACAAAGTTACTAATCCTGCTAATAACTATAATTACTCTGGAAATAAGAATATAGGTTCTATTTACGACGATGCTAAAACATCTAAGAAAAACGAAGCTAACGGGATGACTAAAGAGAACCTAATGAATATAGCTATGCGCTCTATGAATAGGTTAGGATGGTCGCCTAGAGAACAGGCTATGTTCTTAGCTAACGTACAACATGAAACAGGTAACTATCGTTGGTTTGCGGAGTTAGGAGGGCCATCTTACTTTGCTAAGTACGACGGAAGAAAAGATCTAGGTAATACATCTCCTGGAGACGGTGCAAGATTTAAAGGCAGAGGACTTATACATCTTACCGGTAGAGCTAACTATGCTGATATTGGCGCTAGAATGGGTGTTGACCTTGTTAAGTATCCTGAACTACTAGAAGATGATCCTAAGTTAGCAGTAGCCTCCGCTATAGCTTGGTGGGAACGTCAAAAAGAGATCTTTCCTAAGTTTAGAAAAGCCATTGAGGAAGATGATATTAAAACTGTTAACAAAGGCGTTAACGGCGGTAGTAATGGTATGCAGGAGCGTATTTCTTACTATAACGAGTTTAAGAAGAAACTTAATGCAGATGAAGGCGGAGCACCATCAGCCTATGCTAACGGTGCAATGTTCCAACAAGCACTAAAAGGCGATTTTGCGTCTACTAAAGGAATAGAAGGTATTAACGACCCAAGTAGAGTTAGTACTAGTATTCAAGGCGCTAACATTGGTTATAATACTTCATCTGGATATTATAATAACTATGCTACTTCGAATATCGATATGTCTAATCTACCTGAAAAATCTAAAGCGTTAGTAGAGAATATAAATAAATCTGCTGGTGCTAGCTCACAAGGCAGATGCGCTACTTATGTTAGACAAGCTCTAGATGCTTCTGGTTTCAAAACATCTGACGGCTCTACTGTAACTAAGAAATACAGAGATGCAGGTATGGCTGGTTCTGCTTACATGTACGATAGTAATGGTATATTAGAAGACGCTGGCTTTAAGAAAATAGATCCTAACACACCACCTCTTCCAGGTGATATTGAAGTATTTGGCCAGGGTAGAAATATTAACCACGGTCACATACAGGTTTATAATGGAGATCATTGGGTTTCAGACTTCCATCAATCTGGAGGTTCTAAGAATAGACCATATGGTACTCCGGGTATGAAATATAGCGGTATGGTTCCGAGCTTATTTAGGTATGATCCAAATACCGAAGCTCTTAAACCTGAGAATATAGGAGATAGTACAACTGATGGTTCGGCTACACCAACTACGACTGCTAGTGGAGTAGGAACAGATTTTACCTCTCCAGGTAGTTTAGAAGTACAAAAAACAGCTACCTCTAACATGGCTGTCGATGGTCTAGCTACTACTCTAAACGAAAGTAATAATATCCAAACTAACCAGTTAGATATTAATAAAAAGATGCTAGAAGCGTTAATGGAGATTAATAAATCTATTAAAGATAGCAATATACCAACTGATGATTTAGCTGCTAGTAGAATACAAAATCAAAGACAGCAACAAATGGCCGCCGGTAAAGAGAATCTTAAACCTTTAGATACTAAAGGATTAACTGCTAATAACATTAATCCTTCTAGAGGGGATAGACCTAAACCGGTTGTGGGGGATAAAAAATTAAAAAATTATAAACAAGCGTAAGAGTGTAGAGGATATATCCTCTACACTCTTACTTCTTTTTTGGTTCTGGTATAGTTCTAATTGCATTATGAAAAACTGGTACAGAAGTGTCTAGTTTATAAGACTTAATAAGACTAATGATCTCTTCGTTAGTAAACTTATCTTCTTTTATAAGCTTCTCAATATCTCTTACGATATTAAGATAGTTACCAAGTTTAGTTACATTAACATACACAGGTTGTGATAGTTCTTCTACGTATTTATTACGAACTTCCCATCTTGCTATGGTTAATGGTAATGTATTCTCTTTAAGCCATTTTTGTAGTTTAGGATCTTGAGATACTCTAGAACATAATGCATACGCCATGATAGCCCAATAGTTTGGTAATTTTAAAGTAGGTAGCTTCTTGATAATAGCTAAATCTTTATTACTAAACTGACCTTTCATAACTAATCTATATGGATATCCTCTAGTAGATAAATATTGCATAAATCTTCCTATGCTTCTAACATCTCCTATCAATGTTTTGAAAACATAGTTATAATTTATACTTAATGCTCTACCTAAAATATGTTTACTACCTGCTACTAAGGAGATATAGTCTTTACCTTCTTCTAGATCAGTAACTACTGGAAACTCTGGGTTATTCTGGTACATTTGCTACCTCCAATCTATCTGGTAAACTATCTATTATTTCAGATCTCTTCTTAGAGATTTCTTTTGTTAAATTAGCTTCTTCCTTAGCAAGTAGTTTAGGTTTTAAAAGATTGATTATTCTAACGCTAAGTACTCTTAACATCATAGCCTGTATAAAGATAGCACCATATGTTGTTAACATATCTTCTTTATACTCTGGCATAAGGTTAATATAAGCCGCTTTAAGATCTTCATCATAGACTAAAGGAGTATATATTTCAGCAACATAAGCTGATTGACCATATAGTGTTATACCTTGTTGAATAAAAGCGTTGTTCATGATCTGTAAGATCTCTATACGTGTTTCCTGTAACGCAGGATTAGCATATATAAAACTTCTTAACTTCTCTCTACCTTTACTAGTAAAATAACCAAACGTATTTATAGTATCTAACTCGGCTAGAAAAGCTGTTAAATTAATATGGTTAGTATAAGACTCTGTAAGTATAATAGCAGTTTTATCTAGTATCTCTTCTGTTATAACTTTAATATCACTCATCGTCTTCCTCTTCTTCCTTTAACGAGTCTTTAAGCAGCTCTACTTCCTCTTCGTCTAAGGTTTCAAGGTCTGTTATAGGTCCTGTAGTATTGAATACTTGTTGTTCAACAGTTATCCACTCTTCACTGTTCTTAGGTTTAATAGATACTGAAAACTTAAACTCTGATACATTAAAAAGATGAGAGATAAGCTTAGTAAAACCATCGAATGTCATTTTAGGCGAAGTCGCCATTTGATAAAGACGATACTCAAGTTTCTCGTCAAATACAGGACTATTGATTTCCATACGGTACATCTTATCTCTAGTCTGTGCCATCTTACATAGGTTACGTAGTTTATTCACTAGTCCTAACCTACCAGTTATCCTACGGAACATATTAGCTAATACGCCATTAGCATTCTGTTCAACTTGCTTGCTAAACACATCAGTAGATGTATTCTTAACTTCCTGAGTAACTTCATTACCCATTTTATCTCCTTCTTTTAGGTACTCGTCAGTATCTAATTAGTCTTAATAGAAAGATAAACAGTATCTATTATCCTTCTTATATAAATAATATGTATCTGAATGTATCTGAGATTGACAGACAGATTTATATTACCCTTTATATCCGCATAGAGATTATAGTAGTTATTAAATCTTTCAAGAACATTAATAAACATCTTAAGATCACCTACTGGGTCCACTGGCATTCTACCATTAGTGCTAAGGAACTCTAAATAAGTTATAGTAACCATTTTATTTTCTGGCACTAAAGTTAACCTTAATTCGTTTCTTAAAATGTCTTGCTGCATAATAGATTCTAATTCATTTTTATAATCTACAGGATTAGGAAATACAAACGTAGAAGTACTATTATATAATTTTCTAAGATCTATATCACTATCTAATATCTCTTTAACTTTACCGCCATACGTAGATGGCAGTGTATGACTTTTAGAGAAAAGTCGAGATAACCATTTACGCATACGTGTTACTCCCGAGAATTGTTAGTCTTTTAATTCTAAGTAATAAATAAAAATACACTTCCATTCTTTTTAATCAGAATGGAAGTGATATAAGATAATGTGGGTTAAGTTGTAACTCTTTATAAGTTACATATGCTATAGAAAGACTATCAATAGCATGTTCTGATAATAAGTTAAGATCTATCTTATTAGATATTTCTGGTATCTTAAGAAGATTATTTTTCATATCGTTTTTATCAGCAGTTCCTCCAGCGCCTACAACAGATTTGATATACTTAGGAGGATATTTTAAGATTCTACACCAAGGATTAGATAGCCTTGAAGCTAATTCAATAGTATTAACATACTGAGAAAGCTGGATAACAGACTTAGGGAATCTAGAGTTCATAAAGGCAGCTTCTAAAGAGACTACTAAAGGTTGATAAATAGCATTAAGATGTGTAATTACGTTATGGAGTTTTTGAACCCTAGCTAGCATAACATTATAAGTTTCATCTTCTACATATTTATCAAGTACTAGTGTTTGACTAATAACGCCTAATATTTCATTAGTCTCTGTACTAACTTGAAGAACTCCTATACCTAAGTTATTACCCGGGTCTAAACCTAGTATAGTATAGAAATTTTCATCATAGCTATCCATATTAGATTCCTTAAGGAAGAATATTATAGAAAGGTTCAGAACCACCTAGTTCTATATTCCTTATGAATCTACTTGTACTATTAAGATCCAAAGCAACGTCTAAATCAATATCTACAAAATATGTAATTTGGGTATCTAAAGATTCATAACCGTAGGTAGTTGGGATATCATAGCCATGACAAATACCAAGTTCTGTTATCTTAGCTACATCTTCTAGATCTAAAACTTTTAGAACATTCTTAAGTTCTTTTTGTTCTTCTTCTATTAAACGGAATTCAAATTTGAATCTATTAATAACAGAGTTAACTTCAGTTACTACTTTAGGATCCGAAGGTTTAATTACTGGTTGTGGATTAAGATAACGATCAGAATCAAAATTCATAATAGATAGAATATCATTACCTTCAACCTTATTAACTAAGAAATTATAGTTACGGTAATCTATAAGATCACAGACCTTAGCGTAATATGCATAATATTCATCACCTTTAACTAAGATTGTTTTACGTAAACGATATTTCTCTCTTTGGGTATCAATAAGATCATCGTTAATAGGCCGCATAACAAAAGGAATATGTTTAAATAAAGCAGCATCTAGTACAGAATGCTGACTATATTTATAACTATTAACATTATCTATATATGGAGTGCCACCTACTCCTAAAACAAAGAGTTTAGGTCTTGGGAATATAGGTATTTGGATAGTACCTTGTGGTGTATGTTCTGTTGGTTTAATATTGAACTTCTCGTTAAGTGTAGTATTCTTATGTACTTTATAATAACGATTAGCTAACATAGCATTAATAAGCGCTAGACCATAGATACTAAGTTGACTACTCTTTACCATTTTCTTCTCCCATGATTTCTTCCATAGATAGAGCAGGTTGTTCGAAACTATCTTCACCAGGTACGAATACCGGACGTTCTATATCTAGATTTTCTTCTAAGACAACTTCTACGTTAGCGGCTCGTTTGGCTTGTTGCGCTCTACGCTCTGCTTGTGCTTTAAGGATACCAACAACAGTAGCTTTAACATCAGCGTCATTTTTAACAGCTGTTTGTTTAAGCCTAGTGTTAGCTGCTTTATCAACAGCTGAATCTATAGAGTTAAGAACTTCGTTAGCAACTCGTATATCTCCTGGTCTTCTAGGAGTACCTTCTTTAAAAACTTCCGACATCATACGTAATCTATAATCTAGGGTTTTATTAAGTAATTCTTGTTCTTCGGGTGTATATATGCCTACTTCTTTAGCCATATTCGCCTCCTTAATTTTAACTAACTACATACTGCTGTACAGTATGCAAAATCACAGAAGTCGTGAATAAGATAAGATACCATAGCTAAGAGTAATCCTCTTAGCTATGGTATCTGATATCTCTGACATTATAATTAGATTGCAACCTTTATAATGTCTATGGAAGACTAGCTTCTTAACTTTAATATTAGTTAAAGAAAGGAGACTAATTAATATGCTTAATATTTCAATTAATCATATTGAATTAGTTGTGATAGTCTTAGGTATCCTTTTAGAGATACTTAAACTAATTAACCATTTGGTTAAATCATGATTAAGTTAGGTAGGTTAACTCCTACCTAATAATATTAAGCGCGTCCATAAAAACAAGGTTGCACAAAAAATATTCAACTAGTAGCATGACGGATAGTCTATGCTACTAGTTATTTTATAGTTTACAGAGAGATTATTCGTGATTTCGAGAATATAAAGGAGTTATAAATGGAGATAGCTGTATTTATGTATACAGACGGTTCTGCAGGACCAGGTACTCCAGGTCAATTAGGCATGGGATATCATGGGTTCTATTATGACGTAGATAAAGAATATAAAAAATCAGCAGATGTACCTAATGAAGGATTTCCAACTTCAGTAGGTTATGTTAATCCAAGTATTATTTACGATACAGAGAACGCTGAAGTACTTAAGATATTAACAACAACGAATGTAGATAGTCTTAAGATAAACCCAATTGGATATATAGATGGTATGTTTGCTATGCCTAATGACAAAGGTTATTCTAACGATGCTGAGATTAAAGCGATTGAACAAGCGTTATTTAGAGTAGCTGAATTAGTAGAAGAAAATGACCATATATTAAAACGTTTAGTTATCTATTCAGATTCTAAAGTAGCATTAGGAACATGGGGTCATATTATAAGTATTTATAGGAACCATAATGAACTTACTAAACCAGAAAACTTTGACAAGCTTAAAGAACATATAGAAACTGCCTATGCTAAGAATGCGGAATCTACTAGAATATTTATTTTAAATATGTTACCTAGTTTAGTCAGCTTTATGGAAAAAACACATGAACCTAAACTATTATTGTCTAAGGTTAAAGGACATAATGGTGATATAGGTAATGAACTAGCAGATGATTTAGCAGGGCAAGCTAGAAAGTTAGCAATGAGTGGATATGCTGTTAATAGTTTCAAATGGCATACAGAACGTTACTGGAAACCAAATATAAATAAACCAAGTTTCTTAAGATTTAGACAACTATATTTTATCAATAACACTAATAACTATATAGATGCTGATAAAGCATATTTTACAGTTATGAACTATGGTTCTATAGATGTTGGTAAACGATCTGGAGATCCGTTATATGGTATGATTAGAATGGATAATATCCCAACTGAAATAACAGAAGTTATGGAACGTTATCATAAAGAACATACTAATAGCCCAGTATTAGTTTATACTGTAGATCTTGATAAACTTTATAAACCAGATTATGCAAAATTCTTTAATGCTTTTGGTAGTGATGCTTTATCTGTACTCGATAATGACCTCACTATCATGGGTAAAGAGCCTTTAGCTTATCCTATTAAGCCAGCGGGATTAGCAAAAAGAGTTTATGATAGCACAACTGGTCTAATAGCTAGGTTAGAAACAGCAAGAGCTGAAGCAGCTAATTATCAAAATGGTAATGGTAAATTTTATTTTGATATTACAGATCTTATTTACGAAGATAAAGGTAAGAAACTTAACTGTATAATCAAAACCGGTTCTAAAACATTAGATCTTAAAGGTTTTGAATTAGATAGTAAAGAGTTTACGGTTAATACTAAATTAGTCTTAGGAACAGATATTCCAGATAGAAATACGTTGAAAGCTATGGAAGGAGATAGTCCTAAAGTATATATAATGTTCCAGAGAGAAGGTATTGGAGCTTATGGGTATTATATATTCATACTCTCTGATAAAGCAAAATCTTATGGTGTTTACCATAATATGTTTAGCAACCATATTATCTTCGATATACATAAGGATCGTAATGAAAAAAATAAGAAAGCAAAAGAAAGTTAAAAAAGAGAAGCTATCTGAAATAACAAAGAAATTCTTAAACAGGGAGCTAGTAACTCTCCCTGTTGAGAATGAGGACGAGCTTCCTTTTATATTAGCAGAAGAGAAAGAACTAGAGGAGAAAAACAATGAGCTTTAACGAAGAACTTAAAAAGTGGAGAGAAGAAAGAGATATAACTGTAAAATCTCAAAAACCAGGACTAGTAGGTAATCTATTAGAAGAAGTAACAGAGATTGCTAGAGCTAAAAGTCTAGATGATGTTATAGATGGATTATTAGATTATTCCGTTTATCTAGCTAATGCTATTGAAGAGGTAAACTTAGACCAAGAGTTACTAGCTGAAGAACTAGAAGAGATTAATAATAAGAAAATGAAATATAAAGATCTAGATGAGAAAGCATTGACAATCTATAAGAACTATTTTGTATTCAGATTGATGGATGGTGTTAAATCAGCTAGCTTTGTAGTTACAAGAGATCTTTTAGAAGTGTCTAAAGAGCATGAAGAACAAATGGAAACTGAGATTAAAATACATTTGGGTTTCTTAAATAGTTTATTCAGATTGATTAAATCAGCAGTTATTATAGCTGGTTATGATTTCGATAAAGCTTTTAACGAAGTCTTTAAAGCTATTCATTCTAGAAAAGGTAAATGGAGTCATACTCTAAATAAGTTTGAAAAAGATAAAGAACAAACAGATAGATATGAACCTAATTATGAGAGTGCTAAAATAAGATAAGAACTAGATAGTAGAGTATATCTCTACTATCTAGTTCTATATTTTTACTTTAAGGTGCTTATGCATTAAGGCTCTGGTGTAGCTTCAGTTTCAGCTTCGGATGTTGATTCTGAAGTAGAGTCCTCACTAGAAGTTTCTTCTACGGTTGTTTCTTCCATAGTCTCTTCAGAGTCTCCTCCTAGATCCATATTAAAATCATCTCCCATATCAGAATCTCCAGAACTATCGCTGTCTGAACTATCAGAGCCATATGAATCATCAGATGAATACCCACCATAGCCTGAGCCATCAGATAGTTCTCCGAACTTCTTTATAACTTTCTTATTATAAGTTTCAGAAAGTTTCGTAACATCTTTACCACGTCTTTCGGCGTAATTAATAAATGCTTCTACAACAGATTGAGCCATATCAGCATTCTCGTCGAAGAATGGATAAGTAAGATGCCCATCATCCTGTTTAACATACCATTCATAGGTTTCTGTTAAGTAGTTATTATTCTGCAACCATTGACGTGTAGCGCCTGCTTTAATCATAGCTTTGATCTTATCAGCATCTTGGTTAGCAGCACCTACGAAATAAGTATCTAACAACTCTGGGCTATATAAGCTATCTACAACGGAATCAAGTTTAGATTTGAAGCCCTCAAATGCTTTAGATTTTTCGTCATCATCTCCAAACTCTGGATATGGTAGCTCAACTTCTATAGTCGTTCTAAAGATATCTATAATAAAATTCTCTAAGTCTTTAGGTTTGATCTTATCTAAGGTAATTTCTTCATCTGTAGCTATAGAAGCTTTAACGTGTTTAGAAATCGTTTCTTTATTAGCACGAACAGTGTCTGCTATCTCCTGTCTTAAAATAGGATCATTCGTTATATATTTACGAATATGTTTAGATAACATAACCATAGTTTTATCTTGTAAAGCAATAATACGTTTAGCAAGAAGTTTATTTTTAATAACCACGGTAGCGGCAAAATCTTCTTTAAGACCTTGTTCTATCAACTCTGGAGATATACCTAGTGATTTAAGGATCATATTCATTATCTTAGAATAAGTTTCTCCAGAACTATCTATAGCATCACCATTAACGCCAGTACGAACATCTCTAGTTACATCCATCTTAGGTAAATAAGGAGAAATTACTTTTAATGTATATCCTTGTTTTATTACCCAGTTATGTAAGCTATTATGTTCGGTAGTTCCTAATGGGAAAGCTACGTTATTAGTTCTCATAACTTCTGACATATACTTCTCTGCTGTTCCCATAGGGTTAGTATCATCTTCATCTAGTTCTAATGTTATATCTGTTATAGGTATAGTATTTTGAATACTAGATTTAACGTTAGCATAAAGAAGCATACCAGCCATAGAAGCAAGAACTATAAGATCTTCTAAAAGAGATTTGCCAGTTCCATTTCTACGATAATCAAAAGCGTAGTATTGTACTAGTTCTATAGGTAAATAAAGCAATTTAGTAGATTTAGACTGTAATGCTCTCGCCAACATAACACGATAAATATCTGCAGAATTACGGATTTCAACTAGGTCTTCTAGATCTCCAGAACGCAATCGAGATTTAATCATATGGTCTACTATATCTCCATATAGTTGTTCAATATTTTCAATCTCTGGAACTTCTGATAAACCTCCGAATAAACCTAACTTAGCTTTATTTATAATAGAGGTTTTAATATCTGTACTATTAGGCATTGGTGTGTTATTACCACAAGCCATAGAAAGATCATAGTCTTGTAGTGTAGTAACAAGATCTACCGGGTTACCAAATTGATCCAACATTACGAAATACCCTACATGCTTATCTGGTTCACCTGTAGCATAAATAGGGATAACAGACTCAGGAGGTAATTGCATAACTAATGGAGTAGCAACTGAGTCTCTTATAGTTTCATCTTCTTTAAGACCAAACTCAACTTCTGATGGTCTATTAGAAGAGGTGTTTCTGAATAAACTATTAAGATATGATATAGTATCTGTACCTGCTTCAGCTTCTAAGTTAACAGTAAATCTGTCTTTTTTAGCATTACCAGTTAGGTTATCGATTGTTTTCTTTGCTCTTCTTAATATAGAATAATCTGTAGTAAATTCGAAATTAAGATTAGATTCGGTAAACGTATATGTTTTATTACGTTTCTCTTTCTCTATCTTAGAAATATCCATATTAGAATATCCAGATACGATAGACTCTGTACTTAACGTATGAGTTGGTACTTTAGTTTTGCTAAAAGCATTTACTAAAGCTTCTTGAGAAATGAAAGCTTCTTCACCATCTCTATAGTAAGCCATACTAGTAATACCGTTATAACCTCCGGAGTAATTAATAAGTCTATCTACAGATGCTTCTGGAATGATTGCTTCTATATAACAACCTTTAGTAAATAGAGCTTCTTCTAATATCTTAGGTAATTTATCTTCTATTTTATAGTTAGTATCTATATACTTTTTGATAGTAGTAATGATAGCAGATTTAACAGAAGTAGCTAAGTTAATAGCAGGAGCTTTATAGACTAAACCATTAGAGACCATACTGTTTGGATCTATAATAGAAGAAGTCATGATTTGGATAGCAATCTTAAGATCTGGAAGTAGTTTAAGAATACTTTCATTATTACGAATTTTATTAGCAGTACTGCGAACAATAGACTCGTGGTTATATGCTGTGTAAGGACGCTGGTTTGCTGATTGTCCAGTGTTCAGCTTACTTAAAGCAGCTGCAACTTGTGGAGAAGTGTTTACAATACTTGGAATATTGGGACGGAGATCGATATCTTCTGCCATAATATCTCCTTTTTAAATTTTAATATACGTAGGAGGCAACTAGATGTATACCATTGAACGTTACATGGCAGGCATCAAAGCGCTCACCAATAGCATTGTGATCAAGATAAACGAAGTACCAATGGTTATCAACGCAGGGGTTGAAAACACTATAGGTTATAACCCTGCTATTCATAAACCAACTAAAGAAAATATTAGAGAATGGAAATATTATCTTAACCTTGCTGGTAAAATGCATCCTCTAGATACTCCTATCAAAATAAGAGTTCTAGAAACAGAAAGAGATGAAATCTTATCAGCAGAACTTTTAGATAGATATCCAACTACTAGAATAGAATTACAGAAGATGGAAAAGTTCTATACTAACTATATGGACGAATATCCAGAATATGTAAGATATATTCATGGTTGTATGTTTCCTATTGACATAGACAAAGCAATAGCTGCTAAAGAAGGTACTATACTTAGCTATAATCCTGACTTAATAGAACCTAATGAATATTATCTTATACCAGAACTAGAGAAATATATTAAGAGTTTATTATCTAGATGGCATGTTAAACCATATACAATAGTAGATAACCTGTATTTACCGGGATTAATAGCTTTTCTATATTCTGCTATCTATCTTAAGATAATTAATCTTAGGTTAGAGAAGATAGGTACTTACCAGGTACACAGTTTCCATCTAGAACATTTCTTTAGATCTAGAATGGACCTCTGGGATGATGTTAATATTCTTAATAAGAAAAGTTTATTCTGGTTATATAAGAACTTGGACGTTATGATGCATAACGTTGGTAAAGATTTAACCTTTAAGAAAGTCTATGATAAACTATTCGATATGAACTATGTAGGAATAGGAGAACATATATTAACTAGATTAGATCCTAAGTTCTCAGATAGTAAGAATAACCTTAATGAACCTAGTTATACAAGAGATCCTGCTAGCTTAGTAACTAAAAACCTAAATAGATTTTATCTTACTAATAATGGTAGTTCAGAATCTGTAGAGTCTATGACAAATAAACAACTGACTGTTCTAGATGACATAAATAAGAATATGCCTCCTGTATTCCAGAAGTATATTAAGTCTATCGTTATAGACGATACCAATAAGAATATATTAGCTAAACAGAAAACTAAAGTTCTTGATATAGATAGATCTGAACTATTGAAGAAAACTGGGTTAGATTTATTCTCTTTAGTTATGGACTATTGGAGCTATGCATTACATAAAGATAAGTTATATAGACTTAAAATACAATATAACGGTAATATAAGTACGAATAAGAAGAAAACACATTTCGATAGTTCAGAGTTAGAATATATAGATCCTGAGAATAGGATCTATAACGTAACTCCTAAAGTCGGGCTATTGATGTTTATTAAGTTAATGCTTTATGCATCTGGTAACCTAGATACTAAAATAAGTAGCATAACTTATAATAGAGTTTGCGATTTTGATAAAGTTAAGTTTCAGAAACTAGTAGACACTATTATAATACAAGATGGCGTTAGTAAACCAGTCTTAGAAGCTATCAAAGACTCTTTACCAAATGAACCGGAGATCTTTAATAGTATCGATAGCTTTAAGAAGTTCTTAGGAGACTCTATAGAGCTAAGTAAGATAGTTTGGGTTATGGCTAGTAACGTACAGAACTTTCTAACTTCAGACGCTATAAAGAGAGTATTCTTAAGTATCATTAAGAGAGATAGTTATCCATTATCAGAAGACGGTAAAGAATATACGATAGACGAACTACTTAGACAACATGGTGTTAACTATACGATTAACCAGTATACTGATATTGTAGCTACTATGAAAAGTATGATTAAAACATTTACTGGAGTTGAATTAGATCAAGAAGATGTTTTACTACAGAACATGGAGAAGTATAGGAAGATCATTAAGAAATTAACTTCTTATAGTTTACATGCTATGGGTGCTGCTGGTATAGTAGATGATATTGCTGTTTACTATAACAACCCTACTGTTCTTAGTACTAAAAATGGTTTTGTTATAACTTATGGTACTGAACTAAAAGGTTTAGAAGACGATATAGCAAGATTGAAAGCTTATGCTTGGGATAATCCATATTATCTTAATATTAACATTATAGAGTTAAGAGCTAAGATGGCTATGGCTAAGTTAAAACCATTACAAGGTGATTTAGTATTGAAGTTCCAAGAGCTAAGAAAAGATGGATGGACTAATGGTTATAGTGCAGACTTTGTAACTATACCAGAGTTTAGACTAGATGACTATAAGTGGTATAACGATTGGGTTACAGTTAAACAAACTGAACTTAATGCTCTTGAGGATATGATAAGCGAACTTGAGGCAGGTGCTATAGATAGTACTGTACCACCACATATCAATACTATTAACTTACAAACTGCTTTCTTAAATTACGAAAAACATTATGGAGAGTTGATAGTTAAAAATGGTCCTTGGGTAAATGAAATAGGAAGTTATGACTTCAGAACTTTACCAGCTTATTGGGATGCTACATTAGATACTCGTTCTGTTCTTAAAGTAGCTGGAATAGAACTAGTACCTGTAGAAGATGTTATTGGAACACTTGATGCTGAGTCTAAAGAAGAGCCAACACCTATTAGAGCTAAAACTGTATTTAGACATAAACTGAAAGTTCAAGATGAACCAAAGGGTTATGGCGTAGAAAAACATGTCTTACATACTGAAGCAAGTTTTGACTTTAGTAAAAATTATACTACATTAGATATTTCTAACTATGTTTATGGCACTAAATATGTTAAGATAGGATTAATGGCTTTCAGCTCTACTAAACCAGGAATGGAAAATTCAAACAGGTTATTTACCTATATGGTAGAAGATGTTGTAAATCATAAACCTGATATTATAAAACGAGATAATAGAGAAGGTAAATACGTTGATGATCCTAGTGTCTTAAAGGATATTAAAGAAAATAGTATTTCTAAAACAGATGCTATAGGATTAGCGATGTTACCATTCCAAGTTGTTTCAGATGGTAATACCTATAAAGATTGTAAATTAGTCTATATAGGTCTGTTAGATAAAGACGGTAATATGGATGTTTATGACTGTTCAAATGTTAAAGTACTAACATATGATGATCTTACTAAATGTCCTGTTATTAAAACTGTTCCTAATGCTTACCATGGTGAAACAGTTGTATTACCTTCTAAAGTAAGTAAAGATAAAGTAATCTCTGTTAATGTTAATCTAGTAGAGAATCTAGAACTACCTACAACTACCCCACAAGTAGAGAAAGGTAAATTACTTTCTGGTATGTTCGATACTATTAATGGTTTCGAAATAGGTAAAGATCTTAATAAAACGAAAGTAGATTCATTATTAGCAAGCTTCATACCTGGAGTAGATGTTAATAGAACAATCTATAAGAAATACTCTTTAACAGAAGAGTTTAAAATCTATATGTATACTAGAGAAAAACTATTACCTAAAGATCTGCCTTATTACCATAGAGATACTCTAAGAGATAGATTACAAAGTATATTAGCTTATGATCCTGCTTTAGGATATACAGCACAATATAAGTGGATAATGATCAATAGTCTATATTATAAACTAGAAGATGTTGCAATCTTTACAAAAGAAGAATATCAAAGGTTAGGTAATAACTCAGAAGGTATATATGTTAGAAGTAATAAACCTATGTTGTATATAGACATAGTAGACATTACAGATCCTAAGTGGTCTAATAAGTTAGTTATAGTAGAAGTAGATAGAGGTTATAAACCAAGATGCGTTAACTTTAAAACATTTACTAGAAACTATACTTTCGAAGAGTTTAAAGAGGCTACTAAAGATAATCCTATCGTTGGTAATATTCCAAGATATGAAATACATCCTGCTATTAACAATATGAAATTAGAAGATGGATTATCAATTACTAAATTTAAAGATAAAGTACTTCCACATGTTGGCTATTATGAAATAGGTAAATTAGAATTTATTAACGTAAGTAATAATTTAGCTACTGGCATAAGTACAACACCAACTAAAGAAGAACTAGTTAAGAAATTCGGTAAAGAGCATCCTTGGCTAAAAGACTTAAATATTGAAGAGTAAGAGTAAGGAGAGATATTCTCCTTACTCTTACTTCTTTTATAGTGTGTTTTTAATATGCATAGCTTGGAAATACTGTTTAAGGGTTTTAGTAGATTTAACTCCACCATCTGCCATCATGTTAGATACTTCCATTATCATTTTTTGGGATGCTTCACCGTTCTTCATAAGCTCTGCTTGATAAAGTTGTTGTGCTCTAATATCACCACCACGAACACGCACCATTTCAGTTGCTGTTTCTTTCATATCCATAGCAAGTAACATTTGCTGTTCTGGATAAGTAAGTTTAGAGCTTCTTGATTTACCAGCTACTTGACCTGTTAAATTATCTATAGACATATTGTGTTCTGGTATAGAGATTTTCTTAGCTAAAAGTTGTTGTGCCCTTCTTACAGGAAGAACCATAGTTAAAGCTTCAACTGGTAATAAATGGTCTGGGTAGTCTGGATGATTAGTAACCTTAACTCTTTGGAAGAACCTATGTCCTAATTGTTTAGCTACTTTAAAATTGTTTTCTACAGATACTCTTATTTTACCATCATTAGGAACAACAACAGAAATATGAACTTCACCTTTCTTCATGCGCCGCATAAAGTTATCGAATTCTTCATCTGTCATGTTTTTAAAAAGATCTTCATAGAGCTTAACGTTTTCATTACCAGATACTATAGCACCTACATATTTTATTATATAATCTTGTACTGCTTTTCGTTTAGGATTCATTATTTATCCTTCCTATTCCATTTATAAGTTTTAATAAACATTCTAACGGCTTTATTTAGTATTACTATAAAGCCTATGAATATTAATGTTAAACAAACGATTTGTAATATTTCTGCAGATGCGCTAGTAAAGTTCATAACTACCATAAACGTAATTATATTTATTAATAAAGCCATTAAGAAGTTTTTTTCGCCTTGTGTTAATTCCATATTGCATCCTTCTTATAAAAAGTCACCTATCTAAGTCTTATTCAGACTTAGATAGGGTTTTATCAAGTTCTTTTTGAACATCTAAGAAGAAATCAAAAACCTTGTAAGATTTAAGATATGGGAATAGTACTCTATTTAGATCTTGCATCCAAGGTACATGTGTTCCTTGGTTAGTAAGAACTGTAAATACCATAGTAAGACCTTCTAGTTCTAAATACGCTCTAGCTCTTGTTAAGAGTTGAACAAAGAATCTATTTATTAGTACTCTTTGGTAGATAGAAGCCGTATCTTTAGTAGTAACGATAATAGGATCGTTTAAGAAATATTCAGCTGCTTCTTTACTAATAATGATTTCTATAGCTTTATAAATTTCAGTTGTTAAATCTAAATCATTTTCTTTTTTATTAAAGAAATCTTCAGATGTAAGCTGTTTAGGAGCTTGTGCTTCTGCTTGTATCTTAGTAAGATCAACATCAGTAACTAAAGATGATGTTGAAGTACTAAGGTTCTTAGTATCTAAAGAATATTCAGGTTGTTTCACTTGCATAATAGTTCCTTAATTTTTATTAAAGGAGATGCTAATATAGTAAAGACTTCTACTAACTCTGCTTTAACTAATTTATATTGTTTTATTTCTCGCTCGTTAAGAGAAGAAGCCTTATTACAAGCTTCTTCATGATTTTCCGCATTTACAGTATGTAGTTTAGTTTCAAGTGTTCTCGTATCTTGAAAGGTTACATCATACTGATTCATAGTTTATTCTCCCTTTTTCTTCTTAGTTGTTTCTTGTTTATCCATCCAGTACGGTTTATAAAGACCCTTTCGCATTTTAAGAAGGTCTACAGTACTCAAATATGGAACTGGATGTGAGTATTGGTTAAGTGTCCAATAACCTCTTGTATTAAGAAGAACATCCCAATCATATCCCATCTCTTTAAGATCTTTATAAAGCTCTGCTGGAGTACAATAAAGATCTGTTTCTAAAATAACACGATGGTAAATAGCTAGTTGATGCAATTCAGCTGTAATATTAATAGCTCTTCTTAATTTAGGATCATTATCTATTTTACTACGTACTGTAGTTCTAGATAGTGAAACATCTGGATAAATATCTAAAGAATAACTTCTGTCGTTACCAGAGATACCAAAACCTGGTGTACCAGATTTATTCTGTCTAAGATAATGGAACTCTGTTAGAGTAGGAAGAACACCTTCTGTTTGTGAAATAAGAACTTCTATATTACCGCCAGAAGGACCTGATTTAGAACGTAATGTTGTTAAGGTAACTTTATTAAGATCTGATTTAAGTATATCATTTGGATCTTTAGGATATTCTGGACCTTTAGTACCTTGGTTATAGAATGCTGAACCTGTATGTGCTTGATATGCAATATTCGTTAAGAAACTAAACTTACTACCTACAGACTTAATAGAATCACCTGTCTTAAGGAACTGAAGTTTCTTAGAAGGTTCTTCCCAAGGTTGTAGACCCATATTAACTTTATCGCCAGTATGTGCTGTAACAAGAACATATGTTGATGATTGTGGGCATCTACCAGGAAGTTGACTTAAGAACTTAGTTTTAAAACCACCTTGTTTCATAGCGTAGGTATTAGTATCTTTAGCGTCTAAATCTCCAGATAGCATTTCAGCAACTGAAGCCGCTTCAAACTCTGTGAAACTATCAATCTCTACAAATGTAGGTACTGGAATTGACATTGGTTTATGAGTATAAGGATCTAGCATACACTCTACAGTTACATAACCTTTCTTATCAGCTACTTTTTGATCCATATATTCAAAAAGATTATCTCCAAATTTATTAGCAGGCATATTAGATTTATCCATAATAGCCCACATAGGGTCAGGACCTAAAATAGGTCGTTCTCCTAATGAAGGAAATTCAGATGCAAATCTTTCTAAGCGATCGAAACTTATATTTACTTCTGTATCGTAAGTTAAAATATATGTTTTAGTAGCTTCTGCTATTTTACTAGCTGCTGATAATGTCATATAGTGTATGAGAGTACTTTTAAAGTTATTACCAGCACCTACAACACCTATAACTTGGCCTAAACCACCGTTAAAGATAGTTTCTCCTTTCGCTCCTGTAATTATAGAAGCTGTAGGTATATCCATTAGACAACCCACTGGAATATATATCTTAGGCATAGCACGGTTATTCATAGCGAACTCGAATATTCCAGCCATATTAATCTCCTTAATCTAATTTTTACTCAATTAGACTCTAGTTAGTTTATAGATAAACACTAGCTATAGGAGTTTTGTTAACTGAAATATCTACCTCACAAGGAGCCTCTGATGAAGAGCATTTATAAAAACTATAAAATATCTAAAGAGCTACTACCAGATATGACTTATGCTACTGAACAACTAACTGCTAATCAGGAAGGCTTTGGTAGTTTTATTATGTCTGTAACTTCATTTTTCAAAAAGAAAATAGAAGCCATAGCTGGGATATTTGGACTCAATAGTAAAAACGATACTAAAGAAGTATCTAAAGAGACAACTGCTTTATATAAAGAGTTTACAAAATATGATAAGGCTATAGACAAAGCAGTTAAATCAGATCCTAAGGTTTATAATAACGTTAAAAGTATATTGTTACCTTGGATACCAGGTGTTAAACCGGACCTTTATTCTCTAGTTACTGGATTGAAACTTCATGTTGACGCTATAGAAACTAAAGCTATACCACTACTAGAAGCTACAGATACTTTCATTAGTAAATTACTAGGAGACGAAAATTATAGAACTTCTATTATACCTAATAAAGAACTAGTAGAGAATTTGAAAAGTTATAGTAAAGAAACCACAAATTATCTAATAGATATAATAAATGGTAAACAAGTTTCTGATAGTAGAGAATTTGGGGATGTTATTCCTAACTTGCAATCTATAGAAGCTATCCATGGTAGTTTGAAAGATATGTTATTCGCTAAAGATCTTGAGAAAGTACAAGAGATTTTTAACTATGCTAATAAGATAGGTAATAACGCTAAAGAACTATTAGCGCAAGCACAAAAGAACAATCTTAACATTAGTAAAGTAAGAGCTAATGAACTAGGACCAGTATTACAAGAATCTGCTGCTATAGTAACAAACGTAGCTGCTATTGTTAGAATACTAGATGCTAGTGTTAAAATACATAAGACTATACTTGCTAAATTAGATATGATAATAAAATAAAAAAGATAGATACAGACAGACTAGAAATATTTCTAGTCTGTCTGTATACTTATTTTAGAACCTCTATTAGTGGTGGTATTTTAGTGTCAAGCTCGCGCGCAATATGCGCGATAGCTTTTTCGATTCTAGAATCATTTAGATACCTAGAACAAACAGCTAACTCGATTTCAACGTCATACTTAATATAGGTACGCCACTCAAAACCAAATTGTGGGCCGTACTTAATATCTTCAACTTTGCCGCGAATAATATTATCTGTTATACCATAAGTAGCAATTATTCTTGCGCCAGATGTCTCCATATCTGCATTTACATTTCTAAGAGTAACCGCAAAATCTTCATATGCAGCCCAGCTCTCAAGGGTGTCGTAGAGTTTGTCTATCTGTATGTCTAACTTTCTGTCTAATACAAATTCAACATCTAAGTTTCCGCCTCTAAAGCCTATTTTGTAATCGCCGCAAGTTGAGATATCATATCTCTTAAATAGTTTACCGCTTACAAAATATCCGCTTGTTGCTTTCGTATCGCGACTACCGAAATAACTTCTGATTGGCTTAATAGGATCATCCTCAACATCAATTTTATCCCATGCGCTATGAAGTGTGTCTAGATTTGCTTGTATCTTTCTCTCTTCTTCTACAAGACTGTTCCAATCGGAAATATCCTTATTTCTATCACCTAGAAACACTTCAAGAACACGACTTTCTTTGGTTACATCACTAAGATATTCAATAGGGCTTGTTGTAATATTATCAACCAGCATGTTATAAATAAATCCGCCTACTTGTAATTTAGCGATAATATCACGATCTTTATTAGCTTTTTGTAACTCAATAGCTTCTAATGCTAATTTTGTTGTTATAAGCCCGCTTAATATAGGACCTCTATCTACCCTATAGCCATTAATATAAAATTGAACATTTTGCATATTTACTCCTTAATATGTTATTTAAATCTTTCTAAAGCTTGTTCTATAGTTAACTCAAGCTTAAGATTGACAACGTCGTTAAGATCTTTTAAGACTTTATCGATAAGCATACGCTCAGTATCTGACCTTGGCTCGCAAACATAAATATTCGTATTATTACGATCTGTATATTTTACGTTAATGAACTTGAATCCTTGTTCGTGCTTACGTCCTATACGAATGTTTAGTATCTTATCGTCTAAACCATATGCGGCTTGTAATACTAGACCATATGGTTCTAAAACCTCTTGTTGTAAATGTCTAACAAAGAACTGAAAACTTTCATAAGCATTCCATGTTTTAAGTAGGTCATGATACTTAGTATCTATTTTTCTGTATTTAGAAACACCGAAACTTGTAGATAGATATTCTGTATTATATTCTATGCTAGCATCGATATTGTTATCTAAGTTATAACTTATCTTATAATTATATACGCCAACTTTAGTCATAACAGCGCTAACATCATGACCATGCAAAGTTTCTCTTATGCGCTTAACAGCATCAGTCTCTATTTGAAGGCGTTCCCACTCTTGCTGTCTCGCATGCATAACCCTTTCTTCTTCATTATTTTGTTCTTTAAAGTTAAAGTTAGGTATAAGAATAGTAGGGTCACCTTTACGTATATTCGTTAGCTTAAATATGGTATCTTTAAACATATAAGTTTCGTTTTGAAGTGGCTTAGTCGATATAGATTTAACTAGAATAGTTTCTTTTAAATCAACTTTAGTAGACTCTAAAGATATTATAACATGCTCGCCTTCGAAAGTCGATGACTCTATATTATAGAGATAATCAAAATCGTGTTTAGTAACTTCGAAACTTAATATCTCGCCTAGGTTATAAGCATAACCATTAATGTAAAATCTAGTTCTTTCCATTGTGTTCTCCTTAGGTATTTATTATATAAAGAATATATAACCAATACTAAATAAGTTAGAGATAGAGTATCGAAAATAATCGATACTCTATCTCTATTTTAAAAATGTTTATAAATATATTCTACAGTAAGTAATGTTAATGACATTAACACAAACAGACCTATAGAAAATAAAAATGAGACACCGAACATAGTTACATATGAATCAGTGTCCAGAAACGTGCTAGAAAACATCGCAGTTGCAGATATGGTTAGGAACATTAAAAACAGTGTAGCCATCTGCGCTACCATTATTTTTAAACCTTTACTCATCGCTTATCCTTTCATTATAGCAGATTCTAACTCTTCGTTAAATATAGTAAGCTCTTGGTTGCTAAAGTTAAGTTCTTTCAGCATAAGCTCTTTAATGTTATTAATATTAATCTCAAATGCTTTAGACTCTACTGTTTCTAGTATATCTATTTTCTTAATAACTTCATTATCAGTTTTAAATTTGATATGGTAATCAGGATAAGCAGATATAAACTCTTTAAGGTTCTTAAGTAACGTATTATCGTTCTTAATCTCTATTCGTATGTAAGAGCCAGAACGAAGTTTCTTAAGCTCTTTCTTAAGGTTATTAACTATTTCAGATTCTGATTGATCTTGATAAGATAATGTTTTAAAAGTAAGAGCATTGAGATTCTCTAGGAACTTAAAATCCATTTTACCATCACTATAGATATTACAAAGTAGACCACCTTTATTTTCTTCTTCACCATGCGCTAAACGATCAAAACTACCTGGAGCTAAAATACGTTCATAAGCATTAGGAGTATGAATATGCCCAATAGTTATATAATACTTTACTATATCTAAATATTCAGATTCTTTATGTACGAATTTCATACCCTCTAAAATAGGCATCTGAAATCTAAAACATCCATGCATAATCGCTATATCAACTTCTGCTAGTTGATTCTCTTTAAGAAGATTAAGAACTTCCTGGTGCGTATCCGAAGCTTCATGTCTCCACTCATCTGGAACATAGAGAACTGATATTCCTAGTTTATCGATTTTTTCTATAGAAAGAGTGTTGATATATTTATAATCCGCATCTGGAGCTAATTTCTTAGCTATTTCTGTAAAGCTACCTATTTGATCGTTATCATGGCTTGGTGTACCATAAAGGATTCTAAACATAATGTTATTATCTCTACACCACAATAGAACATTAGATAGCCAAGACATAATAAAACGATATTCTGTAGATCTACTAGAAAGTAAACGATCGAATATATCTCCTGCTATAAAAAGTATATCGAGATCGTTTAATTCTTTAGCATACCTAATGAAAAAATCATTAAGATTATTTATTATGTTTTCAGTATGATTCTTAGGATGTCCTAAATGTATATCAGACAGGACTAGATACTTTATTTTTGTTTTCATTATTTATACCAACTGTTACTGTAAGTGTTTCATAAACTTCTTGAAACTGGTGTAAACGAATTTCACCTTCTCGTTGCATATCACGTAGCCAATCTTCGTAAGTGTCTGAAATCATATTTAATGTTTTATAATCTTCATTCTCTAGAAGATATTTCATATACCAAGCTTTTTGTTTAGGTGCAGGAATGACATGGATAATCTTATTATCTTTATAACTATCTCTATAAAGACGTTCATGAAGTCCAGGTACCCACTCTACGATATTAATCTTACTATTAGAAGTAAGTAATGTCATTTCTATTGCTCTAGCATAGGTATTGAAATAGTCTTTAATAATATACTCATTATCTTCACCATCTTTAATATAAAGTTCTGAGAAATCGGATGGTTGTAATGTTAATATATCAGATTCTTCTTTATAATTAGCTTTCGTAATAGCTTTAAAATTATTTTTAAAATAAGCTTTAAGTTCATCGGTTATGAAACCTGGATAGCATAAGAAGATTACTCTAGAGCTCATACTGTAAGATTTATAAATAGCAGCTAGTTGTTCTGTAGATTGTGTTGTTATAAACATTCGATGTTTCCTTTTTAGTTAAGATAAATCAATTATGATCTATTATACAATATATTAAGGTTCTCGTGACGAGTTTTTGAAATAAGGATATACATATGATATTAAGAGGATCTGATTGGGGGAACTATCCCCAGGCTATAGTGCATGTTACTACTAAGAATAAAAGTTTTCTTAGAGTAGCACAAATATATAAAGCTATGGGTATTAAGAACCATGCTTTTTTATTAGCATTACATAACCCAGATCTAGCTGATGTGGACCCATTTAGCGATGATCTAACTGAAGACCAAATTAACGCTATAGGACAAGAGATAGCAGAGAACCCCTGGTACTTCTTTAGAGAGATTATAAGGATTCCGGCATCCGGTACAGTTAATGGTGTTAGCTTTATAGCGAATAGAGCTAACATAGCTTACCTGTGGTGTTGTTTTAACCACTTAACAACTATGATCATTATGCCACGTCAAACTGGTAAATCAGTTGTTGCTGATAGTTGTAACGTTTATATTCTAATAGCTGGTGGTAACAACATTAAGATGGTACTCTTTACTAAGGATAACGGACTAAGAGTATCGAACATTGAAAGATTAAAAGCTATATTCGATCTTTTACCTTGGTATATTAACCCAAGAGATAAATCAGATAGTAACAATACTGAGAACATAACAATTAATGCTTTACAGAATAGATTAGATACTGTAGTTGGACAAACTACATTAGCTGGTGCTATGAAAGTAGGTCGTGGTCTTACTGTTGCTATATTACAGGTGGACGAGTTAGCGTTTATTCCGCACATTAAAGAGTCTTTAGAAACAGCGTTGGCTGCTACTGGTGCTGCTCGTGAAAATGCTAAAGCTTCTGGTTCGCATTATTATAACACTTATACTACAACACCTGGTTATGTTAATACAGAAGAAGGTGCTTATGCTAAATCTATTTACGATAGTTGTTGTAGATGGACAGAGAAGTTCTTAGATCTTCCAACACATGAAGAGCTAGAAAGTACTGTTAGAAAGAATACAAGAAGAGGTAATTTTAGTATCTTAATAGAATTTAACCATAGACAACTTGGTAAAACAGATGCTTGGTTAAGAGAAAGAATATTAGAAGCGAATGCTACTGGTGATAGAGCTGAAGCTGACTTCTTGAATAAGTGGTCACAAGGTACAGCAGCTTCTCCTATTTCTAAAGAGAATCTTATTAAACTAAGAGAATCTATAGTTAGTAAGTCTTATATAGATATAAGTACCGAAGGTTACGTTATGAACTGGTATATACCAGAAGAAGATGTTAATAATGACCTAAACGGTAGACAAGTTATCTTAGGTATGGATAGTTCCGAAATGATAGGTAACGATAATACAACGTTCTGTGGTAGAGATGTTGTTACTGGCGAAGTGATTTGTACCGCATTGATAAACGAAACTAACGTATTAACATTAAGTAACTTTGTAGCTAATCTACTAATTAAATATCCTAATATGACTTTTGTTCCAGAGGCTAAATCTACTGGAGTAGCTATTATAGATACGATAGCACAAATATTCATTAGTAAAGGAATAAATCCATTTACTCGGATATTTAACTATATAGTAGACGAAAAAGATATTAGACAAGATTATGAAACAGCTTGGGGCAATATAACAAAAGGATGGAATCTAAATGAATGGTACAATAAGTACAGAAAAGAGTTTGGATATAGAACTTCTGGTATAGGCAAAAATAGTCGCGATAACCTATATGGTACCGTATTTAACTTTACGATGAAATACACCGCGCATTTAACAAGAGATGAAGATTTGGTAACAGAATTAGAGTCTTTGATAGTAAAAAATGGTCGTATAGACCATCCAGCTAACGGTCATGACGATTTAGTAATTAGCAGTTTACTCCCTATTTTCTTCCTTACACAGGCTAAAAATCATGAACTTTATGGCATAAATAAGGATAAAATACTAGCTGGCGTTAAAGTAAGCATGACAGAAGAGAATGGCGGTCCTATTGAAGAATATAGGAAAGCTAAACAGAAGCAAATTAAAGATACTGTAGATGTTTATTTAGAAAGAATTAAACATTGTCAAGATCCCTATATTACCCAACAACTTATAGCTAAAACGAAAGCTTTATACGCTACACTAGATAAAGACTTTATAGTCTCGTTTAACTTACAAGATATGTTAGATAAGATTAATAATGAAAACCGATTGAAGAGAATAGATATCGGTGGTAATAGAAAATATGCATTTTAAAAAAGTAGATAGATAGTTAGAGACTATAAGCTCTAACTATCTATCGTTCTTAAAGTTAACACTTACTGGTTGTAAATAGTAAGACCTACTATAGCAACCAACACAACAACTGCTAGTACAATACCAGCTATTTTAAATTTCTTAGAAGATTTTTTACAGTCTTTTTTATCTTCTGGCTTTTTGTCCTCTTCAGGCTGTGGTTTAGGCTCAGGTTTAGGGTCCTCTGGTTTCGGATCCTGTGGCGCTGGCTCTTCAGGTTTTGGTTCTTCAGGCTTAGGCTCCGGTTGTGGTTCCGGAACTGGATCTGGAATTGGTTTCTCAGGTTTTTCTATTCCTAGAGCTCCTGACCAATCATCCTCTTCAGTTGGATACTCAGTATGGTATGCAACTGTTCTTGGAACTTCTATTAGAACATTAACATCGTCTAGAACTTCTGATTCAGTTTCAACATCTTCGTTATCTACTGCATAAACTACTTGATCTGTAAAATCGATATAGTACTCTAAGTTACTATCTGCGAAAATGAAATCAGAATCGATAACTGTACCTAAGTTCTTTTCTCCAAAGTTAGTTTCTTCTACACATCTGACATGGATCTTAGCCTCATGCGGAAGATCTTTCTCTTTAACGTCACATTTGAAAGTGTATGTAATGGAGTCTTTGGTGTAGTTAACAGATTTCTCTTCCCTAATAAATTTTACAAAGTAAGGATTTACAGTTAGTAAATCTTGTTTTTCAACAAGTAGTTCACCATCTTGATCACGCACTACTCCAAGTATTTTAGATAAAGGAAGTATGACATGCTTAGCTGCTATAGCGGCATCAACTTTCTTAGCATCATTTAGAATTTCGTAAAGTTTACTCATAGGTTATTCTCCTTGTAATGTTTGTGGGTTAACTTCAGGGATATTTTATTTTTTAAGCTATTTTGATTTATAAGACTAAAGAGATAAGGAGGGTATATGGAGCTTAATACTACTACAGAAATGACGAATTCTCCTAATGCTGATATCCATGGTGGATTAAAAGGTAGAGAATGTAAATTTGTAACCCATGTAATGGGAAATGAGCAATATGGTATACCAGATATGCATTACGTAAAAGAAGTATGGCATTATAACGATGGAACTATGATAAGAAATCTTAGACCTATAAGAAACTATAAAAGATCATTCTGGGTAACGAAAGAGAATTATCGTAACCATAAACAGAAAAAAGAAACAGAAGAAATAGGTAAACTTAATGTTTATACTGCAACACAAACAGAATTACCTAAAGTTATAGCGTCTAGACTAGGTGACCAATATCGTGGTTGTAACCAAATGCGAATATTAACGAATTCCCCATATCTATATGGTACTGATGTTAAAGCTAGTGATGAGATTATGTATAAATACGTAAAGAAGAATCAGAATATAACATCTCCGAATATAGTATGCGCATTAGATATTGAGACTAACACATTGACAGATGAAATTATTCTTATATCGGTGTGTTTAGAAGATAGAATCTATACAACGATTTTAGAGAGTTTCTTACCATTTACAAAAGGTGTAGAAGAGAAACTAGAGAAATTAGCTAGAGCTAGTTTTCCAGATGAAGAACTTGCTAAGAATGTTCAGCTGGTTTATGATGTTTGTAAAACAGAAAAAGAAGTTATAGAAAGAGCATTTCTAACTGTTCATAAGTGGCAACCTGATTTTCTAGCTATTTGGAACATAGCATTCGATATTCCAACTATAGAAACAAGATATTTAGCTCTTGGTGGTACTATGGCGGATTTAATATCGGATCCTAGGATTAAACCAGAGTATAGGTTTTATAAATACAATAGAGGAGCGTTCCAGAAAGTAACAGCATCTGGTAAAGTTAAGCCTATTGCACCACATGAACAATGGATTACCGTACAAGCGCCAGCTAGTTTCTTTCTTATAGATGCTATGCAGGCTTATAACTTTGTAAGATCTGGGCAAAAACAAAATCCAGGTGGTTATTCTCTTAATGCGATTATAGAGGCTAACTTAGGAGAGAAGTTTAAGAAGTTACATTTTGACGATCCAAATACTAGAAACTTAGCAGGATTAGATTGGCACCAATATATGGTAGATAAGAAACCATTAGAATATGTAATATATAACCAATGGGATACCATGGCTATGATACTGTTAGATAATGAAATACAAGATCTTAAGATTAAAATAAGAACTTTAAGTGGTATAGCGGATTTTGGAATATTTAATAGTGGTCCTAAGAAGATAGTAACGAACATGTTTTATTTTAATATCGAACATGGGCAGGTAATGGGATGTAAGCCGCCTGTTATCGAAGAAGATGAAGACCTACCTGGCTTGGATTCTTGGATATTTAATTACTGTCCAAGTAAAATTCCTTTAATTGCTGGAAAGCTTATAGCAAGTCAACCAGCAGCGAAGCTTAGTAATAACTAAGAACGTTCAGAGACTAGTAAGACCATATGTAGAACCATATGGCATACCGCCATACATAGTATGGTACCGTAAGGTTAAAGGGAAATGGGGAATATTCTATAATGATAGAATAAAGATATAGTCCGATCCTTATAGTGATATAAGACAAATGAGTAATGCTAGATATAGACCAAATTCATCCAGCAGGAGTTTGCTATTTGGATGTATCCGATAACACTATGGCAGATGAAATGGTTAAACGTTTTGTATTTGACGCCGACTGCGTCAGTAGTTACCCAAGTGATACATTAGCAGCTAACGTATCTAAAGATACAACAGCAAGAGAAATCTTATCTGTAGAAGGAATTACGGAAGAAGTTATGAGGCTGTCTAATATAAATCTAATGTTTGGTAAAGTTAACCAAGTTACATATATGTCTAATATGTGTAACTACCCTACCTTAGAAGAACTAGAAAAAAATATATAATCACACGTATAGAGAGCAAGGATTAATCCTTGCTCTCTATGCCTTGATTTATTTTATTAGCTAGCTTGAATCCCCAGTCATTAGTAGAGACCCAATCTAATACCTCTTGCTGTTCTTCTTTAGAAATAGTAAACCAGTTATAGTAATACCATTCTAAATCCAACTCAGCAGGATTAGTATGTAAAGTATATCCTTTAGAAATTTCTTCTTTAGGTTTCTCTGTTGGATACGTAACTTTAACATTACTAGCTTCTTTATATATAGGTCTGAATGCTAAAGCGACTCCACCATCTATTAGATATTTTCTAGGAATATCTATAGCTAAAATTTGACCAGTACGTTTTGCATATCTAAACATTTCTTCATGATTTAGTTCTGCTATTATTGTGGGGTATTTACTTTTCTCACGAAGTTCGTTTAACGTATTATTATACTCATTAGCTTCGGCTACCATGATTTTACCAGTATCTAAATTCACTACTGGAACATATCCACCAGTCTCAGGTACCATAACAAAGTATTGTGTGTGTAAATACGGATCTACGATAGAATATATCTTAAAATCAACATCTTCAGTTGGTTTAATAACCAGACCATCTATAGTCGTTGTTGCTCTGTCTACTAAACGAACATAAAATGCTATTCCTTCTTCATAGTCTAAACGATAGATATAACCTGGTTCGATGTTACCTATAGCTAAATGCTGTTCTCCCATTAAGAGGTTTTCTGTAAACATTTATTAGTCCTCCCAAAACTCGATACTGTTAAGTTCTATTACGTCCGATATGTATTTAGCTGTAAAGGTAGCTGCTATGCCGATACCAACACCTAATGCTATAAATCCAGCTTTAGCCCAGTTAGTAATAGGTTTCGTATTAGCGAATTCCTTATCACTTTCTTCCTGTGCTTTATTTAATTCTTCTGTAATGTTTTCCATTTTAGTTCCCTTGTATAATATATTAAAAAACAAAGAGGGATCTAGTCCCTCACCATTGGCTTAAAAGTAGTTAAAGAAAGCTACTGTATAAGCTATTACACCCCAGGCTGCTAAGCCAGCTGTTAGTGCTATGTATTGTACTTTGTTAGTTAGATTTTTCATTGTTTTTCCTTTTATTAAATTTTTGTTATTCTTGTTCCAGTTACCACTACAAAAGCGACAACACCTATTAATGCATAACCTAAGAGGGTATAAACCCTCTCTTTTATTTCAGAGTCTTTCATTCGTTATCCTTAAAATAAGCTTTGTACACATAGATACCAGCGCCAACTACTACGCCTACTGCAGCGCCTATTGCAAAAGATTTCCACAAAGATCTTTTCTTAACAGGCTGTGGTTCTAAGAAGTCTTCACCAGCTACGTTCTTAAGATCATCTAGTATAGTATCCATAGCTTCTTTTACTGTCTCTTTCAGTTTTAGTAGCTCGTCTTCATTTTGATTTACATTCTCGTTTAATATGTTTTCCATTGTTTCCTCCTCAAGATTTGATTCTGATTCCTCATTAGCTACTTCAGTAGCAACTTCTGCTTCTTTAGCTTCTTTATATCTTTCCTCAGGTAGAGACTCTGTTTCTATCGTTTTCTTTAGAAACCCTATTAACACTTCTTTAGTAGCGTTTTGATTAAGGAATGATACTGTTGCCGCTAAAAATACCTCTGGTAGTATTTTAGATTGTGTTCTGAAATACATGTTCTTGACACCATAAAGAACATCGTTAGATACACTATGAATCACTTCTAGCATATCTTTATTTAGCAACCCATGGTCTAAACCTAATGTGTCTAGAGTTGTTAAGAGCTCGTCGATATCTCTATTGGCTATAATAATATCTACTAAGCGCCTTCTGTTGGCACCTTGGATATCTTCTTTTTCTAAAGTTACTTCTTCGAAGTTTTTCACAACTTCCTTTAGTAACTCAACGTTTTTGATTGTAGATTGACTGCGTACCATAGGGTACCTCCTTTATATTTATTTGGTTTAATTACCTAAAACAATATTAGTCTTAATACTGATTTAGATAATTATTACGCCAGAACTAAATTCTGGCGGCTAGTCGTTAACTGACTAGTCTTCTTAGCTTGTAGTCTAGATTACATAAATAATCATAGACCCGAAGTTTATATTCTTCTAGTTTAGCCGGGTATTTATCCAGCAACTTGATATTGTTAGATATGTTGCTTACAATATCTTTTATGTTCTGATTAGAATATGGATATTTATCTAACCGAGAGTTTATATTTGATACTAACGTATCAACTCTGTCGGTTATTAACCCAGAATATAATCCCAGATCATATACAGACATAGTCACCTCCTTTCCAGGAGTAATAGCTAGTGTGTCGAACCACACTAGCTAACAACTACTTAAATTTAGGTAAGTAATTACCTATAACAATATTATATCTATAACACTCTTATAGGTAATAATAACACAGAGGGTAAGGAATGAACCTTACTCTCTGTGTATATTTTTATTTAAAAGCTGGTTTCTTTTGCAACTTTTCCATAGCTAAACTATAGTAATTAAAATAGTCTGCTTGGGATACTTCACGATTGACCATTTGTTTATTGCATTTAAAGTTACCATTGACAAGTGCCGGAACAGAAGCTACTGCATGACCATTGTACACTACGTATATAACACCTATCTCTGGTGTATTTTTACCTGGTTTTTCAACTAGAGGTATATCGCATCCGTATACATATGCTGTGTTTTGTAAATCTCTTGCGCTAGCTACAGCATCTTTACCAATTATATTTAACGTGCTATTAGCTGGAATTTCAACTTCTAGCTCTTCATCATTTGGAAGAGTTATAAATATTGTACCTTCACCATTAGCTATAACTTCTCCTAAGAATCTACCTTTCTCGTCTATTTTTAGACCTGGCATATCTGCAGATTTTAATAGTTCTACGATTTTATCTTTAGGATTAGTAGCGCCTTTAACAGCTGGTTTAGATGCAACGACTTTCTTTCCCTCATTATCATCAAGAACAACTGGTTTCGTTAGTAGTAGGCCAGCATTTCTAATCAGCTCATATTGCTCTTTGCTATATTCTTTATTTACCATATTAGCATTGCAAAGATATGGAGAGCGTGTCTTAGCTTCATTGTTAATAACAGGATACTTAATGAACTTTTTCCCGTTGATTACACCGTATATGTATTCAGTTGGAATACCTTCTTCGCCTGCTTCTGTAGCAACGCTATCTTCGCAACCCATTACATATTTAACTTCAGCACCTTCTTGTCTATAAGCCTCGTATCCAGCTTTAACTCCAGGAGCTCTATTTAACATATCCTTTGTTAGGGGAATAGTTTTATCTCCTATGTAAATTACTGGTTGGTTATCGCTTAAGCCAAAGGAATATAACAAAACACCATCTTGGTTAACACCGGCACCGATAGTCTCGCTCTTTAAAGCCGCTTCGACGATTTCTTTTGTTTTATAAGCATATCTAGTATCAACTTCTTTATCTAACCATAAAGCGTTAATACCGTCTGCGTTCTTGTCGTTCCAAGCAAGTATTCTATTGTAATTGGTATTGAAATATTCAGATGGTTTACCGCCTGTGTATTTATCAAGTTCTGGTTTTTCTAGAAGCGGGTTAAGAGGCTTAACTCCATAGCAAGCGATGTTTGTGACTGGAATTGTTACTCCGAATTTATCGCTTGTGACATCTAGATATTGTGCTACACAATTTTTACCGCCATTATAGCCATCTGAACCAAAAGGGTGGTTATTGCCTTCATTGTCTGCTATACTAGATGCTACAACTGCATTTGACGCAGTATTTAGTATATCGCATAGTTTATCTTTTTCTTCGAAACCATGGCGAAGTGTTATAACTTCTTTTTGATAGCTCTTATAGCTATTGATAACATTTAGGTTTATAAAATAACCAACCTGATCGCATCCCGCATATCCAACGACGGCACCTGTGTTAAAATCCATTATAGATCCTACATACAGATCGTTTCTCTGGTTCATACTCTCCTTAAGATTATTAACAAATGAGTAATATTCTTCAAACCCGAATCCTGTTGTTGCCAACATACCTGCTACTGTTGTAGCTACTAAAATCTTCTTCATTGTGTTCTCCTTGCGTGTTATGTATTTATTTTAAATGGTTAGCCAACATTTGGCAACTATGTTATTGATTGCATTACAAAGTATTAATATACTCTTTCTATATTGATAATATATAACTGAAATTTTTTCAGTTTGACACAAAATAGGACATCTTAGGATTTTATATCCTAAGATGTCCTTTTATTACCAAATAGTATTTGGATCGTAGTCTAAAATTTTGCCTTGTGCGTTCTTATAAACTACTGGTTTAACTTCCTGTGTAGTTTTCTCTTTATGAGATTCCGCTTTTATTTGCGGATATTCAACAGGTCGTAAACTTGCTATAAATGCTTGGTCAAAATGACCTGTATTAAGCATTCGTAACATTTCCGTTACCATAGGGCTTCCTTTCCGTATGTGTTGTGTTCACATACTAATATAGATATTATTCATTGTCTATATAGGCTAGTCCTATATAGAGAGGCTATTTATCTAGTCTCTCTATATTTATAATATATAATTAAAATTAAATCACTTTGACGTAAAATATGTATACAGATAGGACTATGTCCTATCTGTATACTTTATCTTAAGCACTTAAGTATTTTATACTTGTATTAAGACATTCTAAATGAGGAACTAACGAACTTTTATATTTGTTCAATAGCAACTCATCACCATAGGCCTTGAGTTTATTTAAATCGCTTTCTATTTTAGAAAGGTTTTCATAAACTCTTTCAGTATTGTTAGCAGTTGTATTAAATAGCTTCTGCTTACAATACTTATATAGGGTATCAAACCGTTCGTGGAGTGAACCAGTTTCTAACCCTAAGTCATATGGACTCATAGTCTATCCTTTCCACATATTGTAAGATATGTTAATGTAATTGGATATAGGCTAGTCCTATATAGTAAGCAGATTGTACTTCTTATACTATTTGCTTACTATATTTAGAATATATAACTATAATAAAATGACTTTGACTACAAAAATAAAAAATATAGACTAGATAGAACCTTATAGGTTCTATCTAGTCTTAATAAAATTTAATTAATGCTTTAGTAGTATGTTTATTTAAATTATCTATAAACTCTTTAGGTAACTTAAACTCATCATCTACTACCTGTGTTCTTTTACTAGGTAATGTACATACGAGGTCTCTTAGGACTCTTACACCTTCCCAGTTAAACGTCCATGGTAATACCCCTGGAAACTTTCTTTTCTCTACATTATATGTATTTGGTCCTATATAAATAAGATTCTTAAGACCATCATCGCTATGTTGTCCTATAAGCTCTTTTAGATCCGCTTGCTCTATGATATAAACGATTTCTTTCTCTGTGTTATAAGCAAAGATTTCATATGTAGAGTTATAAGACATTGCTAATAGCGGAAGCAATTTATCCTTATATGTATTCTCACCTTTAGCATATTGTGTTAAGATTATAACATGATCAAATGGTCTTAATATGTTGCGCTCTAGTCTTTCTATAGATGGAACTTTATAATCTATTACATAATCATTTTGCCCATAAACATTAATAGCAAGAAAATCATGGTTATTACCTTTAGCGTTATCCCACATAGGATAAAATGTGCCCTTACCAGGGCCAAAAGAAGATTTAGGGTCATTCACATACTTATACGTTGTAAAGACTTTCGGATCGTATAAAAAGATAAAATCGCCATTACTAACATCTTTAGCAAAATCCTTAAAATGACCAAATTTAATATAACTACCCCATTTACCACCAATCCCAAGAGAAGATGGGTCTGGTTTACTAAAGTAATAATCCCAAGAATTCTTAATGATAACATAAACGGCTATTAAGGATATGGATAAAAGTATAAGTCCATATACTAAAGCTTCTATATTAATTTCCATGTATTTCCTTTCCATAAATTAAAAATATAACGTTAGATAGAAACTAATCTATCTAACGTAACTTAAGTTCTGTCTCCCAAGCATTAGGACGATAGGTTTCATAACGCCACTCTTTAGCAATATCTTTAGTACAAGCTTCTCGTTGTTTATAAAGATCTTTATGCTTTCGAAGATTACCACAGTATAGAGCTGTATAAGTAGTATCAACGCCCTCTATTTTTCTAAGTCTACCCATCATCTGTCTATTAGCCTGTAATGATCCCATAGATATAGTCTGTATGACTGTCGATAAAAAAGGTATATCTACGCCCACACCTGCACTACCGGGCGTCGAAACGGTTATGTCAGAAGTCATAAGGTTTTGGTAGTCATCTTCTTGTACGTAAGTATTAATATCTAAATTTGGATATTCCTTACGTAAAACCACCATAAGGTGCTTACACATATCAACAGTAGCAGCATATACTAAACACTTATATCCCGGCTTACGCCTTGATATATAATCACGTTCTACATACTTAATAATCATTTTATCAAACTGAGCCAATAGATATGGTCTAGATAAAATAGATTGTTCAAAAAGTACTTGGCTATATCCCTGGTTAGTTTGATGTTTTAATTTAGGTGCTTTCTCTATATAGTACCGAATATTATTAACACTTATATGTGCTCCGCTACCCGTGCTCATATCGAATCTCAATCTCTCAGGAACTAACATTTTGTACATTTTAACAGTGTGTGCGTCGTTACTACTAAATGTTGCTGTTAATAATAAATAAAAATCGCATTGGAAATATAAAAGTATTTTAGATACACTACTTGGTTCTTGGTGGGACTCATCATTAAGAAAACCTCCTATACCTAAATGCTGCATAAGATTCTCTGGTGCAACAGGATATTCTTTTAACAGAAATATATCACCCTTACGTTTATCGTAAACGTTTATATAGTTCATCAGTGTTCTAATACTAAAGATGAATATATCGTATTTCTTCTTATACTCTTCTGCGTTTATCATTAAGTCTCTAAGAGCATCACCACCTTGTATAATTACATATCTGTCTTTCATATTAGGATAATACTTTAAAATATCCTCTTCCCATTTTTCTAAATATTTACTTAGAACTACGATCGACATTTTAGTCTTCAATTCGGAAAAAATATAGCTTGCTAAAAGCGATTTACCAGCACCCATCACTAGGTTTATCATACTGAAATGTTCCGAATTTTCAAGTACCAACTTCGATATTCTTTCTTGGTAATCTCTAAGAGTGAACTTCTTATGATCAAACTCTATATTCGCATAATCTCCATGTTTTGTTTTAGTGTTATTAACCAGCTCTATGTGTTCAGAGTTTATCTTACCATTAGCACCTATATAGCCAATGTATGGTCTTAATAACGATTTATGTATTCTATAAACGTTATAGCCATTCTCATCGGTGTAATTAACGAAATAAGGTTTATCCTTTACCCTTATAGCTCTTCGTATACGTTTATTAAATTCAAACTTATAAGACCAATATGGGCTTAAAAAATCATCGCTAATATTGACGAGCGACTTGTCATAGACAGTCACGACGAAATGGGCGACATTAATTTCTAATTTTAATTTCTTCATAACTCTCCTTTACAAGTCATAATTAAATATTAATTTTTAGTTAACAACCTTAGCGTTATGTGTTACTATGTAATCCTTAATAACATATAACTGTTCTGGGTGATCTACCTCTATACAAGTGGCTTGATCTGGCTCTATCTTCTCAACTTCTTTTATAAGTAACTTAAGTTTATGGTTAGGTTCAAAATCTTCTATATTCTCAGTACCTCGTATATAACGGGTCATAATGATAGATGGATCGCGTAGTCTTATATTAAGACAAGTACAACGTTCACTAACCATACGTTCTTCTAAAAGACGATAACGTATTTGATTTTCTTTTCGGTACGCTATACCACCAAGAGAATAAATAATCGTTGCCATATCTCGTATAAGTTGTTCAGATACATGGTACAATTTAAAAGTACCGAACTTATTAGTATACCCGCAAGTATCCATAACACCTTTAAGAAGTTCTATCCTTTGTTCGATAGAACCATTAATATAATAAGACGGTATAAAAATATCTTTAGGCGCTATATTAAGAAGACGCATATCTCTTAAAAGTTTAGTATAACTAGGTGTTCTAGTAGTATAACTATCTAAAGGTGTTATAACACCAGTATTACAAACATTATAACTACGAATTTCAACATGATATTCAGGACCAATATCTTCTTTAACACGCTGAAGAACTGATTTCTCTAACGCATATATCTTAACGATATTACGATTACCTAATGAACCTAAGATACAACCTAAAGTATATGGAGGTATAGGAAGATAAGAAGTATCTAGTTCTTCTGGGTATACTAAAGGTATGTAATAGTTTTTATAATGCTTTTTAGAATAAGTACCTTTATTAGCTATAGTCTCATAAAGTTCTAAAGCTGAAATAACTCTAGCCGTCATTTGTTTTTTATACTTACGTTTCTTATAGAAATTATAGCTATGAACTTCCCAAAGATGTTGTTCATCACAGTCTATATAACGATCGTCTGCAAAGGTAATACGTATAAGAGGGCGTTCGCCTTGAGGATAAACATTAATAGCCGTACAATAGGCACCTTCAGGAGTTAGAATATGAGAACCAACTTGAATATGTTCTACCGGTGTCCAGCCGTAGTTAGTTCTAACAGGAGTACCATGCCTTAAGGCACGATGCTCTATAGGCGTACGAGGATGATATATTTGCATAACGTCCTCCTTTTTGTAATAAAAAATAAGCAGGAGTAAATTAGGAGTATATAAATACTCCTAACTTAACTTACTGTTTGATAGGATGTGAATTATAGTCTGCTAGAGCTTCAGCAGGAGCTAAATAAACGTCCATGATGTGATTGATAGGTTGTGTAGTATCGAATGCCATAGGATTCATCATAGTGTCCATATGATCCTGATAAGCATAAGCACCACCCATAGATCCATTCGTTAAAATGGTTTTGATATTTCTAGTAGAAGCCGAAGAAGAACCATGAGCAACTGAGAAATCACCTGCTTCATAGTTATTAACAGAGAACGCAGCTACTATAACTTCGAATAGAGCTATGTTAACAGAAAGCTTACTATTAACCTCGGTAAATAAACGATGTAAGAAACCATCCTGAGTATTAATACTATAAATATCATCATCTTCAGAATCTGATTCTATTTTACGTTTACCACCATTTATAGCGGCACCGAAAAGTTTAGATATAGACTTCGAGAAGTTAATATAAGAGAACTCAACGTCTGGGATGAATATGAGCGGTTTATTCATATCCCAACCCTCTAGAGGAATGATTAGGTTATCCTCATTGTCTATACTATATTCAACTTTCTGGATATGTAGTAAAAACTCTGTTGTAAAGCTACCGACTTTCTTACCCTTACGAATCTCTACTGGTATCTCAACTGTTTCATTAGTTGCTTTATTCTTCTTAACCAACCAAATATTATAAAGCATAGATACTGAAGTTGGTGCGAAACGTTTAACATCGGTAGATGGAGTAATATCGGATAGTCCTCTTGCTGAAGATACTGCTACTTTGATAAATATATCAAAATCTTTCTTATTATCGAATACAGTCTCTTTACCACCACCTACTTTATCGATTACATACTTCTTACGCAAATAAGCATGTGTATTATCATCTACTTTAGTTTCAAAGTCATTACGAGCCGCTGGATTGATAGAAATAGGAAGAGCATTCGCGGAAGAGATTTCGTGTTTAAACGAAAGGATCTTTTGTGTTATCTCTTGCGTCATAACAGTAGCTGCGTAGTGTCCAATATGAGAATGCATAGGTATGTTATAAGACATTTGACCTAGGCATTTAGAACAGATGCAGCGTTTATCACTCCACTTACATTTATAAGCAACACGAAGCTTTATCTTCTTACCTATAAGATGTGTATGGTGTTTAGTTATAACTTCTTCTTTACCAGTTTCTTCATTTAGATAATACTTACCTACCAACATTGGGAGATGGCATTTAACGGGATTATCTTTAGAATCATTTTCTGGAAGCACTTCCCATTCTACGTACTCTTTCTGGCCGCAATCTCCATCTATAACGCGCTCTACGCGATACATAACTAGCTGAAGTTTTCTAGCGAAGAACTCTGAAGAAGAAACAGCTGTAGTAGAAGCACGTAGTGATTTAGCACCAGTCTGAGATTCCATACCAAGTTCATCTAGACCATACATACCAGATGTAAATGAAGATGGAATAGGTTTCTTATAAAGCTCTTCAGATAGGTTAGTAATATTACCTCTTGGTCCTAGAACTTGTTTAAGCTGTTTTTGGTTCATCGTACGAGAGATATAACCTTGAGCTATCTTATTATTCTTATACTCTGGAGAAGTTAAAATATTGTGTAATGTCTTATAAGCATTTTCAATAGCATAAGCTACCTCTTCTGTCTTATTTATATTTGCATTAGCAACTGCTCTCATAGCACCAACAAGTTCAGGGTGTAACTGAACGTCTAAGAATGTATTTATGTCCAAAGTAGATACATAGTCTAAGTTATTGAAAACGATTTCATTATAGATTTCGTTAAAAGTAGTTTGCATCTTAAGCCAAATAGCTTCAAGAGGCTGTCTAGATCCCATAGGCTCCATAACATTATCGATAAGATAACGTAAGATAGTTTCATACGTTTTATTCAAAGTGTCTGAAACATAGAATCCTGATACATAGTTATTCGTTATGTCGAATGTTGATAGTACTGGTAAGTTATCGAATAACTTAAGTATATCCCACACATAACGGTTAACTATAACCTCTCTGAATGTTAATGGTCTTTCAACGCCATCGTCGAATCTAACAACGATATTAGTCTTAAGCCTAGCGTTAAGTTCTTGTGGAGTTTTCTCCATAAGTTTCTTAACGTTAACAACAGGGGCTGTAGGTTGAATGGTTTTACTCATTGTGGCTCCTTGTGTTTGATTTAGTAATTTGCTTACTATATAAATAATATATAACTAACTTAAAATAAGTGTTCTAGGTTATTTACTCATTTCCTGTGTTCTACTAATTTTACTTAGAAAAAATAAACATACTAGAGCATCTCCCTATTACAGGAGATGCTCTAGCTTGCACTAAATCAAAGGAAACACACTTGTTGATAACCTTAGAAGATATATATCTTTGGACTTACTATATATCCTCTATTTTATCAAAAATGTTAAGGGACTCATAAGAGTCCCTTATAGTAAAAACTTAATCCGCACCTGGAATATACGTATAATCGAATCCCATTGGTTTAAATATTGCTTTTACTAGTTTGATAGCAGAATCTTCTCCAAACGGAGTAACTGTTCTATCAACAGCACGTTCCATGTTAGATGGTTGTGGAGCATTTAGAATATTCTCGTACATAGCTTTATGTGTTGGAACACTGTTTGCCCTGTCTTTAAGCTCTGCTATAGCCTCTCTACCGCCATAATAGAGATATAACCTACCTTCTGTTTCAGAAAGAATCTTAGTAGGTGTATTACGATATGGTAGTCTATCTCTGTTAGCTGCTGTAACTGGTATCGGGAACATGAAGTTATTCAAGTTTGGACTTGAAGTATATAACATATTATCAGCAGTCTTACAAATCAAGATAGTATATAGAGGCGATATTAGTATTGGGTCTTTAGTTATGAACTCTTTGATAGTTTTTCCATCATCTTCTAGAATAGGAATATGCACTGGTCTTCTAGGTGGAGCATACTCAGAGTTCTCTATATCCTTAACAATCTGATATAGTCGTTTAGGGTTAGATACCTGCTGCATGATATAGACTTCTTCATTTAGACATACATTAAGTATTTCACGTTTCTGATCCATATCAGCTGCTGCATAATAGTCAAATTGAGGTGTATTAAATTTACCTAAAAGGCCCATAAGATAGGTAAACATAGATTCAATCTTATTATCATCTAGTTGATATGTATCCATAACACCATTTGCCATTTCTCTTAACTTAAGCTGGCAATACCTAGAAGCACCGTTGATTTCTTGTTGATATGGTCTAGCCATATTCATACGAGAAATGATCGAGTTACTGTCCATGATGATATCTGCTCTACCATATTCATTATATGGCATAAGATGATCTGGTCTTACTTCCGAAACAACACCCTTACCGCCTGACTGATCTGAGATCTTATGTCCTTTACCTAAAGTAATTGTATACTTAATAGTAAATTCGATACGATACGTATCTAACGGTTCATTTCTATTAGATAGTCCTAGTTTATTCGGTAGGTTAGAGGTTGAAGTTTCTTTAACTTGTTTTAAACGTTTAGATAGTTTAAGAAGTGCTTCGTTAGATTTGATATGTCTAATATTCTCTTCATGAGCTATCTTACCAGCTCTAACTATAAGAGCGTGTAGCTGCGGCGATTTCTTAATGAACTCTTTACCATACTCATAATCACGATCTCCTAACTCTTCGCATATAGAACAATAAGCTTCTAGAATATCTTCGTAATACTTAATATAGGATCTAGCATATTTATCCGGTATCTTAGACATACCATAATACAGTTCAGAATTCTTTTTAGGGTTCTTATAGCAAACGATATCTACTACAACACCAGATTTAACAGTTTGACCATTACCTATATCAACATCTTCCCCTGGACCACGTACATAGTAACATTTGTCCATAATAGGATCAAATTTCCTTAGATCATCTGCTGATATAAGAGCCGGTGAGAAATCCAATGGATCATCATCTAGACCAGATTTATTAGCTCCAAAGTCTTTAAAGTTACGTAATGCCATTAGAACAGAATCGGCATTGATTTGTTCTCCTATCTCTGGAAATGGCTTATATTCATTCTCATCTCCATATAGGTTAAGAGGCATATATTGGGAACCAAACTCAACTGCTTTAGTTTCAAAAACATCATATCTCATTTTCTTAGATAGAGATTCTGAAATGATAACACCATCCTCTGCTATGTCTGGATGCGTACATAGTATCATATTCGCATTAACGCCTAATGCATATCCACCATGATCTCTTACGGAAGGTGATAGTGCTAGCCTAGTACCAGCTGCTAGTTTAGTACCACGTTTAATAGAATCTAAGAACTCTTTATCTTGTACATAAGAGAATCCAAAGTTCTGATGGTAACCAGCATGGAATAAAGGAACGTTAATAACATCTAATGTCTTAACGATTCTATTGTTTTCATCAAGTTCCTGTTTAAGAACGAAATAGGTTTTCTCGGTTATCTCATGTACATAAGAATCTGATATGCCACCATATCTTTGTACTACGCGCATAACAGTACAGTCATCTTCTGCCATTGGTCCAAAAGTATGCTTAGATAACTGTTTATCAGAACCAGTCTGAACGATTGGTATATCGCCGTCTATAAGTGTTACAGATTGACTCTGGTGGGCGGTATACATATACGAACGAGCTGATGAGTTATGCTGTACTGCATAGTTAACAGCGTGTGCACCTATCAACTCTTCTCGAATCATCAAGTCTGGATCAACTGGGATGATAACATCCGTAGAAGATTTCTCTAAGGGGATCCTTAGATTTTCATACTTGCTTTTCGCCATATGTTGTCTCCTTTGTGTATTTGATTTAGTAAGTTACTTACTATATAAAGAATATATAACTAACTTTAGTTAGGTATATACAATAATATATAACCGAATATAAATAACTATTTAGTCTAGTAAGTCGTTAAAGAATTCTTTAGATAATGTTAGTCCGTTCTCTTTAGCTTTCTTAAGAACTTCTGTAATGTGCCCTTTTAGTAAAGCTATTCTATCTTCATCTGTAAGATCCATTTCTTCTGTATTTTTACCTTCAGATTCGATCTGTTCGCTTTCATCTTTATAGAATTTAGTCTCTAATAGTTTAGTAGCTATTTTGAAATAATTATCTAGGTTTATACCGATTTTAAATCCGTTATAAAATAAATAAGAAAGTTTGTACATAGGTGTATCTGCTTTATTACTATCTTTTAACATAGTAGCTAAACCAGTACCACCCATAGCATACATAATATCGTCATAATGAAACGTATAATCGAAGTCTTTATCGTCTAGGAAACGTTTATGTATACCTTGATTAGTTAAGTCAGATAGGATAGAACCATATGGAATAGATTCTACATCATTCTTAGCATAAAGATCGATCATAAGGTAAGCCATACATAGGATCCATTTGTAAGCAAACAGATCTTTAGTATATTCTGACAATGGAGCTGTAAGATAGTCGTTTTTAACATTATACTTAAAGATAATATTTAAACTACTAAACTCTATGTCAAAATGTTTAAGAGCATTACTAGAACCTGTAAAGCTATTAAGATAATTTTCTAATCCTAAATTAGCATCGTCATTGTTTCTATAAGCATTAAGAATATAACTTAAAGAAAACACGTTTGGTATATCACTGTTAAAAGCCTTTATAGCTTCTTTAGGATCAAAGTCTTTACCTTTGTTCTCTTTGCCTAGTATGTTATAAGCTGTTTTACCGATAAGCTCTAAAAGCTCTCTAAGATCGTGAGAATTAACAGAACCTAAATATTTATCTACATCAACTTGAGTATATTTAAGTTTAGTTTCGTTTTCTCTAATTAGATCCCTAGACTTGGTTTTGATGTTCTGTATTAGCATGTATGCTCCTTATTTTTTAAAAATGTTGATCATTTATCGTTCGTTTATACTTAATAAAAGTTCTAGCGTTAAAGATGGGTGATAAAATGACCTAAGGAGTTCCCTATGGAAAGACTAACTGATAATATAAATACAGAGAACAAAAGTTGTTATATAGATAAGATGTGGCATGCAGTATATCCGATACTAAGAGAAGAATATGTAGTTGTTGGTAAAGTAGGTAATGTTGATGTGGCTACAGCCAAAAAATTTAAAGGTGATTTAGAAGGGTTATTATTAACCCATTTCCAAATAAATAAAGATTATATACTACCTACTATGCTAGTTAATGGTTATAATAATAGTCAAGACTATCAAGGCGATAGATTGAATTTCGTATTCGTGGACGATAGAATACTAAATAGATACTTAAACTCTTTCTTAAGAACAGAAAAAATAAAAGCAGAGACTAACTAAGGATGGCGGTCCTTAGTTAGTTCTCTTATTTTTTATCTAAAATATGGATTACCATATGGAGATGCTACCATGCCTTGTTGCATCTGCGGATATGCAGCCATCATAGGCTGACCCATCATTGGTTGTACCATTTGTGGATACGGCTGAACCGGTTGCATCATCATAGGTTGCTGCATAGCTTGTTGTTGCTGCGCTGCAAATTGTTGTCTCATAAGCTCTTGGTTAGCTGCTGCAGTATTATACTGCGGATTTAACTTACTAACCATCTTAGGAGCTGTAGACTGTTGCATTGTTGTGTCCGCCATTACAGGTTGCATAACAACTGGTTGTGCGACCATTTGTTGCCCCATATAAGGTTGACCAACACGAACTCCTTGGTATGTTCCAACTATCGCTTGGTTAAAACTATTTCTACCAAGTAATGCTGCCATACCATCTCTAGGTACATCTTGCTGTACCGTTGCCATAACTTCCTCTTGCTGTGCTTGAGTTTCCTGTACTGCTGACTGTACATAAGGATGTAAGTTACTAACGTTAAGGTTAACGCCCTTTTGGTTATTAACTACAGAACTTCCCATATTAACCTCATTTTCATTCGGTATCAATAGTAGCTCTTTCTTAAATACTGTTGGAGCATTTTCAAGATCAGACAGATTATAGTTAATCTCGCATTGAGCTGATTGTGCTGCTACTGAATCAGCACTACTCATGGACTCTAAATAGCTATTAAGAACTGTCATCAAGTTATGGAATAGAGACATCAAAGCTATGAACCCTGGAGCTTCTGTATCTCTAGTACCTGCAACTACCGCACCTTTCTCGTTAGCACCTACCATAAATGTCTTTAAAGCATCGTTAAAGATCTTAAGATCCTTATAACGAAGTTTAACTCCATTTACTATCACTTTCTCCTTTTGCTCTTCATCACTAGCATTAGATATGTTATCTAAAGCCTCTTGGATATCCATCCACATTGGGCATGTTAATCTCGCTTCACGTGTATTAGATTCCTTATCAGACGCTTTCTTAGTTCTAGGGATAACTAATTGTAATAACGGTCTATCTAAGTTAGTAATATAAGACATAACTAATTTATCCCAGTTATTCGACGTTGTATCGTCAATAGCTTTACCGTTTGATTTCATTCCTGGGATATTGCTATCCTTCGCTTCTGCTATAAACTCGTTGATAGCCATCGGCAGATCGCTCTGAAGCTTAGGATTATTATAAACTACGAATAATAGTTCGCCAAATACTTTTAAAGCAGTCATAAACGTTGCTTTAACACAGTCCATCAATATATCTAAACTTATACCATCTTCAGTAGCTTGTTCAGATAGTGGATTAAATATTAAATAAGCTGGAGTATACTTACCATTCTTTTCAAGAACATATAGGTTCTTGAGATTATCTTCTGTAGGTAACCCAACTGCCATACCCTTTCTTCTAGTTAGGTCTATATACTCATCTCCAGATTTATATTGTAAAAATCCAGATTCTGATATTCTAATACTAAAAGATTTTAGTATGTTCTCGTAAAACGTATGTAACTTCATATTCTTTCCTTCCTCTTAGATATGCATCGGATCGCTATACATTCCTGTATAATCGCTATCTCCAGATGTTACTCTATCGACAATCTCACTAGCTAAGACACCGATATTTGTTATTAAGCTTTCTTTAACTTCAAGATTGCCTACCATTGGAGTAAAACACATATCTCCGAAAGTTGGGAATCTAAAGAGTATAGGTTCATTACCAGCTAATGATAATGATATACTCGTATCAAGTGCAGTATCTGCAGAAATTAATAACTCATACTCTAAGTTACCATTTTCAGATACTAACGGATCTATTAGCAGTTTAACACAACCATCTATAGATCTTTGTAGTAGCATTGCTGCATTCGCATTCTGAGCTGCTGGGGCATAACTCCATTTTACATCGCCATTAGCAACATGCCAGTCTGGTTGTAATGCCATACCGAAACCATTTGGCAGTGATTTATAGCTGTTCTTAATCAATATTCTTATACTGCTTAAGAAGTTATTCGTTAGTAACGATGTTATAATATTATGCACTTCAGATACTATAGCCGTCATCTTGTTAGCACCTGTTAAATCATGAGTATAAATACTATTTAAGATACCATCACTACCAAATCTATCACCCTCTAACGTATTAGCATAAATTAACTTATCAGTACTAAATGTAGGGTCTAATCTCTTCAGCTGGTTAATAGTAAATGAATATCCTATAGCATTAAAATTCACTTGTTGTAATGCTTGGATAAAAATATCGTTCCTTAGAACATCGTTCCTTAACCTACTAGTAGCTTCTAGATAACTTTGGTCTTTAGAAGAACCGAAGTCACTATTAAAAGCTGCTCTAGTTCCGCTAGCATCACCTACACCACCCATAACAGCGTTTAAAATATTATTCAAATACTGTTTACCAACATTGTGAACTCTATCGAATGCTAATGGCGTACTCTCAGTGCTTGTACCTACGTTATAAGTAACTCCGCCTATACCCATACCATAACTTCTAGTGCTTATACCAGATGTTATATCATGTGGTCTAACAGATAGTTTACTATCGTTATTTAAAAAGTTGTCAGGTGTTGTAACACCTAAGTTCTCTATACCTACGATACTATTCAAGTTCGTATTGATACTTACTCTTTGTAAACTATTGATGTGGAATGTTAGGTTCTCATCTGCATAGAAAGAACCTCCACTTGTCATTTTGAGAAAATCACCGCTACCGTCGCTATAACCAGAAACAATAATATCGTAGACACCATTTGTACCTCCATAACTGTTAAACGCATTTGGCGTACATTTAACTTTCATCTTGAACATATAACGCTGGCTTCTCCATCCAGATTCTATATCAGCGTTAGATATTGGAGCAGAGCTTACTCTCATAATGTTACTTGTAGATTGACTATTGTTTGTTAATGTTCCGTTATTCAATAACATGTCATCGACGATCCTACCTACATCGTCTACTTTTACATTCGAAGTAAAACTTCTTATAACTTGCTGTTGATAGCCTTCATTTCTAGTAGGTGCTACTATCAGTTCTACTATGTTAAAAGTATAACCTAAGTTTGTACTAGTGTTATTGGCTTTGTTTATCATAGCACCATATGGACTCGGCTCGTATGTATATCCATCCATATTTCTATCTCTCCTTATTAAGTTTCTCGTTTTCTATTAGGAAATCTATTATAACATTTTTCAATGTTGCTAAGAGTATATCTTTAACACCTATGTTCAATATAGCTGGTGTTATCCAACTGTATTTGTTCATCTCTAGGTTATTGCTAGATACCCAGTCTAGTATTACTAACTCTCCTGGTCTCTCATCTCCTTTACTAGTGTCTATATGTCTCTCTGGATAGTAAACACTTAGTTCATCTTCTCTATAACCTTTAGCCTTAGCACTATTTAAGTTACTAGCTATATTCATAGTTGTATCTTCGCTACTTGTAGTGCGTTTACTAACTAACATGTATGCTAATGGTTTCGCATCTATTCCCATTAGTATAGCATATCCTATAGCTATGAAATTGAAGATGTTTAGAGCTTTCAAATACCGTAACGCTCTTGGATCTAAAATACTCTTAAATAACACTCCTAAAAAGTTCAAATGGGTATTGCTTATACCATCTGGGCTAAATGTCGCAGCTAGCTGTATACCTACTCTTAGGTTATCATCTGTTATCTTTTCCCTAACACCTCTAGGTAGTTGTTTCAGTATAGTATCAATATCTCTAGTTGCCCAGTTGAACTCAACAGCTATCCCAGGTGGAACATCAGTTGCTATTCTGTAGCTCTCGATGATACTTTCTTTATCCTCACTATCTATTTCAGCTTCATTAGGTTTATTTTTGTTCCTAATAGCCTCATCTGGACTACCGACGTTTTTGATCTTATTGTTTACGTCTTTAAACAGATGTCTTACGATGTCAAATTCTGTTACGGCTGGATCATCTCTTTGGTCCATAGTTATCATCTTACTGAACATAGCTTTACTAAGATATAACATCGGTATAACGTCTCTAGATAGTTGGGTACTTAATACCTTAACATCTCCTATTTTTTCTTTGTCGAATACTTTCTCTACGATAGTTGTTACGTATACTCTTAACTTAATGAATGCTGGATGCTTCGCTATGGGTTGTTGTCTAAGTATATCTAACATTTGTAACTCTGGTAACTTCTTAGAGTTATCATCACTACCATAGACTAGTTGTGCTAATGGTCCATATACAGCTTTAAAGATCACTATCAAAGCCATTAACCACTTATAGTCCTCTACGATATAAGTTTGGTTCCTTGTTCCTAGCCCATCGCTTTCTATTTGTTCGTCGAAGCTAGTATTGATCTTCGGTGGTAATGGTAATGGTCTTATTTCAGTTACGAACTTATGAATCTTATCAATGTCTAATAAGTTAATAATGTTCGTTAGCTGTATACAAAACTTGCTTTTAATCATATCGCTGTCTTTATCAGTAGCTACACTGTATTCCATACTTAGCATATGAATTTTTTCTATAGCTAGATATAACTCTTCGATATAGTCATCGCCTCTCCATGCCACATACTCGTTCAGTATGCTAAAAGCACCTTCAGATTCTCTACTGTTCCTTATCTTCAGTTCTGTGTTAAACATAACTAAACAACCAGGTGTTCGTATACCTGTGAAATCAGTTACGTTTGCTTTCTTAAGAACCTCCTTAGTGGCTCTTGCTACACATACATCAGTTTGACCTGTATTTTCATAACGTAAATAGAACATATTTTACTTGTTTCCTTTCCTTAAGATATTTACCTACTATATAAATAATATATAACCAACAGAATATGAGTTTATACTATGTCTTCTAAACCTAAGTCTAAATCATCAGTATTAGAACTTTCAACTGGTTTGGTATTTTCTTCTTTAGGTTTACCAGGATAAGCCTGGTTATATATCTTAGTTAGTTCATCTTTAACGATATCCAGCTCTCTTAAGATTCTATCAAAGTAGTTAACAGCGTAAACTTTACTAAGTGTTAAAGTATCAACTGTTTCGTCTTTCCTAGCTACTAACCATTGTTTACCTGGCATAGGCGGGTGTAATAAGAAATGTACCCCTGGTTTTTGTGGTTGGATCACTCCGAAATAAAACTCTTTCTCGTTTCTACCTATAACCACGTGACCATTAACTAGTGTGCTATCACCTAGTGCTTTACCGTTATCATCTCTGGCTATTTTAACGACAGGAATCTTCATATTCTCTGTTTGAGTACTAGACTGAACAAATTGTTTACATAGTGTAAATATACTATACATGGCATCTATTTGTCCATATACATTAATCCAGTTTTCCTTATTCATTCTGCTATTCTTAAGATCTTTACCTACCATAATACTAACGCCAGATTTAAAAACATCAACCTGTAATTCTGCGTATTCGTTAACCTTACGACCGTCTTGTTCTTTCTGGTACCATTTTCTTATTCTAGTAAATGGCAACCGCTTATTAAAGTTGGTATATAGCTCTTTATAGTCCATTGTTATCTCCTTGATATTAGTTGTTATATTTAGATATGTAAATTAGTTACATATCTATAGCCTAGATTCAGGTTATAGTTATTTATCTAAAGTTTATAAATTAAAAAAGAAAAATAGAGAGTATAGAATATTCTATACTCTCTATCATGATTTATATATCAAAAATGTCAGATCCTTCTTCCGCAGGTTGATAACTAACGCTAAAGGACATATCGTTATCAGGAAGTTTAATATTAAATTTTGACTCTAACTCTGTTAACGAAATAATATTAACAAAATATTTTCTAGCATTATCTAATATTTCGGATTTCGCATTAGGGTCCTCAGTTACAAGATAAGTTACAAACGACCAATAAGGGGCGTCTAATGATGAAATGACTCTACCATCGTTTAGCCTTATAAGATCCATAACATCACCTCTATTGTGTTTTCCTGCATCTAACACAATAAACGTAAACCCAGCACATGGATACCGTGCCGCCGGTGGGGTAATATTAACAATATCAGCTAGCCCATCTAATATATTACTATGCTTACGTATATAATCATTCCAAAGCACTGCTGGTTCTTTAGAGTCCATTAAAAGACTTTGCTCTAAACTCGCATTCTTACGTTTAGGAGACGTATAATAATCTTGCAATATCGAATCTCCTATTGTTACAAAAACACCTCTATAATTAATTCTTCTAGCTAGATCGATAGCGTTAGCAGCTCTAATACCATTAATACCTAAAGAATGAATTAATACCTCTAACTTTATTTCTTTTGTATTAGCAAGTCTGCATCTAAAGTTATCAATATCTTCGCCTTTAAGCCCTATAGTATTTAAATCTGATTTTGTTAAATCCCATATGTCTCGTATTTTCTTTAACTTACCATCCATCCAAAGATTGTATACACACATATATGGTATGTTACCAATTTTTAAACATGTACGCAAAAACATCCATATCGTTTTAATCGTGTTATATCCACAATTTGGATTTTTGCAGCGTTTAATCGTTCTGGACGACATAATGTCTTTACAACCACATATAGGACATTGTATGTTACCAACAGCATCTGCTTTTCTAATCGCTTCTGGTGTATTCTCAGATTTATACAAATCACACCTCCCGTTATTATTTATATAGTCTATTGTTCCACCTACATAAATATTAAATAAACTTATGTCACTCCATGACTTTATGTGTAATGTTGATGTTTCATAAGTACCTAGTTTTATTTTAGGTTCAACAGTAATTACAGGTAAGATAATACCTCGGTAGTTAACCGGCGTATATATACTTACAACGCGCACACGTGTCTTTTTAGGGACACCAGTTGTTATAGTACTAACATTATCAGTAACATCTACATTTAGTATGTTATCGTTCGACATTTAGTACCTCCTTATAATTTAATAGTGTAAACTATATTAGTTTACCTATATAAAGAATATATAAGTCATTACCATTAAGTCTGAGTATAAATATAATATTAAACATGTTATAAACCAAAAACTGGCTTATAACCCATCTCCTAGATTGATATACTCTAGGAGATGGGTTATATGTCATCTTTTCATAAACTTTTTAGGTCAAGTTGGAAACATGGGTTACTACCCATCTCCTAGAGAAGCATACTCTAGGAGATGGGTTATATATCAACTTTTGGTAGTTTTTTCCTAAACACGGATAATAACCCATCTCCTAGTACATTAGATACTAGGAGATGGGTTATATGTCAACTTCTCGTATTTTACCCCATCTCTAGGAGATGGGTTACTATTAAACTTTCTATTATAAAATAGAATCTCAAAAGATGGGTTATGTTTCGTCTCCTAGTAAATTTTTATTTTTCAATTTTCTAGGAGATGGGTTAGGACCCATCTCCATATTATATATACTTATTGTTTGAATCCAGGGGATTCAAACGATAAGTATCATCTACTATAACGCGATTATAATCGCGTTATAGTAGATCAACTGTTTATGACCGAATAGGTCATAAACTAAATAAGGAGACTATAGACCTTAGTCTATAGTCGACTATCCGATTGATTAAATTTTAAATTAACTATAGTTAATACAAAAGATTAACAATGGTTAGAAGTGATGATACAAATGTTAATAACTGTTTTAATATTATTATTAATAATTAATAACATTAATACAAAAATAAATATAATACTAACATAGAGTAGAGAAGGTGCTACCTCCTACTACTCTACTTAGTTAAATAATGATTAAACAACAATAGTCTACTACTATAGACTGTTTAGATACGTAGATTAACTATAAGTTAATACAAATGATACATACGTTAATAACACTTCTACAGTAGTAACAAATATTTATTATTAATCATTATTACAAATGTATATACACTACTAATACATCTACTTAGATTCAAACACCACTGTACTCATCTCCTCTATGATATCCAATAGTTTAAGATTTGGTATACCAGTAATTATCAACTCTTTAAGATTGAGAGTAACACTATTAACCTCTTTTGGTTGTTTAGATAGAGCATGACGTTTTAAGACGAGAGTTAACGATTGATCTAATGGTGTATAAGACACATCCAGTAGTAAGACATAATCTAACCTTTGATCGCCATGAGATTCAACACGAGATGGAAAATGGTTAAGAGGTAATATAACCTGAAGTGAGAGACCTTTCTTATAGTAGAAAGCTAACCATAGTTTTAACATAAGGTTATCTATACACTCTATAGGAGAGACATCCCATTCCATATCGGTAAAGATATTACGAGTTAATATAGCATCGAAAAACTTAAGCTTAGCATTATTACGCTGTAAGTGAAAAGAACGAAGAGTATAGAGATGTTGAGTACGTTTAAGATCATACTTAACTACTTTGATATTCAGTTCTTTAGAGTATTTAGCTAAAGGGAAATAAGTCTCGTACATATTTGTGTTAATGATCTGTTTAGTACGAGATTCTAGGTTAACATCAAGACCAAGATAATAATCTCCCCAATAAAGTTGATGTATGGTTGTCATTTTGAGTTCCTTATAGATTCTTTAATTTTAGTATCGATTCTACCATTCTGATTATTATAAAACGAAGAGTAGTGATACGGGCCCTGAGCTACTTCTAGAAGAACATGAGTCTGTTCATATAGAGATACTGAAATAGTAACAGTATGAAGTATCTTAAACAGTTCAGATGCTATAGAACGAAAAGTTTGATATGCAGCTGGCGTAGACTGTGAGTTCTGATGTAGGATAAGAAGATACCGCATGAGAACTGAAGTGTCTGTAGTATCAGACTCTATACCAATCTGAGCACGTAAGGTAGGTGTATGAACAAGATGAGACAGTTCTCTTAGAGTAGGTTCTTGAGAAACTATAACATTACGATAAAGTATCTCACGAAGTGAACTACGTAAATGCTGTTCTATACTGATACCCGGAGAAGAGAGTTTAAAAAGATCCACTAAGAACAAAGAACGTTTAAGTTGTATATGCATCTGAACATTAGTAATTACTTCTTTTGCTTTAACGATAAACTCTTCTTCTGGAGATACTTCCTTAGGAGAGTATTCCTCTATAACCGGTAACTGAATGATAGTCGGAGTACTAAGTCTAAGTTCATATTCACCCTGTATACCATAGTAACACTCTCTATGACTAAGTTTAAAGACTATAGAGTTAAGTATGATACGTGCTATAGAGGTAAGATCATTAAGACGATCTTGGAATACATGTGAATCTAAAACTAACCTAGTAAGTCTCATAGCCGCTAAAGATTCTTCTATCTTCCAACGTCCTTTATTAACATTGAACGTACGTACGAGTGTTTTAGTAAGAGCAGAAATGATCCAAAGCTTAATAGAAAATAAGGTTGACATTAATTCGTTATTATAAAGCTCGTTAGAAGAGAGTTGAAAATGATGACTTATAAGTTCCTTAAGTTGTGGTGGTGTGCTAGCAAGATACTCTAAAAGTAGATTTTGATCATTAAGTAGATCTATACGAAACTTTTCAAAATATGTTTGTATTAACATCGCATTATCTTTATTAGCTCGTAACATAATAGCAGATGTTCTAAATGGTCTAGTTGGCATGTGGTCCTCCTTGATAGTGTAATACCCAAGCTGAAGTGGGTTGTTGTAATTCACAGTCTTTCCAATATGAAGCCCATTTACGATAGACTGTATGACTAACTATAAAACCTCTAGAACGGTACCAGTTAAGAAGATCAGTATCTCCTTCTGGTACATGGATCCAAAGGTTAGACTTAGTAGACAGAAAATGGTTAAGTACTTGAGTACCATAACCTTGATGACGATAAGCAAGATCTAATGCTATATAGTAAAGCGTATAGTGCTTAGGGAATTGAAGTCCTAACGCAGTACCGATGATTTTACCATTATGAACGATCTTAAGATAATCATGTTGTTTTATCTTATAACGAAGTTTATCATAACGACTGTCTTTACTAAGTAGCTTAGGATCTACGTTTAAACGCATACCATAAGCTGAAAACTCTATACGACGTATAAACTTAGAGTCTTGATGCGTTATAGGTTCTAATGTTATATCTTGTAACATAATAATTTACCTCTTAACTGTTCTACCTGATAAAATATCATACTTAAGAGTCGTTGAGAGACCTTTAAGAGAGATATTAACAGTTATAACACCTTTTTCCTTAGATGTTGAATAATCGAAAGAACGTATCTGATCGAAAAGTTCTGTTTTAAGTCTTCGATAGACAGGCTCTGTAAGATCTTGATGGAAGTTTCTATGTAAAACCTCGATAACCTTAATGAACCTAGCATGCTCTGATAGATCAACTACAAATCCCATAGTGTTATGAGAAATATCCATATAGGATCTAATCTTAGTCGCTAATTCAGAATCTGAATGTAAATATTTAGAAATAAGATAATCTCTAAGTATTTCTAGAATATCAGAACTGAATTTGTTCTTACTAGATGTAAACCCAAAAAGAGGGTCTATAAAAGCAGGATTAGATTCTTTTATACCAGTATGAAGTTCTGAAAGAAATCTTTCTATACGAGTATCGAAATACTCTTTGAAATCATACTTACCGGTAGTCTCTTTATCCATTAGCTCTATGATATTAACTTTATTCTTAACAGACATGAAACCATAAGAAAGTTTATTAGCATCATGAGCAATAACAAGGTATTTAAGTAGGGTTATACCTAAGTTAGTCATGGTTATTATAGTTTCAGATGTAAGATTAGAATTAACAACATTAGATGTGATATAAAGCTCAGTAGCTAACTTAAGCTTAGAATGTTCAGAACGATTCGTACTGAACGTTTTAGGGAGAACTTTACTAAGACCTTTAAGATAGGTATTCTTAATAGAGGACAAAATACCTATGATCGTATAGTCTCTAAGATAGCTAGATCTACCATCTGTAGCTAAAGCTACTGAAATATCTAAATGGGTTTTGATCCAGTTTTCATAACTATCATAACCAAGCAGAAAGAAAGGAATAATCTCTTCTGGATGATCGAGTAGGTATGCTCGGATAGCATATAAAGTAGAATCTAAGAACTCTGCATCCTTAATATCCACAGTTACGTGTTTAGTAGGTACTTTGTACTGACGTGTTCTCATATTGGTATCTCCTTATGAAGTGATTTAGTATGTGATTTACTATATAAATAATATATAATTGTTAAATTATAAGATATACTCTAGAACCTTAGGTTCTAGAGTATATCTAATTTAAGATTTTACAAACATATACGAGGTAGATGATGGAGTATCTAAGTTGTCTAACCAAGAGCTCACTATAGGTCGAGCTACTGTTGAAGTATAATTAAACCCTTGAAGTTCTAAAATACGCATAGAAGAGGTCGCAGAGGGATGTACAAATATAATAACTGGTACTTTGAATGTTACTAAGTATTTTAGAATAATATTAATATACTTCAACTTTCTACAGGGTTGTAAGATAACAAATGAATCTACATAAATTTTATCATTTAGGATAGTGTATCGTAAAATACCTATTTTAGTTTTATTCCGAATAATAAAAAAATAAGAGTTATGAGCTATATGATATCGAAATACAATAGGGTCTCTAGATATAGAATACAGTACTCCTAATGTTTTATACTCCAGTTGCCTAACCTTTTCGATATCATGCTCTTTGACAGGTCTAAGTTTAAGCATGTTGATCCTTGTACTGTATATCAGCTATCTTTTCGTATTATATAGCCATAAATCATTTAGAGAGGATTAGAGAGGTTTTAACATATTATAGGATAAATCTTATCCTCTAAAATAGAGATCGTTCAATAACGAGCTTCTAAACGCATTCTAGAAGGTAAAAAATAAAATAGAGAACTACTAGAGAACATAATAGTTCTCTAGTAGTTGATCATTTCTTTTTAAATAACCGTATAAATTTAGTTACAATTTCTTTTAATACAGAGCGTACTGAACCTCTATGGTAAAGAACAGTATAAGTAGCTAAAGATACTAATGTTATTGCTTCTGCTAGACGCAATAATAGATCCCATCCTGTAAATATCATACTTATTTCCTTACTAGTAGCTTTTAAATTCTTGTATAGCTTCTGTTAAAATAGGAGACTCTTTAAAATTCGCTATGATCTTATCTTTAGTCGTTCTATAAGACCAGTTCTTACTCTCTGCTATCGATAGTAACTCTCTTCTAACAGTTATTGAAGAGCTTTTAACAAGATAACCATCTCCCATAAGATATAATACTATATCCGACATAGGTAATCTAGAAAGGTCTGCTTTACCCATAGGATGGTATTTAGTATACCAAAGATGATTATCTTTTAAGATACCAGTATGCGATTCTAAAAGTGTTAAGTAGTTAGATTGTAAAAGGTCTAAAGGAAAACTAGTAGTTATCAAAGCTTCTTTAAAAACAGATGAAAACTTATAATCTCCACTAGGTTCTACTTTCGTAATATAGTCGATCTCTTTAACTAATGGACCATATAATTTAAAAGCTTCTATGTTCTTAGTTACGTATTTAAGATCTGTTATATCCTTACCAACGTTAAACTTCTTAATCAATGTTTCATACTTAGGTACCCATAACTGTAGCCAATCTGGATGTAAATCTACAGAAGAGACTAAACCTCTTATGATCATAATCTCTTCTTTTAGTGTTTTCATAACAGCATTAGCAAACGTGTTTTTATCTATATTAGATTCGTCTATCCTTTCGTTAAGACAATGCAATATGTTTCTTATTAGCGTATAAACGTTTATAAGCCAATAAGGATATTTCTTCATCTCTACTCTAGCTGGTATAGGACGATCTGGATCGTACCGTTCTACTATAGGATCGAACATAGATTCTAAAAGTAAACCAGTACCTATAGATACCCCAAAACTAGTTGTTGTTCTATTCTGTAATATAGAACGTAATTCATCGTATGTCATGGTATATCAACTCCTTATGCTTAGTGGTCGTTTAATTGCTATAAAATAAAAAAATTTAAAAATTCCGGATATGTATATATTATATATTATATATACTTTATAATATATATCTCCGGGAATTTTAAAAATTATAAAAATTTTAAAATTCCAGTCTATAAAAAAGCTATCGAGCTCTACAAAAAACTCTACGTAGATCTCCATATACATTTCGATCTACTTCGGTTCTTTTTGAGCGCTCGATGTTCGCTTTTTCATCCTCTTTTTAAAATATCCTCTTAACTTAATTACGCGCTCTAAAAATCGCGCTCCTTAAGTTAATATTCTATTTTAAAAAACATAGAACTATACTTAATTCTATTCCATACCAACTCTGTTGGTTAAATGGAAATAGAATTAAGTATCATTAACTATATCTAAGGCTCCAGTCTTTCTAGCTGACGCTAGTGCAGACTCTTGACGCTACCGGAATATCACCTTACTTTCAATACCCATTCATTAGTTACTTCTTTAAGTTTAGAACTTAACATCTCTATAACTTTAATATTCCTATTATCATCTTTCAATAGTTCTTCTATTACATCAGATTCTAAATTTAATGTTACTACTATGTTATCTTCTTCATAGTTATCTTGGAATATGTCATTAAGACATAGATCTAAACTAATATCGATAGATACACCATGATAGCTAACAGACATATCACCTACAGATACAGATTCACAATCATCTTCATCTTTGTTATAGACATTAATGTCATATCTTAGACAAATATGAGTACCTGTTAGATAACCAAATAAAGCATTACCTAGAAAATCTATTTCATCTAGATCTTTATAGAAATCACTATTAAGTTCGTTAGTATACGTACTTAGATATTCATATAGATCTTGAGTACGACTCAATTCCATATCTAGAAATGATTTACCTTTAAGACTCTTAAGTAATTCACGATGTTGAAGTACATCTATCTCTTCAAACTTTAGACCTATTATGTCTTTAGCTTTATAGAGTTGAGACTCATTGTAGTTAATCGTATATCGACCATACTCATAGTCACCTCCAGTATCCCCTAAACCTATTAACTCTTGTTTATCTTTAACGAAGCCAATATTAGTTTGGGTATTACCTAACTTTAACATTTGTATTAACATTAATATTCCTCCTCAGGACTTACTCTAAACTCAGATACTTGTCTTAAAAGCTCATCTAGTTTATTAAGGACAATAGAGTTTCTATCTGGATTAGCTATTAGCTTCTCTATGTCTTCTGGATTACTATAAGTAACACTAACTACCTTAGAACCTTCATCAACATCGTAAGATAATTCTAACGTTATGGAACCATCTTTATGTTCTAACACTAATTCAGTACTACGATAAATATCCGTATACTCTTCAGTATCATGGTATAGACCAGTATCGTACGTTAACTTAGTATCTACTTTATACATCCATGCTATAAGAAGATTCTCTAAGAGGTTAATATCTCTAAGTTTAAGATGTATATTCTCACTAACCATTTCAAAATCATGGGTAGTTAGAATTTCCATTATAGATATTCCAGTACCACCATATACAATATCTTTAACTTCTAGATCTTTCTTATCGTCTAGATAACCTCTATGCTCTAGTAGATCTATTTCTACGAACTTTAGATCTAACTCTTCTCTTACTTTATAGAGCTGAGAGTCTTTATATGTTCTACCTTGAAAACGGATACCGTCAGTAAGATCATATCCACCATTGATCATATCTAAGAATATTCTTTTACTAGGTAAGTAACCCATATTGGTAATTACTTTACCTATTTTCAAAATCTCGATAACCATCTTATTGCCTTTATAAAAAATAAGAGATCTAAGGATGTTACTCCTTAGACCTCTCTTCTTGAGCTTTTTGACGATCTTCATTTACGTCATCAAGTTTATCTCTGCCCCATTTACGGATATTATCTATAGTATCTTCTATAGCTACTATAGTTCTTCCTATACCTCTTTTACCGATAGAATAAGAAACCCATAGGCCTAGGCCATAAACTCCGAAAGTTATAAGTTTACCCATAGTTATTCCTTTCTTTCGTTTTCTAGAACATCTAATCTAAAATTGAGTCTAGAGAAGTTGTTATTAAATAACTCCAATAGTCTATCAAGTTTTTGACTTATCATACTACTGCTTTGGATATCATTAGTATGTTTATTATAATCTTGTGGCATTAAAATAGGCGGTTGGTATTGAAATGGGTTTCCGTACGGTCTTTGAAAAGCGTTACCGCTATAAGGGCTATTAACTTGGCTGCCACCTATATTCACAATTAAAGCTTCCAATTGTGAAACCTTGGTTGTTAAAGCGTTAACAGCCTTTTCAAGGTTTTCTACTCTTTCTGCGATTGTTATTTCCATTTTTAATTCCTTATTGTGCTATAAGTATTTGCTATATGGCGGTATAACTAATACTTATTCAGTTTAGATATATAGTGTAATATCGCTTGTTATTTTATTAACAAATACGCTTACACAACCATCGACTCTATTTGGATTATCGGTAAATAGTTTAAAGTACGCTAAACCAAATTCATTAGCTATAGAAGCTAAGATAGGGAAATCTTGGTTAACACCTGCTTTAATGCTTACGACACCTGGTTTACTATATTTACGTAAACCGAATGCTGTATAGTAAATTAACGGGATAGTATAAAGTACCGTAAATAAACATACTTTATTACCATCTAACTCATTAACTTCTAATTTAGTTGTTCTGCTACCAATAGAGTTAATAATAGACGCTGAGAATCTATCTAACTCTGTAAGAACAAAGCCTTCTAGTCTATTATTTCTTAAAACTAATTTGACTTCATCCCAGTCTTCCAATAGATCATCGACTTCTATAGGCATACCACCTACGTTACCAGAAATATGTAGTAACTGATATTCTAGTTTAGCTACTATAGTAGATACAACAGTACTACCAAAAGAAGACAGTTCTTCATCTTTAACAGAAGCTCTAAGAATGTTAATAAGAGCATCAGTAGCCATACTGCTAATGTTAGTAGCATCTACGATACTATACATTTTATCCATAAAGGATTGTGCTTCCTTAACTATATCAGCTGTAGGCGCGTCGGACCTATAGCATCCGACGATATAGCTAATTTCTTTAATCGCTCTGTTATGTTGGTTCGCAGTGAATAAATGCTTAGCATAACGAATAGAATCTTCGCTAGCACACATATTAAGTGTTTCAATGCGACTATTCGTTGCTTCTAGGTCAAATACTTTAACTTCCATATGATCTCCTCTTATTTTATATTGCTTTCTACTACTACAAACTTAATATCTGTATTTGGAGCCTTCTGATACATAGTTAGATACATGTACCCATTAACACTACCTACAAACAGATCTAAGAAACCACCTTCTTCTTGTATAACTTTACTTAGGCTATTAAACACTCCAGGATAAGAATAAGGACTTATAGATATAATAGCATCGAATGCCTTTTCAACGCCTTTAAGAGCCTCTAGAAGTCGATCGGAGGTTAAAAGGTATGTTGGTCTATCCTCTGAATAGTTTAGCTCTACAAACGAGTTATTGATAGGACTATTCTCAGTTTGAACAAGAGCTTTTGAAATTACAGCTTCATCTGCTAATTTATTAACGATAGCTTCAGTATCTGCTCTGTCTTTAATAACTACTATCTTATTAGTTAAGTCTGTTAGTAAAGCTGCTTTATCGGTTATTATATCGTCTATAAGAGTACCAGGAGCTGTAGTAGATATAGCTGCCATAGTTTTACTTGTGTAGTAAGAAAGGCATTTAGTAACTAACGAATTGAATCTATCGCTAGTAGTAAATTTCCTTTTCTTTATGCGATATGTAAACTTCTTAAGAGTATCTGGAGTTGCTTTAAATAAACAAGCTTTTAAAGCGTCTGCTGTCTCTAAAGTCTCTTCTAAAGGATGTGGATCGTAGTTCAATATTAAATCGGCTTGAACATTACCTATAGCGTCTCCATTAGCGTTTATACTTACACCTGGAGCACATAACCAAAAACTTTTCTTTTCAGTTGGTATAGCTTCAGCTGGAACTACTTTAACTGGTTCTTGTTTAACAGGTGTATTATATTTATTGTTACTAGGAGCTGTAACTATAGGTGCTATAGGAGTAGCCTGCGGTTTAGCTTCAGCGTACTTAGCACTGTATACACCAGAGTTCATTAGGTTTTGAGGTTGGGTTTGTTGTTGCATCATATTTGGATATATAGTATTACCCATAGACTGTGCAACCATAGGAGCCATACTACCCATCATAGGCTGTTGGACCATGTTACCCATACCACCATATTGCATTGTCGGTTGTTGCATATACATGTTATTTCCTCTCATTGTTTGTTTGCTTATTTCCATTTTAGCTGCTTTTACTGCTTCTTGTTGAATATTATTAAGTTTAATCATGCAGTTATTAGCAACGGTAGACAACATTTGGTTTTGGTTTATAATATTTATCATAACCGGAGATTGGTTATTAGCTAACAAATAATTTATAATCATATTAGCATCAGGTTGTTGACCATTTTTCAACATCTCTAATCCAATAAGAGTTGCTTTATTTGTATAAACCTCGGTAATTAAATTTACTAGGTTCGGGGTTATCATCCCCAAACCTAGTTCTTTAACTGCTTTATTCTCCAGTATGATGGTGTTTTGATACAGCTCAGTCTTCAGACTCTCCATCTGTATCGATATCATCATTGTCTCGTTCATCATCTTCGTTTCCTTCGCCTTCTTCTCTATTGATACTATCCGATAATTCGTTTAGACCTTCTCTTAGCTCTTCTGCGACATCAGCAGCATCAGTAACACCTCTTAACGCAGCATCTAGTTTATCTATAGCTGGTTGTAGATAGTCTGGTATGATAACGTGTCCGGTAACTTCATCCCATTGACCCCATGGATTAGCTCTTAAGCTAGGAGATGGAGCTGATTTGATAAGATACAATAAACTACCATATGCGAACATAGGAGCTGTTAGTGTCTTAATATTATCCGGGAATGGAGTTTTACCGCCTCTATGAACGCCTTCACCTCTGTTTTGGTTCTCTAATTGTGCAGTTGCTTTATAATATAAACTATCATTACTTACATCTGCTTGTGCTAACGCTAAACTAGCACTAGAACTCTTAACTAAGTTATAGATTACTTTCTCGGAGATATTATTGTTAATAATCTTCTTGATTTCTTCTTTAGAAGGTGAACGTTGCCCAAGTTTCTCATACCTCTGGTTGATCTGTTTAATAGCTCTGTTAAATCCGATAATAATATAATAACAGATGTAGTAGTGAATGTCTATATGGATATGGTTTACATTTCTATTATACTCTTTAGCATTATTAACACTGTGAGCATAAATCTTAATAATATAAACTAACATATCCCAGAAGTCTTCTATCATAACACCTACGTTAGCTAACTTCCTTCTAATGATTTCGTCTACATAACTATCTAATGCTGTTATGTGCTCTTCAAGGTCTAAAAGTATCTTATCTACAGAGATTTCAGATTTGTACATGCCTCTACCTAGTAAGAGACGCCAAATATTCTTCTCTTGGATAAGATTCTTATTAAAGGCCTTATAATGGTCTGCTATTTCTTTCTGCTCGGATTTGCTAGGTTTAGGATATTTAGCTATTATATCCTGATAAGCAGCCTTTTTGATCAAACCATCGTCTAAGAGTCTAACAAGGTCTTCCTCTATCCTACCGTTCGCTATATCAAAACTTATGATGATACCACCTATAATATTAGTAAGTAAAGCGTCTAGTTTAACTTCTTTACGAACTAGAACTTTAATCTTATGTTTTCTATAGACAGCGCCTTTATCATAAGTTTTAGGTCTCTCACCAACAGTACTATAAATATCATAGTCTTTCATATCTTCAGTTGTTATCTTATCATAAGGATCATACTTAATAAGAATATCACCCTCTTTAAGATCTGTATACTTCCTTAGAGTTTCTCTAAGTCCATATTTACATAATAGATATAGTCCTAATGGTGTTTTACCGCCTGGTTTCATTTTGTCTTTACTACCTGAGTTTAATATACTACTAAACAATAGTTTAGGCATTTCAGGATTTGGGTTACCATTTAGTATTACCCTTTTTCTTTCAGATGTAACATGTATTTTATCCCTATGTAATCTAACGAAGATCTTATCTGGTTTAACAGATATTACCAAGTCAGTTAGTATTGGCATAACGACATATTTAGTACCTGAAATAACAAAAATGTTACCTGGGTCGCAGAATGGAAGATAAATATACTTAGGCATAATTTGACCATTATGTTCGAACTCAAAAACCGCTAAATAAGCATTATTAGCTGCTATATCGGCCGGTTTATTAGAAGCTCTACTAAGCGCATCTTCCATTAACTCTTCTTCGGGAGTGCAGATTTTATAACCATTATACCTTAGATCAATATTCGGGTTGATTTTTTCCATACTGATCTGGATCATCTTGTTGATGTAATCTGGTATACTTTCGAACACTCCCTTAGCTATGCCTCGGACGAGCTTATCGTTCATCCGAGGTGTGTGCTCTTCTAGAGCTTTAGCTAGTAAACTATCCATTCATTTTTCCCCTTTCAATATTTATTTTTAAAAAATGATCATTAGAAACGAACATCTTAATTAAATAATATATAACTCAATACTAGTTACATATTTCTATCGCGCATTAAGTCTCCAATGACTTCTATAAATCTTGTAGTAATGTTAAACGCATCTAGTGTTGCTTTAATAACGCTAGCTAGCGTACTATACTTCTCTTTTTGTAGTTTAAGTTCGTTCGTTTTAGCATCTATCATAGACTTGCTTATAGCGTCTTCTAGTTTAAGTTTATACTCAACTTTCTTAGCCGCTATATCTAGGGATAATTTGTTTAGATAGTTAGTAAATTCAATCTTAGCTTTCTCTAGGTTCATCTGTGTAATCTGTTTATCAGCATCTAGTTCCATTAACTTAACATTATAGCTCTCACGTTTCAAGTTTTCTTCTCTTAGACCTTGGCACTCAGCATCTTCGATAGTTTCGAAAATGTTTAACATAGCCATATTTTCTTTTGTTAATGGATAAACAGCGACTTCCGGTAAACCTCTGTTAGTCTCTCTGCTAGTTATGATAATTTGACCAGGTTGTGCTCCAGTTCCCTCTACAGGTACATGATATATTTTATTTAGTAATTTAATATAAAATACTTTACCTATATCTTGCGGGTTACAACTAATGATTTTAACAGTACCGCCAACTCCAATATTAGTAGCTTCGAATACAGCATGTTTCCTCTCTAGCTCTCTCCTTTTCTTACTATAAGGGTGAATTACGCATTCACTACCTTTTAGATTATCAAGAACAATTACTAGATCAGACTCTTCGTCGTAATACTCACCACCACCTTTTATTATCTTCTCTACTGGTATAAAGATAATATCCTCGAAACTAATACCGTTAGTATAACCATTATGGTTAAACATCTCCTGTCTAGTCTCTTTGATACCTACTATGATATCTCTAGCTTCTTGTAGTCTACCGTTAACATAAGATTGTCCACTAAGTTGGTCTTCCATTCTTAGTATATCAGAATACAAATGCGGTTTAGAAGATAGCTTCCACTCTTCATTCGGTGGCAGCTTAATAAAGCTCTCTGATAGATCTAGATACGGTGCTGCGCTATGCTCATAAGGACAAGCCACATCAATCTCTTCTTTTTCTACCGGATCTTTTATTACATAGTTAGAAACTCTACCTACATAATGTCTTATAAACGCATTATACTCATTCTGGTTAAACTTATCATCTTTATGTAACATAGTAGTCATATTTCTGTTATCATAGTGACTCTTAACGATACTTCTCCATCTTTTGATAGCTATTTTGTCTTGTTCACTACCAGAAGTCATCATCTCCATTAGATACTTACTATCTATGCCACTTTCGAATATATTAGCAGACTCATAAGCTATCGGAGTACCAGATTTATAACAATCTTGTACAAACTTACTTTTAGCTATAGGAGATCTTAATGGGTCATCTGTTACTGATAGATAAGTGTCTTTATAAACAGTATTTTCAATACCAACTAGATAGTTGTCACTATTGATGGTATTTGGTCTTAAGATAGGAGAATACATTTGGTTATAATATAATGTATTATTACTATCAGAATACAAACTATTAGCACCAGCTATACTAGTTTTCAGTTTCTGGATGTTGCTGAAAGATCTGAAAGGCATACCTGTGTTCTTTTGTAAACCAACTTCTTTAAAATCTGGTCTGGCTAGAACACTATCTTTAACGATAAAAACACCCTTAGCATGACGAGGAATATTCAACGCCGCGAATGTTATATCAGGTACCTTCTTATATTCAGCTAGTCCAGGCCTATTGGTTCTATCCATATAGTGTACAGTATGTGTATTTATATCTATGTTGGTGAACACCCATGTCTTATAAGCCCATTTCTTCTTATCAGGGTCAACAGTTACTCTATTACCATTCGATTTCTTACCAGAATTAGGTTTCTGCTCTACGTTAAAGAATAAGTTATTCAATAACGGTTGGTAAGTAACTTCCTTATAATATTTACCATCTTTCCATATTATCTTCTCGTTAAGAAGATGAGATATTTTCTCTTTGCTAATAGCTTCTTCTTTAGTCAAACCAGTCATATGCTCTTTCTTAGCTAATGTTTCATATTCCATTCTTGCGTTAGTAATTATATCCGCTTCAAATTTAGAAACTGGTAACTGGACGACAACTGTAGTTGCAAAGTAAATGAACATCTTAGTATAGTTATCACAACGTTCAAGATCTTCAGTTGTAATGCCTAGTGATGTAACCATATGTACGATTTCAGTATCGTATTTTTCTTCAAAACTATCTAGAATACTTAAGTTGGCTAAAGCCTTTCTCATATCCATTGTTAATTCCTTGTATTTTTATATATTCCTCTATGTAAAGAATATATAATTAAATACGAATGAAATCACTATACGAACGTAAAAAATCACAGAGAGTAGACCGAAGTCTACTCTCTGTGTACAAAATGAATATAATACGAATATTATAGAACAACTTTGTAGTGGCGTACGTTTTTCTTAATAGCCTCTGAGATGCCCTCAATGTGGAACTCAGCAAGTACTGCCATGCTAGGGATAAAGCTAAAGCGAGGCTCAATATGAAGCTCTTTAACAGTAGCGTTAGCTCTAGTAGTTTGTACCTCACGGTTGAAAGGTGGTGTGTAAAGACCGAAGCCGAAGCTCATTAGGTCAGGAACACTGTTTCTATCTGGATTATCGAAGTCAGTGAAGGCTACGAAAATTCTGTCTTTCATTAGTGGGTTGCATGTTGTTACGATAACAGCGTCTGTATCGAATGTTAGGCTAAATGTGTTAGAGCTAACAGAAGCATTTACAGATGGTTGTAGTTGTTGACCAAGGTATCTAGCGATGTGTGGATCAGTACCGATAACAACTGTTTTGCGTTTGCCAGGGCGTAGTTTCTCAAATACGTTAGTATAGTTAGACTCTAGACCCATTACAGTTACAACGTCTGCGATGTTGTTTAGGATACCAGCAGCGATATCTTGTACTCTCTCATAGCTTCTTAGGCTATCAACGTTGTCTTTAAGTTTCAAGTTCTCTTTGTGGTAGAACGGAACGAATACAGTATCAGACTGAGTTTTTGTCAATGCAGACTCAAGAGCGTGAGCAGCATTTAGATCCTCTAGATATTTAGCAAAGCCAAGTAGTGTACCAACAGCTGTGCAGCTCATAGCAGCGCTAACAGCGATAGATTGTTTCTCAACAGTCTCTGCGATAGCATCATTGTCTTCACCAGTTAGGTTAAATACTGGCTTAATTACGTTAAAGCCACTTCTGAACTCGCAGATGTGTCTATAGCGTGTAGACTCGTTGTGTAGAAGGATGCTTCTCTTTCTGAAGTTGCTGTTAGTTACAGCAGCGTCAAGATCATAACCAACTACAGCTATTTTCTCAAGAGCCTCTTTAATTAGTTTACCATCACCACTAGTTAGATCAGTTACAACTGTACCGTCAGCAACTTTTCTAATTTCAAGTAGCTCAAGAGCAGTAGCGTTCAATTTGATAACACCTGTATCAGTTCTTACAGAACCAGTTACAGAAAGCTCAACATCAACTGCATACTCAGTACCGCCAGCGATAGCAGAACCGAATAGAGCGTTGTCTGTGTTCTCTTTATCTTGGAAGTCTTTAGTATTTTTAGTGTTCAAAGTGAACTTGCCGTTGAAGTTAACAACTAGCTCTTTGTTATGTCCCTCTGCAGGTAGTTGGAATGCAGTTTTAGGTCTGAATGAAAGATCCAATTTAGCTTGTAGATCTTTAGCAGCTGCGTTCTTGAAGCCTAGGTATAGGTTTGTCAAGCTCATAGCGCGATCTAGAGCGTCTGTGAAGTCTGCAACGTTACCACGAGCAACATCAGCTTTAGTGTTAGTTACACCGAAGATATCGATTTTAGCACCGATCTTATAAGGAGCGGAGTTGAAAGTCTCGCCGTTAACAGCAACACCGAATTTAGCATCGTGAACCAATGCAAATTTATCAGGGTCATTGTCGATGAAAGGTTTAACACGTAGTCTGTTCTCAGTTAGAAGCTCGTTGTTGAATAGGTTCTTAAGGATTGGTTTAGCATCCATTTTAACATCAACACCACGAGGTGTAACGTGTTTGAACTCTTTAACGAAGTTATCGATAGGTACTTTAACCTCGTAGAACGCATCAGCAGGTCCCATAACGATTAGTGGGAAGAATGCCTCTGAGAACTCGTCTTGTTTAGAAGTAGCAACAGCAAGAGCTATAGTTGTGTAGTAAACAGACTGTAGTTGCTGACCATCGAATGACTCTAGGTTAACTTTCATATCGCTAAGAACGTCTTCGAAAGATAGAACTGAATCAGCAGACTCGAAGTTCATACCCATTCTCTCATCAGGCTTAAGAGAGCTGAAAGACTCGCCAAGAGCTTTAGTCAAACCAGCTGGATTAACAGCCATAGCAGCAGCTTGAACAGCAGCAGCTTTTTGTACTGGAGTTAGTGATAGCTCACCTAGGCCTTTACCATAAGACTCAAGGTTGATGTTACCGATAGCTGCCTCAATGTTGTCTTTGAAACTATTGAAAGTCTCTTCAGCAGCACGTCTCTCAGCGCCAGATAGGCTCTCAGAGTTGAAAGTATAGTTAGCTATACCACTTTTGTCTAGTGATCTTAGTGTTTTCTCAGAAGCCATAATAGCGTCAAAAACACCACGGAGTTGAGTTTTGGTCATACTCATATTTGGTCCTTTTTATGTTAGTTTGTATATATCCTCGTATGTATCAGTATCTTACAACAATCCGAAACTATAATAGAGAGCATCCTAGCTAAAGATGCATCTATCTAGTGTTTTCAAGTAGACATTAAATAACATACTACTATGTAACTCGTTAGTACCGAACTTGTTCTGATATTCTCTAACTATATCAGTTACAATAACTCTAACGACAGGTTCATAGTTACTTAAGAGCAAGTTTCCAAAACCATTTTCTAATATTACGAATAAAATATCATCCGTAATATAGAATTTATATGGCTTCTCTATATTACTCATAACAACATCTACAGGATAGCTGCTATCAACCTCTTCATGAGCTATAATAGAATCTAAAACTCTCTTACTAGTGCCTAGTATTTTAGTTATATCTTCTGCTTTACTATTAATAGCTAAACCTAAAACTGTTTTTACATAACTATCTAACGCTAGAATACTTTCAATATCATTTGGTATCATACCAGCATTTTTTAGTCCATATTGAACAGCTTTAAAAACATTAGGCCCTAAGTAAGGATTCATTCCTAATTCTTCTATACTAGCTATAGCCGGAATAGTGTTAAGTAAAGGATAACTTTTAGGATCTATTAGAGACTTTCTGAAATAGTCGTTGATACTAGACAATAGTTGGGTATTGATAGATCGCGTACCACCGCCTACTATGTAATATGGAACGAATAATATTGTTTTATTCCTTTTACTAGTATTCTCGTCAGGTACACTCGTAGGTCTGATTTCTATACTTGCCACGTGTCCTCCTTCTTAAAAAATACTTCATAGAGTACCATTAACGTACGTAGGTACCTATAAATCACCTAACAAATTTTCCAGGGGGTTTTTAAGCTTTTACAAAATAGAAATTGAATGTAGAGTACGAGTAAAAAGAGAGGATAGTCAGAACAATGAATAAAATAGACATTTTGATAACGTGTATAGTTCTACTCTTTAGAGAAAGAGAAATAACTAAAGACGGTACATATGATAGTAGAAACATAGTAAAATCTATATTAACAGTTACTAAGCCTAAACGACAATCTATGTTAGAAGGTGATATAAATAGTCCAGAGAATGCTCTTATAGATCTTCTTAATAGAATGATTGCTAATCCTGAAGCATACGATGATAAACCTAATCTACTAGGAGAACTTAAAGTAATATTTAGAACAAATACTTTATATTACGATACTGCTAAAGAACAATTAGATACCGAAATGACAGATGGTGGTATGAAACGCTCTGTTGGGTCTATGGTTAATAAGTTAACACAATATTATAAATCAGCGACAGCTATACAGAAACTTAATCTTCTTACCTATAATCTTAATAATGGTAATATTAAGAAATCGGTAGCTGATGATATTTTAGAGATTTTACCAGAGTTAGAATCTTTATGTAATAAAACAAGTACTAAAGATGCCGGTATCTTAAGTTCTGTTCAGTTGTCTAGTCGCGAAGATATGGACGAAATTGTAAAATCGTTTAAGTCTACCAAAACTGAAGGCGGTATACTTAAAACTGGTTGGGTACAACTGAATAATATGTTACAGGGTAAATTTGCCGCTTAATCTAGAAATAGAGTAAGTTACGAGATGTTTAAAAGCTGGAAACCCCTAAGAGCCCTTATGCCTACAACGTTAGTAGGAGCGCGAGCAGAAACAAGTTAAGGGATGATAACTAGAGATGAAATAAAAGCGTTATATATTTAACCTTTAATATATTAACGTTCTCTAGATCGTTAACAATGGGCAATCAGCCTTATTACTATTTTATTTGTAATTCAATTTTTAATAACAATACTACAAAATGGAGTTACAAATTATGAAAAAGAAATCTAAAAACGTAGTCAAATCTCAACCAGTTAATTCTGAAGTTGAAACTTGGAGAAAGATAAGACAAAAACCAGGATATTCAATATCCAGTCTTGGTAAAGTTCGAAACGATACTACAGGACATATTAAAGCAACGAGCTTAGATAGATACGGATATCCAAGAGTTACATTATATGCTGCCGGTACAAAACCGATTAGTACAACAATACACAGATTAATCATGACTAATTTCTACCCAGAATCAGAATGGGGAGAATGTGTTAACCATTTAGACTGTGACCGCACAAACTCTGTCTTAAGTAATTTAGAATGGACTACTAATAAAGGTAATAGCCAGCATAGTAGAAAACTTAATAGGTTTCCAAAAATAAAAGGAAACGAAGGTGTTAATGCTAAATTAACAACTCAGCAAGTTTGTGAAATTGTTGTTGATGGATATGGAACGCCAAATAGTGTTTTAGCAGAAAAATATAATGTAAGCACAAATGTTATAGAACGTATAAGACAAGGTAAAACATATAAAGAGTTAACGGGCTCTTTTAGAAATGATTACTATCCTGGTATATACAAAGATTTAAAATAGTAATAAGTCAACGACTAGTGCAGAGGCACGTAGGATATAAGCATATCCGAAAGAACATCCATCTTAGTACGTAATGGTAAAGATGAAAATATAGTCTAATCGATGGTATCCTAATATCATCCTTTATATAATTAAGTTATTATATATCGTCTTATGAAAGTAAGAGCAGCAAATGCGGTTAGTAGTAGCGACACTAACGAATAAACATGGGATTTCGTAAAGGGCAAATGGGTGTGGTGTGTTCACTACAGCATAATTATAAATCAGGTTTTCTTAAATCAATATTTATGCAAGTAGCTAGACATAACGTTCCTTTATTAAAAGATATTAAAAAGAAACCAGCTTTGGTTTATCTATCGTTCGAAGATGAAAATATAGATACGTTAGAGTTTATGTATACGTATTTATATTACCACGAGAATAGAAAACTTCCTGAGAACACAGATGATGATCTTAAAAATTTGTCATCTGAGCAAATACAGGAATATGTTATAAAACGGTTAGGTATTAACGGATTTGAAATATTCTTAGTAAGAGCAGATCCGACGCTTTGGACCTATCAAAGCATATTTAGTTATATTAACCAACTAGAAGCGAATGGTTATGAAGTCCAAATGGTTATATTGGACTATTTAGCTATTTTGCCTACAACTGGTTGTGACACATCAGGTCCAACTGGTACAGCATTAAGAGATATGTTTAGACGCGTTAGAAACTTTAGTGCTAGTAAGGGTATTGCAATGATTTCAGCTCACCAACTATCGACGGAATCTAAAGCTCTTATACGTAATGGTATACAAGATTCATTATTTGTTAAAGAAGTGGCTGGTAAAGGTTATACAGAAGGCTCTAAACAGATTGACCAGGTTGTTGATTTAGAGATTTATATCTATAAAGCGAAGATTAATAAGAAGTGGCATTTGACATTCAATAGAGGCAAACATCGTGGAGTGGGCATAATCGATGATAGTCTAATGTATTTTACTTTACCATTCCCTTATAGAGCTCCTATATTAGAAAACATTAACGATGAAAACGTGGAAGCAACAGCAGTGGATGAAGAAAGTGAAGATATGTTCGACATCTAAATACCTTATTAAGGAGTGAATTATGACATTAGGTCAACATCAAGAAGCTTTTATGCGAGACTTCTCTAAACTTCTTATCTTTATCCACGAGAATGGATATGAAGTAAGAGGTGGAGAACTTCTAAGAACTCCTGAGATGCAAGAGATTTATCTTAAGACTGGTAAGTCTAAGACAAGCAGAAGTAACCACTTGGTTAAATGTGCTGTAGACTTGTTTATCTTTAAAGAAGGTAATTGGCTAACGGAGAAGAAAGATCTCCAAAAGTTTGGAGAGTACTGGTGTAGTCTAGACCCATTGAACCAATGGGGTGGATTTTATCAGAGCTTTTACGATGGCCCACACTTCGAACGAAGAGTTCAGTAACTATGTTAGAGTAAGAGAGTATTTAGTTACTCTCTTACTCTATATTATTTTTATTTCAGAATCTATTCCTATATATGACTCTAAAACGTTTATTCATTGTCGTTCTAGAGGGCCTTTCAAAATCTATTAAATCTTAAAAGAGTACCTAAGGTTTATCCCTTAGGTACTCTTATTTTTATCGTTTTAACCTAGCTAGGCTAGTGCTTCGCTTCGTTGAATGGGAAGGTATTTGCTTACTATCCATTATTTTTTATCAAAATTTACAAGGAGTTTTTGTATGTTAGCTAACATTATCTCGCATAACAGAAAACATGATAGCACAACCACCTTGAAATTTGGAGATGAAACTTTAGATAAGAATGTTCAGCTAGATCTTGTCGATGTAGAGGATGCTACGTTACTCAGTGACGTTACTGTCTATGACTATATTAGCAAGATTAAAACTCCATTTCTTTTGGGTTATCCAGCTATTGTTTCTCCTAAAGAGGGTGACCTTATAACAGATGCTACTATTTTTCAGCTTACACCATATACGCCTAATGAGAGCTTTAAAGGTCTTGTTAATAAAGTAGAATGGCAAATAGCTTCTGATTCTAGTTTTAACAATATAGTATGGAAAGCCACTTTAAATAAGACTGAAGTACCTGGAGGTGATTTTAGTAAATTCATGCCTTCTAGTGTATATTTACCATCTGGTTATTATTATGTTAGAGCACGTTATATAAGTTATCCACACTCTAGTCCGTTTACACAACCTGTTAAACTAAATTTCCCTAGCTTTAAAGTAAGTGTTCCTTCATTATCTTTAACTGTTAATGAATTAACACCTACTATAACTTCATCTCCATATACTTTAGCCCCAGAGTTTCTAGGTAAAGAACCACAAGATCCTCTAGTAAGAGTAACATGGGGTGTTTCAGAAGTTGCAGATGGATCAACTGTTAATAGTGCTTCTATTAATGCGTTATTATCCAATAACTATACGCCTGATTTTACAGTTGTAAAACAAGATAGTGATCCTGATAAATATGTTCTTAAGTTTCCTATAACAGATAGTTTACTTAATGCTAAGGTAGGATTAAAACCTAATACAACTTATTTAATAACTTGTACTCATCGTGGTGTAAGGTATGCTACTCCGTTATCTAGAATGATTTTTAAAACAGGTAACTTTAGGGTTAAACCACCTAAGTTTAAATTAACGTCTGCTGATAATGGTGTTGTAAATATTAACTTTGAGCCACTAGAAACTTTCGAAGGTGCTGATACTTTAGATCATTTTGAGATCTCTATTATTAATCAGTCTGATAATCCACAACATATGGTACATACTGCTAGTGTATCAACGTTTACATATAGAGTACCAGATGATATTTTACAACCATCTACTAAGTATAGTTTCTCTATAGTTGCTGTTGGTAAGAAATATGGTTTTTCAGATACTTCTATATTAAGTATCAGTATGCCGTACGTAGGTATAGAACCTCCAAAACTTAGTATAACAACTAAAGGTATGCAACCTACTGCTAAACTAAGTCCGTTTAAGCCTATTAAGACAAATGATACTCAAAAAGGTACACAATGGATACTTTATAACCATGCTAATACAGGTACTGATAACCTTATTAAAGAATGGATTATAAATGGTACTGATAGTTTCTTAGTAATCGATAGACAGTGGATAGAAGTTAATACTAACTATAAACTTAAAGCTCGTTACTTAGGGCATAAATACAAGAGTCCTTGGGTAGAAGAAGCTTTCAAAACAGTTAATATAGTTGTTAAGAAACCAGAAGTTACTCTTTCTAATATAGGACTAGTTATCACTGGTAACGTTTCTGATTATGTAGTAGTTGGAGATGATGATACACCAGAGAACGTAGTGTGGAACGTATGGGAAGTTGATATTACACCATCTTCAGATCCGCTCGTACCGCCAGTTGAAACTATAGTAACACATCTTGTTAGAGATAAAGTACAAAAATGGGATAATAGGATCCTTAAAATTTCAAGAGCTGATGGTGTTAAGAGAAATACTGCTTATAAAGTAACTGCTAAGATACTTGGTAGGAACTATAATAGTGTTGCTTCGGACCCAGCGTATATAACAACACCAAACGTTTATATACTTAACCCTGAGATTCACATCTCTGGAGAACCGAATCAAGTTCCTAGATTTCCTATTATAACAGGATCAGATTTTAAAACTAATATCGATTCTGATATACATACTAAAACAACATGGAAAATAATAGCTACTAATACAGGTGATGTTATTCTTAATGTTGATGATCCTATAAATAAAACATCTTATAATGTATTAGATCCTATCTTATTACCTAATACTAATTATCGTTTAACAGTTACTTATCACGGTGATGTCTATGGGCCAGCAGATCCTGTAAGCTTAGACTTTAAAACTAGAGAGAAGTTTGTAGAAATGCCAGACGATGGATTACCGAATGTTAGAGTAGGTGATGATAGTAGTAATGAAACAACTAAATACTATGGAACTATCTTAGCTAGTGATCTAAATGACACTAGAAACTATTTAGGCGTTTGGAATGGTTATACAGAGTATGGTGTAGATAGTCAAGTTCTTTATGAAAATAGATTGTGGAGAGCTTTAGATACTTCTTCTTATGCTGCTTTAGGTAATAACGTACATCTTAATAAGAATCGTATACCTGGTAAAGAGAATGACAATAGAATAGTCTATTGGGAAGAAGACGATAGAAATACATTAGCTACTTATAAATGGTTATTAAGGAATATTGGCTTCCAAGCTACTATCCAAGATAACAATAAAACAGGTTTAACTTCTAATAACGTAGCTAAGGGAACTTTCATAGGGTCATCAACATCGAATGTAAGTAAGTTTATGCTTGGTAGTAAGATATTGTATATCTACGATACTCCAGAACTTAAGAATGTTTCTTATAATGATCTTGCTATTTATAGTCTTACTGGTAAAGGACGTACTATAAGAATAGGAGAACGTTTATACTGGTTAAGATTACCTACATTAGAAGAGATTAAAGAACTTCAAAGGTTTAAAGCTACTGAAGACATAGGACATGTTGTACCTACAGATACAGATACAGAATGTTGGTTAGGTAATGGTGCTGAAGGTGCTAATGCTAGATTTAACCAAAGTGGAACTATCGTTAACTTTGAGCCAGCTATGAATAGGACTAAAGCATTACGTTTAGTACTAGAGTATATTTCTCCGTATGAAGAACCTTGGTTATTTGCTAGAAAGAAATATCCTACTTTACAATATGACAGATATACAGATACTGGTTATTTCGGTATTGTACCTAATGATGTAAATAAATTCAATATCTATAATGCTATTGGGTTACATACTGGTACTAGGATCAATCTTGATTTTGGTTTCTTAGCATTCTGGTCACATGGTAAACGTATTTTAATTAACAGAGCTTCTATAGCTTATGGTATAGATTATAATATGTTAGTAGGTTTAGGTGTTGTTTATGGTTCTGATGTTCGTTTAGAAGGCTATGAGAATAAAACCACTAATAGACTAGGAGACGATATAAAATACGATATTCGTATACCTAGAGGCGGGCCTTCTTATATGGACTTAGGACCTATAGCCGATCTTCCTAATGATAAATTGATCTCTAATGCTAACTTGTTTAGATATTCAGAATGGAACGAATTAATCTATCGTGTAGCTGAACATATTCCATTAAGCATCGATATTAATAACTATCATGGTGGCTATCAAATAGGTCGTAACTGGGCATCTATGGATAATATTAATTTAGGTGTCTTTGAGCATTACTCTGGCAATGGATGTCATGATTTTGTACTTACATCTGTTAATAACAATGAAGTAATTTCAAGAGGTGGTACTAAACTTGAAGCTGTTTATTACGTAGATAAAAATACTGCTCGTAATGACCATGGCGTAAGATTAGTACTTGAAGATACTACAGACTTCTCTCTGTAATATTTAACTTAGAGAGTATAGTTATTTATACTCTCTATACTATATTAAAATTCTAATAATATAAAAAGGATCAACATGTTAAAATACACTAATAACACTTTTAGTGCTTATCAATATTTAGTAACATATGGCGTAAAGGGAGAGTCTGAAAGGGCTGAAGCTTTTACCGATAATATAGAAGACGTTTTCTTTATGGTTAATACTTATCCTAATCTTTATTCTAACCCAGTATCTGAAGAGGTTACTCTTAGTACAGAACAACTAGGAAGACTTAGAGAGATTAACGATCTAGTACTAGAACATAAAGAGAATTATGCTTTTGATTTTGAAGCTTATGTACGTTATGGTATCATGACCAATCAAGACCCAGCATTAGCCCCTATAGCTGCTTCTTCTAAAGAAGCTACTGTTAAATTTCTAGTAGATGAACTTAAACCTACTATTAAGAAAATGAGAGATACTAAGTCTGTAAGTGGTGTTGAGTTATTCGGGCGTAAATTCGACTCTGATTCACTAGCTAAAGAGAACGTAACTGGTTATGTTACTTTAGGTCTATTAGAGATTGCTACTAAAGGTAAATGTGATAGAATGTTCGACTGGAAAGACTATAACAATGAGTTTGTTAAATTAACTTATGAACAAATTTGTCAATTAGCTAAATACATTGCTGGACATATTCAGTCTTGTTTCTCTGCTGAATCACTAACACATCTAGAACTTTCTAAAATGGAAGTAGCTGATCTACTTAAGTTCCCAGAAACTGAGATATATAATAGAATCGGTAGAGTTAATCCAGAGGAAGAAGATAAAACAGCTTCTGGTCAACCAGCTCCTACTACACCAACTAATGCTAATGCTCTAGCCGCTATTTACGAACAATGCTATCAAGCGGCTCTTAAACACATTATAGAGGAATAATAGATGGGAGTTATGAAGATACAACCTAAGTTAGCACTTAGACCGTATACTAAAGACTCTGGATTCATAGCTAAAGCTATCAACTGGTGGTGCCATTCTAAGTACTACCATGTTGAGCTTATCTTAGGAGACCACTGGATATCAGCGACTCCTAAGGAAGGTATTTATGTTAATGAACTTAGACCTTTAGATCATGAGCGATATGAGTATTTCGATCTACCAGAGATCGAAGTTTCGGAAGAAGTTTATAATAATGTTTGGAAGTATATAAAAGAGCAAGTATCACCTAGTTATGATACTATGGGTCTATTCTGGAACCAAGTTCTTGGTATATCTTTCTATAATAAACGTTGGTTCTGTTCAGAACTAATAGCAGAGATATTGATCCTCTTAGGATATAATAAACTATATGGTACAAATGAATCTGAGTATAGTCCACAAGATCTATATGATATATTTAAATATCCTGTACCTATTAAACTAAGAAGATATAGTATCTATATAAGGTTTAAGAAATTTATTAAGTTTTGTTTTAGCCTAGTATCTTGGTTAGCTATTAAGTCATACTGGTTAAAATGCGTATCTTTAATAAAGACACTTATAGGAAAATTGAAAAAACGTTAATAACAGTCTAACAGAGCTTAAGTTATGGCTGAATATTTTTAAAACAACATATACAAGGAGCAATAACTATGAGCATGTTAGTGCTGCGATTAAGAAATATCGATACAACTAATAACACAGACTGGATATACACTAACTGGGAGATTGCTACTGCTAAAAACTTTGAAAGAAGTAAGATCATCTTTTCAGCTTACGAAGATAGAGTTAATAAATCTTCTAAGTTCGTAGAGATGACTCTTCATCCTGGAACTAAGTATTACGCAAGAGCTCAGGTAGTTACCAATAAAGGAGCCCATAAGTGGACTAACCTAGACGTTTGGACTCACAAAGCATTTGACGATGTTGAGAACCAATCAGATCTTCCTTCTAGAGTTAACTCCCCAGACATCGCTACAGATTCTATTGTAAATGACCATGTGCCAACTGGTTTCTATATCATTTGTAAAGAGTTTGCAGCTATAGGAGATGCTACGCATGCAGCAACTTCTTATTGGATCGAGACTTTAGATGGTAAAGTAGTCTGGAAAAATCTACTTAACGAGATTTCAAAATCGAAAATTCTAGTTAACGATATTATCCTGGATAATAATAAAGTCTATCGTATCAAAGCTGTATTCCATGCTAGTTCTGGAGATAGTAGCCAGATAGCTACTAAGACTATTTATATAAATGGTAAATCTTCAGATGCTAACGTTATAAGAATTAGTAAGGCTGTAGTTAATGCTGATTTTGTAAGCATATCTATAGATACAACACTAAGTCCTTATAAGAACGCTAAAGAAGCAGCTATTAAGATAATGGCTTTCAATAATGGCAGAGGTGTTACTGCGTATGAAACAGTTACTAAATTCGATACCCCACCATATGCGGTTTCTATTCCTATGGAAAAAATAAAAAGGAATACTATATATCTAGTCATGGTTAAATATGACATAGAGAATAGTTGGAAACACATGGTTATCAATACTTTTAAATAATGTAAAATGATGTAAGGGGTAAGAGATGGCAGAATCGTTAGACGATCTTTTAGCTAAAACCGAATCTGGTTTTTCTGTTATGCTACAAAACACCCCTGCTAATAATGAGTCTCTTAGTAAGATACAACATCTTATCGAAAAAGACCCCTCGCTATATCAATACGTTCTTCTTAAAGAGTCTGCAGATACTTCTGCAAGACAAATAATACAATATGAGCACGCTAGTAATATGCGTGCTATGATTAATTACTTTAAAGAGTTTGAGCGTAAGGATAAAGAAACTAAAATGGCTTTATATACGATTATAGAGCAACATGGTAAAGACATTAAGGCTATGAAGATTATGAAATATGTTCTAATAGGACAAACAGTCTTTTCATTTACTATTGGTTTCTGGGGATTATACACTATCAACCCCGATGCAGGTGAAGCAGTTATAAAATTTATAAAAGCTCTCGGTAGTATCTTTTAAATTTTATAATATTTAAAATATGTAGGATAGCGATATGTTAAAATTATGTAAATATTTCATTCAGAATTTTTGGAAACGACCTAAAGATAATCAAGAAGTTGACTATCATTCGACGGAAGTTGTTCCTGGTCTTAAAGTTCAGAAACCTAAGCCTGCTTATGAGATTGTTAATGACAAAATAACGTTACTTAGTAAAATTGATCTTAATGATGTAGGTGAACCTATCATTATGAATCCTAATACTAAAAAGACTTTATTAGTTGTTAATGATATTCCAACTACGTTAAAACTATTAGAGTTAGACTTTAAGACTATAGAAACAGAATATCATAAGGATGTTCTCGGTAGTTATAAAGTTGTAATTTGTTCTGGTAGACATGCTAATTTAATGGCTTATAAATATCTACTTAATAACCAAGTAGATAAAGCGTTATTAGATGTTATACTATCAGATAGTATTATTAGGATGGATAATCAATTTATCGAGTTTAATGGTTTTGATATTGCAGAAGAGATTAAGAAAAGAAATCAAGCTTCTGAAATAGGTATATATACTTCCGTAGAATTAACAAGTACTTTAGATATTATGCATAAGTACTTATCAGCTTTTAAAAGACTAACTAGATCTAATGTAATCGATAAATATATAAACATAAATCTTAGTGATAGAACAGCACAACTTAGTGCTATGTTCTAAGATCTAAACTAAATAAAAAAGACTATAGAGAGACTAGTAAATAGGTCTCTCTATAGTCTGAGCTTTTTTGAACCTAAGGCCTAGATATACAGGATATTTAGGTCATAATTTATAAAAATAATATATAAGGAGAATAGCTATGGCCGAGTTAAGAATACACGACCAAAGTTCTGTATACTTTAAGTCTATTAGAACTGGCGATACGCCTAAAGACATAAACGTTAGAACACCTGATAAATCAGGCTGGTTGATAACAGATAAAACATTACAAGATATATTAAATTCTGGTGCTAACATAGCAAGCTCTCAGATTTTGAAACCTGATATAACAGAAAAACCATTGGTTAATCCAGAAGCATATGGTAGCTTATTGCCTATAGCAACTTATAGAACTAATGATACTTTCGTAGGCGAACATCAAGCTACCGAATGGGTTGCTTCTTTAGATAGTAACTTTAATACGTTAATAGATACAACTGCTGATCCTATTTTTAGAGATGGTTGGTATCCTGCTGTTAACGAACCTAGAAGAAAAGTCTATGTAAAATATAGATTTATATCAGAAGATGTATGTTCTCCATTTTCAGATACATTAGAGTTTACTACACCAGAAGGTGGAGTATCTATCCCAACATTGAGTGTTGTAGAAAGTGGTAGTACACCAACTATTAAAGGTTCAGAGTTTAAACTTTATGGTAACCTTACTGGAGTAGATCATATAGCTTCAAGTTGGGTTATTTATAAAGTATCTGATAATAGTGTTATCAAATCACTTCCTAATAACTCTGAAAAGCTAAGAGAGTATAAAGTAGAAGAAGGTCTTTTACAACCAGAAACAGAGTATAAAATATCTTTAGTATACCATACTAACCATCCAGTGCATGCTAAGACAAGAGCTGCTATAGGAACTTATAAAACACCTGCTTCTGCTATTTCTAGACCAACTTTAAGTTTCCATACAGAAGAGGGTAGATATGAAGTACGAGGAACTCCTTTTACTGTTACTAGTGGCACTGATAGGCATAAGTTTACTACTTGGGCTGTTTATAATGGTACTCAAGCTTTGGTATACAAAGAGGAAAATAGTAAAGAATTAACAAAATTAAATCTTACTGGTATATTAGAACCAGATAACGATTATAAAGTTACTGCTATCTATATAGGCGATAAAAGTAAGAGTAATACCGCAGCTATTAACTTCAGAACACCAACAGAACAACAAACAGATCTTAATAAGTTAATAACACTAAGTAAAGAAGCTCATGGCGGTCTTAAAATCACTATGGAAAAGTTTAAAATGCCTGTAGCTGAGAAACTATTGTATCTAACATGGACAATACAGAACTATAATAACAATAATCCTATAGCGTTAGAAGTTCGTTTAGATAAAGATCTAGATGATAAATACGATAAGCCATTAGTTTACGATCTTCATCCGGCTGATAGTTGGTTAAAATGGCTACCTAATAATGAATTAACTAACCCTGTTATTCATATGTCTGCTAAGGGCAGAGTAGTTGGCGAAAAAACAGTATTGAACTATGGTACTCAAGTTCCTTTAGAAGTTAGCTTTGATTATAAACTAGGGGATATGTCTTTAGAAGATAATAATACTTTAAATCCATTAGTTAAAATAGCTGGTGAACCAGCAGGAGCCGATGCTACTTGGATAACTAAACGTAAAGTAGTTTGGGAATTATTTACAAGAGAGCCTTTAGCTAAAGTACAGGCACAAGAGACTTCAGATTTTAATCAACATAGATTTACTAACGTTGATTACAATACAAAATATCTTGCTAAATGTAGGTATTATACTAATTTCGGTGTTTATGATAAACAAATAGAGTTTACAAGTAGGCCATTTACATTACCTAAACCAAACTTAGTAGTAACTGGTGTTGGTACGAAAGCTGTTATAACGGCAACTGGTGCTAACCTTAATATACCTAACCATCCTGAGAAATCACATGGTAGTACAACATGGACATTGTATAGCAATACTGGCACTAAATTATGGCAATCTGTTAAGAACACTAGTAACTTATTAACTATAGACATACCAGCTCAATATTTAGAAAGAGCTACTGAATATAAAGTAGGTGCTATATTTCATAGTGTTGATGATATTGTAAGTAGTCCAGAAGGTATAGTTCCTTATACACATATAGGTTTACAACTTATAGTTAAAGATGCCGATTTTACATCAGGTACACATGATAATAAGTTATTTAGCTATGGTTCAATGTTTATCGTTAAAAAAGTCTATGCAGATGCTGGCGGAGTGGAAACTTTACATACTGGTAATGTTAAATTTAAAATTACTATTAAAGATGGTGATAACATTGTATGGAGTAAAGAAACTGATAGTACGGATAGATCAGCTAGAGATCTGGTAGCTAATGTTACATATCCTGGATTTACTCACGTACCAGAATCTATTAAACTAGATCCTAAGAAAACATACAAAGTTATATTAGATACTTATATTGATACTGTTGTTAGTTCAACATTAGAGAAAAATTTTACTGTTATTGCTAACGTTAAAATGCAACATTTTAGAGGCTATATAAGAGATATTTTCGATAAAGTATACCCAGAGATTACGTATGGTAATAGTAGTAAAGGGGGCGTTTTAACTTATGGAAATGGTGTTGGTATAAGATCTAAATCAAGTCTTATAAAAAATGGTACTTGGATAGAAGCTAGAGAATATGTCGGTGAATGGGGCGACCCAACTAACAATAAAGCTGGTAATCTTAATAATGCGAATCCTAGTGACCATATTGGTTGGAAAACAGGACAATACGCTAGTAGGAAGGGAAAGCTCTATAAAGCATTAGTAGATCAAACTTGGAATCAATATGACCCTGAAACAGACAGAAATAGTTGGGAAGAAGTTACTTATGATACTCGATTACCTGGCGGCGTAGAGCTAATGAGTAAACTAGGTTTAGGTAATGATGTTCAAGAAGGAACAAATACGTTTAGCTATTCTGATCGTAAATGGTCAGACGGCTTAATGGTAAGCCGAGCATATGAAGATATAGATTATATTCATATCGTTAGCCCTACAACTAAGAAAGTTTGTTATTGTACTTATCTTACAAATGGTGTAACTAATATTTCCTGGAACGATTTAGTAGCTAGACAACCAGAATATGTAGAATTAGATAGAATAACTGTTAGGTTTGGTACACAACTTTACTATGTTCGTATACCAACTAAAGAAGAGTGCTTATTGATTCAGACCGCTATATCATCCAGTCCAATGTATAAGATGCCATATATTCAAACTGTTGGTAGAAATGTTGAAAGTATTAAAGTGCTCGATATTTCTAAAGATGTTGACGATACTCAAAAAGTAGTTGAAACTACTATAAGTGTCAAAGCTAGAACTATGAATCTGTTCTTAGTATTAACACCTATTCCAGAAGGTGAAGAACCTTATTTAACAGAAAATATAGCTAAGAAATATCCTACGATAACTTACCCAGAAACCGAGTTAAGTTGGAGTACTGAAGGTCTTACATATGGACCAGATACTAACTATTTCCCAGCCGGATTAAAATTAACATACGATCCATTTACAGATACTGGATATTTCGGTAGAATACCTGTAGGTAAATTTAAATCGTATAAAGATATCATGGACGCCTATGGTGTAACAGGTCGAGTACAACATTATGACGGCACCGGCACTAATCCAGGCGATATTAAGTTCTACGATATGTTCTATTACCATGGACTAATAGTTTATATACCAAATAGAGCTCCTTGGTCTGATATGAGTTTCGATTATTGTAAGAGTAAAGGTATTTTATTCGGAGCTAACATGGGTGCTTACCATAACTATGTCGGAGATATTAAACTAGAGGATAATAAAGAGAACTGGTATAGGATAAGCGGGTTAAACTTGTATAGCAGAAACTTGTCTACTATAGAGCAAACTAAAGTTGGTGACACACCGTGGATAGGTATTAAAAATAGTATGTTATCTACCTTGCTTTATAAAACAATAGGTGTGTTTAAGCCAGAGAACCACCCATTGAACGAAAACATTCAGTCGCATGTAGGTATAGTAGGTAGACCATTTACTATTAAGAATAAAATGTTACAGCATACAGATATTATAAGTTATGATGCTAATGGTAGCAGTAACATTCGTGGGTTAACTGGTAAGAACTTGATGAAAAACACTCTTACTAATGCATTAGAAGTTATAAGCGTAAATGAAGGTATACTATTCAATGCTAAACCAGATAACACCGATTGGAAAACATGCTTTAGACCAATGCTAACTCTTAAACCCGTAGGGGGGGGGGGTAATTAAAATACTCCCTATTATGAATTTTAGGTTTAACTGGAAAGTTGAACAAGCTAAAGATCCTGACGGAAGAGAAATACGTTATACTGCTTATCACTATTTCGAACCAGTTAACTGGCCAGAGACTGTTAAAATACTCCGGGTTAAGGCACATTGGTTTAGAAATTCTAATGTTAACTATTATGGAACAGCAGCTGTTACAGAGAATCAGGTTTATCCTATTCGCATTACAACCGAAATGCAGGCACCGCATGACTCAGGTGTTGCGTTATATATAACATGTGAATACGAAGGTGTTGAATTCGAAGCTCGCGTAAGTAACCATAAGGACATTATGACACGTAATTATTTTGGTCGCTGGTTAACATGGGAAGTTGTTTATAGTATTGGCGAAAAGAAAAATATTTCACAACGTATTGTTTAATTAATATGTACAGATACAAGGATACTATCCTTGTATCTGTATTTATATTTTTCCTTTATTCTTACTTCTGAATAACAAAATTCTTAAGGAGATAAAAATGCAAATAGAATTAAAAGTTAAAGCTTATTATGTTGTCGATACGACAGGATATTGGATTGTAGAACCAGGTAGTAATAAACGCGTTTGGTTTAAAACGCAAGAAGAAGCCGATGGTTATTTAGAAAGAACACAAGAATTTACTATATTTCCTAATGCTCCTCTTTCTGTAGTAACAGTAGATATAGCTCAAGTTTTAAATTCAGATACATTAACCGAAACAGCAGAGTTAGTTATTACTTCTAAAATCTTAGAAGATTCTTTAAAACGAATGAGTAATAACTATAATGAAATGATTAAAGAGTATTCACCTGTAAGAGATCTTAAGAATCTAATTAAAAACTTTGAAAAACATATTGGTTATAATAAGTTAATAAATGTTAATGCTATTAATCTTAAAAAATATGTTAAAGATATCGTAGAAATACCTAGCCAGCCATATTATAATAAACTTATAGAAGAACATTTTAGTAAGTTACAACCTAAAGAAGACAATCTTTCTTTTAATATTTACAAAGCTTTTGAAGATAAAAAGAAAGAAATAGAGGATAGTCAGAAAGTAAATCGAGCCGTAACTACAGCTAGAAGTACTAATGATAAATCTGTAGATAGCTTTAAAATAAAACTTAAAGAAGAAACTATAATACCTTACTTTATAGAATACTTTAAGATCTCTTTATTAGTATATACCGATAGAGTAGAAAGTCTAAGTTTTGAAGAATACGAAGCTACTAAAGATCGTTATGCGTTTCTTAATAATCTTTTAGCTTATAATACTAAAAATATCTATATCCATAATAAAAATATTGACGAACTTACAGAGTTTGTTTATTATATTAAAAATCGGATAGAAGAAAAGGTTTATGATAAACTGACTAATAAGGAAGATGTCGGTAGTTATAAAGACTGGGTTAATTCTCTTACAGAGGATGAATATAATCATTATTTTGGTATAAAAATAGTTTCAGGCAGTAATGAATTTACAATAACTTCTTTAGCGCTAAAAGCTATAATAGAACCAGAAGGTCGTGTAATATACGCTAAAACATTTGTTAATGTTTTTAACAAACTCTCTGGAAGATACGGTATTTAACATACCAATTTTCTATATTCCTTCTTTATTTTAAACTAGTTTCATACTTTTGAATAATTTAACACTAGGAGCATAAAATGGATATTTATGGTATTGTAGAACAGCTTAGACTAAAGTGTAGTAAGCTCGAATCGGAGCTTAATGCTTTAACACCCAACCAAGAACAGTTTAATCAAATCTTCTTTCTAATAGATAAAGATTTTAATCGTGTTACTGACAAGATTTTTAAAACTTATGAAGAAGTTTATGAAGCTAGAAGACTTTATAATAAACAAAATAATAATCCTATAGCTAATTTTATTTACATAGAGTCACTACCTATTCCAGAAGGTAGTGATGTTAATGAATTTATAGCTATGCATTTAGATTTCGTAGCTGGGCATCAAATGCCTAAAACTGAAACAGCTTTAAAGGATAATAATGTTTCTTCAGTTTCTTCTATTAATCAATATTTTGTAGACTATTTTAAGCTCTATATGATAATAGAATCTGGTAGAGTAGATGCTTATCACTATGATCGTTATAAACAGACTAAACTTCAATTTGAAACTGTTTCTAATATCTTAGCAGGTCATGCGCCAACTATGGCAGACCATTTCCATAACTTAGAAGTTCTCCAGAATTTTGCTAAACGAGTTATGGGTATAGTACATCACGCTGTTTATCATCCACAACTTAATAAAACAACTACTGATTTCTTTAGGCAATGGGTTATAAACCTTACGGATGAAGAGTTTGAACAATATTTTGGTGTTCATGTGCATTATAACGAAAAAGAATTTACACTCTCTTCTCCTATAGTTAAATGCTATACGAATAAAATATCACAATGCTATTGGAGATGTTTTACTAATATTAATAACACATTAACCTGGAGAGAGAAATAAAATAAGTTAAATAGTGAAAGGAAAACGAACAATGACTATTTATTATATTACAAATCAGTTAGGTTATTGGGTTAATCCAGTTCATGCGTATAGATGAAATTGGTTTACTAAGAAAGAAGATGCTGAAACTCGTAAAGAGACATTTGAGAATTGGTTTATATTTAATAATGCAAAATATACTATACAAGAGATTAACGTTACTATTGATACGACAAAACATGATGTAGATTATTATTCCGATGTAATAATTAAAGCAATTTTAGAAAATACGACATCAAACTTTAAGGCTAAAGAACTTATGTTAGAATCCGGAATTGAATACGCGGATATCGATAAGATAATTTATTATTTTAACCGACAATTTGAAAATGTGGATACAAGTAGTATACAAAATTACCAGCGACCAATAGTTACGGCTGATACGCTTAAAGAATTTATGCTTATATTTTTATTGCCTTATGAACAAGCATATTTTAATAATCTTGTAGATGATTTCTTTGGTACAAAATAAAAAAAAAATAATAAGACTTACGACCTTTAAAGGTCGTAAGTCTTACTTTTATTCTTAACACACCAGCTAGTAGGATCTGGCGTGCTCACGTCTGGTTTCTCTATATCTTCTTTAGGTATTGGCTGTACTACCACTCTATACGACTTTACTACAGTTTCGCTTATGCCTGCATTAAGGTGATTAATTAATTCATCGGCATATTTCTTAGCGCTTTCCTCAGAAACAAATATAGCAGCAACACTGCCGTTGGTCTGTTCATCATATTCGGTTAGTTTAATTACTGCAAAAAGATGATCCTTATAACGCGGAATAAGACTAGAGTTATTGATATTACTATTTACTTCAGTATTTACATCACTATTTATTTCTTTATTTATTTCGTTGTAATTTACTTCTATTTCATCTTTATAGATATTAACAAATTTATAGTCATGTTCCTGATTATTTGCTATATAGTTTTTGAGCTTTTCTTCACTTGTAAAGATTCTTGTATAAGTATCTAATTGCATGTTTCTTTTACTTTTCGTAAAATCGACCATTGTGCGCGTATCGTCTTGAAATACTAAAGGATATACAGTGTTAACTACCCAAACTTTCTGTTTCATTGTCTTTTCCTTATTGCTTTTTCTGTAGATGTAAAGTATATCATAATGCCGGGTTCATCATCTTTCTCTCCTGGTAATATTATTATTGGATATACTTTAGGGGTATAGTTCTGAAACTGGTCTACAAACTGAACTCCTAATCTCATTGGTACGCCTACTAACCAACTTATTAGAAACTCTTTATATTCTTCAGCTTCATCACCACCTAAAGACTCTTCTTTTAAGAAATGTATTAGACCTATTTCTTCTAAAACGATTTCTGCAAATCTTGGTATAGATTTTATCACTATGTCAGAATCTATAACGTTCTTATATAGAACTATGGCAACAGCATAAACCATAGCAAGAAAAGAATGTCTTACATCTATTAATAGTTCTTCTGTAACACCTTCTTTAAAGTTAAAATCTTTTAATGTTAATGTAAAGAAACACTCTTCTACATCAGGACCTGCAAATATCCCATGTGTTATATCATTATCTAAGTCAGTACATAACCCAGTAGGAGCATTGAGATACTTAAGAGATTTCTTTACGAAAGAAATTACTTCTTTACTATCCTTATTGAAATCTTCACCATTATTCTCTAATGCTAAAGTAAGGAATGTTAAAGACTCTCTATACCATTTTAGAAGTTCATTAACAGTTTTAGTCTTATAACACTTTAAGAGCTTCTTAAACTCTTCTTTAGTTACTTCTCTATCTAGTTCCATATTCTTCCTTAATTGTTCTTAACAAAATGTAAAGATATCGCTGGTAATCCTTTACTTACACCAGGTAGTAGATAAGTTAAATAAGGTTTAGATGTTTTCCTTTTAACTGCTAATAACATTGCTAATGATAATTTAATAACATGTAACATTATCCAATCTATTAGTTCGATTTTAGCGCCCATAAACTCATCTTTAGGTTTACCAGGTTCTACAATATAGTAAAGCACACCAGATTCGTTAATACACCAACCTATAAACTCTGCTACTGTAGTTAATAAAGTAACTGGTTTACTATCTCGTTTATTAGCTACTAAAACAGTAGAGTATAAGACGCCTAATATCATATAGTAGAGATCTACTTTACCAGAAACTGTTACACTAGGTAATAGTTTTAAATCTCTAAGAGTTGTTACAATATTAACATCCTCCATATCACTATTGACTACTAAAGCATCTAAGGTTAATGATTTAGCATCAGGATTTTTATAACCCTGATATTCTAAAACTTTATTAGTAAAATCAATAACTAGTTCACTATTGAAATTAAATTTACTAATTTGAGTTTCACCACTTCCTAATGCGCTAGCATATAGGTTAGTCATTTGTGTATACCAATGTTTTAATTCTGAAAGAAATTCAGTGTCGATATTCAGTTGTTTACCTTCTAATAAAGACATAGTATTCTCCTTTTAGCAGATAGTATTCCAAACCATATTGGTATATAACGCTGGTTTACCTTCGAAGAATTTGATTCGTAATGGCTCTATAACATATTGATAAATATCTTCTTTTTCGAATTCGTTAAAAGCAAACTCTAAAACATTTGTAAGATATTTTGTTAATCTCTCTTTAGGAGTTAAACTAATATCTGTTTGCATGTTATTGAGTAAATTTTTGCCGGCATATAGCTTAAGTTCTGCGGTATTTGCAATATTAGTAGCTATTTCTAATAGCCGTTTATCATCATATGTTTTAGTTAACCCTAGTTGTATATTGTCTATTATACCACAGTTTAAAACATCGATAGTAAAATTAATTAATAACAATGCACTATCTTCATCTGTTGGCTTTATAAGAGACATATCCAAAATACGATTGGTTAGTTCTATACTAAACAGATGTTCCTTTTTAGTATAGCTATTCTCACGGTTCGGAATATATTTATTTATTAATTTAGAAGAGTTATAGAAGATGTTGTTTTGATTTTCCATAAATCTAAACCTATATTCCCTATCCAATTCAGTGGTGATATTGTTTTGTATATGATTAATAATATCATCCCTAAAAATACTTTTATAAACGCCAAATAGTAACATATTGATCTCCTTATTTATTAAATTGTTTGTGTACTGCATGTTCTTGCAACCAAAGATTAGTAATGTAAAACACCGCTACATTACCCTCTATAGTTTCGTAAATAACGGTAGGATATATATTTTCATCGGGATATTTAGTTTTATGCGTTTTTGTTATCATTTCCATAATAGAAACACCCAATGGTAATATATTTTCTAACCAGGCTAATATCCTAGCTATTTTATCTTCGAATATTTCATCTTCAGAAGCATTTTCTACAAACTTATGAATATTTTCTTCTTCTATAAGTTTGATAAGAAATATTCTTATAGATGTAACTAAAGAATTTAGCTCTTCTTCACTATCTTTTATTCTGTTATTAAAACTATATAATATAAAAGCATTTAGTGCAGTTAATGCGATTATGTTCATTTCTTGTTTTACCCCGCTACCGATTAATTTAAGATCTTGGTTTTCTAATAACGCTTTAACGTAATCTGCTTTAGGCGTCCATTCATAATCATTTACTTGTATCTCTTTAGACCCGGTATGAAAATTATGATATTTATCTAGGATAGCAGCCATAGTGTTATTAGCTAATTTATCTAGCTCGTCATCCGCTAAACTATGATCATTTAGACCTTCTAAATGTGGTTTAAGAAATGTGTATATTTCTAATAGATCTTTTGTTAAAGATAACTCTTTTTGAAACTTTTGTTCAATATCCATTATTAACTCCTTAAGTTTTAGTTTATCTATGTAAAGAATATATAACTAAATATAAATAAGAAAATAAACAACTAGAGATAGCATTAATGCTATCTCTAGTTGTGTTTGAATATAAATTACTTAGAAGCTTTAATAACAGCAGCTACATAGCGTTTAACATAGTCTGCATAGCCCATAGCGACGCTATTTGCTACAGTACCAGCTTTAATACCTATCATGTTAGCTCTGTAAATATTATTAAGTGTTCCTTTAGCGCCAGCATTACCAGATGAAGCACTACCAATAACTTTTAGTGTGTTGCCGCCAAATAGTAAATTCATTAGTCCACCGTTTTCTTTAAACACAGTATCGAAACGTTTAGCAATTACTTCTAGCCCAGCTATTAGTTTAAGAGCGTCTTGTTTGCTAAGTTTAAGATCTTTAGCAGGGTAAGCATCTACTTTATCTAGCTTAATAGCTTTTGCATTATAAACAACGTTATTAAGACTATTTTTAAGAGTTTCCCATAAACCAGGATCTTTAGCGTCTACAAAAGTGATTATAGAACCACCTTTGCTAGTAGCAATAACACCACCAGTAACAGCAGAGAATTTATCACTTGCATATTCACGCACTAGGTTAGCAGCGATTTCGCCAAGTTTACCGCCTAGTTTAACAGGAGCTATACCAGTAGTAGCGTCTTTATTATTATCAGTTACGTTCTTAACTAGTTTCTGAACACTATCAGCATAACCGACAACAGCAGCTACATTACCATCTTTAAAAGCATCAGCAGCTAAACCAGCTTTAACGAAATCTTTAGCTACAATCTCATTAGCTTTAGCATTATCAACGTCTTTTTCTAGCGTAGCGACTTCTTTCTTAAGAAGCTGTGCCATAGCATGCATATTTCCAAATACAGCTTTAAGATTTGTTACAGCTGATTTAAAGTTCTCTTTAGCTTTCTCTATCATATCGCCCATAACACCTTCAAGATTAACTTGTAGTTGCTCTAGGTTAGCAGATAGATTTTTATAAGCCTCTAGTGAACCAGTAGCTATATCTTCTCTAGACACAGTTACCATATCGGTAGTATCGAAACCTATTTTATTATAGAAGTATTTCAAAGACTCTTGAGCAGCTACTATTTCCTCTACAGGGACTTCAACTTCTTTACCTTCTTCAGCCGCTTCTTCTACTTTAGCGATTACTTCTTTAGTATGATCGATAGCTTCTTGAAGTTCAGCTGCTGTAGCCTCACCCTCTTCAAAATCTTCTTGAATATCTTCAAGTTCTTTAGTAGCTTCTTGAAGCTCTGCTATGTTAATATCAGCTTCTACTACATCCTCAATTGTTTGGTCCTCTACTTCAGAGACATCAATCTCTTCAGATTCTAAGTTTAGCTTTTTAACCATTTTGTTTAAAGCCATAGTTTTCTCCTTATAAGGTATTTTTTCATTTACATTATTAACAGTTACGTACGCTAGTTAATAATGCCTCATGGATTCTCATTCTTGGCTATTGTTACATTAAAAATTCATCAGACGCACTAGAGTAAATCTCTAGTGCGTCTGATATAAATAGTTTATGCTTGCTCTCGGTTATTACTTGTTTTTATAACTTTAGCAATTTTAACAAAAATAAGATAGAAATCTTTGTTAGCTGCATTAATCCAAGATGTGCAAATCTTTACAACACCTTTAGCAATGTTAGCTGCAACTTTATCATCCTCAGTCTCAGCTTTCTTAAGAAGTTCGTCAATAGCTTTAGTTGTAGTACCTATGTTATTAACAAAGTTAATATATTGTTGGCCTAGCTTTTCAATAGACCTAATGTCTGGTAAAGCAGCCGCGGCTTTCGATTTATCTACTTCAATAGTATCAATATCTGCAAATACATTATTTCCAGAGCTAGCTGGTTTATATACTAAAATACCATCGTTAGTTGGTAGGAACACATCTTTAGAAAGTTTAAATTTAGTAAGATCGGCGCTAGCTTTCATTATATCAGCTTTAAGATCGTTCACAGCTTTTGTAAAATAATCAAAGCCCTGAGTACTTAGGATTTGAAGGATAGCTACTTGTTTTGTGCTTAGGCCATCAATTACACCTTTAACATTCTCTTTGAGGTCAACAACAGAAGCAACGCTAGCTTTATTAAAAGTAGCTATAATACTTTTAACTTTTTGTACTTTAGATGGGAATACTTTAGCGATTTGCTCTTTAATCCAAGCATAAGCTTTCTTAATAGCTTCCCAAATTTTCTTAGCGCCAGCTTGAACTTTCTCTTTAAGATCTTTCCAATCCTCAAGGTTCATTTTGTAAGCCTCAAGTGGGTTGCTTCTAACATCTTCTCTAGAAACGGTTACTCTGTTTGGCAGGCTATAACCTGTTCTTTTCAATAGGTTTTGTAGAGCCTCTTGAGCAGCTACAACTTCCTCAACTGGAAGCTCGCCGTTCTCGTCTAGTGCAGACTCAGCAGTATCAGCAACATCCTCAGGAGCTACTTCACCACCATCTGTATCCTCAGAAGCTTCAGCAGGAGTTTCACCCTCTTCAGCAGCGGGTCCTTCAGCATCAACACTAGCGTCACCAACAGCACCCTCAGCTTCAGCTACAGTAGCCTCAGCCTCTGCAATATGCTCGTCGATCTCAGCTACAACCTCTTCGCTCTCTTCAAGAGCATCTTGGTTCTCTTCAACCTCGTCTAGAACTTCAACTAGCTCTGCTTCAGCCTCTTCAGCCTCTAGTTGCTCTTCTATAGAAGGAACAACAACTTCTTCGTCTACGATTGGGGCAATCTCAGACTCAAGGTTAAGTTTTTTAACTTGTTTTGCAAGACTCATATGGTCTCCTTTACGTAAAGATTTTCAATTGCACTATTGTATACGTACGTTATACTGCAATTCAGACATAATAAAGTAAATGCACTACTTATAAGCCCTAGAATAGGACCTATAAGTAGTAGCTAAATAATTTATAATAACAGTCAATGCTAGATTATGTCAACCTAGAGACATTATAGTCTCTAGGAGTTTGAACTTACACATACTTTAATATTAAATCTATTAAAGCAAATACTGTATATATAAAGATAATAATATCTTTTATACGTTCAAATTTTATGACATAAAAAGACATGGTTGCCACCTCCATTCTTTGTTAGAGAACATAACAGGTGAGACTGTTAGATCGGTGTTCTGATCATCTAACAAATTAGAACGTACCCATAGATATAGGCCAATCCTATATCTATGGGTACTTCTTTTCTTTTATATTCGATGTTCTTTAAAGACTCTCAATACTTCTTTAAAAACTTCGTCTTCAGTCTTATTATTAACATCTATTTTTTCTACTACATTAGGATACGCAGAACGCATTATTGTGTTGCCTTGCCTGTATTCTAAGTTTCTTTTATTTAGTAATACATTATAAGCTTTGCTTACGTTCATTTGGTATTCATTATTCTCAAGAACGCTATCTTCCGCTCCTCTTTCTTTACGTCTACTAGAAGCAATACTTGGATCAACATCTAAATAAATAACTAAATCTGGGGTTATTACTTTATGTGTTAAAGAAATAAGTAAGTCTACCATACCTGGATTAAGTCCTATGTCCTCAATATTTAATATACTATTAAATACAGTATTTTTGTTAGCGGCATTATAGGCTATAGTGCTCCATAACCATCTATCTAGTATTAATACATTATTTTCATGGCTATAAATAGAAAATAATTTAAATAAACATCTAGCTAAATCTAAATATCCTGTAGCTAATCTATCGAATAAGTATGTACTATCCTTATAGTTTTCTAAAATATTAAGTGTCTCTCCTATCTTATAGCATATTTTACTAATATTATCACTATTTGTAAGGCTATTTACTTTTTCTTTCTCAAAAGTATTCCTATAAATAATATCATTAGTTGTTAATGCTATTTCGGGTTTATTTCCTAATATAATATCTTTTGCAAAATCTGTTATACTAAAATACTTTGCGACTCTTTGTTTATTAGCATCTAAACAGTTGCTGTTTAGTCTCATAGCTAATCGATTAGCTTGTGTACTTTTACCGCTACCATCTATACCTTCGAAACATACTATCATTTTTACTCCTTAATAATTTAAAATTCATTAGTATTTAATTTAACATAATAAAAGTAGTTAGAGAGTAACCACGTTTAGTTACTCTCTAACTTGATTAAATACCGTCTTTATTTTTAAGAACATCATAACCAAATAAATTTATACTAGATCTAAAATATAAAGGATTAATCTTAAATCCTATACCACCTATCATAATACTTCTATATGTTTTATAGATTGCTTTATCTCTAATATAGTTATTTATCTCTTGGTTATAAACAGAGTACATGATCTTATCTAAACTTAGAACCCTAGGGTCATCTACATATGGTAAATCGAATACTGTTGTATAAACTTTAGCACCAGTTGTTATATAAACAGCTGTATCATTTCTTAGTTTATCATATAGTTTAGAACTAGTTTTAAATAACCTAAGATCTAAACCATTAATATTGTTATCATCGTCTAACCATATCCAAACACCATAATACCAAACAATATATCTTAACCATTGATATACTTTAATTAATATAAAGTCTTCTCTAACAAACATTTGGTTATAGTCTTTTAGATAATAGTAATGTTCATAATCGTTTCTATCATGTACTTTAATTTCTATTACATCGTTATTACCTATCTTCTTCTTTACCCATAGATTAACACTACAAGAATTCGAACTTAATATGGTAAAGAGTCTATTATTTCTAGTAGATATCCAATATCCATAAACTATTCCTCTTGCTTTTAAAGCATGTTTATAACACCAAGCAGGATATATTGGGAGTATCGTATAAATAACTCCCATAAAAATATTCATAATTGTAAAGGATATTACTTTATATAACACTATCAATTTTTCTAACATGCTCTATCCTTATATTTAAATTTTAGGGATTAGAGTAATTTACCTAATTCCTTTTTAACGAAAGAGTTATTAAGATAATGAACAACTTCGTCGATATTGATATTTCTTCTTTTGGCTTCCATTATAGCAGCTATCTTAGAAGATTTGAACATGGTAGATGCTCCAACAGCATAAATCAAAGCTATTAACATAGGAGCAGATTCAAAACCTATATAAACAGATCTAGTAGAACCAGGTCCATACCAGCTATTATCTAGAATACTGAAAATAGCATTTATACTTATAATCTCACTTACATCAGTAGGTAGTAAAATATCTATCATACCTTTAAGAAGATCTAAACCAACTAACTTAGTGTCTACGTTAGCTAATAGGTTAGCTTTTTCAGTTAGTATTCTTCTATCTACTGGAAAACTAAATTTAATTTTATTTAGAACAGCTACTATCTTTTCAACATCTTCTGCTATTTTATTATTAGGGAAAAATAGTGTATACCCATAAACAGCTGCAGCTATTTCTAAGTTAATTCTATCTGGAGCATTAAGTACAGTTACTTTACTAACAGCAGCTGAAACAATACTAGATAATGCTGTTAATGTATTAATCATAACAGGTCTAATATCAGATACTGAATGCTCAGTTCTTAGATATATTAATGTTAATAGTAATAAGAAATTACCAGAGTTTTTATCTCTCATAACGTCTCTAAGATTATTAACGCCATCTTTTAACATAGCATGGTTAACATATGGTCTAAAGTCTAAAGCTACCGAAGGTTTATTTCTTAGGTTCTTGAAGAATATAGGCTGATCAAAAACAGGAAGTAATTTCTCTTCTTCATTTTTACCAGTGATGATATAAAGTTCAGTATCGCCTAGATAAAATTCATAAGCTAGTTCTTCTTTAATACTATTACGAACTACATAATCCATAATAGCAGAAACTATAGGTTTAGTGTTTATTAGTCTACCCGTCGCGGTATCATATGGTTTTAGGATTTCCATCTTTATTTTCTCCTTGTTGTATAGGAATATTCAAAGTCAGTCATCTCTTAATATATTACGAATTTATTAATGAGATTTAAGATTATATTAGATTACTTTTTAAGAGATTTAGTTTTTAGAAGATTAGAAGACTTTCGGATCCTTCTACTTGCCAGATGAAGATCCATAAACACTAGACTATAGCTATACGATTAGTATAGCTATAGTCTAGATCTTTTTATTTAAAGAAAAAAAATAAGTAAGTAGGGAAATTAATCCCTACTTACTTTTACTTGCTTTTCTTCTATTACCAATGCTAGAATAATACTCTTTCTCGATAACATCTTTCTTATATCGCACTCTTATAACGCACCCGTCTTTAGAACTGCCGTTAATGATAGCTTCCACCTTAACATCCATTAACCACTTATGTATAAACCTACAAAGTTTATAATAAGCAGCTTTTGTTTTAGACGACAGATCCTTATACTTATAAAGAAGCATATAGTCAGTATAAAAACTTCCAGACTCTAAAGGCGTTGTTAACATCTTATCTGTTACATAGTTAAAGAACATTTTATACAGCGTATCATAAGTATCGATTTCGTATGTTCTATATTTATTAGATAGCGACATTTTCTTATTGCTATCTATAGTCATGATCTTATGTATAAAATCATAGTCCACATACAGAATACTCTTATTGATTTTGTTAACAAAACTTATTATAGCTGCTCGAAATTTACTGCTATCGGCTTTAGGTGTTTTATTTACTACTTCTTTTACTCCATATTCGTATAGATTGTTAGTAAGATCTTTAAACCTAAAACCTACATTATATGTAGCCTTTTCGATACTGATAAGCTTCAATAGTTTTCTAGCGTGTGTTTCTATAGTTAACAATGTTTCCTCGAAAACATTAGAGTCTAAATGCTTATGAACCTTTAGAAGCTCTTCGTATTTATCTAAGATAAGTTCGGTACTGTCACCTTTTGAAATATTCTTAGCACGGAATGTTACCGGATACGCTTTTATTATAACTTTAAGTAAAGCATCCTTAAGCGTATTTCTTAAAGCTGTTTCTGCTAAAGCTATACTCTCTGGTCTTATAGAATCATTACCAAATAGTATGTATTTAGTTACCGCAAGTCTACCAAGTGGGTATCTCTCTGCAAGGTCAGCTAGCATAAATATACTATCTATATTCTCAACTTCGTCTAGAATCTTAAGATTCGCTGCTGTGTTAACAAGTCTTACATATGGCATATGTACTCCTTTTATATTTTGATTTCTATTTAAATAATATATAACTAAATAGAAATGAGATTATATGCAAGAATAAATATCTAGAGTACATACGTAAGATTGATTTCTTACGTATGTACTCTAGTTTTACGACTTTTGTTCAAGCCCCTGGGTTAACCCAGGGGTTATCAACATCATGATACTACTTTTAATAAGACCAACCAAGTGATAATATCGCTTGATATGCTTAGTAGTTCACGAATTAATTGATAAAACTTCATGAACCATTCTCCTTTCTACAAAGGATTCATTACATAGGAGTCGTGAACTATGTAATCACTAATTATAGACACTATAGCTAAGGGTTATCCTTTAGCTATAGTGTCTTCTTATATGTTCGTAAGGTATGTCGGATTTTCTGATGCTTAGGGTCCTATATATAGGATCTTATCTAAAAATTTAAATAACATAGGAGTCTATATGGCTACTGTAAGCTTTAAGAAATTTGAAGTACTAGATGATGATGGAAATATAGTACTCAAACACTATGACGATATTGGCTCTGGAGGACCTCAAGTAGCTGCATCTTTTGAAATAGCTCTAGATCCAGAGTTTAAACAGATAGTAGATGCAACTTATTTTAATAAAGATCATTTAGAATCTTGGAGTTCACCACTTCCTAAGATAGGTGGACCAGTTGGAACTTATTACACTAACTTAGATAAACTATATGCTAGAGGTAGAGTCTATGCTGGTGTTATACCACATGATTTTGAACTTCCTAACTACGCAAAAGATGCCGAAGTTAATGCTAAATGCGATGCTAGTAAAACTATCTTTTACTCACCATGGAGTGAAGTAGCGGTTGGAACACAAACTTTCCAAGATGTTCTTATAACAGAAGAAGGTCAACCAGATGTTCAAACAGATAGTGATAAAATAGGTATGCACTTCAACGCTAAACCGTAATATAGAAAATAATAAAAGGATAATAATATGGTAAGAGATTTACAAATATTACCAGAGATACCTAGTATACCTGCTGGTAGCGGTATGAGACATATTGCTACAAGCTATGAAGTTAGTAGGTCTCCTTATTTTGAAACAGTAGGTAATAACGTTCGTGATGAAAAAGATATTATTGTTTCTAATATAGAAGATACTGTTAACCTTAATCGTTATACTACTCAAGTTTCTGGCATAACAGAAGATACTGAACTCTATGCTAGATTTAAATTGCACTATGAAGTAACTACTTCTGGTGGTAGTAGAAAAGCTGATACTGGATGGTCTTCAGTAGTTAACCTTAAAGGTGATATGGAAGGATTTAAAGTTTCTGATGTTATATTAGCGACTCCTAAACTTTTCATTACTAAAGATAGTACAGGTTCTAGAGATATTATTAAAGTAGAATCAACCCCTATGGAAGTTTTCATAGGTTATGGTAATCACGACTCAACAACCTGGACCGTAACTGATAGTGATGGTAAAATACTTTTCCAAAGGAAACGCTCTAAGGAACTTAAACTTAAATTAGAACTAGATGATGCTGATTATGCTTATAATAAAGTTTTCATTGTTAAATGTCAACATCATAGTACTACTAATGCTGATAGTAACCCAGGTGTTTATGTTTATAATAGTTCTTTAGACCAACAGAACTTATATACTCTTAACTTAGAATCAGAGTTTATAGCTGGTAGACAACTATTAACATCAGTTTCTTTACATATTAATAAATTTGTATCTGTAGATGTGGTTCTTAAGAATAAAGAAGATACTATCATTTCAGAGTCTTTGAATAATACACACTTATACCCTAAAGTTAATGTACCTACTGATATTAAAGAAGGTGAAATTTACTACCTATGGTCAAGATTACAATATGATCCAGGTGTTTATACTAACTGGCAGTTAGATCATGTTCTAGTAGGTAGAGCAAATAGTGTCTATGAACTTAATAAGAATATAGAGTATGCAGAGGGTTATGAGTATAGCCAGAAGATTATTCAACCAGGTGTTAAATATCTTATGGTTAGAGAGCTCTTTAACCAAGGTGGTTTCGTATTACCAAAATCTGATAATGAGGTATTCAAAGGTCTTGCTTACTATAGAATAGAATCAGGTCTTTTAACGTATGTTGATGATATTCAAGGTACTGAGAATATAGGAGATAATAAACCGTTATCTAACTGGAGTACAAATATTATTCCATTATATAATGGAAGTATGATTATTAATAGAACAGAACTTCAATCTGATAAAGATAAAGAAGGTCTTGGTAAATCTGTTTTCTTAAAATATGAAGTAGATACTCAGAATGTTATCTTTACTTATAAAGGAACTGCTAACCCTGTTAAACAACTAGGTTCAACTGGTGTTTCTGGTTCTATGGTTGCAACTATAGACAATAATGTTTATTACGTACCACATAAAGAAGGTGCTTTTAAAACACCTACTAAGTTAGCATTATATAAACTAGATACTGAAACTATGCAAACATCTAAGGAAAATGACCTTCCTTTTGAAGCTTTCTCTTATGTGTCTATGTGTTTATTAGATAATGAGAACTTCTTAGTCTTTGGAGGCGTTTCTAAAGAAGAGTTAGCTAAAGCTGATCCTAAAGATATGTTAAGAACAAATGAGTTTATCTATAAGTATAATATAAAAGATAAGACATTTACTAAAGTAGCTGATCTTACAACCACAGGCACAAGATCTTGGTATAACATGCATGCTGTTATGAGAAAAGATGGTAAAGTAGCTATCTTTAATAACTCCGAAGGTGCTGGTGTTGCTGAGAACCAAAGTATATTAATTTTCGATCCAGCTACTGGAACAGTTACTAACCTTAATAATGACTTTACAGACGGTAGAATGTATCTTAGAACACTAAGAGCTAATAACGGTAATATCTATAGAATAAGTTCTGCTCCTTTAGATCCACAAGAAGTTTATATCTATAAGACTAAAGGTTATGCCAATATTTCTAATGGTACAGCTGATATACAAACTAACGTAGTAACTGAATTGATAGTACCTGCTGGCAGAACTGTTGTTATAGATAATCCTTATAAATACACAACTATAAGAATTGAAGGTAAAGTAGAAGATGGTACTTCAGGAACATTGGTCTGGGTATCTGCTACAAAACGAACAGAGTATAAAGCTGATACACTATTTGTAACTAAATCTATGTTACTATATAATAACAACGTTGATGAGTTAACTAAAGACAAGAAATGGAAGAACATAGTACTTCTTGATGGTGTGCATTTGGAAGTAGCTAGTGGTAATAAACCATAATGTTCTTACGAAGAATAAATTTTAGAGAGTAGAAAATATTTTCTACCCTCCTTCTTACATTATAAATAAGGTTAGACATTATGAGTTTAAAAAATATAACTAAAAAGTTAATAAAAGAAAATGAGGTTAAAGTGTCTCAAGAAGCTGAAGCTAACCAACTTAATCTAGAGATGATAGCTTATCAAAATGATAAACCATTTATAGATTCAGCTGTAGCCGCTATTGAAAACATTTTTAATAATTGCGGAGTTAATAATAGTAACCTTAATAAAGGTGAAGGCGCTAAATCTATAAAAGCATTAGAAGATATTTTTACCAAGAGATTTGGAGTTAAGACTATCTTTGGTTCTAATAGCGATGCTAATTACTTTACTATACCAGCTGCTAAAACTATAGGATATGATCTTAACTGGTATAAAGACCTATATAATAGCTTTAATACTTTAGATAACATAAAAGATAAAGATCCTGAGTTCTATAACAAACTTATTAAAGGTGAAATAGATTTTGATAATCCTAAATATAAAGAAGTTAATACTTGGTACAATGATCTTTCTAATATTAGTTATTATAGTCTATTAGACCAAATTAAAAAATCTAATATTACTTTAGATATTAAAAATGCTAGAATATCTAATGCTCCTAAACAAATGAGCTTCTATATAAATGCTGACTGGTATTTCGCTAAAGATAATAATACAGAGCCTATTGAGTTATTAGCAGTACTACTACATGAGTTTGGTCATAACTGGTATGAACTAGAAGGTATCATTAACGTATTCGCAAATATTGTTATACTTAACGATATAATAAGAGAAGAATATGGTAAGAAGGGTAAGACGCCTGCTGATACTTTAAGAATATTCTATAATAAAACTAAAACAGATATGCCTAAGAATATTCCTAATGATATGGCAGCTGCTACCATCCAAGCTTATAAAGATGTTTATCGTGGATGTATGCATGGACAAGAGAGCGTAGCGTTTGTGGTTAACGATGAACAACAAGCCGATGAGTTTGCTGCGAGATTTGGTTTAGGTAGACATATCGTATCTGCTTTACAAAAATTGTATCCTAACCAAGAAGCATATGATAGTTGGTACTACTCACCAGCTAAGCTTATTGCAGATATTCAATTTGGCTTCCTTGTTACAGCAGGTATTATAGGTTTTAGTGTTTCTAGTACAGGTGTAATAGCTGCAGTTGCCGCGGTTGCGCCTATAGCTGTTATAGTTGGGATCGCTGTATTCGCCATGGCTTCTATTTCTACTATGAAAAACACTTTTGGAACAGGTGGTTCAGCCGGTCTTTATGATGATCTTAATAGAAGATATAAAAGAGTTAGAAATACTACTATCCGAAGATTAAACTTTGTAGATGATGTTGCTGTTAAAACAACTATCTTAAAAGATATAGAAGAGCTAGATAAACTTATACAACCTGTTCTTGCGTCAGCTGCTAATAGTAAACTTAAGAAACTTACTGAGTACTTTGCTAAAGGACAAGAAGCATTCCAAGAACAAAAACTCAACGAGCTAATGGAAGATCTTAATGCTAATGAGATCCATATAGCCGCTAACCTATTCAAAACCTTAAAGATATAAGGAGATAAATAATGAATAAAGAATTAAAAAGGGTATTAGAGGATAAACTAGAGGCCATTACGGTCTCTAACTCTATATCTGCAGAAGAAGTACTTTCTCTAGAAAGTATCGTAAATGATCTAGCTGATGGTGAAGATTATAAATCTTTTATTACTAAAGATATTCCTATCCATAAATTCACTATGAGACCATCTGCTACTAATTTAGAACCGGTTAAAGTTAAAATAACTTCTATCCTAAGTTCCTTTAGAGATACAGAAACTAAGATTAATGCTAACTCAGCGAGAATTTTTAGAAATAACTTATGGTCTCTAGAATCACTTTTCGGTAATGCTATGTATACTGCAGAAGCAGTTGCTAATTTACCACAAGAAGTAATAGCTTTACTATCTAATTTTAAATATACAACAGTAGACGGTGAGTTATTCGTAGAGCATGGAGATGAAGTAGAGTTTATTAAAGCCGTTTTTGAAACTAATCTTAAAGAGATTTTCTTTAAAGGTGGCATTATACCAGAGTATATGATTCATCCTGTTAATGAAGTTCATAACCCTGTTAATGAGATTACTTATACTCTTAATGGTAATGTATACGGAGTAAATGGTAATGATGCTTCTTGGGGAATTATTAACTATATTCTAGACTTTCTTCAAAGAGAGAACGAACATTTCACTCTTAAACCAGAAGAGATTGTCAGAAACTTCCTATCTCCATATGAGTCTATTCCATTAACTCGTGGTTATACTATAACTATAAGAGATCTTGTCAATTTTAATAAATACGCTAAAGAAATACAAGAAGTTCTTGAGAAAATAGTTAATCTATTAAGAGGCGCTCAAGCAGCATTCTATTCTAGCGATTATCTTAAGATAGTAGCTAGCATACAGGATAATAATACTCATGAGTTAAACCCTGAACTATGTCCTGTAAAAACAATTATCCAAGCAT